GTTCTTTTCAATCCGAAAGCAGTAGAGCATTCTGAAAAGATTGACGGTCAAGAATTCGTGATTGTACGTGAGTGGAACGTACTGGGTATTTTAGAAAGTAAATCAGCTGAATAAGGGGAAACAAATGTCTGCTAAAGATGTACGTTTTGGTGAAGATGCCAGAAAATTAATGCTGAATGGTGTAAACACTCTGGCAAATGCAGTGCGTGTTACATTAGGGCCAAAAGGTCGTAACGTAATTCTGGATAAACAGTTTGGTGCGCCTTTAATCACCAAAGACGGTGTTAGTGTTGCAAAAGAAATTCATTTGCCTTGTAAGTTTGAAAACATGGGCGCACAAATGGTGAAAGAAGTTGCATCAAAAGCCAATGACGAAGCTGGTGATGGTACAACTACTGCAACTGTATTAGCTCAAAACATTATCAACGAAGGTGTGAAAGCAGTCAGTGCTGGCATGAATCCAATGGATTTAAAACGCGGTATTGACAAAGCAGTTGGTGCAGCTGTAGCTGAGTTAAAAGAAATGGCTAAGCCATGTTCTGATTCAACAACAATTTCTCAAGTTGGTACTATTAGTGCCAACGGTGATAAAGCAATTGGTAAAATGTTGGCCGATGCAATGCACCAAGTTGGTCAAACAGGTGTAATCACTGTTGAAGAAGGTCAAGGCATTGAAAACGAATTGATCTTTGTTGAGGGTATGCAATTTGATCGTGGCTTCATGTCACCATACTTTGCAAATACTGAAGATGGTACGAGTGCGGAATTAGACAATCCAAACATTATCATCATTGATAAAAAACTGGATTCAGTACAAGAAATTTTACCAGTTCTTGAAATTGCTGCCAAAGCACAAAGACCTTTACTGATTGTAGCCGAAGATTTTGATACAAATCTTTTAGCTACTTTGGCTGTTAACCATATGAAAGGTATCATTCGTGTTTGTGCTGTTAAGTCTCCTGGTTTTGGTGATCGTCGTAAACAACTTATTAGCGATATGGCCATTTTAACTGGTGCTACTCTTATTGCAGAAGATGTTGGTGTATCACTCGATAAGTTCCAACCAGAATATTTTGGTAGTGCTTCTCGCGTAAGTGTCACACAAAATAACACAACTATTGTTGATGGTGCTGGCTCAAAAGAAGAACTGGATAAACGAATTTCTCAGTTGAAAACAGAGATCGCAAAATGCGAGGCTGAATACGACAAAGAGAAATTGCAAGAACGTCTGGCAAAACTTGATGGCGGTGTTGCAATTATTCGCGTTGGTGGCTCTACAGAATTGGAAATGCGTGAGAAAAAAGAACGTGTTGAAGATGCTCTGTATGCTACTCGTGCGGCAGTTGAAGAAGGCATCGTGTGTGGTGGCGGTGTTGCATTAGTAACAATCGCTGAAAAGATCAAAGGCTTGACAGGCGAAAACGAAGATCAAAATCATGGTATTAAGATTGCTTTACGCGCAATGGAAGCTCCGCTTCGTCAAATCGTTGATAATGCTGGACAAGAGCCTTCAGTTGTCGTGGCTGCTGTTAAGAATGGTGAACTCGATTACGGTTATAATGCCGCTACCGATACTTACGGTAATATGTTCCAAATGGGCATCATAGATCCGGCTAAAGTAACGCGACTGGCCTTAACATTCGCAGCTTCTGTAGGTTCAATGATGATTACCACTGAAGCAATGATAACTGATATTGCTACTACGCAAGATCAACAACAAGGTTTAATGTAAGATCGCAAAAGGGAACCTCTTTCGGGGTTCCCTTTTTTATTTGTCAAAAACTGTTAAATTTTAGGTAAAAGAAAAGGGGCCGAAGCCCCTTCAATAATCAACTTGAAAATGTTAAAAAGAATTGCTTTGTGTTATTTCCATCATACACAGCAGAAATTAATTTTTCCAAGTGTATATCATGTCCACAAATCCAAGTATGTTGATCGATAATTATCCAACGATACTTTTTAAACTCTGCTTTCTTAAGTGACTGACATAAACGTCCATATTCTGCTGGCTGCCTGACTTTGTAGTAATCGACAAAACTAGGTAAAGAAAAGTCATTATCCTGAGTCGTTATCCACAAAATTCTCTCAGAACTATTTTCAAGTTCTAATTTCTTAGATTCTTCATAACAGAACCATTCCTGAAAAACTGACATTCCGGCTCTTTGTGGGGCGCGTAATCCAATAACTCGAAAAGCGGCTACATCAGAGGCGTTGAATTCAATAGGTGAATAAGAACCATCTTCATTCGCTTTTACATGAATGGCTTCCGAAATTTTCATCGAACTTTCACGGCAGGCATTTATGTATGCAAGTGTTGCTTGCTGAACGTAGTTTAGTTGTATTTCCATCTTTACTTTCTCCAGATAAAGATCTGCACTATTACAGATCTAATACTTAGCTGGAAGTTCGACTGTTTGACCTGCGTAACTGTGCGTACAATCAGGCAAATATCGAATCTTTCCATTCTCAATAAAAGAATGACACACTGTTCTAAAGCGCGGATCATTCAAAACCAAATTTCTTCCATTAGGTAATATAGAAATTCTGTCGTATTCTTCTTCAAGCTCAGGACTTAAATCTGGATTACATGATTTAATATCCACTGAAGGTTTAAGAGTAGGTGTATTCAGATTAAAATTGAATACCCATTTAGGATTCTTTGTAACATCTATGTTGACAGCATGTTCAAGATTACAACCTACACAGAAAAATATAACAGACTTATCTACAACTTTTGCTCGGAACATTAAAATCTGTCCTCTGGTTTACGATTAGCTAAAATGATTTTATTTTCGGCTATACTGGCTGCCAGTGTTATCTTTGACCAATGTTTGTAAGTAGGTGAATTGTTGAATTCTGCATTTACTGCCGCAATTTGAGGTAAGCGTCTGGTTACTCCACGAGTACGCATTAACTCAACACAAGCTAATGCTAAATTTTCGTCACGTTCATCTTTAGCATCGTAGTACCAGTCAATAAGATCTCGAATCATATTTATCAACTGCTTTTCCTGCATGTTCCCTACAACAATAGCATCACGCAACGGCCAAAATTTCCGTAACTCTTCGCGCTGTGAGTATTCACTTAACGGTTTATTTCTCAGATTGGTGGCCTTAGCTACAAATACTTTAACTTTCATTTCATGTCCTTAAAAACAATTCTATAAATTGGTTGAACAAAAGCGTTTTTGTTTCCATCAAAACGACATACGTAGTTTTCGTAAAAATCAAGACCATCCATGTTAATACGTTTACTAAGTTCTGCCTTAATAAGTTCACTTATTCTGTGAAGCCTGTTGGTATTTATAGCAGGTCTTTCGTGCTGTAGACTTGGATTCTCGGCAACGCTATGTAGATAGTGCATGTATTCACGAGTTTCTTTGTTATAAGCATCAAATACTTTTTGAAACCTAGAATCAATGGCAACTGATGGGACATTTTTAAAATTTATTTTCATATGAATACAAACGTCATGCGTTTGCCCTCACCTTCAAGGAAGAATCTTTTATTACGTTTAGTTATTTTACCGTTATCGATTAAATCTCGAATTCTCGCGTAACGTGGATCATCTTCCTCGCCATCAATGACATTTCGTAAATATTCACGTAAATCAGATAAGGCTATTACGTTGTTCTGGTTTGCTGCCGTTTGATTTATATTAAGTGATTCTATTCTATTTGATATTGAAAGACGCAGCCCTTCATCACCAGGCAGTCCAAACTTATCTCTAAGTTCTCTGTTAATTCTTCCTAATTCGTCAGTTCTGAAATCCGTGTACCAGCGTTTAGCCTCGGCATCAATAAATCTCTGCAATCTAGGCTTATCGCTTTCGGAAAGTTCAATTGCATCGTATCGCTGTGCCTTTCCATTGTTTTCGTTAACTACATCACGAGCAGTTGTTATAGCCATGTTTGTTCCTCTGCTCAGATAAACTCGATGAATGCTGTTTTGTATCTGTATTGAAATTTGTAACCGTCACCGTTTTTAGTGAATAGACCACGATCTACAAGATATTCAACACCTATATAATTAAAGTGATTGTATTCACCGATTTTTGCTTTAATGCTCGCTAAAGCAACTTGCATATTCGTTTTACTTACATTCAATCCGGCTATCAATCCAGCGATAGTGTCATCGATGTCTTGAAGTAATATGCTTTCATCATCCAATCTGTATCGACGAATTACTTCTTTTTTAGCCTGTTGTTCAACCTTAAGCATTTCGTCATCATAGTAGAATTCAGCAACAGATCTTGCATAAGATTCAAACATGCCTTTTGTTGAACTTGGCATGTCCAGAACGAAATTTCTGGCACGAAACCCGTTAAAAGAATCACTAATACCGTATTGTATTCGAGCCATCTTATACTCCAGCCTTATTGTTTTGTCAGCATCTTAAGATCTACAATGTTACCCAACAAAGATTCTTTGACTATCTTAAGTGCATCAATCCTTCCAACAATTTCATGAGCCATCATTTCACTGGCTTGTGTGCCTCGACTCTTAAGAGCGCGTAATTTTTTATCACTTGCCTTAATCGCATCATTTATAAGTTGCAGTGTTTCAGGAGCTGTTGTAGTTAGTGCAGCTATTTGTTTTGCACTAGCTGATTCAGATAGCAAAAGTTGCTTCTTTTTCATAATGATTTATTTCCCTTTATAATGCTCTTTTTAAGAATACCAACAGTTCTTATGTCGTTGTATTTTCCTTCAAGTGCATCTATATGAGTGTAGCCAGACTTCAATAACAATTCAGCAAGTTTTGGCTCAGACTGATACCACTCCCAAACTTTTTTATGGCCACCATGATTTAATGAATTTAACTCATTGTACAGTGTCAGCGCTTTATCTTTTGATACAAGGTTAAATTTTTTATAGGAATCTATAATACCTTGTTTTATTCTGGAAATGATTTCACTAAAGGTCACTTGAGCATCAAGTGTACGAAAGCCAAAATTAAATCCTTGACCTAAGTTTATGTCATATTCCATTAAATGTCCGCCATATTGCAAAGCATATTTGGCATCTTGTGTGACCCAAATTATATGAGTTCTATTTTGATATTCTTCAGAAAACTTTCCTTCAATACCACGATAGAATTTTTCACCAGATAAGCTGATTAAAATTTTCATTACTAAGCTTCCAAATCCACTTCCGTAGATGGTACATAGTCAGGCCAAGTTACCCAAGGCATAGCTTCCAATTCAGATAAGGATTTTATTTCAAGAATACGCCTCTTTAATATTCTGCGAATCCCTTCTATTGTTCCAAAATAAGATCTCAAGCTTGTGTCTGATCCGTGAAAGTTTTTGATTATGCCAAGCGCTAATTCGTATGGATTCTGACCTACCAATTGACTTTCATTTACTAAAAGCTGAGGAACTTCAACATTGCTTTTATCTTCTGCTAGATCGTAAGCAGTAACATAAGAAAAAGCATCATCGTATTTCATTCTGTAAATGTCGGTCTGAATCTGAGTTGTTGTTTTCGATACCGTGTGGTAGCCCGTGGCAGCTTCCTGTACTCGATTGGCTTGCTCAAAACTACGTTCAATATATAAATATTTCGCGTATTCAAGTCTTATGTTATCCAGAGAAGGTTTAGATACTTTTTCATAAGAATTCGGCCATACAATATCAGAGTATTCGTCACCGTAAGAGTAAACTTTTAAAGAAGGATAGTACCAAGATATTGATTCAACGTAACTTGGAAGCGGCGGTCTACCATCTAAATTTGCTCCAGCTAAATTCGGATTTATTTTTACGTTGAATGTCATTTTAACCATTGTTATTTACCGTAGTAAGTTCAATGGAAATAGATGCTTCATTAGGGCGCATAACTATTGTTCCATTATTTGTTAATCTGTATAGATACAATCTGATTACATCATTAGTGTTGATGTTAAGATTATCAAGTTCTGAAATAATAGAGGTCAATCCTCCACCTACCTCATATAATGAACCATAAGAAACAGATCTATCAACAGATACGTTATTAATAGCTAAAAATGCAACTACAGTATCGGCCCTATTGGAAGAAGATCCTTTAGATCCAGTTAAAGTGCAATTTAACTTGAATCCTATTTTTATACGTCCTGACATTCTTGAAACTATTTCAGATCGTCCTTTGATATGTGAAAAAAGTTTTGCGTTTGGTTGCCCTTCAACCTCTCCCCAAACAACAGGAATAGGTTGGTTAGTAGCTACTGAAATTGTTAGTGTGTTTTTCAATACAATAGAGTTTGCATTGGTAGGGGACATATTCCCTTTTAGTATCATAAAGTAAGTCCAATTAGCTTACAGTGTGTCCCTCTACCAAAGCCTGTATGTTATGTAGTTAATCCTTAGCTACTTTGTTGATTGCTTTTTGAATAGTGCTGTTTGGACGAGCACCAACTTTCTCAAACCATTCTTTAATTAAGTTTGGATCAATATAGTTTTGAATTGCAGTAGTAGCAGTTACTTTTTCACCGTTAACATGACCTAATTCTTCACCAACTTTTTTCATGGCCTCAATAAACCATTTATTTATTTCGGCTTCAGATTTACCACGGAAAGCCGGAGCTTTATCAAGAACAGCACCTGCAACAATGGTTCCACGGGCATGTCGGAATTTGTGAAGTGTAATGCTTTGATCTACACCTAACGAACGCAAATATTTATTTACGTAAGTACCATTCACATGTTTAACAGCACGACCGAATTGAGCAGTCATTATTAAATCATTTGGCTTTTTACCTTCAACCAAACTATCTAATAACCCCTTCATCATTTTGCCTTCAGGCTTATTAGTATGTATTTTATGAATTTGTTTAACGCCACTCTTGCCCAAATAATTCAATGTGAAATATCCGGTTCCACGAGAAGTATAGTTTTTACATACCAACGTGCTAATGCCTTGACCACTTTGACCAGCAGTACCAATACGAGCAGAGGTTTCGTAAATAAGTTCAAGAATTAAAGCAGATACAGTGTCAGCATCTTCATAATGACCTGTCTTTAATTCATGCAACCATTTTTTACGGGCAGCCGGAAGATCTTTTATTAGTGCATCAACAGTGTTAAACTTTTTACCCGCCTTCTCTTTGCGATACTCAACTGTGTAAATACGTTGAGGCTGCCCAGTACCAAACAGTGGATAGTGAAGGAAAACATAAGTGTTATCCAATTCAGGATCGTACTTAGGATTTGCTTCTAAGCGGCCTGTTATAGCACCATCAAGTTTTACTTTGTTCGTGTTGTAATAAGCACCGTTTTCATCAACGTAACCATTGAATCCTTCAGGCACTTTGCTACGAATTTTGTTCTGCTTTAGATAGCGAACTAACTCTGTAGCCTTAACAAGCTTTTCACCACTTTGTCTGACAAAGCTTAATGTTGCTTGCTTTGTCCCTTCGTTAATGTCCCGCATTAATTTCAGGAAAACTTTATACTGTTCAGGTTTTTTGTCACGTAACGAATTTTTATCTTCGACAGTTAAGTCGGCTTCAGGCTTACCGAAGATTTTACGGCAGAATTTATTAAGTTCTGCAACTAAATCTTGTTGGTTACTTTGCTCAGCATCTTCGTGAAGGAAAACAGCTGTTAGATCAGGATCACCAAGTTTACTAATATGACGAGTAAGATTTTTTAAACTTGCGTCACTCCCACGAAGTACAATACCCATCATATACTTCAAAAGATCAATATGGTCTTTGGTAAGATCCAACTCTTTTGTAAGCATACCAGCTTTTTCACGTTCTTTCAGAACACGAATTAAAGCATCAAGATCCCAATCCATATCGGCATTGTCGTTTAAGCAGCCATTTACTATAGGATTGAAAGTTGATCTTGGAATACGAAATCTTTTCAAAAATTCTTCGGCGTCTGAATTCCACTTACGGATCTTAGATTTAACTTTAGCGCCCAAAGGTTCTTCAATCAAACACACCATTATTGAACTGGCTACAAGTTTGATGAATGATTCTGTAGAGTTTTTACTCACAGCAGAAATTGAAATAATCATAAAATTCCTTAAGCAAATATAGCTTTAACTTCCGCAGCTATCTTTTCAAGTTCGGGCAATCTATCTGGAGCCACATAACGCTGACTTATATAATCTATACTAGGTTTGCCGCCATATAGACTTGAAAATATTACATATTCAGCTATTCCGACTTCATTACCTTGAAAATAATTCGTCACGGCTGTACGCAATTCTTCTGGAAAATCCCATGTTTCAAAAATCTTAAGAGTAACTGATTTTTCAATTACCTGTAGATTAGATAAATCTAAATCTTTGAACATTGAACGATTAAAAGATTTTTCCATTTCACATAAAATGGCTAACATCCCTATTCTACTTGTAACCCCTAACAACATAAGAGGTTCAAATATTTTGGTATTCTTTCTAACCTGAGATAGCGCTATCGCGTATGCTGTAATACGCACACTGTCATCCCAAACACTTTTCAGTATTTTAGATATATAAGGATCAGCCGAAATAAAAAGTTGTTCCATAGCCATAGCAACAACCAAAGCTTTTACTTGAGTAAATCCTATGCGAACAACTGCTTGATGTACAGTTTCCACAGGAACTCTTCTATTAAAATGAGCGCTGTTTGCTAATCGAATAAGTCGCAAAGATAATGCACTATCTCGCATCAACACACTAACAAGCAACTGCGCGTTTACTTCTTGTCTATCCGTAACTTCCATTACTTTAATTGCAATATCTGGAAGAGTAGGTAGAGTCATGCTGTTATTATTTATTTTATCGAAGAACATTTGAAGCAGTGCAGTTTCTGGCATATAAAACTCCGGTCGAAAATTGGGGCAAGTTTCCCTGCCCCTTCTTTTTCTAAGGGAAAACCTTAGAATGGCCGTTAAATGTGTAAAGTTCTTTTACTTGAGTAATAGTACGATCTTTACCACGAACAGTACGCACACCAATCGTTCCATCTGGAATGCTATAGTCAACAGCTTCAACCGAAACAAAAGTGCCGGTTCCTGTTTTAATCGCATAGATAGGAACATTCAAAACTAATTCGCTGCTATAACGGAAATCTTTAGCAGATGTCATGGCATCGATTTTGTTTTGAATTTTAGCAACAGCTTCTTCTGTTTTGCGCTCAAGATTAGTCAGTTCAAATTCATATTCCTGATCTAAACTTTGTAAAGCTGTTTGATGACGCACTAAATCTTTTGCAGCACGAGCAGAACCTGCTGGATTTACTGTACGTTGGTTTGCAATAGTTTTAGCACGGATGATACTGTTCTTTAAGGTAGTGCGTTGTGTTTCAAACTTATCCTTCAAGATACTTGCATCGGCAGCCGCATTCTTACGTAAAGCACTCATTTGTTCACTAAGTTTTATCAACTCAGATTCGGCCAGACTTTTCTTGGCAACACCTTGTTTATTTTCAAGAATGTTCTGCACAAGCTTATGAAGCTTACGACTACGCGCAATATCAACATCAGGACGACGAGCAAGATTCAGTTTAATAACAACAAACAATACACCAGATCCATTTTGTGAAGTTTTAGTATGCTTTACAATAGATTTAAGTGCTGGCCCATAAACTCTGGCTAACCGACCTTGTATCTCTTCAGCTTCGTGTTGATAAAGCGGGTTGTCGTTTTGAGCAGCAAGTACCAACATGAAATCATCGTTCGATGGATCATTAGATACAATACCAAAGCTAGGGTCTTGTGCAGCTAACTTGTTGTCAATATTAATCGACGACTTACCTGTTATCTGCGTGATTCTGAAAGCTTTAGTAAAGTGTCCGGCCAGAATAGCTTGCTTAACTTCAGAAAGCACGGCAAAACTGTTGCCGTAATACAAAGGTTCTTTGCGTTTGAACTTTCCTGAATTTGGTTGCTCTGGACGTTCTTTAAAATGCTCTATGTTTATTCCGGCTTCCAACTTTTCATGCTTTTGTGTAGCAAGAATTCTTTGTGCAACTTGTGTATGCAAACGCATTTTTCCAGAAGTACCTAACAATGAGCGTACCCAAGGTAAACTTGTTTTAACCTTCATCACATAAGAAACTGGAATACCATTTTTAGTACGGCGCATTGCATCAAGCAGTTCATCTTCTAAATCTTCTTTATCATCATCCATGAACACATCAAAGTCATCAGCAAATGCAGAAGATTGAAAGAAACCAACATAAGTTGTATCACGGCTCAAAGCTTCTTCTTGAGACACACGACTTAAATCAATTTTGCCGTCACCAGTGATAACAGAATTCTTTAACTTAGGTTCCACTTTTTTCTTAGCTGCTTCTAACTCAGCAATTTTCTGTTTTTCTTTTGGTGTCAATGGACGATCAGTAGAAAGTTTTGGAATTGGTACTTCTTTACGTTGAATAACCTGACCTTCAACTTTACCACGGAATGGTTTACAAACTTTTAAAACCGATTCCATTTCTTTCGCACTTAATTTGAATTTTATGTTGCGATTATCTTCAAACACAACATAAAATTCACCACCACGAATCGCACGATAACCAAACACTTCATTCATGTCCAAAGACATTTCGTGCTGACGATGATGATTATTGAAGTGACGGCTTCGCCCATTCGGTGGACTGTAACGCATCCAAATATAATCGTGAACAGTGTCAGAACTTTGTGAACGCAAATCACTGCTCGTTACATAAAGAGTAGGTGGATTTGGGTGGCCTTGTTGAATGTGCTCACCACTAATTTTTGAACGATTCATTTGAGGCTTCGTTGGAATAGTTGGTTTTGCGTCAGTCGGTACACCATGCTGTATATGATCACCGCTTTGACGACGATTGTTGAACACACTTTTGTTTGAATCTACGTTATGCTGTTTGTGTTCGCCACTTATCTTTCCGTGGTCAGAATGGTATGGGCCACCAACAGTACGAACTTGAACAGGTTGTGGTGCAGATTTTTGTTCAAACAAAGAAACTAAATCGCCAAACATTTCCTTAAACACTTCATTTTGCTCAGGAGTTGGCAGGTTATCACGAATAAGGTTTTCAAATTCTTCAGGAGTTTCACCGCGACGTTCACGTAACGCCTGAAGTTTTAATTCCATTGGAGTAGATTCTTCTTGATCGCAAATTTCTTTTAGCTCAGGATCAACAGTATGTTTTTCTGTTGCTATTGGATTCTGCAAGCGAGTGGCAACGGTTTCAAGAATACGAGTCATACTTGGGCTGGTTAAAAACCGCTGAGCAAATAACTTGTCAACATTAAACTCAGATTCGATACTAATGTTGAACTCGCCAATCATTTTGCTAAATTCGGCAGCATCTTCACGGCATCTGTGAATTGAAAGTCCGTGCATAGACCATTGAACCCAAGACTCCAAAAAGCGAGAATAACCAACAGAGCAGACTACATCTTCAGCACAAGCTAACTCAGGTTCAATAACATCAAGCAGTTGTAATGCTGCAATCACAGGTTTTGTCCCAATGTAATTGCGATCAATAGTGTAGTAAACACCAGTTTCTTCACAGTACATATAATTGTCTCTGTGATGTAGTTTTGGAATACCCTCTATTTTGCAGGTAGATCCGCCAACCAGTGCATTTGTAGAACCGCAACCAACTGAACAAGTGGCTACCATACCTAAAGACTGCAAACGATCTATTTTCTTTTGAATGTGTGGAAACATGGCTATCCCTTAATCTATCCAAATTTGATCTTTAGGCATTTCTAAGACATTTCCTTTGGAACCATCTTCGTTCAATACCATGACTCGACATTTCTCGCTGAGCGGCAGAATATAAAGCAAAATACCCTTCTTCTTTTGACCAGCTGGCCCGTATGTAACAGGTAGGTGCAAGTTATCTTGCTCACGACCACGAACAGCAATACGAATATTCAAAGAATGTACGCCTTCGTAATCTTTAATGATTTCACCTATCCATTTACGTGCGGCCAATACTTGTTCATCAGCAACTTTTAAAATACTGCAATTGCCAAAGAACATTAGCAGACCTTGCTTTAAATCTTTCGTATCTAATTGAGTTTCTGGAAGATTAGGGCCAGCTGAACTCACAAGATAATTCTTTTGTCCCATCTTAGCAAAGTTTGCAGTAGCATTTTTCATTTTATTTGTCCAACTTACTGCATACATATTTCTGTCAGCACGTTGTACTTTAAGATGCAGAGGCCCGAACGACTGCTCAATACGAATAGCCTTACTGGATAGACTAATTAATATTCTCATTTCTCAACCTTTTTAATCATTAGAGTAAACACGTACTCGTAAGTTTCGGCATCCGTGGAATCGTCGAAGCCTTGAATAAAAACCATTACCTCAAATACGCTCTCTTTTGGAAATTTTTCTGAAACAGCATCGAGCGTATTAAATATCTCACCTAAAGGTTTTGGCTTACCTTGTGTAGCAAAAACTGTAGCTGACTTCTTGACAAGTTTTTCTATTTGTGCATTTTTATTTGGAAGAACAGGCACAAATCTCAGTGCTTTAGATTTTAAACCTTTGAGAACAGAATTGGGTTTAACTTCGTCAAGAAATTTCACAGCAATAATACTTAAATTTGTTTTGTTTCTTGTCCAATCGGATAGAAACTTATTAGCGTCAAGATCTATTCGCATATCCCACCCGTAATAAACTTAGCATCTAGCAAAGGATAGTTAATGTATTTCTTGAATCCACACCTTGGATTAGCTGCAAAATAAATCGTGCGTTCGCTTTTTGGCATGGTGAGAAATTCAAGAAGATTAACTTCTCTATGTGGAGTCTGAACAGATCGCAGATTAAAACGCATTGATCTATCAGCAGTGGCTTTGCAGAATCCGCCACGCCAAGCCATTTTGGTAATGACCCAACGCTTTAAGCTTCCATCTACTTTTCTGTGTTTTGCATTTTGCTTGATAATGACATTACCGCCATCAGTAACAACCATTAAACCTACACCATGCGCTTTTAATCGCTGCTTGATATAAGCTCCATGTTTGCTTTCAAACAATTCAATAGATATAGCAAAATACATCTTATTTGCGAATGGTAAGTAAGATTCCCATTTTGTATCGCTAGTAAAATCGGCCCAACAACTTTTAACCTCAACAATAACTGTTTGCCCTCTAACAGTTAAGCCAAGTATGTCGGCTCTTAATTTGCTATATTTATTGTCAGATTTTAATCCAACTTCGTCATAGACAGAATACAGCTTATCCACAAGATAATAAGTTGCGGCCCGTTTAAGCCGCAATGTATCATTTTTTCTTGTCATATTAATCGTCTACTAATTCTTCGCTGTATTCATTAGTGAGGATTAAAGTAATTTGCTTACTATTCTCCAAATATTTTTTCAGGTCAATCAGATAACCTTCAACATCGTCACCGTAAGCAAGTGAAATGTGTGGTTTAAAATCTGGATAGCTATGTTCAAGCCCTTTCGTTTTAGCATAGTTAAACCGTCTTTCTAAGGCAGGGCAATGAAGCTTTAAAACTATAGCTCTCCAAGGAGAACCTACATCACCCATAACATCGCAACCAACTACTTCAGCCGAATATCGAACATTCGGACTAGGTACATAATCTGTACCCTGTTTTTCTTTGCTGTACATAAGTGTACAATGCAATTTTTCTTTGGGAATCGGATTTGCAAATTTAATTGCACGTTGAATCTTTTGAATATCTGTGACAGCAAAAGCATCAGGTTTAACAGCTAGGTAAGTTCCGACCATGATAGCCTCCAAATTCTTGTAGTAATGGTTTTAATGGATGTCGTGACGTTTCTCTGTAAATTGCATCACGATCATAGGCAGAAATGCCAAAGTTTTTGAAATTAAGATTCACGCTGTTGCACAGAGCTTTCGGATCAGAAGCCATTACATAAGGCTTTCCGTTTCTTACTACAATGCGTTGGCCATGCTCGTTAAGAATCCAAACAATGTTCCAATCATTCATGGATCTATCTTGTCTAATAAAATTCCCGACATAATATCTGTCAGAATTTTTATCGAAGTTTGTATGTAAATACAAAGCCTCTAAGACATTTTCAATTTCTCTGGCGTTACTCAATCCCCAATATCCTGCCCACTGTGGAAAGTCTACGTGTTTACCGCAGCAGTGTGCTATTGCTCTACGCACAACATTTTGACTGTCGGTATATTTAATTTCATTTACATACTGATCTACGTAATGATGACAAATGAATTCAGGATTGCACAAATAACTGCGAAGAGTTGTGTAGTCAATTTCTGATAAAACTCTTTGAGTGAAAACATAAGTTTCTTGAGTTTTCCTATCAACAGACTCATAACTTATTTGTTTACGCTGAGAATCATAAAGTTCATCAACTCTGGTTTTATTACGCGCATCAAAAGCGAAAGGATATAAATGAGGGAAATTTTTATCAGCTGACCAAGTATCAACAACACATATTTCAGGGAATTTAGGTTCACCTATAAACAATAAAATTTGTGTTGCAGATAATAAATTCCTACGTAACCATTCGACGCCTTGCTCAAACTTTTGAGCATCAGCCGGATATTCTTCATCCACCATTTCAAGAGAATCGCCTGTTATTCCTTTGCAAACTTTTTTCAGTGCTTGCAGAATCTCAGGTGAATATTGATTACGGTTTTTGGAAAGTTGCTGATCTAATTTATCGAATTCAGCGCCGTATATGGAACGTAATGACATAATCAAGCCTTCTCAATTCGTGACATAATAGCTTTGTGAGTATAGGAAACGTAAGTAAAATACTCAGCCTTTATATCTGTTTTCCCTGCACGATAAATAATGCTAGAATTTTGATCGTAAATTTGAGTACGTCTGAATTTCTCAGCAGGATCATAAAGAATTTGAGTACCAAGAACAATGATTGCTCTTATGTTATCGCCAGATTCTGTTTCCAGCACAACAAGCTTTGTTTTTGCGTCATTAATATTTTGCATTTCAATGACGCAAAGTGCAAGCGCTTTAACTCGTGAGTCACGTTCACTGGCTAAGAGTCTGCGATCTTTAATTAAGAGAACAGCGCGTGTAAGTAAAGATGAAATATCAAGCGAACGAGGTTCAACACTACTAATGGAAAGAAAGCGTTTTAATGGTATTAGAATATTCATCATGTCTCCAAAAACGGATTTGGGGCCACAGATTAATGCAGCCCCACATTTACAACTTATTCCAGTTCATCTTCTGTGTAAGCTTCAGCAGCAGCTTTTTTAGCTGTGTTGAAGTTAGTCATAGTGCTCAAGCCTACAGTCATTACTTTGCCACTTGGCAATTTAACATACAACGTCTGGCCTGAAATAGATTTACCTAACACGATGTTAGAAGTTTTGATACCGGCTTCTGTCAGCATCTTGACAACTTCTTTCGCCAGAAGGCCATATTCTTTTGCTTTGGCTGCGCGATTTTTATCCGCAACTTTTCCAGCAGCTTCTTTAGTCGCAGGAACTTTTTTGATGTGACTGTTAAGTGCAGAAGCAGCAGCTTTCATTTTCTTTTCCAGCGCGGCAGACAAAACGCCGTTAGCATAAATAGGAAGAATTTGAGTTGCTGTCTCAGTCATTTTGCTACGCAAAGAAACTGCGATTGCCCGTTTCTTCATGTAATTTGGTTCTTTGGCTTTAGCGCGAGCCGCACTATACTGCATGGCTTTGCTACGTTTCGGAACAGTGTAATATCCCATTGGTGCAGGAACAACACTTGATTTGCCAAAAGCGGCAACAGCTTTTTCAGCAGTGGCTTTATCTTCACACAAAAAGTTTAATGTGAACTTACCAGCTTCGCCTTCGATCTTAACTTTACCGTCAGCTGTATGCGGCTTGATAACAGCACTTAAGGTTACTGCCTCTTTACGCATTTTAACCGGAGCAACAACACTCACGGAAAAACCATCACGCGATTTTTTGATGGTAGAGATTGGCTTCATGTTACGTAAATAAGATTCAATGTCTTTACGTACAGCCAAAATGTTTGGCAGATTAGCCAAACCATCAGCAGCTAAATAAGTGTTACCTGCATTCAGACTTACCAAACTTTCGATTTTCATAGCAAATTCCTTGAATAAGATGCTGTTTTGAAGTTGATTAACTTACTCTACTAAATTATAAAAATACAGCCCATAAATGCAAAGAGCAGCAATTAAGCTGCCTTTGGGTTATTGTTTAGGCAGTCTGTACATTTTATACGATGCCTTTATCAGTTTAGGATCTACAGGTTGAAATCCAAATCTTGTATAAAATTGTGTAAGTCTTTTAAGATTGCTTCCGAAGGCTGTGGATGGATTCAACACAATTATAAAACTGTGCTGATCCGCATACTCAGTTATACTACGCATTATCTTACTGCCGTACCCTAAGTTTCGCATTAAGATTGGCAGTATGATACTTTCTAACTCTAATGCCTTGTAAGCACGTTCGCAAAAAAGTACATCAGGTATTTCCAACAAACACAATTTTAACTCTGGATAAACTTTCTTAAGAACCAAACCAAATGTAAGTGGCGATACTGCATAGCTCACTTTAAATTACCGCAGATTGAACAGGACAAATTTCTTTAAATTTGGCTTTCACAAGATTAGTATCAGCTTTAGTAAGCTCAAACTTTTCTAAAAGTTCTTCAAAGCAAAATCCATTAGCTGTTAAATCATCCATTTCATATTCGCTAATGATATTATTAGCGTACTCACCATCACAGTCAAACTCAACAACACCAAGTTTGTTACCGTATGCGCTTAAATTGATTCCTTTAGAATATCCTGAAAATGTTTTAGCGTATTGCAGTAAAGATAATCCTCGGAATCTCACACAATCATGTAAGGACTTATCTACAAGCAACAATAAATGACATGAACCAAGTTGAGTTCTGGTTTCCATGATAAGTCACCTACTTGTATTAGATAAGCTTAAATTATATTGCGATGTATTTCCTTCTACGTAAATTAAATGTTTTGGCTGCGCTCAAAGATAATTCATCAAACTTTTTACGATGTTCGCCTGTTTTCCCTACCACAAGTAAATACGTTACTTCAGGTAATATGTCTGATTGTTTATCTTTCCATGACATACCAGCAAATTTTGTGGATCTGAATTGACGAGTAACATGCTCAATGCTAGGGTCTTTTTTACATATTACTATGTGTCCTGCTCCCCACATAAGATGCTCTTTTCTGAGCGCAGCATCAACAAGTCTTTCCAGTTCAGGCAAATCGTACTCAACAAAAGTGATTACACCGATTTTTACGTATTCACCCATAGGAATAATCCTTTTACGATTTTTCTTTAAATCAAGTTTCATTTAACAGCCGCCACGATAAACATAAGGATCAAAAGTTGTAACCTCACCCTTACGTTTTAGTCTGCGTAAAAAAGTACAATTGGATAATTCTTCTAATTGTTCTTCTATTTCGTCTCGGTCACAGCTGAATAGATTATAAGATTTTACGTATTCCATGAATTCAGGTTGATCCAGCAAATGTAGTGCAGACAAACTGTTTAACAAAGGTTCATACTTGATTGCACCATCTACCACAAACTGCAAACTTGATGGAAAATATAATTCAAGCTCTAAGCACAAAATTTGTTGGTGCGGCTCAAGATCCGTTTCATAAACGAAAGCATAGCGTTTTGTATTTACATCAGATCTTTCTGACGCAACTACATTAAATTTCCCAAAAATTCGAGAAGAGTTGTTTAAATCTATTGAATCAGATTGTGAATGTTGTTCTTGCAAAATGGAATGTCCTTCAAGTGGAGCAACATAAATATCACTACAGTAAACTGCTTGTGATACGTACTGGTTTACTTTAAGATTATAGAAGCGTTGGTTACTGGCTGGTTTAAAACGTACTCTTCTTTTGAATTCGTCCAGAGTTAAATATCCGTATTTAATAAGGCCAGCAAACGCTTCCTCTAGCCAAGAAGCTGCGATAGAAAGTTCTTCTTTGGTTTCAGGGTTAATAAAATCGATTAATATTGTTTCGTGTTGTGTTAAAGCCGGAACAAGCACACTTTGCCTGAAGTATTCAGCAGTGTTTTCTTTTACATAAGGAATACCTATGTGCTTACCTTCAGGAGTATTCGTGGTGTCATAAATTTTGATTTCAACTTCTGACATTTTAACATTCCTTACGCTAAATCGATTCGAGTACCATTGATTTTATAGGTAGAGCTTGTAGTGTAATCGACGCTTCCTTTAACTTGGATTACTTGCTTTCCACCTATTTTCATTTCATGATCGCCCTTTATGTCTTGTGTGAAATCACCTTCGACGATAACGTGCATATTACCGCTGTCTTTTTTACGGAAACCAGCAAACGGAACACGACCTTTTTGTTGCTTACCAAGGCTATCAAGAATTGAACTTACGTTATCTTTTAAATACTGAGGAATCGCATTTACATCTTTTGCTACATGCAGCTGATGATTACCTATAACTGTTTGGCGAAGATCTCCAAAAACAGTAACATGGTGATCACCAGGAAAATTTACAAAAGTTTCTCTGGTTCTTTCATCTATTACAAAATAGTGGCCGCTTGGAAGCACGTAACCTAGACGATCAGGATAATTAACTTCAAATTCTTCGGCCAATGTAGTGCTGTTAAAGGGAACTCTTGTTGAATAAGATCCTAAGTGCGGATCTCCATCATGTTTATAACTAACGGAAACCCAAGAACCACGAACTGGAGTTCCCCAAACACAAGCTGTATGTCCCAACACACCGCCCATTAGACCGCGAGGATGAATATTATCTTCAGGTATTAACCAAGGAAGTTCATCATCCTTTATTGCGTCCTGTAAAATTGGAATACGTGCGCGTATTCTAAAAAGTCTATCAGGATCATTATTGTCAACGACGATTGCATTATAAGGAATTTTAGGATCAAGTCCTTTACGTTCCAACTCACGGAGCAAATTAATTGTTGGTTTCATTCTGTGGCATTCTCACCTAAAGCGCAAAGAAGATCGCGTAAAAAAGAAAGAAGTAATCTTTTCAATCTGTTCAATTTATTGAAGGGAAAGCGCAATCTATTCATGTTGAAATTGTCTATACATTGGTCAGGATATAAACCACGTAAAGCCGCATTCAAGTGGTCTTGAGCAAAAGCTCGGCAACTAACATTTAATTGAGGTGCTTTTAAATAACCACCATTTAGATCTCCAAGAGCAAGCAAGGCATTTATTTCATTAAGAAGTCTGGCACTCAATCCTTCAATTCTTCCAATACGATCAATAACCGCATTAACTAGATCATCAAGATTAAGTTTAATAAAATCTATTACCAGAGATTCAAGTGGATTTAACTCGCCACAGTTTTCTAAAATAGATTTTGCCATGCTGAACTCACTGAGTAAATTCAACAGTTGATCTTTTCCTGCTCCGTATTTTGCAGACAAAGCTCCGAATCCGAAACGATCACTTTCAGACGCAAAAGAATTTTCAAGAGCATCTATGCTTCCGGTAGCTTTATCAATGAAGCCGTCAAATCCAGTTTTAATATTTTGTTGTGCAGCATCAGCAGCTTGAATTGGAGTTTGCGTATCACCGCCAGCCAGTGTAGTGCTTGCTTGTTGGCTTATGGCCTGTTCTTTTATTGGATCATTATAATCAACAACGCTGTCAGCTTTTTCCATTTTTGGTTTTTTGCTGTCAGATCTTTGATTCTTAGATCCTAGTAGTGGGGTGTTTCCGCTTTGAGTAACAAAACAGCGATAAAGAGTGTAAAACTCTCTGTAGTTATTTCCTACACATGCAGCCGTTTTACCTCCAACAATATAAATGCCTTGAACGGTTTCCTGAACATCAAGCTCTTGAAATTGATTGAAAGCTTTCACTTCAACCACAGAAAATAATGGAATGTTAGCCATTTTGGGAATGTTAACGCGAATACCGCTGTTGAACAAACTTAGATAACGCATATTCTGCGTTTTGGCCTCATAATATTTTTCGTGCGCGTTTGAGCCACTTAAATTCTTGCCAATACCACTGTCATAATATTTTGCGCTAACCGAACTACTGTAAGCAAAGCTGTTACGCACTTCTTGGTTTATAGGTAAACCATCTTGTATTACTGGAGGATTTACAGATTCGTATGTATCAATCTTTCCATCAGCACGAGCTTGAGTTCGTACATGACCATAGTTAAACATTAAATTTGTTAAGCCAGAATGTTTAAATGGTTTGTATTCAAGCGCAAAGAAAGTATTGGCTTCTTTCTTTTCTGGCATATCACCTAATAATATTGTGTACTCAGGGTCTTGTTGAATAGTGGAAAACAACTCACGAATGATAAAAGTGTTATCTATGTCATGCAAACCAGCAATAACACTTTCAGTATCTTTAAAAGATCTGGCTAAAATATCTTGAACAAATTGAGCACGACTTTTACCGACATTTAACCAAGTCATGGAGTCGTCAGAAGTTACATCGCTATCAACCGTAATGCCATGTGCTTGAAGAATTTGGGTAACAGCATCGATGCTTGTGCCTTTTTGAGCTTGCTGTTGTGCGCCAAAAACATAAGAAGGTTCGCCAAGAACAGCAACTATATCATAACGAACACCTGCACCTGCAATTTCTTCTTCTTTGCAGCTTACTGTAGTAAAGTTAAGTTCTAGTTTTGGCTTATCTGAAAAACTATAGGTTAGTGTAATCTTAGATCCATCAACTAAAGCAAGAGGGCCAGATAATATACGATTTCTATCTTCAAACTTAAATTCTATGGCTGGTGTATTATAACCAAAGCCACCATTAAGAATAAAAGATTGGAAAAAGTTATTAGCAGGAGGCAACTCTCTACCATTTATTTTTAATTGGATCTCGGTTCCAGCAACGCTTAAAGCAATCATATTGACATCCTAGTGGCAGTCTGACGTTTTTCTACGCGACTTAAAATTTCTTTCACTTGATTAGGATCTGGAATATTTAAAGTCATTCCTCTCGTAACCTGAAAGCTATCACAAAGGCCATTGTAATTAAGTATGACGAAATATAATTCAACATCACCTAAAGTATCGTAGGCTAACAGTTGCGGATTACTTAAATATGTAGCGTCAATCTCTACACTAAAGGCCAGATCAATAGCGCATATTTCATCAAGCAAGGTCAAGGCTAATGGATCTGGCCCATATTCATCGACCACAACAGTTTTGGCTTTACTCATGATGCACCTTAAGTTCTTTCACTGAAGTCATTACCAAAGCCGCCAGCAAACCATTTTTCTATATCTTGCTGAGTAACCGCGAAATAACTTGTTAGCTCTAAATTGAAATCAACACCTAAAGGATTACCGGATTCATCTTCCATTTGACCATCAAGTGCAGCAACTACGTTTGTTACTATACAAGGGGTCATGCGAAAAAATTTACCAACTTGACAAATGATTTCAAATTCATCGTCAATAGAAAAGTTTGTACCATCGGCAACACTATCAAGAATGGCAACACCAGCAGCCGGACCAGGAGGTTGAAGCGCACCGAATTTAACAGTGCCATCAAAATTTCCCTTTTCGTTAGGTGTAACAAATTTACTCATGCGAATAAGTTGGTTAATAACTTCTTCTTTAGTATCTTGATATGCGTGTATTTCAATAGGTAGACTTATTTGCAGATAAGCTGGTTCTGTCCAAGCTTGGGCAGTAGCTGCTTTAACTCGTGAACTCGCACCTAATAAACTGGCAGCGCCAGAAAATAAATCAGCACTGCTTTGTTTTATTAAACCAGTTTGACCTGCAAGATCCGCCATAGATCCAGAGAATAAAGGTTGCCAACCACTAGCCATAGCTATTTGAAAATCAGTAGGAACATAACCGGAAAAGTTTAGGGTTCCACTGCGATTTCTAATGACTGTTCTGTAAATTGGATCAACTTCAATCCCTTTACGTACAGCCGGATTATTGTGTACAATTCCTTGAACTCCAGGAAGAGTACCGCCTCTCTGTAAATAGTTTGCCATTTATAAAATTCCAAGGTTCACTAAATTGAGTGTTGCATCTTCCATATGAACAGGAGTATTTGCTAACGAAGGAACACCGCTGCCAGTACCGCTTTGAGTTTTGCCACCAAAATCTTTTCGGCTAACTGTTTTAATGCTGGCTTTTTCTGGACGTTTCTGTTCACGCTTGCTGGAATTTCCGTAACCAGATTTTTCTACGGGACGTTCTTCAACAAAGTTGTTTATTACTGGAGCAGGATCTGGATTAACAACCATGCCAGCTTCTGTAACATTAACCGCTGTTCCATAATCCGAATCAATATTTAGATTAGGATCTAATGGAGTTGCAGTGTAAGTTTGTTTTGGTTTAAGTCGGCCGACAGGAGCAACAGGAGCAGTGTTATTAACTACAACTGTTTTACTATCGTTACCAAAACCAAAAAAGTTGCTGAATATACCAGACTCTTGTTTTGTGTTGCTATCAAACTTTTTCTGAGCGTCTTTTAAAGCGCGTTCAGTATCACTATCACCTTCAAAAATTCCAACGATGTTGTCCCAAAGAGCATCACCTATTTCAGAAATTTCTTCTTTCAAACTATCTATGCTGTCTGTCAGTGAAATGCCGAAAGTAGAGAATAATCCAACTAATCCTTCAGTAGAAAGATTTATAATCGGACTTAAAGAGGCCGGAAGTAATCCAATAGACTTCGCTAACATTCCTATTGAATTTTGCTCAGTAGAATTCACATCAAATGCAGAATAAGTTTCCATAGAGAAATCGGAAGTGCTCTCCAAAACTTTCATTTTGGTGCTTAGCGTATTATCTACAATAGCATTGGCTGTTGTTTCATTTGAAGTAAACAAACTGTTTGCAAAATTTGTTATTGCATTTCCTGCACCAGCTAAAAGTTCTTTACCTGATTTAACAGTAGCATCAACACTAGCGACCGTATCTTTATAAAGCTGATCGGCAGAGTCAGTTAAATTTGAGGAAGTTTCGTAAACATCGACTGCAAGATTTTGGCCAAATTCAACGAGGCCAGAATTCTCAGCGAGTTCAATAGCTCCCATACTGCCTGCAATACCACCAAGCACACCAAGAAGAGGAACCATAATTGGTGCAGCTGGCCCAGTTAATAAACCAGCACTTGCTCCAAGTTTTGCACCAACAGCGCCACCTGCCCAAGCTGCACCACCAGAAGCAACAGTAGATCCTACAAGATCAGCGGTCGCTACATTTTTTTGTTCTTGAGTAAGTGTTTCGTCATTACGAATATTAACTATCTCAGAAACTGTCATTGCGGTAGTAACAGCAGCACCAGCTAAACCAGCTTTATTGAAATTCTTCAATCCGAATTTTTTATCCGGTGATTTATCTGTATCATTTGAAACAGAATTCTTTTTATCGGAATCAGAATCAACTTCTTTCGGTTTATCTGCTTCCGCAGTATCAGCAGTTTCCACAACATCTTTTGGTGCCGTGTAAGCTTGATAAACTTTTTTACCGCCAAGATAAGTCGCACCTACTAAACCAGCAGTGGCCGCAGCATCTGCAATAGGGCTATCGCTATTACCTTCTGAATCTTCACCAGTAAATGGAACCCACTCTGGAAGTTTACCTCCAAGTTTATCGTAAGCAGTTGCTCCGACTAAAGCCGCAATAGCTGCAAGTCCAGTTGCTTTTATTCCAGTACGCGCACCACTTCTTATTTTTTCACTTGTTGTCTGGTCTTTCCATTTTTTATTCTTTGCTTTTTCGTCTTTGTTGTTACCGCCTCGTGCGGCAGCAGCGGCAGCAGCGGCAGCCGCTAGATCTCCAAGCATTCCACCGTTTTGTCCAGCACGACCACTCAAGCTTGAATCCGATCCTATTAAAAAATCAAACGGAGTAGTTTCATTTATAATAGCATCTTTTCTTCGTTGCTTTTCATCGGCTTCAAATTGATTTCTTAACGTAGCATCTATGCTACCAAGCAAATCTTGCTGTTGTTCATTTCCTTCAACAGTAACACCGACAAGATCTTGAGTGACTTCTCCAAGATCAGAAATACCTTCACTTAACTGAGTATCATCTGACTGTGTGGTATATTCATTTGTGGTGTTACTGACTTCTGTAATAGAAGTATTGTTTATTACAGTGTTTCCTGATTCATCTTCTGATATATCTTGAACAGTATCTTCAACACTACTTGAATTTTCTGTTGTCTGCACATCAACAATTTGATCAGGAGCAAAATCTTCAGCGGTTATATTTGTGTCGTCGTTGTTATCTGGCGTAACCACAGTATCGTCTGGAACATAATTATCCAGTAGATCGATAATGGTCAATTCGGTTTTTTCTTCCATTGCGAAATACCTCAACGACTAGAGCGCCTCTTGGCCTTGTTAGCCAATTCTTTTTGTTTACGTTCTGCCGCATTCTTTTGATAAACACTGTGCCAATACAAGAGTTTTTTGATTGGGGTATCTTCAATTACCTGAATGTTCATGGCTTGCATGATATTAAATTGCATGTTCATTACAGATTTTTCAGTAATGTTAGGCAACACATCGTGAGGCCCAAGACGTTTAACCATTTGAGGTCTGTTTCCGCACTCAGCGCAATCAAGTTCATATCGTAATTCTACGCCATGATAAGAATCGGAATAGAATTTATTTACTTCCTTGACGAATTTTGCAGAATATTTAACAGAGAACAATTCAAGTTTTTGCTCAAATGTACTTCCATCTAGGCAAGCAATAACATCTTTAAATTTTCTGTATTTAAGCCAATCTTGTTCGTTAGAGTCAGAATATTCTTCAATCAAATGAAGATCGTGTAGCGTCGGAACATGACAGTCTGAGGGTATGACAAGGTTATTCCATTTTGGAATTATAGGAACATACTTGTATTTATTACCATAGACTAAATTCGTGTTCTTAGTTCCACACGTAGATCTTTTCATTTTATTTCGTAAAAGCCAGCGATCATCTTTATCGCTATACTCACGAAAAATTGTTCCTCTTGCATTTTTGACGGCAGAAGAATGACAATCCCAAGTCATAGTTAAATGACTTTCGGTGTAACAGGTTTTTCTTAAATAAGCTAGAATATAAATTGCATCACCGCAAGTAAGATTCCAAATATCAGATTCAGACCAATCAGTAAACTCACTCAATAAACTGACTGTATCTTGCATACGAGATTGCGATTTACTTCTTTCAATAGCTGACATATCGCTCAGAAGAATTTGACGAACATTCAAAGCTTTTATGTCGTACCAGCGGTATTCGCTAGGTAAACCACCAATGCTACTATACATAAGTTATCCAACAAAGAACATTTTTGGAGTTATGTTAAGTGAATAAGGTTCAGTTCGAGCACCGCAACACGAACATGGAGGACAAGTTATAATTTTTGAAATTCCGGCACGATAATCAGCATCATATTTAAGTGCTTGCTGAACAATAGGCATCACTATATTATTTGGCTTTGTCTGCATAAACTTCAAACGGTCTTGTAGTGTGGAGCCAAAACTTTCATCCATCCACATTAAGACAGGTCTTAGTTTTTTCAGCGCAGGATTTTTACCCATAGCATTGTAATCTGCTATATCAATGGCTTTTGGAGTTTGATAACCTTGTTCAAGCTGCATATCACTTGGATAGTGCTTAACGAATTCCATTAAATGATCTACAGTTAGATCTTGGGAATTCTCGGTTTTACAGGTAAACCAAGATCCTTTAGCAACCTCTGAATAATTAGCCGTTATCTCAGCATTAAAAGTTTTGTATTGAGATTCAGTTACTGAGTACAACAACCATGTGTTGCTTTCACTATCAAAATTGAAATGCTGCTCAATAAGAAATTGAACGGCAGCTTGAGAAATTTCTGAATCGCCAGTTATCTGAACTCGTAGATGATTTTCTCTGCACATCCAATTCATTTGAATTGGCATATCTGTCAGAGTTATGATGCGTAACAGTGCTACAATAAAATAAAAGTCTACTACCTCTAAATTCTGTATGCCGCAATGATCTTGCACGGCAAGAATGAAAGGTAAGTAATCATCGGTTTCTATAGCTTCACTAACTTTCATCAGGGAATTAAAGTCAAATGGAACTAACTGTGCAATTTGAGTAGAGCTTTCGTAGTTCAGTCCCAAGCTTGGAAGTTTGTTGAATGGAATTTCTAGTGGTTGCTGTTGACTATACATAGTTATTATCCTGAAAAGTTTATTCTTTTGGAAGGAAGGAAAATCTGAGCAGTACAGACAAATTGTACGTTCACCCTTAGCCTTCCAGTTTCCTGATTAAGTTGTGGATTCCCTAAACTTATAGGCCAGACATTTCTTATCGTTGAAGTAGCAGCTACTTCATTTTTATTGTTATAAAGTTCTACCGCAAAATCTTTCCAATAATGTGACGGTGTTCTGTAGCCACCTGTCCTCGGATTTTGCACCAGTGACTGCCAATCTTGTATGTAGGCTATGCTACTTAAAACACTGTCCTCATACATAATCATTTCAAAACTATCAATGCTGGTATTTCCAGGAAATGTAACGGTAGTTCCAGCGATTTCTTTTTGTTTGGTAGCAAATGCTGGAAACGGTAAACCGATTTCCTCACAGTAAGAAGGAGGTAACGTAAATCCGCCAATTTCTGGAAAAGAAACTAACGACCATTTCCACGATTGAAACGGTTCTCTATCTCCACTGTGAAGATCGGCTAAATCATCGATCTTCAATATGCCCATAATTAATCGACCTCAAATGGAAAGAAAGTGTTTACCATTTCATGTGCATATTGTTCAAACAAATCCGACAATCTTTGATTACGAAACCTGTTTGCTTTATTGTTTGCCTTTCTTTCGAGTGTAGATGTAAAGCGCAGATCAACTACTTCTCGAATATCATCACGATTGGCAAAGAAAGTTTGCTTAACGCTATTGTTAAAATTGCCGGATAGACAGCAAAGCATGTAAGCTGCTTCTTTTCTCCATGATTCTATATTGGAGTGCTTAGCAATTTTATAAAGTTTCTGAGCAAGATCACGAGGCAACTTCGCTCCATCCAAATTGCTCATTACTATATTCGCGGAAAGATGAAACTTTCCATTTCGCATACCAACATGAGTTCCTGGTAGAAATACCAACATGCTATTACTCCTCTGCAACAGACATTATGTGTTTTACTTCGCCAAGATAACGAACAGTATTACACTCAATATCTAAATCAGGTTCCATACTTTCAATTAAAGCTTCTATTTCGTCACCCCAGTTTTTAGGTGCTACTCTAAAGCCATTGTTTTTCAAATATTGATTGTAAACATTTCGGATTTCATAGTAATACACTATTTCTCCAGGAATCAATTCTTGTGCCTGAAGGAACTTAATACTCTTCATTCCGTCAATATCTAAGGACTTAAGCTTTTTAGTAAGTGCAGCATTTTCTTCGGGTGCAATAAATTTAGCCTTTACGCTTTTCGGTTCCTTTGGTGGAACAAAAGGTTTATTGTCTAGCAAAGTGTTCGCAGGTTTAGGTTCAGCACCACCAAGACTACCAGCAAATACTTTTATCTTGGAGACAGTACCAGTCCAACCAATTGAACGCTTGAGAACAAGTAAGGCAATTTTTTCGCTGAGGCGGAAAAGGATTTCAGGATATTCTTTGAAGATCAGTTGATAGTTTTCACCAACTTTTCTAACTCCGAATATATCGTTTTCTGAAATGTCGGCTTCAGGATTTGACTTAGGTATGTCAACGGATCTTTTACCTTTGAATTTATACCAGTCAAAATCTTTGACACTTCTTTTATTTGTAGCGGAGACTACAATAAGCATATGACCTCACATAAGCCGAGGCTTTGTTTTTTGAATCTGTTCCATCTTCTCAATCTGTTGCTTCAATCTTTTGTACTGTAGATAAAGCGAAATTGTTTCAGATTTCTTTTTAGATAGTTTTTTAGGATCACCTAAGCGGAAAGTTGTTGCATTCAAGCGTTGTTTTATTTGCGCTCTGATGTTACTTAACTTGCGTTTTAGAATGTCCAAGCGTTTAAAAGGTTTCGGAAGTTTTCTACGAGGCCCAAAGCGTCTTTTAGGACGGTGAAGTCTTAAGACAGGTTTCGTGCTTCCTATGTCCTCATAACCAACAGACAAACTCACTAAAATTTTCATAATGTGTGGCCCAAACGTAAATGGGGCTTCAATACGAAGCCCCAACGGTTTATTAAGAGGCTGGAACACCTGAAGGTTCAACCGGAGCAGGAATAGTGCGATAAAAGTGATCGTAAGAAAAATCACAGTTTACCGGAACAGCGGCAGCAGTACCATCAAAGCTAATATCTTGCAGACCTTTAGGGAAGAAACCACGCAGTTCACCTGCATAAGTAATCGCACCTTTTTGGTCAAAGATATTAATTGTTGCGGTAACAGAATATTCGCGCTTGAACAGACCTAACTGGAATTCTGTAGAACGAGTTACGTTCACCCAATCTTCCAACACAGTGTACATACGCATCTGGCTGTTTTCAACAAACTCTGAGCTGATTGAACCAGAGAAAGTTTTACGACCTGCATAGCGCAACGTATGGCCATAAGCTTCTTGCAAAACTTCTTCCAGTGTTGCACCAGGCTTTGTAAATGTTTTACATTGCAGTCGGAAAAAACGACCACCTTGACTATTCAAGCCCGTAGGCAAGTTTGGAATGATGATTTCAAAAGCGTCAGACAATAAAGGATCGCCTACGCTAGTGAATTCATCCAAAGTTACTTTTGACATAATTGGTTCCTTTAACTAAAAAATCTTAGGCAGCATCCAAGAAAGTTTCAGAGAACGAAATAGCGCCTTTCTTCGGCACGATTGCATTCAAGTGGATACGTTTAGTGTAACGTGTAGGATCTAAATACACATCACAAACTAAATCGCCGTTTGCAATTTGATCGTTCGGGTTATTAACACGACTGCAAACAACTTCGTACCAATCCAAACCACGATCACGACGAATAGGTGCAAGTAATGCAATCATATCGTCACGAATTTTACGACGTAAGAAATCATCGTTAGGTTGGAAAACAGATTGAAGTTGAGCGCGACGAACAATACGGTGTAAGATCGCAAGTAAACGACGAACACCAATGTCTTGTAATGGGCCGCCACTCGCATAAAGTGTATCAGCTAACCAAATTACATTTCCGTAACCTTGCTTCTCAATAATAAAGTTGATTTGGTTTTGAGTAAGCATGTTACGATCAGCTTGCTTGAACACACTACCAAGTTCTTCAACGCCAGAAAGAATAGCGCGATTCAAACCAGCAGGAGCAAACCAACTACGTGCAATACTATCTGTTTTTGCGTAAACAGCACCAACTTTACCTGAAGGTGGAACGAAATAAGAACGTGAATTATCTGTGTCCAACATTTTCAGGTAAGGAGTATAAAGTGCGGCACTACTGCTATTCAGATTTAAAGTGTTACGTCTGAAGTTAACTAAGTCAGAAGCGTCAGTTAATATCTCAGGCGCATCTAAAACAGCAATACAATCTAAACGACGAGCAGCAATGTCGTTGATTGTATGCAGAATAGGAAGATCTGTGTAGCCAGCAGACATCAGAATATCTACAGCAACTTTTTCATGATCTTCATATAAATTCCAGCCGTTAATTAAATCACCGTTAGTAATTGGCAAACCGTTATCGCCACCAAATAATTGTCCGTTGTTTTGTCCAGAAACTGGATCAAATGGGCCGCCAATTATTGCGTTTACTAACAGTGGAGAATCATTGGATGCAAAAACAAAATGCTCATGGTTGAATTTTACTTTAACCAATTTACTTCTGTTATTAATAACATCCTCGACAAACAACTGAGAACCACTGTCATTCTTTTTATAGAATGTAGTACATGAGAATCTCTCAGCCGGAACAGTAGAAGTAGTTCCTTCGTAAATTTCAAAAATGAACTGATGTCCATCAACATCATCTACATCAGGGTACATTACTACGTAAAGATCATCGCCCCACTTTCCTTGGTTATCAGCATAAACCAACATGATGTCAGCTTCACCCAATCCAACACTGGTTGGATCTGAAATACCAGCAGAAAGTTTAATTGTGGTAGCAAAGTTTGATACTGTGCGAATTAAAATGCCAGCATACTTTGAATCACGGGCAACACGAGTAACGTAAAGTGCGTTACTTTCTTCTAAAAAGTGTTCAGCACAATTCAAAGCTTTTGTAAGCTTTGGATTATTTTTTCCGAACTTTGTACGCAGGTCGCCTTTATTTCCGACAAAGATTCTTTGTCCTACACGACCGCGATCAGCAGCCGTTACAATGACACCGGTACTAACGCTTGTTGAAGCGATTTGTTCTGGTATCACGTTCTCGGAAGTATAGACGCCCGCACTCGGATTGTTAGGCGCTAAAGACATACGGGTGACTCCTAAGTTTTTTGGGATCTATTATAAATTATCTACTATTTGCAACTATAGCCTAAGCGAATACAATTTTACAGGCCGTAGGTTCAGTGTAATCACCAACCAATTTTAACTGCCCTATAAAATTTCCGTTCAGGATAAATTGTTTATCGCACACAGAAAGCAAAACATAATCGTCTACAACAGAACTTCTAAACATTAAACGGAAACGATGTGCCGATGTGATTATCAGAACTTTATTTATAGAGTTTATTGGAAGTTCATATTCTTGAGTCTCAGAAACAGCCAACTCAACTTCTTGCAAACGATCTGCTTCTCCTAAGTGAACACTTGTGTCTCCTGAAATTTTAGTTTCACGAGTCTTAGCCGTTGTTGAAGTAACAACAACGGAAGTTGTTAGTGTACGACCAACTTGTCTGTATCTATTAATTCCTGCCATGTTGACGTTCCGCCCTTATATTTGTTGTTACAATACCTTCGTTATTAAGTTTAGGAACTTCAACGCTAACGCCAAATTGTGTCCAAATTGTAAGTGCGTGATTTAAAATAAACCAGTTTGGGTTAGAAGGATCATCTTTTGTCGCAGATTGAATTGGAATAGATGACGCAGACTGATCTATAGTTACTGACCATTTGTTTCCATTGACAACCGGAAAGCAAGAAAAACCACCAGACTTAATGGCGATACTTAGTTTTTCGCAAAAAGCAAAAAACTTTTGAAATTCTCTAAAGCCCACACATAGCTCAATTTGAACATCGGCCCAAAAGTGATAGTTCTTTTCAACAAGAGAATTACTAAGATCTCCTGTTTCTTCCCCACTTATATTGTAACCAGAGCCAAATCTCGCAATACCTTTTGCGTTGTGTGCGCCTTCTCTTAACCCAAGATTAGTTATTTTTAAATAACAATAGGGATCAGGAAGTTTTGATTCTATGTTGTTGGCAATGCCATGAACTTTTTTCAACGCACCTTTCCAATCGTCATCTAAAACTAATGGAACATGCTCGAATTTAAAAATTTGAATTAGTTTTTGGGCGAAAGCAGATACACCAACTAATGTTCCGCTATAACCATCAAGATCTTCATCTGCAATTTGTACGTAACCAGTCATTGTGAATCCACCTTAGAAATGAGAAAACCCGTACCAAGTTGCCTCGATACGGGTTCCTGTGCGTCACGATTACTTTACTAAGCTACTTCATAGAAAAGTGAGAGGTTTTCTATGGCCTAGCAAATCAGCTAACACCTGCACCCTCAATCGAAGATTAGGCTAATTGAATGGCTGGAGAGCAATTGCCACATGGCGAACATTCAAAGTTAGCTTGTAACCTAATTTCTTACAGCTTTTGCATTTTAACTACAGAGCGAGTATTTGGAATTATCAGAGACATAACCTCTGACAGTAACCAGCCCTTAGTTGTATCGCCTTGGTTTGCACCATCGGTCGGAGTAGATTCAATGCCACCGCGAGAACCTAAAGTTGCGTGATATTCATTATCAGCAACAATGTACGCTTCACCGCGAGACAGAACACGTTGGTTTTCAGGACGGAAACCGTCAGTAGTTAATTCCAGACCGAAGATAGTTGCAACACGGCCAGTCATAACTAATTCGTACTGAGATACTGGAGTCAGTGTATTGGCCCAGGCACCTTCAGATTGAATATCTTCCCAAAAACTGTTTGCGATAACAGCGCGACTTACTGGTAAGTTCCAATCACGAATTTGTGTTGAAGCACGAGCGATAACGGCAGGAGTAAATGCACCAGCGAAAGCAGCTAAAGTATTTGCTTTACCTACAGTTGCATCAGCAGCACGTTTCCACACGCGGTCAGCAGCAGTGATCATACCTTCAACAGCATCGTTGTAAGCGTGGTCTAACAGATCGTGAGTCGCTTGACCCAAATCCAGTTTGTTCACGCGAACAGCAGCTTTCAATTCAAACTCTGGTGGCGTGAAATATTTATCACGCATCATTTGGTAAGAAATTGAAGTTGGGCCAGTAGCTAAAACGGCTTTAGCTTGATGGCGAGGCATTGGAACTTTTTGAGTTTCACCTTGCTTCAGGTTATTGATCACACACAGATTGCGTGAAAAACCTTGACGACTTGCTTGTTCACGAACGTCAGCAGCAATGTGAGCACCTAAAGCAGCCCACTTATTAGGACATGCTTTTGCGGCAACTAAAATATCACGTTTCTGCTCGGCAGATAATGACAGGAAAGAATCAGGCGTTGCAGCTTGAACAACAGTACCGCTTGATACTGATTGTAAAAGTTGGCCAATTTGTTTTAACAGATCTGCATTGCTTGATGCGTTAATTTCACCGTTAGATGAAAGTGCAGCCATACCTTGTCCGGCAAAACGAAGATCGTGCAAAGGTGCGCCGTTCTTCAGTTGATAAGAAGCGCCGACTTGTAAATTGGTTTTCATACTGTATTTCTCCACAAAAATTTGATTCAAGTTTTAATCAGTAACTATTAGTTACCAACTTCAACTGTCAGGAAAGGTGAACCAGCGTTCGGCACTTGTACAACTTTAACATTCGTTAATTCTGTACCATTACCTGAAGCACGTAACATACCGCCAGCGCCCATCTTCGGATGGATAACACCAGTCCAGTCGTCAGAAGCAAAGAACAAGTTTGTAGAGATTGTGCCTTCGATTACAGCACCAACTACACCCATAACAGAAGCCGGACTGTTACCTACACCACCGAAGTAATCGCCAGTTTCAGCAACTGCTTCAGAAGCTAACAGTTCATAATGATACTGAATTAATACTGATTCGCCAGCAGCATTACCGTGGAACAGTAAAGTGTTGGCTGGAGTCAGAACAACTGAAGTATCAGCAGTTGGTGCAGCTGTGCCAGTTTCAACAGTTAATTTAACGCCAGCAACTTTAACCAGAATCTGTGCAGATTGTGGAGTACGATCTAACTGAACAGTCAAATCATCCAGTTCAGCAATTTCAACAACTTTAGTTGAGAAAGTTGTTGGCAGGTTTGTTGAACAAGCGAAGCCACCAAAAATTTCACCAGAAACGCCAGTTGAAAGACGAGCACGTAACTCACCTTCTTCCTGAACTAAAGCTAAAGTGAAACCTTCTTCTTTGATACCAACGCCGTCGGCCAGAACGCGGTCAACGGTCTTGAAGAAACGAGTATTTGCATAGTTAAGCATGGTTTATCTCCAGAACTGAAAAATTTCAAAGCCGTTACGAATCTAAAAGACTCAGGTAACGATTTGTTTGTGGTTTGTGAGCAGATTCAGATTGAAGAGTTTGAGGCTTAACCGTGGTTAAGTTAGACAAACGATCTTCCACTGTATTACTTTCACTTGTTAAGCCACCGCGATTCACAGAAGCAGAAACTACAAGTTGTGTAATTTCGTCTTGAGTATCTTCTGATTTTTCCAGAAGTTCACGAGCTTGACCTAAAAGGATTTCGCTGTAACGATCACCGTGTTGAGCAAAAGCATCTGAAACCAATGAGTCAGCGTTACGAACTCCAGCAGAAGATAATGCACTAATCAGAGCATCAGCAACTGGGTTTCTTACATTTGCAAAAACATGACGGTTAATGCCTAAAGCCGAAGTAGCTAATGCTGACATTAAACGATCCATACGATGTTCCATATCTGCATTTATTTCAGCTTGAACATTTGCAGAGTATGATTGCATTTGTGTCTCGACTTCACGAACACGGCTTTCGCTGCGTTTAATGATTTCGTTAGACACAACAGCATCAACATCAAGGTCTGGACTGATACGTTCAAAGTTAAATTCAGCTAATGCACTTTCAATGCCTTCAGCTTTCGCATGAGCCATGATAGCGGAACCGAATTTAGCGCTTTCAAAAATATCTTTCAGTGCAGCTTTATCAGCGACACTTGACTCAGACGCCATAGCTACAGGAAGTTTTCCATAGAATGCTGTCCAAGTTGATTGACCTTCAATTTTACCGCAGTGAGCAACATGGAATTTATCAACAGATAAATCTTCCGTTGCAGAAATTGCAGATAACAAATCGACGTCGAATTCCATTACAGGAGATTCAGAACTTTCTGATTCTAAATCCAGACCTTCGATGTCACCGTAGTCACCTTCGTCATCTAATTCAGTATCTTCGATTTCTTCTTCAGATTCTTCTTCAGATTCATCCATTTCAATGGACTCTTCTTCAGTTTCGTCATCTTCCATTTCTTCATCTTCTGATTCGGCCAGAAGTGCGGCAATGTCGGAATCCAATTCAATGTCATCAGAACTTTCTGATTCCATATCGTCTGAATCTAAAGCAGACATTTCTTGATCAAGAGCATCTAAATCATACTCTTCATCTTCGTCAGCACTTACAGATTCAAACTCGTCGTTTTCATCATAAGATTCTGATTCAAGAATGTCATCGCTTGATAAATCTTCTTCAGCATCTGGATCTAAATCTTCATCCAGATCGCTGTCAGAACTTTCAGATTCCAGTTCTTCTTCGAATTCTAAATCAGAGGCAAGATCTGCTTCGAGGTCGTCATAATTAACTTCCTCCATTTCTTCCTCTTCTTCGGTTTCTTCTTCGTCACCTGATTCAGCAAGTAACGCAGCGATTTCAGCATCTAACTCTTCGTCAGCGCTTTCGCTTGAGATACCTAATTCGTTTTCCAGTTCTTCGATTTCAGCCGACAGTGCTTCCAGTTCTTCATCTTCAGAATCATCTTCTGAGTGTGAATGGAAATCAGCCGGATCTAACAAACCGCTGGCACAACGAGGACAGTTCAATACAGAACTTGAGGTACTGATTACGTGTGCGCCACAACCGTCAACATCTGAACAAATATAATGTTCAGCTTCTACGTTGTCGCTACCGTCAGAACTTTCACTCTGCATAGTAATTTCAGAGGCTTCAGCTTCTTCGATGTCTGGCGATCCGGTTAATGGATCATAATCAAATGAATCACTGGCATGAGTTACAAAAACCGAATGGCCTGAAGTAATAACACGTTGACTTTGATTTGAAGCTACGGCACGGAAGTTTTCAAGTGCTTCATCTAAGTTATCACCTGAAACTACAATCATGCCTTCAGAAGCTTCAGCTTCTAAATCTTCGTATTCAACATCATCCATTTCTTCTTCAGTTTCTTCTTCCGGTTCTTCATCTTCCATCGATACCAGATCTTCATCATCTGATAAATCGACTCCTTCATCTTCTTCAGGCATAGCGCTTGAACATGAAGGACAGAAAGTGACAGGGCAGTCAGCAACAACATGCTCACCGCAACCATCAGAACATACGCCGTAGAAAACATCTACGGCTCCAGTACGAGCGCTGGCTTCAGCAGAAAATTCACCATTGTCCAAAGCATCAAGATCAAAATCTCCTGTGTCTGGATTATATAAAGATGTTGCTGACGCATGAGTATAAAACTCATTTGTACCGTCTGTGAAAGCTTGAAGGCTTTCTCCAGAAGCAACAGCTGTATATTTAGCGATAGCCTCTGCCTCACTTGCGCCATGAACTATGATAGCCTGTTTTGAGGCTTTCATTTTTGTCTTGATCATCGTGTGGCTCCTGTTAAAGTTCATATACAGAGTGTCATTCCGTATACCATTAAATTAAGTTTTACAACTAAGAACAGCACGAAAATCGACAAAAAATAGAAAATAAATTTAAGTCGATTTTCGTTGGTTTAAGACAATTGCTTCATAATTGCTCTAAGCTTTTTATGTCCAGGTTTGCCAATATTGACGTATCTTCTATTCATTCCTGTAGTGTAAGCTAAAATACCTAAGCTTGACATTAAAGTTTTAGCTGCTTTTGCTTTTGCTTCTTCACCAAAATTTACTTGAATGTTTCCGTGACCATCATCTTTAGCCTTCATAAATAAAGCAAGCGTTTTTTTATTTGCTTCATCTAATTTTGGTTTTTTAGCCATTTCAGATCTTATAGATTTCAGGTCTTTCAGGTAGTAGTTAAGTTCAATACTGTCACCTAAATGTTTGCTTTTGTTTTCAGGTGAAGTTAAAACATCGTACATCTTTTGCATTTTAGCTATAGCAGCATCAACAGCAGCTAAAGTTTCTTTTGTTGGAATACCTTCGGACTCAAGTTTTTTGTCCAAGGCTTTCCATACTTTGATTGCGTCATTAACAGGATCTTTTGTTGGAACATAAAGTTCACTTACTTTAGATACTTTAACCGGAGTATTGTCTCCAATATCATGTTTGGTTTCTTTTGTATCAGGCTTACCATTATTAGATTGGCTCTCAGACTTAACAAGAGAAAGTAATTTTCTTCCGCTTAAACGTGGGCCAACATACTGACGAGTAACCTTACCGCCGTCTTTATGGAAAAGCCACCAACCTGGAGCCATCATTCCAGGAGCACGTTTTTTAACGCCCATCTTTGTAGAGGCTGCATTATTTTTTGCACCAGGTGCTTTAGCTGCCGCTTCTGCTTGCAATTCATCTTCAGGTTCAGAGTAAGCTTCTGTACTTACATTGAAATCTTCCGATTTAGAAACCATTTTATTGCTAAACATTTTCACATTCATAGATGGTGAAAATTTAGTTTCGTCTTTGAAACGGGCTAAAGCAAAATCGCCTTGTCTTGTTTTGAAAACATAACGTCCTGATTCCGCAAAAACTAAACGGCCTTTAGCTTGTTCCAAAACATACTGAACACTGTTCGGCACGGCTGGCTTCTTTGCCGAAACGCTCAACGAGATAATCATTGTTTTTCCTTAATGGGCCGAAGCCCATTTTATCAAGAAACGTAGTGAGTTAATTCAAATGGATTTTGAGTGCGATCATCTGCATGATAAACAGCAACAGTTAAACCTTTAGCGCTCTTACTGATCAAGCCGCCTTTAGATTTAATTGGCAACACAAAGCGAGTTGTTTTACCAGCAGCAGGTTTTGCTGTTCCATGTGTGACGATGCGTTCAAAATCGGCAGCTTCGTAGGCTAATCCTTTTGAAGCTAAACCATCGACGGCATGTTGAACGGCAGCTGAGTAAGTAGGGAAGTAAATTTGCTCACTGCTTTTTGATTGCAGTACGCTATTCGCACCACTTTGCTTACGAGCTTTTAAATCAATACGCTTGTTAAGACCATCAATGCTGGCCTGAAGTTTTTTACGACGATTAACGTCTTTTGTTTTTTCAAGCATGTCTTTCAAACGATCTATTGTTTGAACGTCACGATCAATTTCTTGATCCAACTTTTTAACTTCTTGTTTGGCCTGTTTTACTTCAGCATTTGGAACCGTAGCTTTTGGCTTAGCTGCCGGAGCTTTAGATGCTGGCTCAGCCTTTGGTTTTTTAGCAGGAGGAACTGCTTTACCAGCTTCAGGTGATTTTGAAGGTTTTTGTTTATGAGCAGGAACTACCTGACCTGCACTTCCATTACGAATTTTTTCATGGAAGTCAGCTAAAGCTTTTACAACCTTATCACGAAGTTTTGTTTGCTTAGCAATCTCAGCTTCTACTTTGGCTTTAGCTGGTTTTGTTTTCAACTTAGTCAACTTTTCTCTCAGTGCTTTAATAGCCTGAACAATAGCCGTGCCTTTTTCCTTCAGATTCATATAAGCTGTTTGTTGGCGTTTAGGTAACGCACTAATATCAGACTTAGTGATCTTTCCTGTAGCAGCAGGTTTCTTAACGGCAGGAGCCTTAGCTGAAGGATTAATTTTTGGTGCAGGTTCACCAGATTTCAAAGCTTTAATCTCAGCAGAAATTTCTTTACGACGGGCAATTATTTTCTTCAGCTTTTCTTTCAAAGCAATTTTAGATGTTGCACGTTGTAAAGTGGTTAAGCGTTCTTTGCCAGCAGTAAGTTCGCCACCAAGTTTTTTGAACTCAGTCTGCAAAGCTTTGATTTGACCAGCTGCTTTTAATTCAGCACCAGTTTTCTTGGCCGGAGCTTTTTTGGTTTCGTCAATCACTTCAGTTTTTGGCTTAGGTGCTTGAGAAGGATCGATTAAAGATAAGATACGACGACCACTGATGCGGCCACCAGCAAAAGCTTTTGCAACTTTACCGTCATTACCTTTACGGAAAACCCACCAACCTTTTGATAAGGTATTTGGTGCATGTGTTTTCTTGCCCATCTTTGAGTCAAGACCAGAAACTTTCGCACCAGGTGCAGCACTCAAAGAATCCATTTCAATTGGCTCAAGTGCAAAGATTTGTTCTTGTGTAAGATCCATATCACTTGCAGTAACCTTGAAAACTTTAGTGGCTACGCTTGGACTCATTTTAACGTCATCTGCAATCCGCACAATAGCGAAGGTTGCACGACGATTTTTTAAAATGTAACGGCCTGGAACAGCAAACACAACACGAGATTTCGATTTTTCCGCAGCATACTTAATGCTATTCGGAATTACAACTGGTTTCTTAGCTTTTGGCTTGGCTGCATTTTTATCATGCACAGGCGTAACCTTGGCTTTAATCGGCTTTTTCATACGAGTTCCTTTGTACACGGTTAATTTGTCTTACCTAACTAAATTATAGATTTAAGTGGAAAACAATGAGGGAAATGAAAAAAGCCAGCGAACACTTGGTTCAACTGGCTTTTGATTAATTAAAAACAAGACTTTCAATTTTTGGATAGGTTCCACGCTTTGCACTGTCAGGATATTTCCAGCGAATACGATCAGCATTATTTGTATCTTGAAAAACAGACAATAAAGCTTGGCCATCCATGCTAGATTCAAATGCAGGAACTGGGGATAAACTTTCAAATCTTTCTTTTGCATTAAAATAATAAGTGGCGTATTGCTCCATACGAGAAAGAAATTCGTGAGTTGATAAGCTTGACTCAAGTGTAGAAAGATTTGCTTTTAAGTAGTTGGCGAGAAAAGCTGTGGTTCTTGAATCTACTTTGGATAATTCTTTATGATTAAAATCCAATGGAATCCAAAGTTCTTTTATTGGACTACCATTCCCACCGAAACGATGTAGACCATAAACACTTTTTCCGTCAGCAGCGTCATCAATAATTCTGTAAGTTCCTTCAGGATAATGTTTTTGGCGCAATCTAGTAGAATCCACCATAGCAAACAAATCTGGAATACTATCAGCGGCATACAGAATTTTTGAAGAATAGACTGGGCCTTGCCACCAAATTTTAAAGCGGCCTTCATCTTTTGTTTCATCACAAGAACAACCAGAACGACTTATAAGTGCGCCAGTTGTTGTGCTTACAGACACAATAGTTTGAACCGAGGATATACCTAAGCTACGTTTAAAAATGCCCATTGTGTAACGGTAAAACTTTTCGGTATTTTCCTTAAACTTTTTACCTGCTATTTGCTTAGCCTGATCCCAAAGAGCCTCAACTTCTTTTACAGATTTGCCCGTCTTTTCCGCATAAGATTTAACCACAGCATTAGGCATAATAAATTCCTTAACCAAAATTCTTGAAAACCTGAGCAAACACTTTCATGTAATCTTTACGAATGCCGTGTTTGTATATACGAATAAGAATAGGTTCATATAACTCAAGAACTTTATGCAATTCGGTTACAGCAGCCGAATACGTAACTTGAGATAAAGAACTTTGACCGCTGTTTGACATATCCAAATAAAACTTAGCGCAAGCGTATAACAGATTAGCTATATTTTCGCTTTTAAAGTTTGCGATCATTCTAACACTATCAAGTAACTCTCTGCGAAGTTTTGAAGCTACTTCTATATACTGGGTTTCATTATTCGCTTGTATTAGTGAAGGATTGGCAATAAGTGAGGTAGAACATTTTGCTATAAATTCTTTAACCCACTCGCTATCTTTACTTTTCCACGGAGAAGTACCGTATAAAATTCTGCGTTTGAGATTTGAGATTTCAAGATCAAACTTTGCAACCTCTTCCTGAAGATTTCGTTTACGAGTATTAAAGCTTTTATCACTTTCTATTTCGTTTGCGTCCTGAGTTGTGGCGTTTACCACACGGTCGATTTCACCTAAAGCACGTACTACGGATTGACGCTCAAGGTACAACGCGCAAATTCTTTGAAACTCTTCATCTTCTTGACTTGATTCTGAAATGAATACACGAATTTTCATATTTGTTCCTTAGTGGAAACCTTATTAGAAAGAGCACCCAAAAGAATGCTCTTGAAATAAAGTTTAGATAAGAAGTGCCTTCATAATGATCTCCAGTTAAAGTTGATCAAATCACTGACTCTATGCAGCGGAGCGGTTGCTCTACTACCTTCTTTAACGTGGTGTAGTTACCACGAGATATGGATCACCTCCTTATCCTATGGAAAAATTATTTAAGTAAGGGAGCGACAATTTTGCTGATAACAGCTTTACTAATTGGTTTACTCATGTCAAAAGTTTCACCAAAACTGGCCTTATACTTAGTCATGTGCATCATCTTACCATTTTTGATTCCGAAACGTGCTTTAACGGTTCCGCGACGTGGATGATAAAAACTAATGCCACCAGGTGTAGGTATTAAGTCAATACCTTTTGCCTTAAGATCTTTGCCGAATTTATCAACAACATATTGACTTGCTTCATTGAATTTTCCTGTTGACGCAGGTTTTTCAACAGTATTGGTTTTGATCTTAAGATTCTTGGTAATAGCCTCCAAAACTTCTGCGTTAGTTCCTTTCACCAGTTTATGGTTAGTAACCTTAGTAGATTTCGGCCCATCCTCTTCGATCATTACAATGCCAGTACCGACATAAATATTTAGTTTATTGTTGCCGCCTACAGTAATCATATTGATAGGTAAGGAAACAGCAAAGTGATTGTATCTGTGTGCAGGTACATTAGGTGACGGACTAAAGTGCTCACGTACACGAGCTTTAATAGTCATGCCATCACCGAAAGCTTTTTTCAAGCTACGTGCAATAGAGGCTCCTAATTTCTTCACTGAATCTGCGTCTTTGTACAAAACCATATCCAACTCTTTTACAGCATTACCAGTTATTTTTGCTAACTGGTAAACATCAGCATCCGTATCTTTATAAAGTTTCAATTCGATTGCACGATCTAAAACTTCTGACCAAATATCGTCGGCAGTGACAGGATTTCTCACTGCTTTTTCTGTGGTCTTAGAACGCATAAAATTCCGAACACCCATACCAAGGCCATGATGCGATCTGGCATAGGCTTTAGCACGATCTGTTTTATTCAGTTGAGCTAAAGTAGCTATAGCTTCTGGAAATTCTTTTGCCACCAAACGTACAGTTGCATCAGAGAAAAGCTGTTTCTTTGTTTTTGAATCAGCAGCTGAAGGTTTAACCTTAACTTCACGGGAATCAGCTTTACCAAGCTTAGCAATCTGAGCAAACACACGTTTGATTTCTGCGCCATTGAATTCTTTCTTTTGCAATTTTTCTGTAATAGTATCAGGTGTTGCTTTGCCAGTAAACTTAACCAGAACTTTATCGTCAACAGACACTTCAAAACTGGTGCCAACTTGATTTACTACAATATCACGCTTACGCGCTGAGGTTGATGTGAATACACGAATTTTCATTTTTGATTTCCTTTAACTAAAATATTTAATTACTTGAATTCTTTTTAGAGCGACCAATTACTTGAATTCTTTTTTCACTGGACGACCCTGAGAAGGTCGAGATTTTTGATCCAGCTTTAGTTTGACAGTTATATAAACTTCGTCTGTGCCGACAGTGCTTGTCATTTGTGGATAGTCAACAACTTCCATACTAAAACTTCTGACATCATGTGTTTTAGTATTTTTAGCAACAAGCTTATCAATGCGGTCAGCAAAAGCCAGTTTACATTTAGCTGCAACTTCAAGACCTTTATCTTGAACAATATTCTCTTTCTGACGAGTCATTTGTTGGATTGCTACATTCCAACCGAAGTCTGCGGTCTTAGATTTTTTAGCAGGTGCTCCAACTGATTTGGCTTTAGCCATTCTTTTTAATGTAGCAATTGCTTTGGTAGCAGCACCAGAGCTAAAGTGGAGACAATAGCCAGTTTTATCCACAGCAGAAGTTATATGTGCTGGATTGACTCCGAGCAAAGTAGCTAACTCTTCAACTTTATTTTGAGCAACGTGTGATTTACGTGCAAGTCGGATAGCATAAGCTAATCCATCAATGGTCTTAACAAAAGGTTTAGTTACCTTTAGTTCCCTGATCAATTTATTATCTGACTCAAACAATAAGGAACCTAATTCAGCAAGTTTTGCTTTAAATGCACGAGTTGTCGAAGCAGATTCAGAAATTAATATATTAACCTTCATAGAATTCCCTACCAAAGATCGTTGTATGCCCAATACGCAGCTTGCCATTTATCTTTATAAGCTGGCTTACCATTAGACTTTAAGATGCCACGAAATCTTTTGCGAAAATTTTCTCTACGTTCAGGATCTTTGTGAGTAGTGAAATCTTCATAGTCAACATGGCCATACTTTATTAGTTTAAAATTATTTCCTTTACGTGCTAATACCGCACGTTTGTAGCGCTTATCCTTTATTTCAATGGGTTTATCAAAATCAATGAAAGTCATTCCCTTGTATACAAGTTTACCATTTTCTTTTTGAATACTGTCTACACTTGTACAAAGACTCACAAGAATTTTCATAAGCTCACCTAAAGAAAAGGGCCGAAGCCCTTAATTAAACTTCGATTTACGCATAAAGGCAAAGGGGCCAGTTTTTTGTTTAAGGCGTGCATGAATCTCAGGAATTTCATCAACTAATTTTTGTTGACGTTTATTGCGCTGATCTTCAGGAATTTTCTTAGCAAGATTAGCCACCATGAGTTTTTTCATTCTTACTCTTCCGCTTGAACTTTACTTAGCTTACTTAAAAGCTGTCTACCAAGCTGATTCTTAAATTTATCCAACTTACCAGGAGTCTTTAAAACATCCAAAGCTTTCTGGTGAGCAAGCTTTAACTCTTTGTAGTTATCTCGTTCACGCTCAAAAGTAGCTAAAGCTTTCTTTTTGGCGATAGGATTAGTTGCGTTTTCTGCATCTTTCTTTGCTTTCAACGCTCTATTTTTGTGACTTTCCAGTGAAGCAGTTGTTTCTTCACTATCAGCATCCAAACCAAACTCTTCCATAGCGCCAGAAAATCTTTTGGCGAAACTTTGCTGCAAATCGTCATCCAGTTTAGATACTTCTTTTAATAGATTAGGATCTAAACCTTTAGATGCTTCTGCAAATCTAGGATCTAAGCCGGATGCGAATTGGCCAGTCCTTGATTTACGTTCCTTATGTTTTGCCATACGCATATGATGTTTAGCGTACTGACTATTTGGATGTTCTTCAATATATTCTTTTTTAGCTTCGTCTGAAAGTTCATCAAACCAATTGGAGCCTCCAATTTTTTTAGGTTTGTTATTTGAAGAGCTAATAAATACTTTGATTTTCATAGGGCCGCCTTAATAGTAGGAATCGAACGCATTAAGTTCATACATCAAACTTTTTCTGTGCAGCAGCTGAAGTAAAGAACCAATTATATCCTTTAAGGACTCTTTTGGTTACAGGATCTTTAGCTGACCACGTAAGAATCTTTGAGCGTTTACCTGCTAATACAGCAAAAATCGAAGCGGTTTCACCGATCTTTGGTCTGACTGAACGGGCTTCACTTAAAGTTTTTTTCTTTGTTTCTTTACCTTCAATAACAACTAAATAACTATAGCCTTGTGCTTTAAGTTCAGCACGTTTCTTAGCGGATTCCGCATCGTGTATAGCATCGTTACGCTTTTTCTGAACTCCAGCTAATTCTTCACGTTGTTTTTGAAGTTTAGCTATTTGTTCATCTAAGGCTTTTATGCGTTGTTTGTCTTTTGCCTCAGTTTTGTTAAAGAATGCTGTTGTATCTTTAGAATTTGTAGTAAGTGTTATACTCTGACTTCCAACATCTTCTTTTGTTATTTTGTTTCCGATTAAACTCAAAAGTTTAGCTTTAGTTAATGTTAAAGTTGATAAATTGCCGGGATGCTTACGTGTAAGAGAATTGTCACGCTCTGCAACAGCAACTATGGATTTAACTGATCCAGATTTAGTGCTATTCACTTCGGTTATACGATAGTTAGTGGCCGCCTTTGTTATAACAGGAGGCATCTTTTTGTAGCGCTCTATAGTTTCTTTCGGAATAAAGCCAATGCTCGGTCTTGGTGGAGTCTTTTTAGTTGATACTATTGTATATAAAGTAAAAGTACCGCCAACAACAATTTTCTTTTCTTGGGCAGCAGTTAAATCTGCGCTCTCAGACAACATAACTTGAATTTTCATAAGATTTTCCTATTGAATTTATTTAAGAGAAGCACTTTTGGTGCCTTTCTTAGATTTAAGAGTAGCCTTTTCGCCGTTCAACAGTTTTGCCAAAGCAGCCGCAGATAAAGGTTTAATTTCATCTTTTGAATGTTTACCTTCTGGAGCAATCAACACTCTTTTTAATTTTCCGTTGCCAGCTATTTCAACTTCTTTGATGACAAGAGTATATTTGTTTAGTTGTGGAGTTACTTTGTTATCAGCCTTACGTGTGTAAGCACCTGTAACAACCATAAGAAGTTTCGTTCCTTTGGTCATAAGTTTTTTGATTTGTGACGAAGTAAATCTGTCGTCAGCCAACTGTCTGAATTTAGAGTCAGATGCTTTAAGTCTGGCCAAAGAGTACGAACTTTGCGAAACGAATACTTTGATTTTCATATGTTTTCCTTAAATTTTAATTAAGCGATCACCAGTTGGATTTCCGTTAATTAAAAAGTTGTTATCGAAGTATTGTTTTGCAAGTTCCCAACCATCTGTGCAGCTTAAACCACGTTCAGATTTACCGTGAACCATATACTCACACAATGTAGCCCAAGCTTCTTCATACCAAGGATAAGTATATCCTGCATGATTAAATTGATCTGGATGCAAACGTCTTGCAACCAAAGCTTGTTTGTAACGCTCCATCTGAGATTGACGTACAATGCCATCATACATTAAAAAGTGAGCAAGCTCGTGCGTGATAACTTGAGCAAGGAATCCTGAAGTTATTGCACCTGAACGTAAGCCTTGAAGTTGATTGAAGTTCAGAACAAGCAACTGACGCGCTTTTATAGAGGCATCGGTTTGACGACTGAAGCAAGTAGGTACTACATCAGATTTACACAGAATAAAATGATTTAAGTTGATCTTCTTCTTAAATCCTGTGTAATCTAAAGCTTGATTTACGGCCTTACGCTCAATGTCAGCTAATGGGTAGCACCATTCATTTCTTCTGCGTTCAAGATTTTCCTCAAGAAAACCTATTGCTAATGGATGCGCTTTTTTAATTGCAGGAGGTTGAAGAACAACACGGTAGTTGTAATTCAATGTTGCACTTTCGCTAACAATATCCTTAGAGTCAATGGCAACAGGTTTAATGTTGTTTAGTGTAATCCAAACAGAATCGAACAAAGCAGGATCGCCATTAAGCATTAAGCTTTTTTCAACAAGATCTCGCAAAGTACGTTCATCAACTACAGCAACAGCGCCTTTGTCATCACGAATTTTAATACGTGAATCTAAGTACACATGCCAGAAATGATTACGCTCTATTTTAAACCATTCACCTAATTGGAATGGAGTATCTGAATTGTATCTGAATTCCATTAGCGCACCATCATAATGTTTTTAGGATCGTGTTGGTTACTTACGTAAGCCGGATTTTCAACTTGGCTGCATTCAAAACCAGTTGAATCGTGACACCAACGGTAAACAATTTGCCCATCTTTCAAGTACGGCTTGCGACCTAAACGAGTATGTGAACAAGTTAACATAGTGTCTTGGTGGGTAGTGTGGCCGCAATAACTGCAAGTGTAACTTGTGTAATAAAATCCTACGCTATGCGTATTGCATTCGTTTGTCAGAATGCGATTACAGATTTCAGGATCACGAGTACGATCATATGCCAACAGCAGAATTAATTTTGCGTGATTGTTACGGAAACCACGAAGCGGTTTTAAATAAGCATCTAAAATAATGCCACGCGCTTTGGTGTGATCCTGATTATCATGTTCGCGGAAAGTTGGTTTACCTTTGTAAGTTTTGTATGCTTGCATACCCAACTTAGGTTTGAACTGTAACAACTCACTCAAGCTTGCACTATCGCCATTTGTATTTGGCAGATCTGTGATTAATGCCGGAGTAGGAACCATTACATAATCACGAATATCAGGACTTGTGTTGTAAACTTTTGCAGCGGCTGGAAGCCAAGCATTAACATCAAGTACAACACCCTCACAGCCACCAACCATTTCTGGTTTAGCTGTGATTGCCATATTGTTTTTTGAAAGTTTGTGCAGATCTATACCGCGACCTTCACCTTCACGAACTGAATAACGGCCAATATCAAAAGAAGAAGATACAAACTTACCTATATCCGTATTTAACTTAACAGGAACCATTGTGTACTTCTCCTTAATCAATGTTTTCAGCAATTTGCTGCTCTAAGCGTTTTTGCTGAGCAAGCAACAGTGTGGGATTACGTTTAAATTTCTGACCATCAGTAAATATGTAATCAGAAATAAGATCGATGCCTTTATTTTGTTCGATAAAGTGTTTGCAAATAACGTCAAGATAAGCAAACATTTCTACAAGACTTGCAAGAGGAAATTCTTTACGTATTTCCAACTCAACACGGTTACGCAAACTATTGAATAAGTTGTATAACTCGTGTTTGTTATTGTGGCCGCTTAAGCTTGCTTGATAAGCTTGCTGTAAACTTTCTAAATCGCTGGCAAGCTTTCCTTGAGTAAATTCACTGTTACCCGCAGGAACAACAGCGACTTTCATTTCTTTAAGTGCTTGCTTACCTAAGAAATCTATTTGCTCAACAGCTCTTTTAACATCAAGTTGTTGATTTGGCGGAAAGCATTGAAGTGCAGCCATATAAACAGGAGTCTGGTAGCCTTTTACAATAGCACTGACACCTGATGTACTTAAAAACAATTTAGCTTTTTTCATAAAAATTCCTTGTCTATGTTCAATTTAGCCCAAGCATAACATTCATCAAATGTTTGTTTGATTGGCTGAACAAGATAAATTTTTCCGCGTTTGATAAGTGTGTACGGTTGATCATTTTTAATTGGACGACCTGAACGATATACGCTTTCGTCAAATCCATCCTCTAACACACATATCCATTTACGTGAAAATTTTCCGCCGGTTGTTTTGTCAACACAACGAATATTTCCTATAATACGATTTCCAAAGCGTAAGTTATAGCGCCAGCGTTGATCAACAGGAAGTTTGGCGCATTCTTTATCGCAGCGTAGTGTAAGCTTTTTAGGCTTATCGTCAGAAACTTCAACATAAAGCTGTTCGTAATCTTCATCAGAGTCATCAGAACTATTGGACACAAGTTCTTCTATTTCTTGACGAGGACTTAAAACAGCGTCAAGTTCGTCATCGGATAAATCACTAAGCTTTGGTTGCCAACCTTCGGCCTTCATTTCTTCTATAGCAATGTATTCAGAGATCTTACGTGCAATCAAATCTAAATCTTGATCTTGTAACCACACAGCAAAATCAGCTGTTAAGAATTCAACAGGATCATCTTCAATTTCTGCATCAGAAGATTTACTTTCCAATTCCTCTGGAGCTTTTTCAGAAGCAGGTTCTTCTTCCTCTAAACTTTTATGTGCATTTTCCAGCATACGATCAAGTTCTGAATCGTCATCTTCAAAATCTAGATCGTCTTTTTCTTTAACTGGCTCAGTCTTAACTTCTTCCACTTTAGTTTCAGAAGGAACTGTCTCTTGTTGATTACTTGTATCAGTGCTTTCCTGCGCTTTGGTTTCAGTAGAGTTCTGTTCAACTTCAGCTGGATTTTCTTGCTCTTGTTGTGGAACAGGAATATCTTTTTTACGTGAACGTGGAATAGTTGATTTATAATCACGGAAACCAAGATAAGCGGCAGTCAATGCTCCAGCTATAACAGCAGCACCTGAAAAAACTGCTACTAACGCACCTAAGCCTAATGCAACTTCAGCAAGACCAAAACCTACATCACGAGCAACTTGTTCACCTTTAGAATCATTCTTGGTACTCATTCCCTTAGATTTTGCTTTAAGGTAAGAACCTAATTCTTTTTTCTTTGCAGGTGATAATTGATCGCTTATGGCACTAGCAACAGATTTTACTTTATTGCTAAATTTGGATGTCTGTTCTGCGATTGTAGATCTGACTTGTGGAAATTTATCGTTTGCTCTGCGATCAATTTCGTCACGAGTTACACGTTCTATAGCAACCGCTAATTCTTCTGGAGATCTTTTCTTACGTTTTAAAATTGGAGCAACAGCTTTACGTAATCTGCTAAAAATACTTTCCTTCTTTTTAGCAGGATCTACAGGAGTCAGTGGAGGAACCAAATCAACTTCAGGCTCTGGAACTTCAAGTTCCGCTATATCCTGATCAAGTTCTTCAGGTTCAACGTCAACTGCTTTATTCGCACGTTCCGCCTTCTTTTTAGCCAGACGTTTTTTCTGCGCTTCTTTTTCACGCAGGTATTTGGCAAGTTGACTTGTTTTGTGTTTTTCCAGATACTTCTTTTGCTGATTGGTGGATAATTTTTTCCACCAATCAGGCTCTTTAGTTATTTTTCTTGCGGATTCAGATACAAACAATGAATCCACTAGATCAAGTTGTACTTTCTTCACTATTAGTCTCCTGAGCAGCTTGAATCAACTTAGCTAAATCATTCTTAAGTGCAACAGAATTAGGATCTAGCTGAATAGCTTGCTCTAAGTATTTTATGGATTCACCAAGTAAAACCTCGGAATCAATTCTGTATAAAGCAGTGGAAAGTAAGTGATATGTCTTTGACAGAATGTTCGGATCGCGATATACAATAAAATTATCAGCATCTTGAGGAATCTTGAGGATTTGATGACAAATGCCTATACACTGCCAGTAATCTTCATCCAAGAAAAAGTCATGAGCAAGAGAATAAAATACATCTCTTGAGGTAGGGCAATAGGAAAGAGCACGATATAAAAATTTACTATCATCTGTTATTTGATTTAACAGACAACAAATTTCTACACATAGATCCAGACTACTATCAAGCTCAAGGTTCAATGCTGCCTCTAGTGTAGGCAAAAAGCTTTTGATATTAGAGCTATTGGATAGCGCACGAGCAGCATAATAAGTGGCAAGTTGACTTGAACGATTCTTGTTCCAGTAATCTATGTTTTGTTGTATAAAATCATAGATACCAAAACTTGAGGTTGACATTGTAATGCTGGCATAAGCGTTATCACCAACGGCCTTTAAAACGGGAAAAACTGGGTGTTCCCATACAGCACGAGCTGTACCACTTACAATAGTGGTAACTTGTGTTGTGGAGGAAATACCCAGTGTAGTGTTATTATCCCTTAACTGTAGAAGTGAGTGGGATATAGAAAAATTTGTCGCGCTTGGATTTTCTGAAACAGCTTTCTCCAGAGCGGAAAACCAGCCACCTTTAGTAAATAAAGATAAGTTGCAGTCTATATTAAAATTTACACACCAATCAGCATAAGTATTTTGGCACATATGAAGAAGCATGTTTTTAGCCGCAGCCAAATCCATTCCACTAGCAGCCCCAAATTCAGAAACTTTAATTCTGGAATCTGAGTTTTCAGCGGCTTTAAGTGCTTCATAAGATCCATCTGTACTTCCAAGATCCATAATAAAGATCAAACTTGCTTGCTTTGTTTCCGCAAGAAAATTCTCAATGATACTTAAATTGTTAAAGCATGTTGTATAAACTGCAACTCTCATAAATTCCCCTACACTGGTGGTAGTATTATTTTTCCGCTGGTGTTCCAGCTTCTTGTAAATAAAGATTCGATTGGTAAAGTATAAACTTCAGGTCTGCTCATGTCAGTGACCAAATAGAAAGCAGGGCTATCAGAAGCGTAATAAACTCTTCTTGAGTACGGAAAATTCCAGAACTCACATTCTATTTTAGGAAACTTGTTTGTTGGTACATAGCGCAGATTAGTGCGAGGATCTATACCAACAATGTCAGAGTCTGTTTTAAATGTTCTTTCGCTAAGATTTCTAGCGCGATCAATCATGGTTGTACGTTGATCTGAATTGGTAAATGTTTCAAATCCGTACATGAATGTTCTTACATTACGAACAAAGCCATCTTGATCCACATAAATACGTTCATAGTACCAACGGAAACCGTGAATCGTATCAAGAAAGAAACTTGGATGATTGGCCGCAACGCTAATGCTCATTCTGAAACGCGCAGGAGATATACCTGTAACATCATCACGAGTTTTAGCATATATTTTCCAATCTACTTTAAATGGCTCAATTACATTTATAGAGATTTTGCCAAAATTGGATTTTTGTGTTCCATTGCTGAATTGATAGTTAAAGCAATCCTCCGTATTACCAATCTCACCATAAGGTCTATAAATAAATCCTTTCTTGAATTCATCTTTTCGTAAAGTGCCTTTCTTTGGCATAACTTCAGCAATATAATCCAAACGCCAACCACGTTGAACAGGAACACGTAAAGGTAGAACTAAAGGATCTGGACTTGAACTATCAAAGAAATCACGAGCGCCCTGAATTATATAAGGCTCAAGATCAATAAATACCTCTTGCCCCAAAGTGACTGATACTTCAATGTCAGGAGCAAAAGGTATAAAGTGTCTCCAATAGTCGCTGGCTACAATCATGCTACCAAACATAATGTACCTACTATTCGTTGTCTAAGTTTACAATCAAATGAGAAAGAAATGGGCGCAATTTTGCATTAAGTTTTTTCAAAGCATCTTTGGCTTCAAACCATTTGCGAACGCGCATATCTTTTTCTGGAAACTTTTTGTACATATTCTCTACCTTAAGGCCGTACACAGTTACTTTTTGAGCAACACCAGTAGATCCTTTGCGGTAAGAGTATTGGCCGAGATTGAAGGTAACATCACCATCGACTCCGGCTTCTTCCCAAGCTTCAACTTCAGCACTTTCTTTTTTGCCCAAGTCTTTTTCTTTTTTACCTTTTGGTATGCCCCAGTTTCCAGCATGGCGTGAACTAATTAATAAAATATGTAACACGCCCTTTTTATCGTAAGCATAAGGTATAACACCAGTCTGTTTACGAACACGTTCACCAGCAGCCAAACTTTTTAAAGGTATGTTCAATTGGATTCTGCGTTTTTTCATATTACACCCTGTATTTTTTGCGGAATTGTTCCACAGACATAATTGGAATACCAGCATCCTGCGCTTTACCTGTGGTTCCACTTGAGAAGCCAAGATCTTTCACTAAGACTAAATTAGTGTCCTTGCGCCAGTCCTGTACCTTGCCGCCTTGCTCTGTAATGAACTTTTTCAGTTCTTCGTCACGTACACCAGTAAAGGTTACGTTTGTTCCCGACAATTTATTGCCTTTAATAACTTTCTTAACAACCTTAATCTTGAGTTTGAATGTATCTACAAACTTTTTGATCTTAGGTAAGGCAATAGCAAATTCATCGGCCAAATCTTTAAAACCAGTGAGCATACGTATTTTAGTTTCTATCTGACTCTGACTATATTTATCAGCCCAAGATAAAACATCAGGATATGCTTCAGAAATAGCGTCAAGTCTACGAGTACCAAAATTCAAAAGATAACCGCTGGCATCAGCAACTTTAGTAAAGGTAAGTTCACTCAAAGCTTTCTCTAAACTTTGTTCAAACAGTTGGGCTTTACGTGTACCTAGACCTTCGATGTTGATAAAATCTTCGGCATCCAATTTAAGAAATTGGCTGAGTTTTTTGTAACCGTTGTCCCAAAACTTTTGTACGGTACTAAGTTTGAATCCATCCACACCGATACGAACAAAGAAGTGTTCAATTTTCTTTTGCTTCTGAAGATCAGAACCTGAACTTGTTTTGTTTAAAAGTTTGGCGTGTATACCAGATATTTTATAAGGAACATCTGGCATCTGTGGTTTAGGTGCGGCCTTAACCACTTCAACAATATAAGGAATTACACCGCCAGATCTTACAGCACGAATGATCGCGCCTTTACCTAAAGGTCGAGCTTTATATGGAGGTGTATCTTTCAACTCACTTTTATATCCATGTTGAATATAAAATGCGTTGTGTCCAGTAAAGTTGCTTACTGTAACTCCACCAATTCGAGTAGGTTTAATGGTAACAACCGGAATTAAATTTCCAGTACGACTTGCTTCCCACTCAACAGATTTAACTGGAATATCCACCATACTGGCTGCGCTATTTTCTTTAAAAGACTTAGCGTGTTTTGGATCTTCATGACCTACAGGATAGTAGTTATCTTCTTCGACAACAATGCCGTCAATTTCATAATCACTAAGTTGAATGCGTTTTGCCAAGTATTCCGAAAGAATACTGAAGTTGATTGTTTTGACAACTTTATGAGGCACTACTTTGAAGCCAAGCGATTCAAGCAATTTAAACTGAGCGCTTGGTTTAAGTTTACTTCCTTGGCCGTTAAGAATTTTAAAGGCGAACAGAGTCAAATGTTTTGCGTAGTTTGCGTACTTTGCAAAATCTTTACTGGTAGGTAACTTATTAATGATGCCACCAGCCGCATTACGTACTGCACTAAAATCTCCACCAGAATCCTTATGCAGATGTTTATCAAAAGTAGAGTTAGCCGCAATTGCTTCGACACGAATGTCAAAACGTGTTTTAATTTTAATGCGTTTTGGAATCTTTAGATAAGGAAGTAAATGAGAAATATCTTGGCCCTTTAATCCATCACCACGAGAATACAATTCGACTGGAACACCTTTGTCATAACAAAGTTGTAAACTCATTCCATCTTCTTTGTCACTGAGAACGTAAGGGCCACTGTATTTCTTGGTGAATAATCCAATTTTTTTATCGTCTTTGATTTTATCAAGACTACTCATTGGATTAGGTAAACGCACTTCGACTCTTTTATTCCCAACCTTATGTCCCACTTTGAACTTACGAGGTGATTTAGGAAACCGAGATAAATATTTTTCCTTCAGATCATCGTAATCATTATCTGCAATCGGTTTTTTAGCCAGATTGTAGTATTGGTGATCTAAATAATCCAATAGTGCATCAAACTCAGTGCGAGTGGCTTTACGCCACCCATCACTAAGAAAAGATTTTAATTGAGTTTTTGTCATGTCAACTCTCAATAGGTTCTTTATTTTTTGTTAGTGTGTCAGCTAAACTTTGTTTTTCAATCAACTGACGAACCGGAAGCTTGCGAACAAATTCGGCCATATCTTCGATTCTACGTTTCTGACGTTTATCAATACGTACAGTACGATAGTCATCAGGCTCGTTGGTCAAATCATAAAGTTTGTAGATGATAATGTGATCGCTACCTTCCATAGTAGATATGTCGAAAATCAAGAATTCCCGTTGTTCACTGCGATCATTATTGAACTTTATGATCGAACCTTCTTCAAAATCTTTAACGACTTTTTTCACTTCAGGTTCTTCAAGCTCTTTAATAGCAGTATCTACTTCTGAATCATCAGTATCTAAATCAACTGGATCTTCATCTTCAACCAATTCTTCTTCCGGTTCCTCAACAACTTCATCTTCAAACTCTTCTTCAGATTCTTCCTGATCTTCATCGGACTCGTACTCTACTTCTTCGTCTGCCTCAAGATCATCAACAGTTTCTTCTTCAGCAAATTGAGAAAGATCCAGTTTAGGTTTTGGTATAGTCTTTTTAAGATCGGAAATTGCCTGTTCAAACATTTCAGCAACTTCTACTTTTTTCGCTTCGCGCTCAGGTTCATCCTTTTTATTGAACTCACCTTCTATCTGAAGATTGTCAAGATCTAAATTCAAATCGAAATCTTCTTCATCAGCCAAATGATCAACACGCAAGCCAAGATCTTCAGCGTTAACTAAACGTCTACGTTTAATCTGCTTGGCAATTTCCTTGTCAGACATTTTAACTGTTTGGGATTTACGAACTTTAATCATGTGTTCTTCAAGAGTTTGCAAATGAGCTTTAGCATCTTCAGCTTCTTGTTTACGTCTTTGACGTTCAGCCGCACGTTTCTCACTTAACTCCTGAATTTGCTTACGTTTTGCAGCAGCTTCCCGTTCACGAATTAATTGACGTTCCCTTGCTCTCTTTTCTTTTTCACGCAAACGCTGTTCTTCCATACTGTTTTCCATATCAGCCTTGGTGAATCCACCTTCAGGCCATTTATTTTTTGGTAAAACAGTTGTCATTGAAAGAATTATGTCATAGGTGTCAAGGTTAATAGCGAACCGATTAAAATTCTGATCTATTAACACTCCACCAGTGGCAGGTTTTATAAAGCGAATGCCAAACACATCACCACGTTTGTAGTGAATTTTTTTATCAGCTTTCTTTACGGTAAAGCCTGAAGGATCACCAACTCTACGCCATTGGTAATTGGCAAAATTTACACCTTCTTTTGCTTCAGCATTAACAGCACGAGCGGCTTTAAAATAAGCCGCATCCCATGCACGATTGTCGGATTGTTTATTGATAACCCGAACAATCTTGCCGTCTTGACCTGCTAAATTTTTAATAGCAGGTCTTTTGACTTTTTTACTGTTCTCCAGAAGTTTGTTAGCTTCTTTTTGAGTTATTGCAAAATTTACATGGTATAAATCAGGAAGCACAACATAAAAGTTGCCGCTTCTGGCAGCGCGAATACCATAAATATCGTTCTGAGTTATAGTGCGAGTATGACTACGCTGGACAATTTTTATTCCACGAGATCCATGAAATCTATGCCAAGAAAAATCATCAAGTTCATCATATTTAGCACTAAGAGAAAGCAAGTTAGAAACCGATAACGGATTTAAGTTGAAACGAAGTTTTTTCATCAAAATTTTTCCTTAACCGCCGTGAATGTAACCACGAGGAGGGCAATCGTCTGGATTACATAAGTTTTCGCAAGGCATTATGGCTGTCCAAGCCCATCCTTTCTCTTCAACGTAAACAGCGTAAAATTGTCCTGACGTATAACCATAGGTTAGTGCGTTATCTTCAGCAAGCTCTTGAGTTGCAAAATAACCAGGATGCAATTCATTAGCAGGTGGAGTACGAACAAACGTAGATGTAAATTCAAGTGGTTCAACAGCAGCCACAGCAAATACAAAGTTTCTATCTGTATCTGTGTAAGCAACTTCACGAATAACAACAGGCGAATTTGTCTTATGTACTACAGTATCGAATGGATCTTTGATGTAAATGCGATTCGATGGATCTCCATCAGTCATACGAGTTAATCCAAATTTTGGATCTGTTCCACTCAATCGTGCATCATATTTTGGAGCAAAACTTATTAAATCACTTACCATTGGAACCGCATATTGCGTAGTGAACGTGTAGGCAGATCCCAAATCGCTGACCGAATATTTAGTATTGGCATACACAACATTGGAGTCATTAACTGAATAATCCAAAACAAATTTAACAGGATCTGGTTGTTTAACAATCCAAAAATTCGTAGATGTTTTTACTTCAGTGTGTGATTCAGATACTGACCAATTTCTCGATGCAGTAATAAAGTTTCTATTTTGCTCGTCATCAAACCAACCATCACGATCAATGTAATAAGCAGTGTCGGATCTCCAAACATAGTTAGGTGTGTAAGTTGGAGAGTGTCCAAATTGCAGAACCTGACCATTCGACATATCAAATAAAGTGAAAGGCTTATTGTCATACCTAACAACGGTAAACTCAGTCAATATTACTGGATTATCATAACCACTGAACACAACGGCTTGAACATTGTTGGTGTCCAAGACATTGACTGTGTAAGTAGCGTTTGAATAAACAACGGCTATACTTGATTTTAAATTTACTAAATGAGCTGAATTGTCTACAGCAACTTTTCGGCCAACATCAATCAAATGTTCTGTGTTATTAGGAGTAACAACTTCCAGTAACATTGGTATAGATAAAACATTGTTTGCGTAACCTACATTAATTCTCAGTCCACGCATTGAAACTAAATCTACACCAGCATCAAACACATAGTTGAAATCTGAAGGTGTGACAATATTCGGTTTGGTAACAACATAGTTTGAATCACGTAGTATCTCAGAGAAGTTTTTATTTTTCTGAGGAACTACTTCACTGTGATCAGCCAAAACCAAACTTTTATTTGATTCAGGCACTATGCTATTAGGTTGACCTAAAACAACAGGTGCATTAGAGACTTTTATTGGTTTAAGAACAGTGGCCGCTTTAGTTCCATTACTATGATTTACTTTCATGCTATAACTTTGAGCACGAACATAATCAACTGTCGTATCTGTTTCAACAGCAGAACCTAACTGACCAAAATAAAGTTCGGGATCTAGTGTAACACTGATATTGCTATCAAAAGTCTCAATAGTCCAAAAGCCTCGACGCCCTCCAACATATACACTTAGATTTACAGTATCACCATGTATTGGTCGGCCATAACCTTTAAGTTGAAGTGTATCACCATCATCCATATTGATTGTACGAAATACATCATTTAATGGCATACCGCGCCAATCAAGTCGAGCAGATCCTAAATCAACACGCTGTCCATTATGATATAATTCTGTGCCGTAAGGAACAACCACCGGAACATTAACTGAATTTCCAATTCCAGTTATTGAAACTGTGTTACTGGATAAAAAATCCTTTATACTTGCACCGACAATAGTTCCAAAGTTAAATGCGTCAGGAGTAGTATCACCAATAGTATAAGCAACGAATCCACCCACCGCATAACAAGTCGAGACCGCAACATTGTGCGGTGTGTCGTAGTTATACGTTGTTTTAACTTTGATCTTGATTTTATCGCCTGTTCTGGCGGTGATTGTTTGTCCTGATTCAATTCCGTTGACGACAAACTGCGCCTCATATTGATCAGGGATTTTGAATACAGTCGGCTCATAGTTTGTTCCACTCAAATTAATTTCATTCGAGTAAACAAAAGTACCAAGTGGATTGTCATATGTGCTATCAAATTCAAGTACAGGTCTTGGCAATACAGCAGTATCTGACTCAGCAAGCGTACTAACACTAAATGGAGTTTCAAATCTTTCCTGTTCAATAGTTATTCTTGCGGTAACAACAGCACAACCTAAAGCATCAGCTTGAACTCGAACGGCCAGTGTGTCACCATTTTGAATTATAACCGAAGTTCCTACGAAATTTCCGTTGTGTACAAAAATACCAGTATCAGTTTCTACTTCAACAGGAGAAGTTAAATGTGAGATTGTTACGGTGTTACTGACAACAAAAGATTCTGGAGCCGCACCAAATACAGGATTGAATTTAAAATCAAATGGAACAATTCTGCTATCATCAAGATAAACTGAAGCAGTGAAAATTTGTTGGTCTACAACAACGCCAAAGAAAAGAGGATCTGGAACTCCAGGAATATAATCAAAACGAACTTGAATACTATCGTTGGAAGTAACTGAAGTAACATTTGGTTGTGGTACACCATTTACCATTAAAGTGTAATTAGATTCCGCCGGAAACAATTGGATTCTTATTGGCTTATTAGCGGTAAGGATTTCAATTGGGCCAGTTACACCTGTATCACCTAATGGAAAATCTGTTATATCAATAAATTCCGAAGAATCCAGAGTATAAACAAGTTGATCCATATCAATCTTGTTTGGAATGTTCGCATAGGCATCAAATAAATAAATTTCATCTGCTAATGCTATACCATAAGCACCAAAGCCTACAGACCAATCTTGATTAAATTCGTCACGAACATAAACTTTTTTAGCTTCTACGTCACTGACATAAATGCGGCCGCTTGCTTGAACAATCACAACATCTAAAAATAATGCGTCAGGTATATTTATTTTTTGCGTAGAAAAGTCGGTGAGGTTTATTTTTGTAATGAATGAATTAAAGCCGTGAGTTATGTAAAGAGTATTATCATTTACATAACTGTTTCTTGCGTCAGCATCTAGTGCAGCTAAAGCCACATCATTAAGATCCACAAGTTCATGCTCAGACATAACATATATGGTTGTGTCTTTTGAGGCAAGACTGTGAATTCTTCCAGCAAATGTTATATCTGGCTGTGCGACAAAATTTAAAGATGAATCTACTGCCCAAACTTTTAAAACTGTGGAGCCTTGTGCATAAGCATAAAGCTTATTGTCATTGAATAAGACTCCGGCAACATCGCTCAAGCTTAAAGATGTTATTGGAGAAAAGAAAGCATCATATATGACAATACTATTGTCTTTATTGTAAGCAACTGCTGTACAAAGACGAATTTGGTCTGAGCCATATAAATTTGAGGAACTTATTGGGCCAGCACCTGCTAAAGTTTTTGCAATAGTTTTAGAGTCTGTATCAAAGATGATTGTTTGATTACGATTAAAATCTAATACAGCAAACGCATTTAAAGCAAACGCATTTGTAGGCTGAGCATTAAGATCGTAACTGTGAGTTTGAATGCCATTGAAATCGAAACTTTTTAAATACCGTTGGCTATTAGGAGCCCAAGTTAATTCTGGAATCACTTCAGCACTAAATAAATCGTTGTATCGTTCATCATAGCTAAATGTGGCTATGTTTTTTGTGATAAGAGCGTAATAGCCTACTACAACTCCATTTTGTCGAACCACACTAACAGCGCTTGCGCCATTTGTATTTGAAGAACTTAATAAAATTTTCAATTCAGCATCAGGAGCAACGTCTGCACCGGAACCTAAAACTGATCCTGATTGTGTTTGCAACTGACCATTGCTGATAGTTATATTAGCAAACGGATTGCCTTGAGCATCAAAAAGAAATAATGCAGGATCTGGTGTAAATGTAAGAGAGGTATAGCGCTGACCCGCTTCACGATCTGGACGAACATCTATTAAGCGCATGAATATTTCTCCAAACGAAAAAGGCGGCGCTTGGCCGCCTTTGTTTAGTTTTGTAACTTAAGGAGTAACAGGAGCAGGTAAATCACCACCGGCCTTTAAGAACATTAAACGCATACCTTTGTTGTCACGACGGTTTGCTTTCAATGCCTTATACACACGTTTATGCGGATCATTACCGTTCATTTCGTTGTACACGTTAACTTCTACTTCAGCAAACTGAGAAACAACATCAGCTGAAATATAAGTAATCATATCCAATTCGTGTGGGTATGAATAACGCTGTGTACTCAGACCTTTGATCATGTTCATGGTCAGGTCGTTGTTTTCACTGATACTTACTTGTTGCATCACGTTGATAATACGTGAGCTGTCGTTTGTATCAAAACAAGCGGTAACTGGAACTGTTGGAGTGTGAACATCACTTTCACGAACAACGAAATAGTAAACGTCATCGAAAGCATCCAACAGATCTGGCCCTTGAATATCATCACCAAGGCTTGAAGCCAGATCACCACCACCTGCCATACTGAATACGCAGAATAATGGAGACTTACCAACAACACCAGGAGTTTCATTTCCTAAAATTGTTTGTCCAGTATCTTTATCAACCATGCGTTGAACAGTCCACCAATGGAAACGATCACCAGTGTTATCACGAGCTTCTGTCCACATCATAAATGCAACACCGTGATCGGTTGTTGATAATGCGTAAGTCAGTGGAATAGATTCTTCGTTAACTACATCAGTACCTTGGCGGTTGATATAGAAGCCGAAGTGTTCATAGCGCCAGCTTGGACGATCTTGATACGCAAGAGCAGCCCAACTTGCAGCGTCAGTACCTTGCTTACAATCTGGATGAATCCAATCTTTACCATTAGGAGTTTTAGCAATTGAATTTGTAGTTAACAAACCAGTGCGAGAAACTTGACGGTTAGTGCCAACCATAACATCTTTACTGATTGCAACTTTAAATTCGCCATCAGCATCGATAATGTTTGTTGGTGTACAAACATACCAGTTGATCCAACCTTTAGCGCTTGCAAGTGGAATACCGCCAGCGCCTTCAGAATTCACTTCGATAACAAAACGCCACGGTTGACGATTATCATAAAGTGGATTCGGAGTAGTGCCGTCTGGCATCATTGTTGCGCCATCTTCGATAGCCAACGGATCTACTTGTTCCGTTGCAGCTAACAACACACGTTTAACAGTGCTATCAACAGTTGTTGGGTGAGCAGTTACTGCTGAATCGTTTATGTTCAACACTTTGAAACCACGAGCTTGCAAATCCATCACTAAAGAAGCGACCATGCTTTGCACGTTGATAAAATTACCACGTTCGATATAACTTGTAGCCATTTAGCTATCTCCTAAAATTTACTGTATACCAGCACCTTGTTTCATAACGCAAATACGAACACCTTTGTTATAAGGTGAATTGGCTTGAATAGCCTCATAAACTCTTTGTTGCCCAAACATCGTTAACGGCTGCACAGATTTTTGAGAAAGTAATTCTGCACTAGCATATCCAATCATGTCCAACTTATACGGATAGTAGTAACGATGTGTGTTCATACCTTTAGGGAAATGAATAACAAAGTTACGATTTACCATCATACCTACTTGTTGAATAGGATTTATTAATGGGAAACTATCAGCAGACGCAACAACTGCACTTAACGGAATTGTTGGTGCAGAAATATCTTCTTCACGTACAACAAAATAAAGAATTCCATCAGGTGAAATTGCATTGTCATCTGTTCCACCGCCACCATCTTGAGTAAACAAACAAAACAGTGGAGATTTTTCATCTAACAGTATTGAACCATCTTCTTTCACAAGACGTTGGATAGCAAACCAGTTAAAGCATTTGCCACTACTGTCATAACTTTCTGCCCATGTGTTTAATGTTACACCATGATCGGTCACACTCAACATATAGGACATAGGTAAGGCTTCATAATCCAACTCTTCACCATTAAAGCTAGGCCACACAGTATTATTCGCATCTTTGAAAGCACGGAAGAAATACTTTTGATTTGGCCCAACAGAAACAATATTATTTTTTCCAAAGAAACCAGATTGACGAACATCTGTTGCATCTGCTTTATACGCAGAGACAGAAATTAATCCGTTGGCTTCAGTAATAACTTGTGTTGGGGTACAAGCCCAATAACGTATATAATGATCTGCATGTGAAACTTGAATCACAAGTCTCCAAGGTTGACGACGAGAATAGTTTGGATCTGAAGTTGCACCTTCTTCTACCGCTAATGGATCAACGGCAGTCGTTGGAGCAAGAACATAAACGTGTGTATTTTCATCGTGGTTAGGTGCAGTATTTGCACCTTGCGCGACTGCTGTATAAGCAGTTAACAAAGTAAAACCAGCTGATTTTAAATCGGTAACTATGTCACGCACCATAACCTGAAGATTTACGAAGCCAGTTCTGTTAAAATGTCCGGGCATGTTAACTCCTGTTATTGCAATGTCAAAGCTGTGATTGTTACTGTAGGTCTTGAGTCAACAGCACCAACATTTTTTAAAGTAAAATATTGCATTGTGCTAGGTGCTTCAGACAAATTAAGCATAAAGCTAAAACGCCTGTGATTAATGTAGTCACCATTTATATTGGTAATACCTTCATCAAACAGAAATTCTGGACTACTTACAAATTTGTAAGGATTTCGATCAGTACGAGCGGCTGTTGTAAATCCTTTTAATTCAAAATCAGGTGTGTTAACTTCTACATAAGCAAGTAATACACTCAATCCTAAATTAAGTTCAAAAGGATGTTCTTCACCAGCTGCAATACTGTTCAACGGTTGGTAAGTTCTTGTAACTCGTTGACCAGCACCAAGGCCAACATATTCCCAACCTATAGTGCCGTCAAGTCGAACAGTTAAAACTTTACTAACTGCCTTTCCTTGTTGCGGAACCAAATAGTTCGGATTGATAGATAAACGATCTTGGTTTTCACCTAAAAATTCCAATGGAGTTTCTGTGGTAAAAACTAAGCCGCTTTCATACTCAAGCCAAGCTTCTTTGGTTTCATCCAGATAATAAATGATCCCTGGAGTTTCCATAACACCACAGAGCATCATTTTCTTACGAGCATCAAATTGTTCAATACCAAAACTTTTAGATGCAGCGTCAACCAAAAATTGATCACGATCAGCAATTGTAGCAAAAACTCTGTAGCCACCCTTGAGGAAATTATCCTCAAGGATGAACGGAACAAAGTTTGTCGCTGGCTGATAAAAATCTGTAGCTGCCAACGGCATAAAACTAACTCCTAGTCTTATGGAATACTTGAATCTGGAACACTGGAGCCATAACTAATGCGCCAAGTGATCGCAGGGCCATAAGGGAATGTAACACGATAAACATAATACTGCTTGCCATTAACAGTGACTTCTTCAGCACTATTAAATGTACCATCGCTTGCAGTTGTTCCAGCGCCATCCCAAGAACCAGCAACATTATTACCAGTGTTGACAATATAAATGTAACCCCAAGATTTAGGATACATAATATAAGCCAACGATTGCATGTTAGTGCTTGCACCAGTAGTGAATGTTTCGTTGTTTACTCCAGTTAAAGTTCCTGTCAACAAATCATAGAATGCAGATGTTGCGTAATCTGCTTTTAAGTTTTGCTGTGGAGCCATACCAAAACGTGGAGAAATGTCAGTGCTAATTGCTTTTGCGTTAATTGTGTAACTGGCGTTAGCGGTGCCACCGTCATTCACATAACTTGCAATTAATTGCACTGTGCGGTTTTGATCTAAACTCAATGGAACTGAAACAAGAATATTGTTACTGTTATTTGGATCAACAACAGCAGTTATTCCATAGTTTGGTGACGCAATTGAGAACGTAACTTGTCCACTGTTTGCTGCTATAGCTGTCCACTGTGTTGGAGTGAATGACATTTTTGCAGCAAGTTTGAAATCTTCTGTTGTTCCTGCATTCACGTTAATGCTGGTAACAGCACCATCATAGTTTGCTGGAGCAACACTGGCTTCAAATATTTTCAGTGTGTTTGGTGTATTTAAACGAGCGCGAATAGTTAAGTTTTGCTCAACCGCATAATCAACACCGTTATAAGTTACAACAACACGAATACGAACTGTTTGGTTCGCAGTTATATTGTTTGGAACTAAAGTTGCAGATCCGTCAGTTGGATGTTCTGTGATAGAGGCATGAGCGCCACCATTCACAATACTCCAGACTGTACGTGTACTATCTGTAACCGCAAGTGTTGTGTTATTATCAAAACGAATACGACTACGGAAAACTTGAGGCTGATCTTCAAAGAAGTCAGTTAATCCGTTATAAATTTCGGCACCTGTTGGAACAGCAACATCAGTAACAGTAATATTCATACTGTCATTTAAAGTTACTCCACCTTCAATATAGCTGGCGTTTAATCGTACCGTTGTATTTGTTGTAACACTTCCAGCAGTACCAGTTGCTACACCACCATTTTGATTTACAGCAAGTACAGCTGTATTCTCGCTTGCGAAAATATTAGTTGTGTTATAAACAACTATACTTCCATCGCTGTATGTAACACGGAAAGTAAATACAAAACTTTCACCTTCCATTAATGTAGCCGGACTTGGGCCAATAATTGCAAGCGATTGTGGGACAACAGGAGCTTCAATAACTGTAACTTGTTTTGTTGCTGTAGCAGTAGCGCCACCAAAACTATAGGTTGCAGTAAGAATTGTTGGAGTAGCTGCGTTAACTTCACCAACAGTTAGACTTCTGTTTGGATTTATCGACACAAGTGCCGGAGAGTTTGTAACAAAAGTAAGTGGAGTTACAATTGACTGCGAGTTATCGCTGAAAGTTGCACGTACACTATAAACACTTGACGTTGTGTTTTCAGTTACTTCATCAGCACCTAAAATTTCTAAAGCAATTACTTCTATACCAGCAACTATATTCACGTTCAAAGTAGCGGAGCGAGTAATACCTAAATGAGTATAACTTGCGGCCAATCTAATCGGAGTATTTACGCTGATGTTATTTGTTGTCAACAAACCACTAATGTTTATGCTGGCGGCAGAAGTGTTTAACTCGTTTTCAAATATTGATGGGACAACTGCACGACTTGAACCATCAGCGAAATGAGCAATAACTTCATACTGCTCAGTTGATTGTTCTTGTACAACAGTAGGGCCAACAATTTCAATACTTAACAAGCTTCTGTCAACAAATGCAATATCTTCAGAGCGAGGATAACGCCATACAGCTAAAAATTCATTAGCATTATCTGGATTAATCGCATCTAAAAATAAAAGCATTCCATCTTCAGGAGGAAAACTTGTATCAACACGCGCATATTGCGTAGCATTGATCTTTATCATTGTTCTTGCGTAATCGGGATGCGTGTGCAGATTTGGGTAACGATCATTGCTCATACGCAAATCGTCTTTTTCTACACCGATTGGTAAAACTGGCTCTATATTATTTTCCGAATCCGGCAGATTAGGTTCTAAATAAGCAAGACCTAAAATCGATGTTGTTGCTGGCCCAATATTTTCATTAGGTGTTTCAATACCTAACAAATTTGGATCGGTAACAACTGGAATCCAATACTGAGGTTCGTCCCACAACATATCGTAATCGGTGATTTCAATCCAAGCACTTTTGTATGGAGCGGTTGAAGTTTCATGATCCGTTCTACGCAAAACTTTTCTGTAGTTAGGATCAATCGGATTCAATGGCATCCATAAGATATTGTAGGCAACGCGAGAAAACGTAGGTTCACTAACGCTACATAATAATGTCCAAGTTTCATCAACACCTTCAACTGGTTGAATAATGAAATCAATTGGGTTGAGCGGATCTATGCCACGATATGAACAAAGCTGGTAATGCTTTTCAATAAATTCAGCTAAAGTCATCGTTTATTCCTCCACCACAACAACAGCACCTTCAACCTGAATGCTGCTCATTCCGTTGATGTCAACCAGCGTTGCTTGTATTGTGTATTTACCAACTTGGTTAGCCACAAAAGTGTTTCCAGAAATGGATTGAATAACACCTTCATGACGTAAAACAATAACACTTGGAACAAATGTGCCTAAATAAGTTCTAAATTTTGTTTCAGGATCTGATTCACCAAATGCTTTGATGTTAATTGTGAATGTACGTGCTTCTGTAACAATCACACCATTAGCACGATCAAATACAGTTAACTCTGGAATAAAAAGTTCACCAGAGTAAGGAGGAACATTTAGTGCTGAAGGATTTAATGCAGGAGCAGTTGGAGAAGTTTCGTGAACTTCAGACAGCAACAATTTTCTGTAACTACTATCGCCTGATACATTTGCGATCACAGAGAAATTTGCTTCCGCATTTCCGTTGTCAATCACAACAGTTCTTCCAGTTGTTTTTAACATACGCGCTGGAATTTCAGGGTGCATTCCATCGTGAGGCAATGGATTCCGAGGATTTGTATTGCGTGGATCTTCAGCAGAAACAACTGTTGGAGTTTCACGTTCAGCCACATGAGTAGGAGTACGAGTTAACGTAACGATACCGATACGATCTACAGTAGCTAATTCAATTTCACCATTAGGTTCTTCACCTGGTAAGTAAAAATGATCATACCACATATCATCGAAATTAGTTATAGCCACCCAAGTATGCTGAGTGCCATACAGCGGATCAGGATCTTTACTTACGCGAGCAAGAACACGTTTGTAACGTAAACTTGTTCGGTTGTAATCAATCCACATCACATTAAGTGGTAAAACATATTCATGCGGTTCAATTTTAGAGCAAGCAAAAATATTAGTTTTACCCAACACGCTGTTAGTGCGCTTTGCAATTATTGGAGTGTTGGTACTTAAATTTTCAATCTGAGTAAATTCGGTTAATGCAGCGACGAATGCTGTTTGACGACTATCCATTACGCTGCTCCCATATTTACATCAGCTTCTGTTAATCTGCGCCAAATTGCAGTTGTGTGACTGTCACAGACCAAAGCCATTCCAATAGCTGGAGCATTTTGATTTTGAACAGTAACAAAGGCGCTGACTGTCTTTAACATCGTTGCAGGTTTTTCTGGATGATCGTGTGCAGTTGGATCTCGATCATTTGTAAGAGTATAATGCCCTTCACTTATGATACGTGGAGCAAGTGCAATAGTAGGTTGAGTAGTCAGTTTAAAAATACCGGCTTCTAATGTTGTTGCATAAGAAACTGGTTCATCATCCATGCCTTCTAAGTCTGAAGGATCATAGTATTGCTGATCAAAAACTTCGTCATAGAAATACAGAAGTTCCCAACTGTGTTCAAATTCACTGTGGGAACCGCTTGTTTTACTTGTACGTTGTAGTGCTTGCTTATAAAATTTGCTATTGCGATCAAAGTTGATCCAAATTACGTTAGCAGGTAGAACCATACGAGTTGGTTCTACCTGACTGCACACAAAAGTTGTGGTACGTAAACTTGTTGGATCTTGATGACGCAAAGCAACAGGTGTTTCGTTATTAAGATCACCCATGTTACTGATTATTTCAGCAGCATCAATGAATTTCTGTAAACGAAGTTCCATTGCCGGACTTGCCATCAGGATTCTCCTTATGCTTCAATGCCTGTAAAAGTGCTGCCCTTCGGATTCAAATTGAAACGAACGTGTACACGTTTTGTTGCAATAGTCGGATCATAAAGCATGTCCAATACTAAATCGCCGTTTGCAATTAAATCTTTAGTGTTATTTCTTTCATCACATTGGTTATTGAAATATTCAACACCACGGCCAGCTTTAATTGGACGCATAAAATCATCAGCACTTGTTTTGATACTTGCACGTAAGAAAGCATCGTTTGGATCAAACAATTTATTCTCTGTGTAAGTTTTGCTGGCTTTCAAAATGTGAAGTGAAAGTGCAACTACGTTAGCATCACGGAAAGCACTTGCACGAGCAAGCAATGTATTCTGTGACCATAAGCAGTAACCTAAACCATCTGGAAGTTTACGCACGTAGTTAACTTGAGCTTGTTCCAGAGCATCACGAGCACCTTGATCATATTCATGGCGAACACCAAGAATATTTTGCAGAGTACCATTCTCCATACCAGCAGCGGCAAACCAAAGAGCACGATTACTTGCGGTAAATGCCATACGTTGTGCAACGTCACCACTGATAGGAATATAAAGCTGGCGATCAGTGAATGTATCGTAAATCAAAATATCAGGGCCGTACATGCCACCCCAAAAGGTATTAGCATTTAATGTTTGACGACGATAAGCAACACTGTTTGAAACTTCTTGCATATTACTTGGTGTATCAAGAATTGCATAAGCATCACCGCGCTGTTCAGCCAATTGCAACATTTTGTGTTGAATCAAATGGTGAGTGTAACCAGCGTTTACTAACAAGCTGATGTCAATTTGTTCAGGATCTGAGTAAGCATCCCAAGCATTAACTATTTGAGTTACTGTGGCGCGTTGGCCATCATCACCGCCAGCCAAAGTTTCGTGGGCAGAAGTAACGAATTCGTATTGAGCGCCAAACAATTCGTTGTGTTTGAAATCAATGTATTTACTGTTGACGTTAATAACATCTTCAATATACATTTGCTCGCCGTTCTCGTTAACTTCTTGAGTTAAACTAACAGTAAACTTTTCAATCGGTGCTATACCAGCAGCAAATGCTCCGTAATAAACATAAACATTCAAATGTTTTGGGTTGTGGCCATTTGAACGTAATGGAACACCAGCTGGATTTGATGGGCCAACAGCAACAGTTATTTGATTATTCCAAGCACCTGGATCTTTGGCGCTAAAGAAACCAGTTACGTTTTGAATTCCAGGAGTTGTTGCAAGAAATCCAATATTTTTCATTGGATCTTCATTGCCTTCAGGAACATTAGATCCGGCAACAGAATTATTTGTTAAGCGCATTACAGGATTAACAGCAGCCGGATCATCAACAGTCAACCAAGCAAAAGCAGTTTTAGCCTGATTGACAACACGCACGAAAAACGCACGGTTAGTATTTCTTAAGTTACGATCTAAACAGTAACCAGCAAATCCATATTTTTGTGGATTCAGATCGCCAAGCTTAGCACGACGATCTTCATTGTCGGTTACGAAAATAGGTGTATTCGGTTTACCACGTTGAGCTTCGCCAACATAAGCCGGAATACTTGAGGAAACGAGTGGAAATCTTTCAGAAGCGTCTTTAATATATCCGTAGACACCAGGTGCCGGATTTGAAGGGTTAATCATAGCGTTTTTGCTCCATTGACAATACTTTTTCAGTATAGACATAAATTATGGAGTTTTGACAATGATTAAATTTTGAGGTAGAAAAAGAAAAGGGATCGCAAGATCCCTTTGTTGGCTAGTCGAATTCAGTTTGTTTGAATCTAAACTTTTCGGCTTTAGCCATTCTGATTTGTTCTGAAATTAAATTAATCGCAGTACGCATCAAAGCATAGCTATCACCAAATTGTTCATAAGCAGCGCACAGCATTCCACGAGGACTCAGTAAAATTGATTTTACTTCTTCCTGAATTTGTATTGCCTGTGCCTTCAATTCTTCAACTCTGCGCTTCAATTTTTCGGCAGCAGCTTTCTTAGAGAATTTGCTGGCTTTTTTATTCTTGGTTATTTTTAATTCATCGAGTAATGTACGAAGTTCATCAAAAGCATGTGCTTCTAATAAAGTTTTCGCATGATCGTACATTGCTTTGCTGAAATCACTTCCCAATTTATCTGGATGCAGAACTCTATTAAGTTCTTTCTTGAGAGCTTTATACAACTTTTGAATTTGCTTATCCGACAATTTAGGTTTTTCATTAGCACTAATTGTCTGACTTTCATTTAAAGCTCGAAGTCTTTCAAGAATTTCTTTACCAGCAGCTCCTTCCTGTTTCATACGAAGCATTTCCTGCTTTAAATTTTCTTCGTATTTTTCGCGCTCAATCATGTTTTCTGCTATAAGCATATTTAATTCATGAAAGAGTTCCATATAGGTCGGATATTTAGAAAGTGTTTTATTAACCTGTTCCTCAAGAGATTCAACATGAGCCTTGATTATCTTGTTTTCATCGATCTTGCGCTGCCAGTATTGAATTTGATTTTCGATACTGGTCAGATCTATATTTGATTCGTCAAATAATACAGGCAAATATACTTCTGTTCGGACATCAGGTTCCGATGTTTTTTCTTCAAACTGTTCTGGAATATCTGGACGGGCTTTATCCCATCCTATCCATCTAGGTCGCATATCGTTACTTGAGCCGAACATAAGTTTTAACCTTTCACAAGATTTTGAATTGGAGTATCGAGCAATGAGCGCAATTCTGGACTAATCTCATTCTTGTCCTCGATATGATCTTTTAACCACTTTAAATTCGAGCCGCCTTCACTAACGCTTCTGCGGTGTTTTGGAAGATTTAATTTGGGATCGGCTAATAATCTGTTAAGAACATCTAATGACATTTTTAATCCTTCTTAGGTGCTGCAACACTTACACTGATTTCAACTTGAGTAAGGCGACTGTTCATCAAATTTATTCCGGTAACAACATTTTTAGGATTGTATGTGAAACAAATTCGTTTATCAGAAAGCATTTTCTGCAAATAATCGTACTGTGCGTAAATAGGATTATTTGCAAAATATTTAGATTCCATCAACAAACTGAGTAAAGAATCAGAAGTGTGGCCTTCAGGAAGCTCTAAAGTTTTACCATGCTGCTTCATTAAAGTTGGAACATGAGGATTCCAAGCACGAGCAAGCAGATTAAACTTGAACTGTTCAAAACTCAAGCCCGAACTTTTCTCCACAACTTCTTCACCACTTATTCCAGTATTTAAGAATTCTGGAATAAGTATATCCAGTTGAGTAGTCAGCATGTTGTGCGTTTGAAGAGTGTCAGCAGCTTCTTCGATTGAACGATCCATGTAACACTTGATAAAAGTTTCTTGATCTAAAGCATCTACTGAACCAGAAGGTAATCTTCTGTACACAAATGGAATAGTTGCTTCCAACCAAAACTTCAAGTAATCTTCGGTTGTAAGAACCTGAGTTTTTAAACTACGATCTTGACGAGATACAATTGTACGACTCCAATAATCTTCAAGCCAAATTGTTGTTGTCGTCAAGTCGTTACCTTCCGCACGATTGTCAGTAACAGGAAACCATGCGAATTTTTTGTGCCAAATACCTAAAACTGATTTACTTAATATTTTCATTTATTTATCCGAACTTTGAATGGATGATTTATTCTATACAGAGGCATGTCATGTATAGATCCTGAAGGAAATTTTTTCATAAATATTTCAAATGGATGATAAGTTCCGGCCAAAAGACTTTCAGCGAAATCAGCATCCACAATATGAGGTAAATCTGCAAGCATATCCGATCTATCTTCAATGCTAACATGCCTTTCCACATACCAACTGGCCAGTAGTGTTACGGCCTGACAAGCACAATCTGCATACTGCTTTGGATCTACATAGTAGCCATTTAATAAATAGTAGAATCCAGTTGCGGGTTCTTCCCTTACTACATAGTTAAGAGGGATCAATAAATCTCTCGACTTTCTTCCGTAAAAGCTTCTGTTTTCTTTCCACTCGGCAAACTTATCCTGAAAATTTATACCATCAAAAGTAACATTGAATACAGGTTTTTGAAAAATAAATTTCATAGGTAAATGTTGTTTACCTTGAAACAACCAATAAAGCAGTGAGTCCATTAAAGCATATCCAGAATATGTGTTATTTTTTGATCGGAACCAATTCTTATTGCGGCAGTGACAGGATAATACAGCTTACGCGCAAAAAATGTAAGTGGGTCTTGTCCAGCTGTCACAACAAGTTTTGGAATGCTATCGAATACATCGAGAATGTCTCGAAGTTTTTCTATTTTGTACGGAGTTGATTCATCATTTATATTTGTTATGACCAACATGCAAGGATTTGTCTCACGGATTTGTTTAATAACATCATGAGAACTGTAGCCAGTTAACTTAATCCACATTGGAGCGGATCTTCCAGCGCGATGTCTGCTATCGAAATCGCTGTAAATATCCATAGCTCTATTCATAACAACAGCGGCCAATTGCTTGGCCCTTAGATCAGTTGGAAAACTATTTATAACAAAAGTGCCACTTCCTTTCAATGGATTTGCCATTAATTTTTGATAGCATTCTATTTGCTTTTGCTCACCCACGTTTCTTGTTTTGACCTCAGAAATTTTAGGCTTAAAACTTGATACGCAATTTAACAAGTCGAATGTTAATCTACGATTTGCAATAACGAGGCGATCCATGCCACACGAGAGCAAGAATTTCTCACGGTCTTTAGGAAAGATACAAGACACTAATGTCGATATGTCTTTTTGGGTTTTGGGTTTTGGTTTATTCATTTTTTAGCCATATTTCCAAACATAGAAAACAAACCACGTTCAATATTGGGGCCAGATTTTTTCTTCTTGTTAGATTTGCGTTCGGAGTACGCATCACGTTCTTCACTGTCGTACATTCCAGAATCGTTATCAGGACGTTGTAGCTTTTTATCAAGCAAACTTCCATAAACTCTGTTTGCTTTTTTGCTTAAACGATAGCCAAGTTCTATACTATGTCCCAAGGTATTTTTAAAACAACCAAAACTAATGGGCATGTCAATATCAACAAACATACGAATAAGTGGTTGCTTCTTTCCTTCCATTGGAGTACAGATACGGCGAGACTCTTGTTCCCAGTTAGGCTTGTTGCTAATTGGAGAAACCATATAAAGAGTGTCCCAACGTGGAACATTCAAACCCAATTGCATTAAACGTCTGATACCTACAACAACCCGAACTTTTCCAGCACGAGCATCTTGAATTATTTGAATACGTTCACGTTTGTTCTTTTCGCCGCCACCGCCAGTAAAGCCAATTGCAATTTTTTCACCAAAAGCATTATTGATTCCATCGACCAATTCTTTAACATGCTCCTTGAACATAACAGCCATAACAATTGAGCGTCCTGCTCTTAAATCATGCACAACTCCTTCAATGATTTTTTTATTACGTGCTGGATGTTTGGATAAAAATCTGTTTGCGTATGTCCAAGCAGCTGGCCCACGAGTATAACTATTTCTGTTCTTTGGCGCACAGTCTGTTGCGTGAACTGTAACAACAGGTTTCATGCTGTCTACAGTAGTTTCAGCAACAACTGGGCCAACTAAATTTTCAATAATTATGTGCCGTCCGTCCTTTCTAACGTCCGTCGCGGTGCAGCCGCCTTTATAAAGTGCCGGAAGCTTACTGATAAATTTTGCGTAAAGTGTTGCGTTAGCACGGTGAATTTCATCACACCATACCATACCAAAATTGTCTTTAAGCCACTTTAACCGCTTCTCACTCATACCACTATCTTTGATGAAACTTTGGTAGGTAGCTAAGCCTATTTGAAAATTCTCAAAGTCCTCTTTTTTCTTGAGAAATCCGTAGATCTTTTTACCAGCCAATTCCTGAATTTGTTTGATGTTTGTATGTGCTTCCATTTCCTCTAAAAAGTTGTCAAGGAAATCTTTTTGGTCAGCAATAATAACTGTGCGCTGGCCCATCTTTATTGCAATAGCTAATGTTGTTATTGTTTTACCAGATCTTGGTGGAGCTTTTAACAAGCCATGTTTGGCTTTACTCCAATCACCAAGAATTTCTATTTGATAATCTCTCAATTCACTAACAAACTTTATGCGTTTGTCCATTGGAACACGCTTACGCTTATCAATGATTTTAAAATCATCAAAATCAATATCAATTTTATCTTCAAGGTTTAAGCGATCACCTATTGGAAATCCAACGTAGTTTGTGCCACCAACCATTTTACGTTTTAATAAATTAACGCCACCTTTATAACCGCCAAGTTCGCAGTTAGCGCAGAACTCTGAGAAACGATCTCGTTTATAAGGGCAACGACGACAAACTTTTTCTTCGTAAAAATGTTTAATATAATGCTTTTCCGCAAGATCCATATCAACAACCTTCACTGGTATATAGATATGTTCTCGTAGCACCAATGGTGGCTTACTCATTAAGTGTTACCTTCAAATTTACGGATAACCTGATGCGCGTTAACTAACTGCGTTATCATGAATCCGCCTTTATCAATGTTGTCAATGTAAGATTTACAGATTTGAAGCAACTGCTCAGCATCAATCAAATATTCATAGTAAGGTTCCATGATACCAACTACGAATTGTTTTCTTTCTTCTTTTGTACGCAACTTTGCAAGATCATTGGCATATTCATTAACCAAATAATCGACCATACTGTTCAGAGTTTTGGATAAAAGAGTTGTTGCCTCTAAACCCATAACCTGAATTTCGGTGAGGCGTGTACGAAAGCTATGATCTAAAATAGCTGCCTTACTTAAGTTGCGAACGAAGTTAGGGCTATTAACTTCGAGTGAATGAAGTTTGCGACTTGAATGCAAGTGCTTCATTTCCTGCTTTAATTCATCAAAGTCCAAATTGTATTGAGGCAAATCTTGAAACGTCTGTTTCAAACGTAAAAGCTTTGCGTCTTTTTTAAGGATTCTCTTTACTCTTTCGCGTGTTTGCTTATCCACTATATCACCTTTAATCAGTTACAGTGAGTTTGCTGTTAGTTGGATCATAAGGAACAATCAATACGTTGTCGTATTCATCAATAAAAGTCATGAGTCCACCAACACCTTCAGCCTGTTTAAGCGTGTAAGATCCTATTTCAGACTTTCGCGTTACCATAACGTGCGATGTTTTAAATTCAAGATAGTGAGTATCGATTAAAAGGAGAGATCCCACTATAGCATTTGTTGCGCTGACTATGGGATAACATTTGCAATGAGGCCCATATTCAAGAACACTGTCTCTGTCGATTGAAACAGTGCTTTTTTCATTTGATGTAACATAAAGCAATTGAGTTTTATTTTTAGAATCAACGCCGAGAACAATAAAAGTGTTCAACGGCATTTTTCTAATACTGAAGGGTAATCTAGGATCTCGAATAATCATTCTTTGAAATATCCGTAAGCTACCAAGACTCCATCAGAAAATTCAGTTTCCATTTTATAACAGGCAGGATCTCCTTGCTTGTTAGGATAAACAGAAAACTCGATTTTCTTACAGCCTCGAATGTTTTTATAACTGTCCTCAAAGATAACTGGATCTATTTGAGCGCTAAATTCTGATCCTTTTGCGTCCTTGACTTTTACAACATCTTCAATTGAACCACCATCATTTTGATAGTGTAACTGGATTCGATCTTTGTTGGTTTTAATTAAAAGGGAAGAAACCCCCTTCTTAAAATAACCAGCAATGTTCTGAAAAGCAGTTGCGAAATCAGAACCTATTGTAAAAGATTTGATTGGTTTTTTAAGTCCAGCCAAGAAATTTTCTATTTGCTCCAAGTTTACTTCAGTATCTATTGGGGGCAAAGAAACAGTTATGTTTTTACCACGAATAAACAAACGCTCGTCCGTAATAAAGAATTTAGCATCATCTTTGATAATGCGATCTAAAATAGAAAAAATACCTATAGGTATTGTGAGTTTCAAAGGCGCAGTCTTAGACTTGATTTTTCGCTTGTATATATGCAAGTGATAATCATCATTACCCATTACCGTTAAATACTTACCATCATAAACAATTGTTGCCGATGGAATGTAATTATCGTTATATGGATCTTTTAAACGTGCAACTTTAACGCCATCACCCAATGAACCGAAAAAATCTTTATCGATTGCTATACTTGAATCAGTGTCAATACTTGATCCAAGTTTTAAATCTGCAAGAGCTGAAGCTCCGGGTTCGCTACGTTTTAAATCGCCTTTGAATCGGCCAGCAGAAAACACTATTTTATCATGGGTGAATTCAATAGTAACTTCATCACGACCATTAACAGCTGTTTTCAATGTAACAGCATCGGCAAAGAAGAATTCTCCTTCGCCTTTAAATCTTTTCGGGGTAAGAACAACTGAAGCAACACGGTCTGAATCCATAGCAACCAACTTAACGGCTTTTTTACCAAAAACAAAACCGTAGTGAGTGAGTTCACCAACAGGAACTGTTAGTACAACTCGATCAAGTGCTTCCTTTAATTCTTTCCCATCAACAACAAATACATTACTCAAGATGTTTGCTCCGTATTAGGTTGTATTGTAAAATAACGAACAACTGAAACGGTATTCAAGCCAACTACGTCATGTGGGATAGCGCGAATTATATTTTCGCTACCAATAACTCCCTGAAGTAGTCCAAGAATTCCTAAACTGCAAAGATCTTGATTAAGTTGGGTAGCGAAAACATCTGTATCTGCAATAGCAAGACTGCAAATGAAATTTGTGGATAATAAAGCGGAGACAGCGCGAGGATCTTTTTCCAGCATATGATTCAAAAGATTTGCTGCATCCGTAGCCTGTTGTTTTTTAATCTCTGACGTAACTTCGGCCAAAGTTTCAGCAGTAATATCGGGGAAATGTTTTTTGAGAATTTGCTCTAACATAAAAGAACCATAGCGGCCTAATTAGGCCGCTTCCTTAAGTTTCTTCTTGGCCGCAGCAACTGTCTCACTTCTAGTTGATTCTGTTTTAGCAGCTTTTTTCTTGCTTGCTTCAATTTCAGCAATCGCCTTGTCAAGTAAAACTTTGTTACTACGAGTTTCTTTTGCGTAAACAGCAGCCAATTTGATTTCCTCTTTAGTCAAAGGATTTTTCTTTGGCATACTTCTGATTTTGATGTTATTAGCCCACAATTGTTTTTGTAACCACTCAGGCATATCAGCATACTGATCTTGCATGATAGTATCTACAACTTTATCAATGTTTACTTTGTGGCCCAATTCTTTACTTTGGAACTCAAGACTCTTACGAACTAAAGCTTCCATACTTAAGAAACTAAAGTTCCACGCCTTAACATCCCGCTCGTTTCCACCAATATCAAAATCCATTTCAGGTGCGCTAGTAAATTTATAATCAAACTTTTCTTCTACCAGAGTTTTAGCTCCAGTAGTCATAGCACGTTCGATAAATTTAACTGCTAACCAGAACCACTCGTAACCAACTTCAACAGTTAAACTGTCGTGTACGGAAACATTAAGGTTCATTAATGGATATTTACCAGTGTCCAAGAAATGTTGATATTTGTATTTATCAATCAAACGTATTGCCAACATCATAAGGTCACTACCAAAACCTTGAACTGGACTGTTAACCGCTTGACGTAAACAACGATTGATAATACTGTTTAAATGTTTGTCCTTGCTTCTGTAATCAGTTTGACGATCAACAAGTTTCTTGAACATCAGTGGCCATAATGTACGACGACGACCAACAGGACTTTCAACAAACAAATTGTCAATCGCATCTTTCTTACAGGTATCAAACCAACCGTAACCAACAGGGAATCTTTCAAGAAACTTCGCTTTAAGTTCACGAATTTTCTCAACAGTCTGACCAGTAGATAAGGATAAACCATCATCACCTTGTTGATAAATCAAACCGAAGATAACTGTTTTTACTGCGTTACGAATAGGCTTACTTACTTCATGGATTGGAAGTCCAAAGAAGTAACTAGCGTTGATACGGTGAACGTCACCTTCAATTTCTATTCGGTGAGCAATCCAAGGATCTGGAACAAACTTATAGCGATTACGTAAATCAGCACCAACTTGGAAAACATCAGCAACATTTTTATCGCCACTAATAATAGACCAACCACGTACTTCGTGAGCCGAGTAGTCAACCTTGATCAATAATGTTCCAGGTTGAGAAATAAGCAGACGTTTAATATGGTAGCCTAATTCATCACGGCTAGGTACTTGCTGGAGATTCTTTATTCTTTCTTAAGATATGTTCGCAAAACATATCCCGATGATGCGAGTTTCAGCAATCCTCGTCTTACACATCGCTCCATTCTTTACAAATGGAAGTTGAGACTATATCAAGGCCATATTTATTTATAATAAACTTAGGCCGCTACCATTTTGAGTGATCATTTGCTTATCACCCTACTCGCATTTCAGCGATAGTCGTTAGGCATTTACAAACTTTCGTTTGATTTAGCACGGTAGGTTCTTCCCATGTATTCTCTACACAGGACTCTTCCCCGTTTAGGTAGCTTTCGACATGCAGTTTCCTACATGAAGCCCAATCTAGGATTTGATGCACTCGTCCGACCAGTAACAACAGCTTGGTAACTATAGTTAGGTCTTAATCTACGTGTGTGCTTGAAGTCTTTATCAGTAGCAAACAATTTAATAAAACTATTCACATAACTGTTTCGTAACTTCTGAGCTTTTTGTAAATCCGTGAAGTTCTTAACGATTTTAACGTCTTTGTGCTTGGCCTGAAATTGTTTATCAATCTGAGGCATTGGCTGGTCAGTACCTTTACGCTTTTTCTTGGTAGAAAAGTTTACTGGTTCCAATTTACAAACGTCAAAGAACAATATTTGTTTGTGTTCTTCCTTGCTTAAATCGAAGTTATTCAGTTCAACAGTACCGAACAATCCGCGTTGAGGCGCACCACGATTTTTAGCAAGTATCTTATTGGCTTTACGAACTTCATCACTGTTTTTGATATTTAGTTCACGTTCTTTGATGATTTGATTCACTGGACTATCTTTTGTTTTTAGATAGAACAAGTAATCAACATCACAAAGCGCACCAGTAGATTCCAAAATAGAGAACGAATGTATCTGATCTCCAACAATGGTTGAAACTGTTTTCTGGTACTTTTTAAATCCAATATCTTTCGCTCTGCGTAATTGCTGATGAAAGATCAACCAAGGAACAACAACGTCGAGACTACAATATTGAAGTACAGGTTCAGTCAATGGAGTTTGTGCAATGTGTGCTCGGTTTTCTTTACCAAATGGATTGTCAAGGAAAGCAGTGCATCCATATTGCATAGAAAGATTACCTAAATTAAAGTAACCTTTACCTGTGGCAGTAGATAACACTTTCATGTTTTCATCTAAGATGAATTCACCAGCAGCAATATCCCACATATCAGCTTTGAAATGTCTGATGTCAAAGTTTGCTCTCATTACATTAAGGTCAAACTTTCCGTTGGTGGTAATATGCAACTTGTTTTTATTCTTTCTCTCAAAAAACATTCGCATAAGCACTTTGATTCGATCAAGCTCCTTACGACTAAATGGAGTATCAAAGTGATAAATTGGAATTACATAAGCGTTCTTAGCATCACAACATAATTGCACAGTCTGAACTTTATTAAGAACCTTACTAAGATCCTCGGTTTCAGTATCGACTGCTACGTATTCAGCAGCAGCCATCTTTTTCAGAATGCGCTCTACTTCGGAAACTTTTGTCACATAATGAGTTTTATACTTTGGAACGAATTTGTTCCGTTTCATTATGTGTACAGGTTGAATGTTGTAGCGATTAATACCGCCATCAAGAGCTGTTACAAGATTTCTGGCTGAATAACCACTAAGATAATAATTCTCTTTTGTTTTGGTGCTAAACACTGTGTTAAATGAAAGAGAAGGAACTACAACAAAATCATGCTCTATTGTTTTTCCATCTTTATTCTTTATACTTACGTTAGCATCAACAGCTTGACCTAAGTAGTTGACAAAGTTCTGCTTAGATTTTTGATAAGCAAGTGGACACAAATAAGTAAAAGGATCTTGTCCAAATGTAACAACAATGTCAGGCTTGTACTCACAAATAGTTTGCTTTAAATGCCGTGCAAAATCCTGATTGCTTTCATCAAGCGTATCTGCGTAAGCTTTACCATAAGTTTTAAACTGATTAAAGTTTGTTGCTACCCAATCATAGTCACTTTCAGCACATTCCGATCTATAATACTCGTGTGCAAGTTTACAAAGCAATAAAAACTTTTCACCTGTCGCACCAGAAAGCAAACGATTGCTCTCAAGATCTTCTGTAGGTACATGATCGAGTACAAATAATATTCTTTTCTTAGCATCTGGATTTTTATACCGGACTGCTTTCACGTTGTACAGATTTCCATCTGAAAAGCGTGACTTAAGAGCCTCCCTTATGGATTTTTTAGGTTTATAGCCTAAGTCTATCCAACGAAGTGGAATCTCTTGTTTAGCATGTTTTTTCTTTGCTGAAACAACTGCCATGTGATTAACCTCTTAGTTTACACATATTGATTTACAGTTTTGTACAAGCAAAGAAAAAGGGCAACCGTTAGGCTGCCCTTTGAGTTTAACGCGGTCTGTGGTTTTGATTAGGATGCTTGTGATGCCGATTTTGATCACGGTTAGCATTCAGCTGTTCAGCTGTTTTTACCTGTGAATTATCGGTAGCTCCAGCATCTTTATTTTGCTCAGGCGGTTGTTCAACATTTTCAGTCACAACCGCTTCAGCAGTTTTAATAACTTCTACTGGTTCAACTTTCTGTCTACGGGGTTCGACAGTTTGAGATCTTACCGTATCAGCCATTAATGGATCGTAAGCGGCTTTTATGTTTTGGGTTGGATCAAAAACCTGATCTACTTTAACAAGTTCAGCAGCCAACTTTTCGTAGTAACCAGTTGGTATATCTACGTGAGTAAGCAATCCACTTTTCGGTTTCGTATAATCAAGCATTATGCCAGAAGGAAGTTTTGAGGTAAAGTCAAAAGGCATACCATGATTCGGATATGCCGGACTGAATTTACCGCTAACTTCAAAAGCACGTTTGGCGGCAATGGTCTTTTCAGACCAAATGCCGTCACACGCTCCGGTATAATACCCAAGAAACTTCAAAATCATTTGCTGACGTTGCAAGCGTTGGATATTGGTTTCCATTTAATTTCCTTACATGCGTAAATCATCAATTTTTGCAACAAGTTGATCTTGGTTAGTGATAACGTAACCAGCTTCTTTCAACTCTTTAAGTTTGCTCATGAATTCGCGTTTACCAGCTGCGAAATAAATGTGCATACCAGGATGAAGCTTCCAAGTTCCACCTACACCGCCACCAGGAATTGCTTTTCCTTCAAGACGTTTCGCAAATGGGTTAGTTGCTTTGTCCACAACAATACGTAAACGGTCGTGCATCGTTACCGGATACATTTTAACCATTTTAGTATTCTTGCTTTCACGCAAACGCGCACGGAAAAAATCTTGAACATCATTCATGATTTTCTTAGCATGACGTTGGTTAAAGAGTTGTTTAGGATCGATCTTCTTGTCACTAAACATATCGTAAACAGCAACCAAACGATTATAAGTTGGGCCATCAATTTCCAACTGTCCTTTGTCTGATTTTTCTTCAATCCAATTTAAGAAAGCGTAGTACGCAGGGAACGCTTTAAAGTCTACGTATACGAAATCTTCAAAGTTTTTGAAGCCAAACTTCAACAAGCCATCTGCATCTGCGTCATTATTTGTAACGTGCATACACAAGAAGCCGTTATAGAAAGAAGGAATTAATTTAATCTTCTTAGGTTTAATCGCTGGAGCCGCAGGTGCAACAGGACGTTTAGGTGGAACACGACCTGAAAGTGTACCAGCAGGAACTACGCTAACGGTTGGCCGTACACGCGGAACTTTTGGAACAACTTCTACACCTTGATTTACTGGGCGTTTTTTCTCAATGTTGTCTTTGCGGATATTTGCACGTTCGCGTTCGCGTGTCTGACGACGAGCATCTTCACGTTCTTGCTTGATGCGTTGTTCCTCAGCCTGTTCTCTCTGAGCGCGAATACGATCAGCTTCTGCCTGTTGTTTAGCTGCCGCACGTTCCATCTGAAGTTTTTCAGTTTTCGTTCCCCACATTTCTGTAGGTTTAAAGAACTGATCATAAACTTTTCCGGAAACTTTTGTTGCAATATAAACCATACTGATAGGCATCAGAACAGGAGGTATATTTTCCAGCATGTTACGTTCATGATATTTAATACGAACACTATGAATCGGTCTGCGTGGATCAGAAATCATTTCTCCTGGATTATCAGGATCAGGAATTTTCCGAGTACGTTGCAAACCAACAATTGTACCAGTACCAAAACCAGTACGAACTGGACTACCTTTCAACACTGCTTCTGCATCTTCTAAAATTTCTTCGATGCGCGTTGGAATATATTCTGACAATTTAACCAAACCAAATCCTTCTGGATCAGGAATATTTTGATTCGGCATTGTTGGAATTTGTGGCATCGTTTTGAAATCTTTTGGAATAGGTGGAATATCAAGATCCAACATTTCCGCACGAGTTGTTTTACGCATTTCCGTAAATTCGCTTGCTTCGATGTTTGCTAATAAAGCTTTTGCACCAAAGTAATCGTTTACAATACGAGTTTCACCATTTTCCGTTTCTTCTAACGTACCACGGTAATCCTCTAATTCACAGCGTTCAAACAACAAATCCAAAGACATCTTGATTGGTTTCAAGACGTATTCGTTTAAAGGTTCATAACGTCTGTTGCCTTTTTCGTTGAAGCGAATACTGTCAACAGTTTTCCACATCAAACGAGCAACTTTACCAACTTCCAATGTACCGCCAGTCATAATCCAATCGACGTAAATAACTTCACGCGCCATATCTCCAGGTTGACCATCAGTAAATTTTGCTGCGGCCGGATCTGGACGGAAAATACGTGCTGTACTTTGTTCGTAATCACCAGGTGACCACGGAGTATCAACACGAATAATACGACTTGCCATTTGAAGGTTGTAACCTTCTGTAATAGCTTGCTCGTTAGCTACGAAAATTTCTACATCTTTTGATTTCATGAAGTCTTGTAAGTTTTGCTTACGTTGATCTTCTGGAATCTGACCGTGGAACATACGCGCTTTGCGTTTATACTCAGGAGGTAACGAATCGAAAATATATTTCGTGTTACCTGTGTAGCGGCAGAAAATAAGTACCTTACCTTTAATCTCCGGTTTCCAGTTATCCAAATCTTGATCTGGTGGCGTAGAAGTTTTCGGAGTCAATCGACGTTTTATAGTCGGTAATTCGTCTGGCCCAAGTGGAATTGGACGACGCATATACAGTTGACCTTTATATTCAACTATATCGTACTCTTTCGCTTGCATTTCACGATCCCACTGAATAATACGTCCAGTTTGATCTGCGTTTGCATCATACTTAACACTTTCAAAATGTTCACGTAAGCGTTCTATTACCATCGAAACTTTTGATGGAACAAAATCGCCTTGTCTTACACCAGCAATAGCTGCCAACTCTTTGAAGTAAGAATCACCCCAAGGATTTGTAATTAGCTGCTCAACACGTTGGAAGTATTTTTTGTCGATAGTAGGTAACATAGAAGCATTGATAACACCACTGGCATCAACAACTTTTCCACGACCACCACCGCCACCTTCTTCGTCATCATTTTCTTCCAATTCATCATCGAAAGAGTTTTCATCATCGTCATCTTCGTCGTCATCTGCTTTGCCGATGTCGCCAGAAAGAATGATAGATTTAACTTCGTTGATAACGTGTTCGTAAGCTTCTTGGTGTAACTTGTTACCAAGTTTATTCATTGTTTCGTCTGTAGGATCGAACAAACGAATTTGAATAAATGTATCAATTGGATTAGGTAACATGAATGCCCACTCTTTACGTTTCAGAGTGATCATGCTGCAATACTTACCAAGTTTGGTACGCATTTTACCTGGACCATCTTCAGCAGAAAGATTGATTCCAAGTTTATCCATTTCATCAGGAGTTTTAAGTGCGTAAGCATTCATTAAGGCAGCTTGGCCAATAACATCAGCAAGAATACCGTGAACCAAAGTACCTGTGGCTAAACGCGCATAAGCAACGCCAGTCATAGTAAATACTTCTTTGATTACAGTATGAATTGTTGAGGTCTTGCCACTACGCATAAATGTTTTTGCTTTATGACTTTCATCAAGCAACACATAGTTAGGATTGAATTGTTTTAAGAATTCAACACCACCACTGATTTTAATTTTGCGCGTACCAAAAGTCAAATCGAATGTATTTGTTTTACTAAGGAAGTGAATACCAGCAACAATAATTGTGTTACGTGGAGCATCCTTAATAATCTTGGTCAGTAAATCCAGACCCCAAATTTTAACGATTTTGGTTGTGATTGGAATAGTATTCCAGTTACCGTTAGTAAACTTGGCAGTATCTTCACACCAGTTTGCACACAATCCATCTGGAGCAAGTACGAGTGGAACGAAGTGATCTGCTTTGTGTTTCTCGGCCAAACATAAAATGTCTGTAATACCAATTAATGTTTTACCGCCACCTGGACTTACGTCGAGAATTGCATACTTCGGCGCTTTTCGTAAAAACTGGTGAGCTTTTACTTGGTGAGGAAACATTTGAGGTTTTTTGCCGTTAACAGCAACAATACCTGGAGCAACAATATCTTCAACATCAACATCAGAATCTTGTTGATAGCGGTCAAACATTTCTTCAGCACGTTCAAAATAATCCAACGCTTTTGGAACATACTTTGAAAATATGTAAGCAAGCGGTAGAACATCCGTACTGATATAGTTGAACGAAGGCAAGTTTTTGTTGTTTAAATCTTTTTCGTCACGCTTAGGATATAACAGCTCTTTCTTCGGAATCAAAGTAATATGCTTACACATATTCTTGAATAAACAACCACCAAAGTAAGTATAGATGTTATTAAACTTGGCCATAGTAGTATCAGCACTACGGAAGTTTAAATGAGCAGGATGGTCAGGCAATTCAGTTTTGACATTACTAAAGCCGACTTCATCTGCAATCATGGCGTGAAGATTTGTTCCGGGAGTACCTTCGGCATCAGCCAATGCTTTCAACAGGAAAGCAAGTACAACGTAGCCTTGACCATATAAATGGTCAGCAAGCAAAGAACTTCCATCAATTGTATCAGGAATTAAATTGCTATACAGATCGAAGTCTAACGGTGTCCCTTCCAAGGTAAAAGAAGTGTAATTCTTTTCTTTCTTGGTTTCTTCGATCAATTGAACAATGTTTGGAACCACACCTTCTTTTGCATAAAAGCTGTAGGTTTCAAATAACTTGATAAGACGCTGGTTCAAGAAAACACGCAAATAAATTGGAGCATCTACCAACTTTTTACGTTCTTCAGGAATGTTCAAATCTGGTGCAAGTTTTCTGATTTGCAAAATACTGTTCAAGTTTGTCAGTGTATGCAGTGCATCAGGATCATGGCGGAACTCAGAAAGAGAAGTTAAAATATGTTTCTTCTGAGATTTTTCTCCTGGTTCTTTAAAATCAAAACCAAGGAAATCTGCCATAATCAGATCGTCCGGTGGAGTACAACCGTTCAGATCTTTTGGAACTAAGTTATCGGTTTCACTTGCGTAAAGCAGAGTGTTGTAATCCCAGTTAAATGCAATCAGCGCACCGCGCATTGATTTTAACTTAGAGTTTTTATCTGCCATTAAACCGTTTGTGCCAGCGATATTTAATTTCTCAGGATTACTTGCGGTAACAGATGCACCAGCAGGACTACCAGCAGGTAAACCTAATTCGTAAGAAAGTGACAGCATTTCTTCATATGCTTGCTCATAAGCAAGTGCATTATCATTTGAAGAATCGGCAGGACTTGGAATGTAACCGAAACGTCCATCAGGCATAATCACAAGACCATCATCATCTGATTTACTTTCAGAAACATGATAGCCAAATTTCTCACGATAACCAGCAAGTTCTTGAATACGACTTGGTGGAATAACATACTGTGCAGTACGACGAGGATCGTAGTTAATGCCTTTAGCATGTTTTGGTTTTAAGAAAGCACCAGCCCACTGAGTAACCCAAGAGCTTAAACAATAAAGTGCTTTATCGCCAGTTTCGCTCTGACACATAAAGTTTACGATAGCGCGTTCAAAACTTAATGAAATAGATCCACCAACGCGAGGAGTAAATACAACTGTTGGTGTAATTAAAGTTTCGTTTTTCGGACGAGGAACTTCAATAGATTCTGTTCCAGAAATTTGTGCGCGAGTTTGACTTGAATTCCAAGAAGCCCAAGGCTGCATTAACTCTGGCTCTTGTTCGATAATAACCAGTACGTTCAGGAAACTCTTATACAAAGTAACTGAACCATCTAAGTTATTAAAGAAGTTTAGTGGAAAGCCAATCAGTTTACTTAATTCGTTGTTCCAACTTTTAAAATTGTAATCAACTGGAAATTGACAAAGACGACGTTGGTGCGCGTTATCTAAAGTCAACACACCTTTATCACTACGCATAGAAACCAGTTCACAGATTTTCTGTGCAGCCGCCATAATGCGTTGGGCAATTGGTGTTGAATAGTTTGTTTGCATCATACCTAAATGACGCGCATCATTCGGACGAGTCGGTAAAGCAGGGAATGGTTTGATGTGAAGTTTTAAACCGCCACGACCATATTGTCCACTAAACAGAATATCGTAACCGCCTTTATAACGTGAGGAAGGTTTGATAATAGTGTTTGCGGTTGGACGATCTTCAAAAGGCATATCTTTTGGAAAGCGACTATCTTCAGCATCTTCGCTCTGTGTATCGCGCTGTGTACTCAAAGCAATTAACAAATGGCGAACCATATCTTCGCTTGGTTCATCGTTCATTTGAATAATATTAGATGCCAATGCTTGAAGCTCAGCAGTTACTTGGCTGTCAGGCATATCGTCTAAAATATTTGCTTGCTCTAAAGCTTTACGACAGAAAGCAAAGAAATTGTTAAGGCCCATGCTGACAGAAAGTGTTTTACTTGCAGCCTCACGGAAACCGTCCATTTTGAAACCAGCTTCAGTAGGTCTGTTATTAACAGTGTAAAATGCTTCTGTATACAGCTTTTTTAATTTCGGATCTAACTCAACAGGAGCAACAGCTTTAGTCAACAACTCTTCCGCTGTAGCACTCGTCGAAGTAAATTCTCCGTCGATTGTAATTGCCATTTGTTTTTCCTTACACTAAATAAATAAATTCCAAAGAGGATTAGCTGCAATTTTTTCTTGTGAACAGCGTTGAATCAAAGCTGTAGCATAAAGTTTGGCATCCAAAGAACTTAAAGTGTCCCAAGTTGCCTTGTTATTGTAAATCAAAAACATATTCTCTGAAGTAAGATTGTCTATCTCTGCCTGAATATGCTCTCGACGTTGAGCAAGTTTGTCATCCTCTTCAGGAGTTTCAAGAACATCACCGCCCTGAAGATCTTCTGGAAGTTCCTCAGTTTGCGTATAGAAGGCAAGACGTTCTTCAAGCAAAGCAACTTGTCTGCGTAATTCCGCTATAGTTTGCTTGTCATCATTTGATTCATCTTCTGAAGATCTTGAAAAAATTGCTTTGGGGTAATCTCTTGCCACCAAAGGAAGAACAATGGAAGTGCTTTTCATATTCAATATCCCGCGTTAAATGAATTGAGTGATCTTATTAGTAAATTATGGAAAGATTGCTTTGTATATTTTCCCATAGGTAAAACGTAAGGAAAGTCAAAAGATATTTTTAAACAAAGAATATCTTTGTTCAATCTTTTCAAATGCACCTTAATTCCACTAACATCACCAACAAAAAACCAGCTGTAAATATTTTGCTTTTTAATCGAATCTAAAGTGAAGTCTCGGTCAACACTTAAAGGTTTTGGAAAATCTCTGTAAAGAAATCCCTTAAGTGAATGCAAAGCCGCATCCATATTACCTTTTGGAATTATCAGATTCTGATAGATGCTTACGTTTGGTAAGGCAGAAGCATGTAGAAAAGAATTGTAATTCAATCCAACATCTATAGATCTAGTGCCTTGGCGAAAGACTAATAAGTTTTTTCGGCGAAACAATTCATTCAATTTAATATTTACAGTTTTCAACAAAGTTGTTATAAGATTCAAACTAAATTGACTTGCTTCGTATTTTTTACCACCAACAAAAGCATTAGTGGTAATATTGTTCAGATAGTTTATGAAAAGAATACTAACTAGAATATCAGCATTGGTTTCATACAAAGTTCTTACATCTTTTATGGTTTGAGTATCATTAAATTTTTCCCAAAGAGCGTCACCTTCATGCTGTTTAACCATAGAAGGGTAGGAATCTGATTTGTGCCCTATACGCAAACCATGTTTTTTGAGTGTAGAGGCAAAACTCATTGGTTAACCTCCAAATAGACGTTTGTTCTTTCTTGTTTGTAAAGCTTTCAACAGATGTTTACCTGCCTCATTTGCCTTACCTCGTTTTTTAGAATGACAGGTAGCGCATAAAGTTTCAAGATTTGAAAGAATATTCAAACCTCCTCTTGCAACAGGAACAATGTGATCAACAGTCAGTTGAACAGCACTAGGATTATTAGGATTATCCTCAGCACCACAACAAACACAAGTATAATCATCACGTTCTTTTACAATAGCTTTTACTCTTTCCCATTCAGGGCCAGATCTTAAATCGGATTTTGGTTTAAGTGGGCCGGAAAGTCTATTGCCGGATTTTTTAAATCCTCGGTTTCTCTGAGCAATTCCCATATGCGTTTAACCTGTCAGTATACGTTTTGTATTTTCTATGGAGGCTAAATAGCTTTCTTTCATTTTAACAGCTGAAGCTTTTGCCTGAGTTTTACAATACTTAATGACTTCATCTTGCAAATCAGTTGGGATGTTTTTTCGTACATAAGAATTAAGATGATTTACAAAATCCAAAATTGATTGAGAAGTAGTCATAGCGAACGGGTTCAAAACATCTTGAACAAGAGCATCAATGTATTCGCCAACATTTTGTAAACTTTTCATATCCGCAATAACATCGCGCATCTGATCATAAACTTTCATAAGAGCATAAATGTCTCGACTATCCTTGCTCTTGAAATACTTTTTTTCAGCCATGTCTGAGATAGTGATCAACTGTTTGAACATTGTTTCGTATTGATTAACGTATCTACGATTATCATCGAATACGTTGTCGCCCATTTGCTCAATAAGTCCGTTAGCCTCAGCAACCAAAGCCGCTTTATGTTTTTGAAGATCTTGCAAAGACTTTGAAGATTTGCCAGTCAATTTAGATGGAAGATCTTTTTTATCTTTAACCAAAGATTTAGTTTTTAACTTAGGCTTCGGAACTTCTTTGGTTTTTAACTTTGGTTTACCTTGTGTAGTAACTTTAGGTTTGGTTTTAGTAGGCTTTTCCTGTTTAACAACTACCTTAGCTTTTTTCTTTTCCGAAGTGGCTTTTCGTTTGGTAGTCATTTCTGACAATTCTATTTTCTTACCTGCCATCTTTTTCCCCTAGAAACAAATAGTGGGGCTATTAAAGCCCCACTTGTTTTGTCTTATCTTGAGATTATGCCCAAGCATGGCCGCGAATGATAGCTTCGTATTTATCCCAGTAAGTACGGTTGAAGCCGTAAACTTTTTGGTAGAAACTTACTAACTTATCTACTGTATTTTCTGAACCAGCTTCAACAGTTAAGTGTTCTGGAACAGTTAATTTCAGACCACTTAAATCTGGAGCAGCACTTAAACTTGAATATGTCATTACCTGATCTGGATCGATAATGTCCAACTCTTCTTCTTTCGGAGCAAGAACTGCCAAAGCATCAGCACCATCAGCGCTCACGCTGGCTAAAACAACACCAGCACGTAACTCGCCTTTTTGTAAGTAAAGTGCGAAGTCACCGCTTTGAACATTGTCTTTTGCATTGTCAGCAGAAGCAACAGCAGAGAAATAAGCATTATCAGAACCAGGAACCGGTGAACTACATAAACTTGCCATAAGTTCATTGATTTCAGTAGCGTTGTCAACATTGTTGGCACGTACTAAATATTTACCATCGGCATTTGTAGTCAGTGACCACATATTGTCGTTTTCATCTTCGTAAATAGATTTACTCAGACTGCGGAAACCAGCCATACCTTCTTGATAGCGAATGATGTCTTTTGTCGGAATAGCTGCACCACGTACTAAAGTGCGGTAAGGGCTTTTTTCAATAACTTGAAAACTTCCAGCAACAGCCATCATGTTGCTTTTAGTTAATTGTTGAAAACCGTTGTGAAAATCAGAAGCAGACACAACTTGATTTAAGCCGTGAGATACGTCAGCGATGATCATTGCGCCGCCAGCTAAAGCTTTAAAACTTGTGATCTTTACTTGCATGGTTATTCTCCATAGTACATTTATTTTGAAATCAATTAACGCTTTATCGAAGAACGCATCCAGAATCCCGGACCTCTTCTCAGTTTTGTGGTAGCACTATTAATAACGCTTGTTCTTCCTAAGCTACGCGCTATAGCACTTGCTAAGTTAGATGATCCGATAGATCCATCGTTATCAGTTATACTAGCCTTGCCTAACAATTTCTTGTAAGGCTTTACTTCGTTTTCAATCTGAGATTCAAGTCTGCCTATAGCAGCCTCTAAGCTCGGAGTTCTGTCTACATTAAGATTAACAGTTTGTCCACTGAAATCAAAAGCACTTGCACCTTCAGCTAAAGTTTGAGCTTTCAAACATTCCAACGAAGAACACACAATCCACAAATGCAATAAAATACCTTGCATGTTTGTTCCGCGTATAGATGTCACTAAAGGCGGGTAACTATTAAACATTTGAAGTCCACGATACAGATAGTTAACGTAATCTGCCGTAGTATATTCAAGTTCCGGTATAATGTTTTCAAGCTTTGCTTTATCAATAGCTTTTTGCATCATACCAACAGCTACCATTATTTGGTTTGTAATGACCCACAAATTTGACTGGTGCATGTTTGGAACCATTCTGGCATCAGTGTGATTAACAACAACGCTTATAGGTTCCAGTCTTAGCAAACTAACGTCCATATCAAAAGGAACCTCGAATACAGCACGAGTTTTTGTTATGGTACGTGTCACATTTGGATCAGTCATCAAATCAAGATCTTCAAGAACAGATTCATTATTTATAGAAATATCCATCAATACAGAATCTGTTTGTTTCACAGGAGCTTCAAGTACAAAAGTAAATTTGCTTCCAGATGCTCTGTGTAAACAAACAATATCACCGTAACGCTTATTAGTGGCAGGTTCTACAGTTACTTTGAGTTCATAACTGACACGGTTGCAACCGTCATCAGTCATTTCCCATAAAACACGCAAATCAACTTCATCAGTTAAATTCATGTTAGGGAAAACAAAATCAACTTGCCATTCACCAACAACTGTTGTGGGGGTAGCTTCTCTGCGATCAATGATACTGTTATCAAGATCAAAAAGTGTTACAGTTGGGCCTCCGGTTCCCTCATACGGATATATGGGAGTTCCGTCAGGCTCCAACATTTTTTGTGTTAAATTTTGCTGACTTCCCTCAACTACACGCATTTCTTATTCCTCGAAAAGTTGGTCGCTGAGTTTTTTGAATTCAACATCTTGATCTATAAGTGAGTAAGCTGCTTTATCTTGAACAGCAAACAATTTTCTCATAAGACCATAAGCTTCTTCGCTATACATGCCATCGCCTTTTGTTACCTTGCGAAGAATTTTAGTATAAAGAGAAGCAACAAGTTGATCATCAAGACCCACACCTAAAGTTTCATGATAACGATAAAGCAAGTGAATAACGCAATGAACACTGTCATCGATTATGTTCATGTCAATATCGTTAGGTGTTAGTTGTCGCTGAATGCTTGAATGAATTTCTGACATAAGTTTTCTAATGCCAGATTCAATAAAAGCAGTAAGTGAGGAAGTTGGGCCATAGATCCAGTTAAATGCTTCAGCATCCAAATTTTGACCTATGTAAATACTATCCAAAATAAAAACAGTAAAGTATTTATAAAACCCTTCATCGATAAGTTTTGGAACAAGCAAATGTGAGTAATCTTGCCAAAACTTTTTGTTGTAATGCCAATAGCCAATTGGTACTTCTTTGAAAAGATACTCAGGTTGCTTTTCGTAAAATTGGTTATACAAACTTCTTAAAAAATGTGTGGAATATACAGAAGAATCCCACCAACCACGAGGATGAACAACAAAACTTTTTGAGACAAGTCCAACAGTGTTATAAAGAAATTCAAGTTGCTTGTGAATATTGAAATCAATTCCGTATTTACGAGCTGTACTTTGATCCACAGTAATGGTTAAGTAGTTTAAATTTCTTAGGTCGGGGCCAAAAAGAAAATCATTACTAATCAAGTCGATTGTTGTTAACTGTTCAATCTTTTTCAAAGGTCGGCCAGTCAAACAAAAGGTGAAGGTTATAAGATTAGAAGGCAATGTGCTTCTTTTCTTAAAATTAACTTCAGAGTAACCGAAGCTTTTGCCAAGCGAAGTAGATACATTCACTAAAGAAAAGCTATTTGCTCGAACAAGAACAAATGGGTAACTCTCTAATCGATTCAAAATAAAAGTGAACAAAGAACCTAAGTGTCTACCTAGATCCTCTGTTCCATTGTTTTCTCTGACCACCAATGCACGTTTGACTTGTCGGCTTAAACCATTAACTGGGTTAAGCTTAAATGTAGAGGCAGCAGACAAGTGCATTATTGAATCGTCCGAAGCATTTCATTCACGACTTCAGGTTTTAAGTGAAGTTCTGTTCCAAGTTTTTTGATCTTATCGCGTGTCAAATCGTGTTTGGTTTTAGAAACCATTGCAACACGAATGTACTTGCGACGAGAATTGCGGCCGACTTCTTCACGCATGTTTGGTCGTGTACGTGTTTGAATTTGAGAAGTAATCTTTTTCAGATCGGCAATCTTGTTGTAGTAAACACGATCTACTGCCGCAGCAATTTGTGTTTTTGCTTCCAACTCTTCTTCTTTGCTTAAGCCTTTGACCAAACGGAAAATCAAGAAATCATCGACTTGACGTAACTGGTCAACATATTCAATTGATGCAAATTCAGGAATACGTTTCATTTGGCTGGTTGTTAAGCCAACGGCTACGCGATCACGAGTTGGATTACCCATATCCTGAGTTAACATTGCACCAATTAAGCGTTTCATTTCAGCTGTGTTAGATAAAGGTTTACCGATTGGGAAAGAACCAGGAATCTTATCACTTGTTAAACTAATAACATGGTAAGAAAGTTCACCAGTTCCAATATCAATTGAACCAGTAACAACAATTGAATAATCATCACGCACATGACCGCCAACAGTTACCAAATCTTTTATATGAATAAAAGTCTGGTAGTTGATTTTGCTACGGTCAATACTCTTGCCTTCAGGACGGCCAGATTTACCGACATAAGCTGTTGTGTCAGGAGAAGTTGTTTTGTAGACAAAAGTGTTCTGAGTAATTGCACTGTAAAGGCGCTTGTCAATAACATCAGTTAAATATTCGACGACACCTTTGATCATTGCATTATGATGTTTAGGTCTTGTTTCACGCGCAATTTTGGACATAGCCTTCAGCTGATCTTCAACAGCTGTCTTAGCCAAGTTAATTGAGGCACGTAAATTCTGACGAAGCAGACGATTGTTTTCCATCTTTGTAAAAGTGGAACTCATTAAAACTTGTTCTGCTATCTCAAGCTCGGCAATGTGCTGCTCAAGTTTGTGCAGAGTTTCATTTTCTTTCGCAATTTCTTTTAAATCAGGAGCAGTGAAAGAAGTCAATTTTGTCGTAACGCTAGGAAGCTTTACATCTGAAGCAGGAATTGGAGTACCAGCTTCGCGTTTCTTTTTGACTTTCTTTGCTTCGTATTCTTCGATTCTATCTTGTTGATCATCTAGATCGCCAAGTTCGATTCTGTTGGTTTTAGAACTGGCTATTGCAATCGTGTACACTGAAGGTTTAGTTTTTTTAGATGATACAGATTGCAGAAAATGTTCCGTATCTTCACTCAAGATTTTAACTTCATCGCTCAGTGTACTTATAATAGCAGCTAATTCTTTTACAGAACGTGCTGAGCGAATTGATTCCGCTCTTTCTGATAAGCGATTTACCTTAAACATAATTGGCCTTAACGGTTGCTATGGATATACACTAAAATTATATATCAGAGTGTTTTTAACGACAGAAACGAAAAAAGGCCAAGAAATTAATCTCGGCCTTTTCTTTTTAACTAAGAATTACTTCTTAGGGAACTTCGAAGTTCCTGGTTTCTTACCAGCTGGTGCAGCAGGTTTTTTGCCAGCAGGTTTTTTGCCAGCAGGTTTTTTGCCAGCAGGTTTTTTGCCAGCAGGAGCAGCAGGTTTTTTGCCAGCAGGAGCACTTGGCTTTTTACCAGCAGGAGCAGCAGGTTTTTTACCGGCTGGAGCACTTGGCTTTTTGCCAGCAGGAGCTGTTGATGGCTTTTTGCCAGCAGGAGCAGCAGGTTTCTTACCAGCTGGAGCTGGAGCCTTAGTACCAGGTTTACGAGCTTCGTACTTTTTCAGCTGATCAGCATGGCGTTGTTTCATACCTTCACGAGCAGCTTTCTGTTTTTCAGCACGTAACTTGTTGCTGGCTTTTTGACGTTCAGTTAAAGCTTTGAATTGCTCTTTTTGTTTAGTACGGATAGTACCACCACGAGCTTTCCAAGCGGCCAAACGCTCTTTTAAAGTTGTAGAAGCTTTAGGGGCTTTAGCTGGAGCTTTGCCTTCTTTAGCTTTACGTTTTTCAGCTAACAGTTTAGCGCGTTCTTTTTCAAACTTACGCTCAGCAGGAGTTTTCTTGCGGTCACGTAATTCAGCTTGCTTTTTAGCTTTTGCTTTTTCAGCAGCAGTCATTTTTTTACCATGACCAGCAGCAGCAGCTTTCTGAGCGGGAGTTTGTTTTTTAACTGGAGCGTTTACGTTACCGCCCAAGCGAGAACCAGCGCCTTTGCCGTCCTTGCCTTTACCTTTACCTTTAACAGCCATAATAGACCTCTACTTTTGAAATTAAATTAATTACTCTCCACGAGAATCTCTCACAATCCTCTTACCTTAAAATTACTATTATAAAAATAAAAATAAAATATTTAAAATATTTTTTAATAGCCTAAAGTGCGGAGTGCTTCAGTAACTGCTTTCTTTCCAAAAAGAAAATCTTCTTTTTTTAGTTTATTAGTTTTATAAAAATCTTTCAGGCCAAGCATGGGATCTATCTTTGGAAGTTCGCTAACTTCTTTTAAAAAGTTTTGGTCGTAGTCCAAATCAGCTTCAAGCTTTTTACCTTTAACTCCCCAAAGCTGGTCAATGTTTGGAACATCTTGTCTTAGTTTTGCAGGAACAACAATACCGTCAGCAACATAAAGCCTATAGCGTATGTTTGGATCTACGCGCAAAGCTGCGAATTCTTTCTGATTTGCTATGTGAACAGTTTCCAATCTAAATTTAGGAATATTATCTACGTATTCCCAATCAGCTTTCATCACTCCATTCTTGACCTTGTATTTTACAACAGCAAAACCTTTAGGTAGTGTTTCGCCAAAGGTTTTTTGAAACAAAGCGCCTGGATAAAGGACTCTGAGTTTTTTAAGATACTGTCTCAGATGTATATGGCCGCTAACAGTGAAGTCACGTTGGCTATTGACCTTTAGTGCCTCTTTTACTTTTAATTCGCGGCCATTGTCACCAACAGCACCTTGAACATCACGGTGTATTATGTTCACAACTGGTTTATCAGAAGGCAGCAGTTCAGTAAATGGAAATGGGCAGAAATTAAAATCTATTCCACCAATTTTGCGGATTTCTCTTTGGTCTACAACCACAAAGTTCTTAAGCATTTTAAACTCAACCATAGTCTGAAAGATACTAAGGCTAGAAGTTTTGTTATCACCGTAATCGTGATTGCCCATCAAGTAAAATGTTGTTACATGGTTGTCATACTTACTCAAGACAGCAATAAGTTTTTGAATACTTTCGGCAGTCATTTTATAACTGTCGCTTATGTCACCAGCAACAATAATATAAGGAATTGCCTTTTTAACAGCGTACTTGTAAACTTTTTCTACTTCAAATCCTATGCGGTCAGCGTGGTCGGAAGGGAAATGATTTTTCAGACCATCAAAATGCCAATCACCTGTATGAATTACCTGAACTTCCCGTGACATAACTGCCTTCTTTTGTATGGATGATTAAATATTTGTCTATGAATTTCAAATACTGCTTGTGCGCCAACTTTAAGATCTTTTCATCAAGTTGAAATTCTTTAAGATTACTTGGATGACCAACAGCACTATAGTTTTGAGTTACTTTCCATTTTCCGTCAATGAGTTTTAAATATTCATAGTCAGTAAAGGTAATGCTAGGTGAAGGATAAGAGTGAGTGGTAACAGAGAAATAATAAATCTTTTTCTTATTACCACACGGAGAAGTACGTTCGACCTTTAACTGAGGAACCTTAGACTTCGACTTCATCTAAAAATACCTTGAAGATATTTTCTGGAACAAACAAAATGTGTTGAGTGCTATCAATAGAATATCCAGCGTAGTTTACAAAATCTGTTACTTGTTTCATAAACAAAGTGATGTCTACGACAGGAAGCATTGGAGCATCAGGACAAAGCTTATGGTAGTAAGTTTTGAAATCTTGCTGAAGTGAACCAACTTGAATTTTATTAGGCTCTAAATTTTTCTTAAGATTTTGCGTGATATTTTGTGCAATAGCAAGAGTGAATGCTAATGATTCTAAAGAGACAGCATCAGGATCGTCTGAAAAATCACGCATGGTTACTTTCGCAAAATATTTGCAGTTACAATCAGAGAAAGATATGTCTGCAATATCACGCAGAAATAGATCAGCAAGTTCCGCCATACACAGTCGATGCCAATCTAAATGAGATCCAACAGTATCAGGATTCATAAAATATCCTTAAGGAAGAAGAAACATAAACTTATTGCGGTTAGAAATAACCCAATGTGAAGGATCTACCCAACCTTGTGGTGTATTTCGGACAGTATCTGAAAATGGTGTGTAGTACGTTAGCAAATAAATGCAACAACCTTTCTCGAAAGAAATTCCCCATTTTTCCCAAGTGTCACGATACTGATAACACTTATCACCGTGAGCAGCACCAGCACCAGCAGCCAAGTCAGGATTAAGACCAAGCTTTTCTAAAAACGTAGCAAAATGTTCATCTATATATTTATAGTGATTCACTTCAGCTGTTTTCTTCATTGGACGAATGTAATGCTTGCAGAAAAAATCATCAATGAACTGAGGATCTACCTGAACTGTTTTTACGAAACTTGTACCAGCTTGATTGCCAAACTTTTTGCTGTACAAGATTATTCCGTTGTTCTGAATTCTTTCCAAAGTAGTTCTGAATTTAACTTTGTCCGTGAACTTGTAACCAGTGCTGATAAAATCAAACAAATCCAGATCGTTATACTCAACATCGAAAACTGATATATCGATTTCACCACCAGACACGTAAGCAAAAGTCTGATCATAAATCTGACTAGAGTAGCCACAGAACATAGCGCAAAGTACAGCACGATCTGCTGAAGGAAGCTCAACAAGATCAGAGTCTGTTATATTCAATAGCTCTTTATATAAGTTTACTGGGTTTATTTCGTAGCAATCATTTGCATTTGTTTTTGCTTGATCGCTTTGCGTAGCAGCATACATCAAATGAGTAAGATGTCGTAAGATCAATGCGGCATTGCGTTGATAGGTTTCAGCTAAACCGTCTGGATGAAGATTAAGTTTGGTTAAATCCAAATTCAATTTATTTCCCCTTCTTTTCATTTGCAAGATAAGTATCAATACTGACCTTGCTTTTATCTGTTATTTGTTTATCGCTTTCAAGCATTTTTAAAATGTACATGAATTCATAAGGATTCAAATCGTAAGCTGTTGATACGTCAGCTACATCAGGAACACCATTTATTTCTTTGAAAGCAATTTGATAGCGTCGTGCAATATCGGAAAAAAGAATATCACTTATGTCAGACACTATTGCCGAGCTAAGTTTTATTTGAGTGCCAAGTCTTTTGAGTTCTTCTATAAGCTTTTCTTTAGACCAATCATTGCGTAAAAACTGACAGCAGATTTTTTTAACAGGTTTTTGGTGAGTCTTGGCAGGTAACTTATAAATGTAAGTCATTAGCTTGTCAAAGACAGATCCAGATTTGGCTTTTTGAATAACAATGTCCAAATAAGTTACTTTCTTTTTCTGTATAGGTTTTTCAACAGGGTTAGAAAGAACCTCTAAATCTATTTCATCAAAAACAACTATTCGAGTTTTATTTTCAGAATCAATTCCGTAATCAAGTCTATTAAAGCCTTTGTACTCAAGCAAGAATAATGGTGAAGCAAATACAAAAACTTTTTGCTTTAACCCACACAAAATCTTGTAATTGCGTACAAAATCTTCTCGACTTAGACAAATGATATATTTGGTTTTACGCAAACCTTCTGCCGTAAATACGGATTTGGGTTTTATGATCTTAAAAGTTGGGTTGGAATCAAAAGACAATAAAGCTTTAATAACTTCGTCTGGTGAATGTCCAGCTACTCCATAAAATACAGGCATGGTTTAGGTATCTCCTTTGTAGTAGATTTACAGTTTAGCGTTTATATACTGAACTATTTCACTACAAATATCGTTTTCGCGTAAATTTAAAGAGCTGACAAATCCTGCAAAACTTTGAGTACCATAGCCGTCAAAAATATTTGCTATTAATGAAGCGTCATAATCAAGTCCAGATCTGCATCCTACTGACCAACTGCGATACACGTAACCACTTACTCTGCAATCAGAATACAAAAACACATAATCGTATTTTCCTAAACTAAGTAAATGTTTGATTATGTGATATGAGAAAAGTTTGGGCGCGTTAATGAAAGCACATTTGTAATCCAATAAATTTGAATAGCCGCAATTGGATGCAAGATAAGAAGCAGTGGTTTGAAAAAACGAACCAACTTGCATACCTTCAACCGCAAGTTCTGACAAATTAGGGCTTATAAAATGTTGGGTGTTTAATAAAAACGCATCTTCCTCACACTGCAACATTTTATAACGCAATCCATCATAAATAAAACGGCTATTAGATATTTCATTTTTATGTAGTACAACATCCTCTATAATAAGTAATGTTTCTGGAACCATGTCGCTCGGTAAAAAATATGACCACGCAGATACGCAAGTGCTTCGCTCAGGAATGGAAAACTGAGTTATTTTGGTTTTGCTTGATTCTGATAGCTCAACAGGCATATGATCTATGTATGTCACGTTTTTACCATAAGATGATATACGTGCAAGATCTTGCGGTGTAAGATGTAAGCCGAGAATATAAATGTGATCGGCTATATCACCTTTTGTGAAATATTCAAAAATGCTGAGCTTTCCATAATCAAATGCTAAATAAATAGCATCATTTTTGAATCTAAAATATGCGGCCAACGCAGAAGCTTGGCCGTCCATTGTGTGAGCGTTATACACAACATAAGTTTTAGACATAAAATACCTTTAAGATACTTCTAGGTATGATGATCCTTTTTCTTTAACTACTGTTAGTAGCGTATAATCTTGGAAATCATCTATACTCTTAGGTGTTATCCAGAATATATGCGGAACTATTTGCCGAAGTTTTGGTAAAAATTCTCTAATCAAATGTTCGCGCACGGCTGTACTGCATCGACTATCAGGTTCGTCAAGTATCAAGAAATTGGTTCGCTTTTCTTCTGGAATCAATGGCAATAAACTAACTGCGAATAATAAACGGAAACAGTTGGCTTCTGCACCACTCAAGTAAACTATGTCGCTTGATTCTCCGTTATTACGGATGGCAACTGCACTTATGCCATTCGCTTGAGTGCGAATTTGAAATTTCATAGGTTCAAGAAAAACTAAACTACTATAGCGATTTAAGCTATCTTCTAATTGACGAACTATTGCCTCAGCTGCTTGTAGCTTTAAATTATTCGGAGAGTATGCAGTCTGCAATATCTTATACTGCTCACGCATTTTTAATAATGGCTCTACAACCTTCAATTTATTAGAAAGATCTTCAGCAGTCTTACTTAAATTCTTAAATTCAATTTTGGCAAGATTTAATTTACGCCAAAGTTTTTCAAGCTGATCGTTTTCCTGAGTCAGTTCCTTTAATTCTTTTTGAACGCGAGAGTGGGCTTTTTCATCGTAATGTTCGCTGCCAAGATCTTTAATGCGATCTTTGTTTTGAAGTAACAGTGAAAGCGCTTCGATTTTACGTTCGATAGATTCGCTGGATTCTTTAACAATAACTTTTGGTTTGACTGGTTTCTTAAGTGAATCCATTTGAGCAATCAACTTATCGTACTGCTCAGATTGTTTACCTTGTTCACGAATTTGTTTGAGCTTTTTACGAGCCGACTCTAACTTGGTTTCAAGCTTAGTATCTATGGTTACTTTAGAAATACTTTCAACAGAAGAACCTAATTCTTCATACTCTGAATATATTTCATAATCCTCTAAATACTGTTGCGCTTTTTTAACTCGATTTTCAAGGTCTTTGTATTTAACTTTTTCAGATCCACACACAGGACATCCTGCTAAATGTTCATGATCTTGAAGTTGATCCCAAAGTGCAACAGTAGTTTTAAGCAAATCTACCTGACTGGAAATAGCGTCAGTTTTCTTGCCAAGATTTTTTTCGGTAAGGTCAAGACTTTTTGCAAATTTTGTTTTTAGAAAAGTGGACTTCAAAGCTGAAGCCTTGGCTGTTGCTTTAGAGTTTTGTTTTTTGATCTCTATATAAGCCTGATATTTTTCTGTTTGGTTTTCAAGATCGCGTTCAAGTTTTGAAATAAGGCTAACGTATTTTTCATACTGTTCAGCTAATTCGTCTGTGCTTAATTCGGGTTTGGTTATGGAATCCAAAGATTTTTGAATGACAGAAGATTTACTTTTATACTCGGAGCTGGCTTCCACATAAAATTCAAACTGCTGTGAAAGTTTTAGGTTGCTTCTTAATTTGGCAAGATCTTCTTTGGTGCTTAACTTACCCAAAGCTTTTTGTAATTCTTTTTGTTTGGTAACAAGCTTCTTTAAACGATCAGCATTGTTTTTTGCTGTTGTTAGTTTGCCAGATAACTCATAAAGTTTTTTTAGTTTGGCTTTGACACCATCCAGTTTTTCATGGACACGTTTTAACTTGGAATTTTTATCAGAAGTCCACTCAAGTTCCTCTATTCTTTTTTGAGCAGCTTTAAGTTCTTGAGCTAAAGTTTGATATTCAATCTCTGCTTTAGCAACTTCACCCAGTTTTTTAGTAAAATATTTACGTAGTTCATCGTAAACATCAAGGCCAAACAATTTTGTTATAAAGGCCAATCTATTCTGTGGACTAGCATTTATAAAGTTGCAACTACGTTGATCGCTAACATAAGAAGTTGCGTAAAACATTTCTTCGGAAATAGGAAAAGCCCGATCCAAATGGGTACGGGCAATTTCAAGTTTCACTGGTTTTCCAGCTTCGTTTACGTTAACATATTCACCAGATTTATTTTTGATGAATACACTGTAAGCAGAAGCTGTTTGCTCAAAACGATAACATTCACCTAAATGATTTTCTACCTCAAGGATGTGAGTGCTCTTTTTACCTTTAAGCACATCTTTCTTGTTTCGACTTTTGATGGCTAAAGGGTCTGTTTCAAAAGCGACAGTAGGAATACTTGAAAACAAGCGACTTTTGCCAACAGCATTTTTGTTAGCTGGATTTCTACTGTCTAAATTTTTACCGTGGATTACATACAACCCATGTTCGCTACCAACCTCAAGAAGCGTATCTTCAAAGGTCAATACGTTTTTCAGGCCAAACCCGTTTAGCTTAATCATAGTTCTACTCTTCTTTTGTTTCAGTGGTTTCTTCAGATTCTTTTTGTTCACCAAATATCTTTTGGAACTCACTTAACATGCGTGGATCGTCAAACATTGTACTACCTTATTTACAGTAACTTCAGACTCTGCTTGTATGTTTCACAGAGCTTTCCAGAAGAAATTCTTTCAGAAAAAATTTCACGAATATGATCCAAGCTAAGTGCATGATAGTTTGTTTGTTCAAGACTAACATTCAAATAACGAGGATCGTCAATAACTTTATCATGCAAGTGGCCATGAACATTTAATTTACCACGTAAATGTTCTGGATGCAGTGGCATATGACTTAAAGTAAAACCATATTTGTTTTGATAAAAATAAACCGCTGAGTAGACTTCGCACAGTCTCTTCAATGGAATTTTATCTGTACAGTGGTTGCCACCTATCAAAATAACGGTGGCCCCAGTTTCACGAAATTGCTCGATATACTTTAACGATTCCTCACTGAAGCAAATATCTCCATGAAGATAAAGGGTAGATCTTTTGTTAAGTTGTCTTAAAATATTTTCAAAAATAACAGTGTCATGTTCTTGCACAGAAGAGAAATGAGTTCTGTATTTACAAACATTCGACTGACCGAAATGCAAATCAGCTGCGTGAAAATTCATTGTTAGTCTTTCACCTCAGAAGGTGCTATAAAAACAAGCACAGGTTTTTTAATCAGTAAATCTGGACGTATTTGGAAAACAATTTGATCTGTATCAAGATCACTCGCATAACTTGCCTTGAAGATTTTATAAAGATCTTCGTAGATACTAGCTAAACGTACAACCTGAGAAGAATTAAGCATGTAGTCAGTGCGGCCAAGCGGAGGTAAAGTAGAACTTTGATCTCCGAGTTCTGTACTAATAGTTCCATTGCGAACATTATCTATGAAAGCAAAGAAATCTGTAACATACTTAAAATATGTTTCACGTTGAAGCGCAGAACACATGACAATTGTGTGACTTATACGTTTTGAAATATCGTACATAGGATTAACTACAACACTATTTTCAATACGCTTTTGATCAATATCAGTTTCTGCAAGTCTTACTCTGTACTTACCGGAAAATCTTTTGCGGCCAGCATTGTTGTAGTATTCATTAAAACGAGTGTGAAGTACAAGGTTGGTAAGAAACCGAGTTGTTCTCAAACGAGAAAGAACACCAATTTTAGAAAATGGAGAATGCACATCAACACGCTTAGATACAGATAAAAGATTAATAGAGTCTTTATCAAGAACATTAGCAAACTGAATAAGCATTAATTCTTTAATGCCGTCAGTGAACTGAGTATCAGGTTGATCAAAAAATAAGTTGCAGATTTCTTTTGAAGGCATACCGGAAACGCAAATACGCTGCATATCACTACCGAAAGATTTTTGTACAGTTTGAATTGTTTGCATTTTAAATTTCTCCATTGGTTTCAGTGTTAATCTCAACTGAAACTTTATTCATTGGTTTTTGTTCGGTCGGATCAATATCATACGGATTTACATAATCAAGAACAGCTGTTGCTATCAATGAACTATTTCCAATAGTGCCATCAGTAAGCTGTAGCTCAGTAGATCCGTGATAAATACTTTTTACATTACCAAACTTCAAAGTATGAAGCAAGACAAAGTTATCAATCAAGTCAGGTTTGGTGTATGCTAAACCGTTTTTCTCAAATTTTTCTGTAATCGCATAACAATAACGAGCTTTAACTTTTTTACCTGCAAGAAAAGACAAACGAGCTGACAATTGTTTATCTATACAGTGGATTATTTCAAATTTCTGAGCCTTAACAACAGGAATATAAACTACAATAGTTCCTGATTCGTACTCACGTAAAAATTTACTATCGGGAATACCATAGCTCCAATGTTCAAGCTCTGTTATTTCACAAGTAAATACTTTATTTACTTCAAAATTGTGTTGCTGAATTTCGTTAACAGCTTTGAGTGCTCTCGGACGAAATTCAGCAAGAGGATCTTTATAAATTGGCTGATCATACATTAATTCAGCCCACTTAGAAAAAATATCTCGTATTGCACCGACTGAAGGCTTCTCTTCTTCAAAAGTACAATCAAAGCAACCTTCAGTCGGTAAAGGTGAACTGAATGCCTTTTCATGAAAAGACTCAGGAACATCAATTGTTAACTTTGGCCTTTTATCGCTTGGGAAGAATCCAGAAAAATCTATTGTAAATGTTTTATCCATCATTCTTATCTCCTTGCTTAGATTTTTCGGCATGTGAAATAATGTCATTCATTTCTGCGCCAGTATCACGATGATCGTATTCAACACCATTATCAAATTCATGATAGCTGATTTTGTGATCAGGATTACTAAAGAAAATCTTGTAGACAGCAAAGGCTAGTACAGCAACCGCAGAAAATAAGCATAGTAAAAATAAAGCTATTGAAATGGATGCTTCGTTTTGAACTTCAATCATTTTTTCACCTTGTTAAAATAGTCATCAACACTTAAATCAGCTAATGCAGTATAAAGTGCAACAGCCGCAGGATAAGCCGGAACCGTTAAGATTTTGTGATCGACATCAAGTAAAACAGATTGAACTTTTAACAAAGCGGGCAACGAAACTTTTACCTTGTTTTTATTAACGGACGAAACAAAAAGTTTGCCAATGGCTGGAACATATTTTGCAATGCCAGTAATACTTTCAATTTGCCAGTCAATAAGATAACGCAGTTGTGAAATAAGTTTACGAGGTTCTTTGCAACCTTTGCAGTTTTTAACGATACCCAACAAATTGTTACCAAGAACTGCAACGAGTATTTCAGCGGAAACCGAATTCAATTCTTCTTCAGTTGCTTGCATACCAAGATCGCTGACAACACTTTCATCATATTTGTTACCACTTGAAACAATGCTGATCAATGTGTCCAACATACTTATTGCATTACGCATCTGGCCTTCACAAAGTTCGGCAATACGCTTAAGGCATTTTTTGAATAAGTCTTTATCTTTAATCTTAAGACCTTCTTCTTTCACAATGATCTCTAAACGAGCATAAACTTCTTTGGCTGATATTGGATTAAGCGTTATGTGTGTGCAGCGATTGCGAATTGTGTTCTTAAGTTTTTCTGGATTAGTAGTACATAAAATCCAGATGCAGTTTTTGCTCGGCTTTTCTAGTGGAACCAGCAAAGTGCTTTCAGCTTTATCACTAAGTAAATGGGCTTCGTCAATCAAAATGATTTGTTTGTTAAAACGGGGTGTACGTTTTGCGCGTTGTAACAGATTGCGAATGTCATCTATGTTACCAGCTTCACCTGCATTGATTTCAATTAAATCTGGAATCTGATCATCAGAAAACTTACAGGCATCACATTTACCGCAAGCTGTATTCTTTTCACAGTTTACGTAACGCGCTATCATTTTGGCAAGCGTGGTCTTTCCACTACCAGTTAAGCCGCTGATTAAAATTGTTGAGGGAAAGCGTTTACGCTCAAGCCAACCACTCATTGTATTTTGAGCGCTAGTTTGACCAATATAATCAGAAAGTTTTGTTGGACGGTATTTTTCAGGAAGGTTGTAACTTTCGAGTGTTTTGGGTTTCTTACTGACAAGTTTTTTAGACATGGTAAATCCTCTAGGTTTATACACTAGGATTTACAGTATTGACAGGACAAAAAAATGGCTGGCACGACATTAGCGTATCGTAACCAGCCAGTAAATCTAATAGGAGTTAAGGGGAAACTCACTCCATTTTCGATTCAAATCAACAGCGTCAAATCCATTGACTTTAATCCACCAGGAAGATAGCGAACTATCTAAATACAAATTATAGTGCTGTTGATTTTTAACATTGAATCGAGTAAAAAGTTTGATTTGTAAATGCGAGTAAATGCGTTCAAATCAATTAAGCAAATATTGGATCAGGACTGCAAGTAAGATCAATTGTATAGTCTGTCCAATGATCTTTATTCCAAGGTCGCAGATTTTTAACAGTTTGAATACCAGCCTGAGTAAAATCATTTAAGATCTTAGGCTGATCTTCTATAATCAGTTGTACGTTATCGCCAAATAAATCATCGAGAATATCCAACTTTGAATGCCCTACCGGACAAACAATTAACATATCTGGAATTAATCCACTCTCAACTAAAACATCATGAGTTAGTTTAAAGCCATCAGAGCGGAATCCTCTGTGTGTAATAAATGCAAGGTAAACAGGTTGGTCATTACGTAAATTGAATTGCTCGTTTAATTCTCCATCACGCAATTTGCGTATGAATTCTTTTGTATGTTCAAATGGTTTTGTCATACTCAAATAGTTAGAGTTATGTAGAATATCCAAAAACATTTGAAGATCGAGGCCAAGAGTTTCAACCATATCATAGCGAACTACATCAGACAACGTGTATTTTGTTCCGCATCTTTCATTGACCATGTTAAGAAGAACTTCTACGGTAGCCAGAATAGATTCATCGAGATCAATACCTATTACTTGATGACCTTCAGTGTATTCAGTCCAAACTTTTGATCTTAGTTCGGAGTTTTTGTCGTAGTCGGACGGGTTTATTGTGTTATGAACTTTCATTTTGTTATATTCCGTTGATAAAAGGTGCAGAGTTTTTGTCTGCACCTGATCTGTTTAACGAATCAACTTTTGTATTGTGGATTCGCAAGCCTTAGTTACATCGCTTGGCAATTTTTTACCTTGCAGATGCGCTGTCATTGTTTCAGCGAAGAATTCACGTACATTGGTAAGGGCATATTCAGAACCAACATCGTTTACTTGATCGCTAATATCTTGATGCTCAGGCCACAACTCTTCGAGTGCATCACGATTGTTCTGAACCAGCATGTCAACGTCATTACGATCAAGACGATGAACACGCTTCATATAAGAATAAATTTCTTTAATCAAGGTTACTTGATTTTCGTCAGCCATTTCTTTCATGAACGCATTAATTGCGCCATCGTAGCCTTGAATATCTTTTAACAGTGTTTTCAGATCATCCGAATCGAATGACTGGCGTTTAATACGCTTACCATAAACTCCGGCCCATTTAGATTTTAAATGATCTGGAACTTGTCGGAACCAAACACCGTGGCAGAATTCGTGGGTAAGTACGTATTCCAGATATTGACGATCATCGAAATTAATTCCGTTGATAACAATGAAATCTGTTTTGCCACCTTCTTTTGTACGCTTGTAAGTAAATGTTCCGGCATACTTACTTACTTTAGTTCGTAACTCTATATGGCTAAAGTTATCTAACCAAGAAGTCATGCGGTGTTTTTTGAACAATTTGAAAACTGTTTCAGAACAACTTTTAAGAAGATCAAAATGTTGTTTAGTAAACTTTTCACGGTATAAACGAACTTCACCAATATCAGGCAAAGTCAACTTTTTAATAAAAGGTTCTATCTTAACCCCGAACACGCTGCCGATAGCTGGCTTTTTGCCTAAGTTAGCAATAACATCTTCAGGTTTAAATTCTTTTTGGTTGTCAGAGTCATCACGTTCAACCCCATCTTCTAAAAGAATTCGGTTACGGCCTATATAAAGACCAAGAACATTTTTAGTGCCAATCTTTACAATCAAGTGATCGTCACTTTCGTAAGCAACTTGGCTGGACTCAACAACTGTTTTAGAATCAGAGTCAGATTTTCTTGAAGATTTTTTGGCCTTATCAATAGCGCCTTCAGCTATCTTCTTTGCCATTTTCTTTTTGGTCTTTTCAATGTCACCTAATTCCACTTTGGTAACAGCAACCTTCTTTTTCTTTACCACAATTTCTTCTACTTTACCTTTATTGGCCTTAATCTTAGTTTTAGGTTTCTTTCCGGCTTTTAATCCACAAATTACACTTGTCATATATTTCTCCTGATTGGAATTTAAAAATTATGGGCATTACGGCCTAAATTTGGTTTTTAAGAAAAGAGACTTTAATGGACTGTATCTTATCCATCATTTCTTTTGAAACCATAGCAAATTCTGTGTTCAATCCAAAAACATACCAGCCACTATCTTTAATTGGATGCTCAGTAAATACTACAAATTGAAATTTACCTCGTTTCTCAGAAGCTGTTCTATATTGGAATTTTTTCTTTAGTGGTATTCGTTTGGAATGTGACTGATTTACGTATTCTATAAAACTATCTTGAACTTGCCTATCAAGATATTTACAGTATAGGTATATCCTATTAGTCAATCCAATGCAAAATAATTCTGGATGATCATTAAAAAGTTGGTTGAATTCTTCAAATTCAACACGTTTTTTACCTTTTGGTCTGGCATCATGGACAAGCTTTTGAAGCTCGATTAATTGCTTACAGGTTTCGTCATTGTACATAAGTTTTCCTTATTGAAGAAGCTGCGAAGGCATGGCTGCGGGTTGTCGGTGTCCGCGAAAGTGGGGGGGGTGGCGCGGCGGAACCGGAAAAAGGATCCTGGAAAAGATCAATAACCCAGTTAGTGTGTTAGCTTTTTCTTTTGATTTTAAGGTTGTACGAAGCGGAGCGAAGTACAGCTCTTAATCTACGTAGTAGATTTAAGATCTTGATCCAATTTCCCCATGCCCAGATCCCCAACAAACAATTAATAAACAGATCTTTGCTTTTCTACTGATCTCATTTTCCCCCCCAAAAAAAAAAAAAAAAAAAAAAGATCTGGCCTGTTAATTTGACGAAGGCAAATTTTAGGCAGACCTCCGCCTTTTTATGATCTGTTCCACTGATCGCTGTGGGCTAATTCAAATGCCTTGAGATCTTTTTGATCTTTTAATTTATTCTAGTGGCCTGTTGTCTGTTGGGGCATTTAGTAATTTTTAAAGAATTTTAGGAATCCATGATTCCAAAGTTGGTGTTCACTTCGCTCACACCAACTATAAACCTTCTTTAATTACTAACTGATCAACTAACGATCCTAAGCAATTAACTCATTTCCAAAAGCCCAATTGATCCAGCTGTTTTTATTTAATTTACAGTATTACTTTAGCAGACCCTACTTTCTGACTACCAGACTTTAGTACACTTAGAAGCGTTAAAACCCTATTTAGATGCAACGACAAAAAATGGTGTTTTTACCCAAAATAGCTAAAACATAAATTTAGCCTTTTTCTTTAAAATGGGGACAGAATTTCAGTAAAATACATCAAAAATTGGTAGGAAAATTCACGAATTTTGGACGTAAAAAAGGGCAGCTTTTTAAGGCCGCCCTACAAAACTTATTTAGTGCTTTCAAATTTAGCGCGAAGTTTAGCACCTACTTGTTTCATTAGTGCCTCTACTTTCTCACCTTCTTCTTTTTCAACAGCAGTCTGAATCTGTTCACCTAAATCACCGGAAAGAAACGGCATGATTGTACTCAACATAAGACTGCGGCCAGTTTTCTTCTTACCACCTTTCTTTTTACTTACCGAAACAAAGACTTTCATTAGTCACCTCAATAAAGTTTATAGCTTTTAAAAATGTTGTAAGCAGCTTCAGATCTTTGAACAGCACGAGTAGTTGCCATCCATTCCCAAACCTGACGATCTGCCGTTGACTTGCGCGGTACATCATTTACTTTCAAGACTAAATTACGTTCGGGAACAATAATAAAATCTTCTGATCTGAATAAACCTATACGCGCAGGAAGAACAACAGTAATATCACCTATTGTTATTTCCTGTTCGTAGTTTACCATTTCATTTTCTTGGCTAATATTAGCCTGAATGCTATCCTCACTTAATTTAAACATTACTATCGCATGAGTAAAATTTGCTACATCACGCACACTTACTTGAATACTTCTTCCGCGATGCTGATCCAAATCGCTATACTTTAAAGGAGTTTTTGATGTTCCTACGTATAAACGATTATTGGACGGCAACACATCTGTATTAGCACGAACGCTATACGAAGCGCTGATAAAATATTTTGGAACCAGTATTTCAAAAAGTACATAGCCATCAGATTCTTGTTGAATAAAGTTTACTGGAGTGCTGTTATCAAAAGCGTAACCTTTGATAGCAAGTGCATCATAACTTGTCATCAATGATTGACGGAAATTCGTGAATTCAAAAGCTGGTTGGCGTCCTTCACGATAACAGATACCACAATCAACACCTGTTCCAGATGTCATAGCATCTTGGAAGGTAAACACATCATCTGGATTTTCAGCTTTTATTTCCTCATGTTCTTCACGCAACATATCACCAATTTCAACACGTTTGTTATTGAGTGGTTTTGGAGCATGACGCTCTACCTCACTTTCTCCAAACAAACTTGATGAACCAAGATCCAAAACCATAGTTGCTTTTTTACCTTCTGGCTGTGAATCTGGAATTGGAGTCTGCGTGTATTCATCTGACTCTATATCAACCAAACTTGTATCAAGTGCGGCCACACTATCTTCAGCAATATGTTTGCTGCAAGTACAATAACGGCCAGCTCGAACACGCTTAGCCACAATAGCCACAACTTTATCTACGTTAAGCGCGTTCTCAATTTGATTTTGGAATACAGGCAAAGTTTCATTTAAGCGCTTTTGAGCGCGTTCATGTGTAAAGTTTTTGGCTCTACGTTTGCCCTTCTTTTGTGCTGTATTAAGCCAACTCATATGAAAAATTCCTTTCCATTATTCTCGGATCTAAATTATCGGTTATTAATTTTAGAACATACTGCAAAGGGAATAAAATATGCAAAAGCTACGCATTCTATCTTTTGATCCTGGAACATCAAATTTTGCTTATAGCATACAAGAGTATTCTTACGATGGATCAAAATTAAAGGCAAAGATTTTAGGAACTGGTATGTTTACTAAGTGCGTTACCCAACTTACAGGTAATCACATGAATAAACAAATAAGAAAGTTTCAGAAGGCTATGTTAAAGATAAAACGCAAATACAATCCTGATCGAGTTTTCATTGAACGCTTTCAAAGTCGTGGACTTACAGGAACAACAATAGAGTGCATTAACATAATGCTTGGACTCATGTTGAACATATTTGCGGATAAGCAGCCAAATATTTACTTGGCCAGTACATGGAAAAACAGAATCAATAAAAAGTTGGAAGGTTTATTTGAAAATCCGACATCTAAAAAAGCAAGTCAGTTGGATTTAACTTATAAAGCTTATGGTATGAGTAAAGTTGCGTCACCTAAAACGCCTCATGAACTAGATGCCACTCTTATTGGTTTCTATTCTGCGACACGTATATTAGGTATGCAGGACTTTGAAAACTTTAATACAAACAATTGGGAAAAGTTTATTTCTTGGTTTCTAACAACACCCAAACTGTAAATGCAGTAGTATGTAATAAAATTTGAGAATTAACATGCAACAAAAGATTGCCGTTTGTCCTTGCAACAAAACTTTTCAATTTACAGGCAAGTGCATTGTTACAACTTGTCAATATCACAATGTTAAAACCAAATCAGGTTGTTTGGAACTTGATATTGCGGCCACAAGCACAAAATTAAGTGACACGCAAATTCTACATTTTAAAATTTTACCTAACCAAGATAAGTTTGAATCGAAGTCTTATGATGGTAAGTTTGCATTCTATGCTCGTAAAAAAGCTGTTGTCGCAGCTAAAGCAAACATGCTTTTATATTTATACTGCGGCTGGATTAAAAGCAAACTCAAACCTAGTGATAAGTTCAAATATGAATTGGGTATTTCAAATGTATTGGATGAAATGCTGAGAAACTTTCCATTCAATCAACCGGAATTAAATTTTGAACCTTGGATGCTTTACTACGCGGCCAACCCAAAAGTTTATCAAAGTTTTATTGATGAACAAAATCGTGGCGGTGAAGAAAGTGTCTTTTTAATAAACGTGTTATGCTTAACTCCCGGCAAGCATAAAAATTTAGTGTATGCACTTAAAAATTTCAACAACGCGAAAAAGACTTTTGAAAAACAGAAGTCTAAACATGGAGCAATACAATGAGTACAAAAGTAAAAACAATTACACTGGCCGCTTGGAATGAAAAGTATGGTTCTAACATTGCTAACGGCATTTATGTTGTTAACAATATGGCTGTACCTGCCGAAGTTATTTTCAACGTGGTAGGTGCTAACGGTCAACCTTCTGCGGTTAGTGTTCCAAATACTAACGCACCTTTAGATTTGACAGCTATCACAACTCGTGAAGCTATCTTGAATTCACATGAATTCAAGCGTTTACTGAGTATGCAATATTTGGTTCTGATTGACAACCTTGATGCTGAGCGTATTCTGAGTGAAAATTCTGAGTTACGTGAAGCTGCTGCTGTTGCACTGAAAAATAACGGTGGCAAATATGTTGCACGTTCTGTTACCGAAACTTTTGAAATCGGTGGCGCAAAGGCTCAGCCTTCTGAAAGTCTGCAAGGTAAAATGCAAAGTGCAAACCTTGATATAGAAGATGACGGTGACGATTTAACTGCTGTCGAAGAAATTCTTGGCGTGTCTGAAGATCCAGAAGCGACTGATGATCAAGTTGTGAAGATTTTCAACAAGTTCTCTTCTCAACTGAACAGTTCTGATTTAGAAGAACTGATGGATAAAAGCAAAAACAGCAAACTTCAAGATCTGATCGCTGAAAAGATCTAAAGTACAGACGTAAAAAAAGGGGAGCCATTAAGGTTCCCCTTTTATTTTTGTTCAATCATTCGTAAATTTTCAGGCTTTATAAATTTCCCACCATATTCCTTTATTTCATCTTTCAAAGCACGTAACATTTTCTTAGGCATTACGTCAGGATCTAATTTTACAATCTTACCATCCTTTCCTTTCTTACGTGGTAACTTAAATCCTCGATACTCAAAAGAAATCTGCATGTTGTTGCACATCCATTCAAGCTTTTCTGCCATTGCTTTACCTGCCGCATCATTATCCGGTAGCCAACAAAGTAATTCAATATCAAGCCTTTCTACCAAACGTAATTTCTTTCCATTTATATTTTGAGAACCTAATACCGCAAGTGCAGGAATACCAGCCATTATTAAACGCAGTGCATCCCTTGGGCCTTCAACCAAAACTACATAACGATATTTCATTTTGGCAAGCATTGCTTTAACAAAGTTGAAAGGAAATAATCCACTTTCTTTAACCCAATCACCTGCACTACTCACATAACTTAATTTACCTTCTTTCTTTTCTTCAAGTGCCTCTATTACACCTTTAATTTCTTTACCTACTTTTACAGGCAATATACATTTGAACTCGCTATATTTATTTACGGCAGCAAGTCCATTCAAATTTTTAATTAGCCATCCCGGATAACCACGCCATTCATTATAAATAGGCCAATCAATTGTTGAAGGATCTCCCAAACTTTTTAACATTCCTTCCATGTCAGTATTTTTGTTGGTCAGCATTCCTCCTTCCATTTCACGAAGTTTCTTATTCAGGCCGTTCGTGTCAACACTTCCGGTTTTTGGAATAAGATTTGATATTTTCCTTAATCCAGCTTTTTCAGCAAACTTGTTCCAATCTCCACTTTCAGGACAACCAAAACAGTTGAATGTTCCCATTGGGTAGCGAGATCCTTCACTTACTACAACACCGCAACTTGGAGTCCTTTCATCGTGAAATGGACAACATACCATTATGCGATCTTGTGTTGTTTTTTGCGGCCCATCTAATTTTTGTAATTCAGTTGTTATGATCGACTGCATATCTTCTGCAACAGCCGATGTTTTCTTTGGTGATTTCTTAACCGCCATAATATTAACCTTGTACAGTAAGTACCATAATTTCTACTCATGGATTTACAGTTTAGTACAGGTCAAGGAACCAACGTATGATGAACGTAACTAAAGGCAGAGTTCTGTGTTATAGTCCAGAAATGCTTGAACTAAGAGATTTATTAAGATCTTATTTTTCTGAAGATCGATTGCAAATTTGTGGTGAAACGAATAATGTAAATGCTTTCTATATACACATAGAAAGCTGCAATATCCAAAAGCTTGCATCTAAACTTGCGCTGCAAGGACACAAGATGGAACCTAGTGATCTTGCTGGCATCTATTGCCTTCAACTTAAATCTGGCGCTAAATTCCACGTTATTGTGTCTGAGAAATTTAGTGTCTTGGTAACATTATGAGTTTTTCTTCGCTGGCAACTACTCACCATTATAAAGGCAAGTCATCCAATTCTGGTGAAGAATCTACGCCATACTCTTTAGATTTTCAAAAAACTAATCCAAATCGTTTAAGTCCGATCAGTAAACTTGTTGCCCAAGCAATGGAAGCAAGTGTTGTTCTTCCTCGTGGCCGTGCTCCACAATTCAGACCTAGTAGCTTTCCATGTTGCTCAATTTTAAATTGGATGCAACTTCTGCGCTTTAAAAAGCTAGGCAACAATGAAGAACACAAATACTTTGGTATGCAATACTATACCGGAGTCGGCACAACAGTTCACGAAAAAATCCAATACTTTGCTGGATTCACTGGTAAATTTTGGGGTAACTGGAAATGTATAAATCCAGTTTGTAAAGAAAGTAAGAAAGCTAGAAATCTTTACGATCATTTGGGTAATATTGTTAAAGAAGGAAAGCCAACAAGAACGCATACAACTAAAAGCACTTGCCCTAAATGCCATGAACCTATGGATTACGTAGAGTTCGCAATAAAATATCGTGGTATCGATGGTCACATTGATGCGATCATAAAGTTGGATAACGGTGAATGGTGGGTAATGGATTACAAAACCACCAGCATGAAAAAAGTTGTTGCCTACAAATTTCCAGAGAAAAAACATTTGCATCAACTTCCGTTTTATGTTTATGCACTTGAAAAGAAATATGCTAAAAAGTTTGGCATGAAATTAAAAGGCTTCTCACTTATTTATATTCCACGAGATAATCCTCGTGCCTTTGTTGAGTATAAAGAAAGGTGGACAGATAAATGGCGTGTTCGTTGCCATAATCAATTTGAAGCAGAATATGAAAAATGGGAAGCAATCAACAGCGATGTCGAAACCGAAACTTTTGATGAAGTCATTAGAACCAAGCCTTGCAAGAGTCAATCCGAATATCGTAGTTTAATGCACGTATACGAAGATTGTCCATTGCTGAGTATTTGCTTTACTCAGAAAAAGCTTCGCAATTTCTTAGATACTTGGGTTGAATATCATTCTGACGATCCAAAACGTCTAATACCTTTTAAGCAGGTAATTGAAATTGTAACTGACTTGGAATACAAAAGTAAAAAGACACCAACAGTTAAACGAATTCGTTTATAAGATTTAAAAATGGCTAAACCGCATCTGCATGACGACAATGTTAAAGTTTTAGCAAAATACAAGAATCTGCTTGGCTATGAGCTTATAGAAGATCTTGAATTTGCAAGTCCTTTGATTACAAACCTTGCTGTTAATACTTATTTATTAAAAATAAATGTTCAGCTTCTTGATGAAGAACTAAGTCGTGAACGACAACTAGCTTTCAATCTTAACAAAGCTTTAAAGTTGTCTAATCGCCAATCATCTGTTGTTCAAAAACTTCGCACTAGAATAACACAGTGCAAAAAGGATTTACGTACAAGACGAATAATCGTCAACCGTATTGTTAAAGAACTAAAAGGTATTTTACGATGAAGCGTGTAACAATTCATTTGCCTGATTTTTCTTCTGAATCTAAGTCGCGGGGCGATCAAGCTTATCTTCGCTTGGCCGAACAAGGCACAAGTCAATTAGATATTGATGGGAGAGAAGAACTTCGTAAACTTGAAAGAAAGAGATCAAAGAAACGCTTGCAACAACTAAATGAAGATATTGAGTTGGAAATTCTTGAAGATCAGGTTGCGGCCAACAAAGTCACTACTAAAAAAGAAAAGACTGAAGCAACTGTTGCTGCTTGGGCTTTACGACAGACTGGCGATAAAAATCCGAAACCTACAAAGTTTCCTAAAAAAGAAGAAAAAGAATCTGAGGAGAAATCTGAAGAAGATTCTGAGGAGAAATCTGAAGAAGATTCTGACGTTGATTCAGCATTAACTGAAGAATTGGAAACCGAAGAAAACACTGAAGAGTCGGAAGAACCAAAAGAAGGAGAAGAACAAGATGAAAGTTCTGATACAGATGCCTTCGAGGAAGTCTGATGTGGCTTACAAACCTATAAAATCTAGTGTGCGAAAAGTAAAATCTGTTGCTAGAAGAATGCACGAAGAAAGACAACGTAAAATCAAAGAGTTCCAATCTCACAGTGCTAATAAAACAGCACAAAAGAAACTTACTTCAGCTGACAAAGCTAAAACAAAAAGAATTGAACTTAAAGATCGAGTTGTCCGTGTTGTTCCATTAAAGCAAAATGCTGGCATTGTTCAACAATTACCTGACACAGTTCTTACACGTAAAGGCAAAAGCTTGAAAGAATTGTTGCGCGGTACTCCCCCACTTTTCAAGCATAACGCCAAGCACGTTATTATAAGCAAATTGGTTCGTAAGAAAACTAAAAGTGGATTACCTGCTGTTGAAGCAGTTGCCTATTCCGTAGATCCTTATCGTCCGAATAAAACAAGAAGAGATCACAAGCTTTATATAATTGGACTTGATAGTCAAACAGATCCGATTAATAAACAGCGTCGAGTTCTTGTAAGTTGTCCGTGCGAAAACTATGTTTTTACTTGGGAATACGCAAACGCTTTACATGGCGCAAGTAAATTGGTTTATGGTAATGGTGATCCACCGACTTTTACCAATCCTGGAAATGCAGTTGGTTTATGCAAACACTGTGTTGCGTTGGCCGAAGAATTAGTTAAGAAAAATTGGTAGGTGACATAAAATGGCTTGTTCAGGTTGCGCTAGACGTAGGGCAGCAATTAAATCTTTTGCAATAAACATTACAGACAAAATAGCTAGTGGTGCAAAAAAGTTGGTTACTTCTATTGGTAGTGATTCTACTGCACAAGCTAAACCCTTAACTGGGCCGACAGGTCAATCAGCTTGTGTTAATTGCACTACATCAGTTACGGCAGATGGTTGGATCAATAAATGCACAATATGCGGAGCAGTTAGCGAAGCGAAACCAATACCTCACAAATTAAAACCAAAATGTGATTGCTAGGAGAAATACAAGTGGAAGAAACTAAAGGCGTGACACAAGAAATGAAATTGATCTCTGATCTTTCAGGTCAAGTGAGCAAATTGGAAACTCTTGTTAATGATAAAAATGTCATTATTCAAAAACAAAGTAATGACCTTGCTATCAGTGGCAACAAAGTTTCGGTTCTACAAGAAATGTTATTCGCGGCAAACAATCGATTAGTTGAAGAACTTACAATTCTTAAAACAACGCAACAACTTGCAATGAGTCTTACTGAACGAGTAAAAACTTTAGAATATGAGGCTAAGGTCAATGCAGAACAAAGCAAAAAAGATCTTGAACTTGCGCGAAGTCAAGCCAACGTAAGTTCACAGCAAGTTGTGCAAAGAGCTGAGCGTCAACGCGAAAGTGATGCGATTAACGATTGGGTGTGCAATTTCTTTACCTCTTGTTTTACTGATGTTGATGCAACCAAACGTATTCGTGAATATGCGAATGGTAAGCGAACTTTGTGCTGGTTATTAAGCACGTTCTTTCTTTCTACCGATGAAACATTCAAAAGTTGCGGTATAAAAGAATCCGCTGAAAACTATGACAAGTCGCAAAAAGAATCTTTGAATAATGCAGATACACGCATGTATATTTTGCGTACACACATTACATTGTACGCAAAGAAAGCACGACTGCTTATTCCAGCCAAGTCAGAAAGTAATCAATAGCAATGTTAAAGGCGGCCCTAAAAAGCTGCCTTTTTTATTGCCTCTGCTTTTGTAAAACTGTAAATACTAGGGTAAGGGCTTAATGTTAAAGGATTCTATGTGAGTAAAGAAAATTTAACAGGCGGTCAAATACAAGAAATAATGGACACGCTTTTATATAAAGCACTTGAACCAATAGTGATCCATACAAATGTCTTTGACAGTCAACTTATCTATTTACTAACCGCTGTTATAAAAAACAAAAAACGAAAGTTTTGTGCTCTTGAAAGATCTCAGACCATAGACATTTTGGCACAAGCCATAGTTTGTCCTGACCGCATTCGTAAGTTCGAGCTGATCAAAAAACTTAAGATCGAAAGATCTTTTGTTCATGTTTTCATAAAGAAATTTTTAGCAGAATACAAAGACGTATATATGGAACTTTATTTCCATTATATGAGCGAACCGAAGCGAAGAAATTTTTATCGGGATCGGATGGTTCCGTACAAAGCTCTTTTAGGTGCAGATAGTATACAAGATGTTTTTGTGGCTATCACCCAACCTTCTGAGTATCTGGCCTTATTCTACAAATATTTCAACAGTGTTGTTGAGCAGTATCATAAGTTTTGTTATACACATGCAAAACATTTGATTGATACAAACACTGGAAATAACTACGACTACAAAGATGTGGTGCAAAACTTTTTGCGTAATGTTGTGGTAGCACTAAACAAATATGACAGCAGCAAAGGCGCTTTAACGTCATATATAAAGTATTGGATTCTCAACAGTCTTACTTGTGCAAGTTCTGAACATGAATATGGAATAGCTTATGTTATCCCACAGAACCACAAGAAAACTTTGAGTGGTGGTCATAGTTCAAATGTAAACTTTTCAACTTCAATGGACACCTTACTTTCTCAGGGTGAAGATGAAGATGGAAATTTACATGAATTACTTACGGCAGAAACAGAAGATCTTTCTGATGAACATGCTGTCGATCATGAACTAAGGCGATTATATCTCATGGCAAAAAGAGCAGATCCTTTTGGATTGGCCAGACTTACGCTTGAGATACCAGAGGTATTTACTGAGGCAGAGCTAGAGTTAATGGAACGGCATACTCTGTCTAAACTGTAAATAATAAGATGAAGCTTCATACAATTCTCGGAGAAAAATAATGGCAAGTGGTTTTGGTAGTATAGACCCAAAAGCAGGAAACAGTAAGTACAAAGACGAGGCTCGAATTGACGAAGTATTGGGTATGCACAAATTTGTGTCCAATCAAGACTTTTCAGAATTTCGTTTTTTACAAACTCCTATCCTGCCGTTAAAACAGCACTGGATTAAAATCATTGCTGGTAAAGACAACAAAGAAATCAAGGTAAGTCGTTGGTGTATTGCATTTGATCCGACAGACGAAAAAGTTCCACGCAAAGGTGTAACGTGTCCATATTGTTCACTGTCTCAAGGTGAAGATGGAGCTTGTCAAACCAGCGTTAAGTATTATGCGAACGCTATTGTTCGTGACTTGCAAGCTGACATGCCTCGCGCTGCAATGAAACAAAAACTTTCGGCAGAAGAAAAGAAAACTGGATTTATTCAACAAGGCAGTAAAACTTGGACACCTGTTCGAGTTCTTGCACTTCCTGGTTCTTTAGCTGAAAAAATTCAGAAGGCCGAAAAGCGCAATATCCATAAAAACAAGAAAACTGGTGAGAAAGAATCTTTCCCAATCACCCATCCTAAGTACGGTATTGATCTTGCAATCAACTTTGATAACGACAAAGCTGGCGGTGATAAATACAGCATTGACCGTGGTGAACTTAGTCCAATCACAGAAGAAGAATCAAAATACCTTGTTTGGTGTTTGGATGCTTCACTGGTAGAAAAGCTTGGCATTAAATCACAGGAAGAAGCCGACGAAGATTTCAAACGCATGAAAGTTGTTGGTGGTACTGACATCGATGACGAAGATGAAGAAGAGGATGAAGATTCTCTTGGCAGCAAGAAAAAATCCGGCAAGAAGCCACTTAAAAAGTCTGGTAAAAAATCTTCAAAATTCGATGAAGATGAAGATGACAAACCGACCAAGAAAAAGAAACCTGTCAAGAAAACTTCAAAGTTTGATGACGAAGATGACAAACCTGCTAAAAAGTCCGGCAAGAAGCCTGTTAAGAAAACAACTTCAAAACTGAAGAAAAAGAAATAGTTGTTTGACTATTAAATTTAGTTAACTGCATTTTGTTTTAATGAGCGGCCAGTTTATTGGCCGCTAACTTGGATTCTTAAAATGGCTAAAAAGAAAAAGTTAGACATTGATGACGACGTTGTTGTAGAAGAACCAAAGAAAAAGGGTAAATCAAAAGGCAAGTCTGCTAAAGAAATTGTAGACTCTGCTATTGAAGATGCTCGCGGTTATTCTCCAGCTGACGACATTGATGATTTGCTTGATAGTGTTGAAAAGAAATATGGCCTTTCCAGCAGTTTGGTTGACCGTGATGAAAAAAGATTATCCACAGGGCTGTTGGCTCTTGATCTATTGCTTAACGGCGGTATTGTTGGTGGCGGTTGGTACACTATTTATGGCGGTGAGCAAAGCTGTAAATCGACATTAACAATGACTCTTCTCTGCATGATTCAGAATGCTATTGATGAATTAAACAGAAAAATTGCTGCCAGTATTTTTGATTACGAAGGATCTACTGATATTGAATATATTGGTAACATGATGGAAGCACTTGGATTAAAATCTGATGCTACTACAATATTCGGAATCAAAGATGACGACACTGGTTCTTGGTTGATTAAACCAAAAATTCGTTATTACATGCCTGATGTTGGTGAAGATTTTTATCGTTACCAAGCAAAACTTCGTCGCGCACTTCCTGATGTACAAAAAATCGGTGACAAGTATTGGTATGTTTACGAACATACTCAAGAAAATAAGAAAAAGTTTGCTGGAAAATACGATGTTAAGTATTTGACTAAAACAAATAAAATTCGTATTCCTGCTCCAGATGGCTTTATGCAAGCAGTATCAATCGTTGATAGTTATCCGGCCATGTTGCCTGAAGGCTTAGATGATGATGATCGTAATGAAGCTATGGCAGAACAAGCACGTATGCACGCTGCTGGTATTAAAAAAGTACGAAGCGGTATGCGTAAAAAACGTATGACTGTTTTTGGTGTAAACCAATTACGTTTACGTCCTGCTGTTATGCACGGTAATCCTGAGTATGAGCCTTCCGGGGAAGCGCTCAAATTTTTCTGTATGACTGGAGATACTTTCATTCATTCAGAGAAAGGTATGCTAACTGCCTTTGAATATTATCAAGAATGCAGCAAAGCTAAAAAGCTTCCAAAACTTCTTGGTTATCAAGGCATCGAACGTCCTACAATATTCGACACTACTGGTCGTAGTTCTATACTTGAGTTAAAAACTGAATACGGATTTTCAATAGCTGGAAAGCCAAGTCATCGAACAATGATGATTAAGTCTGGCGGCTGGAAATACGACTGGAAGAAATTGAATCAAGTTGTAGGCGCTACAGATTATTATGTTCCAGTGAAAGTTGGCTCTGATGTTTGGGCTAAAAATCCTGCAACATTTGATTATGAGCATTATTCAAAACAGAGTAATGAGCAACAAGTAGTTAGCATTCCAAATGTTCTCACACAAGATCTTGCATTCGTTCTTGGAGCTTTATCTGGTGATGGACACGTTACTGGTGAAAACGGTCTTGTTCAGTTTATTTCTGGTGATGTAGATTTCTTTGCTGAGTATTGTGATCGTATCTACGATGTGTTTGGAATTGAACCTACTATTAAGACTATAGGTAACGCACAAGAGGCTCGAATTTATTCGACTGAGGTTGCGGGATTCCTTTCATATCTAGGTGCTACTGGTTATTCTCGAAGCAAAGAAGTTCCACGTTGCATTCGTATTTCACCTAAGAAATTCTTTGTTGAATTCTTACGTGGATATTTGAATGCAGATGGAAATGTTTCTTCAAAAGAAGTAAGTGCTAATAGTAATTCAAAAGCCTTACTTAATGTAATACAACAGCTTTGCTTGAATGCCGGAATTATTACAAAGCTTTCAATGAGCGAAACTAAGTATCATAAAGAGTCTAAGTTGAATGAACTGCATCGCATTAGCTTTGTTTCTTCATCAGTGAACGACTTGAACTTAATGATGTCTGAGTTCGGCGGCTTATGTGAACGCAAACAGAAGCTGTTAGATGACACTATTACCAAAGTAAATAATGGTAATCAGTTTTATAACATTGATGTATTGCCATTTGATTTGATTAGCTATGATTCTGTCCGTAGTGACTTTAAACTTAAGTCACATATTGAATCTGCAAAAGGCAGACGCAAACTATATCGTTTGTCTGACTTCGATTCATCTTGGGTAGATGAAGCAAATCAGATCATTGCTTCTTGTCGTACAGAACAAGAACGTAGTCGGAATAGTCGGATATTAGCTGACTTGATTGAGTTCTTGAACTATACAACAAAAAACAATTTGCTTTGGACTAAAGTTGTCGATGTTGATCGTAACCGATCTGAAGAAATGACTTACGATGCAAACATGCCAGACACCCATACAATTATCACTAACGGAATTGTTAGCCATAACTCCGATGTGAGGATAAAATCTACTTCTCGTGGATCTGCTCCATACGGTTTTGTTCTTGACAAAGGCATCATGGAAGAAAATTCTGTGACTGTTGAAGGCGGTAAAGATATTTATCGTTTCATCTGTTTGCGTACTGTCAAAAACAAACTCGGTGGTATTCCTAACCGTGAAGTTTGGGCGCGTGTTTGGGTTACTGATGGTGATGGTCGTGCTCGTGGATTCGATCCAGTTTTTGATACCTTCGAGTATTTAAAGCAACTTGGTTATGTTGATGGAACACGGAACAATCTAAAGTTCCATCCAGATGTTCCACTGCATGGTGCTAAAAAATTAAGCTTTGAAGATTTCAAAGTTCTTGTTCTTGGTAGTAAAAAACAAATCACCGAAGTTTGTGAGCGAGTTGGTTTGAAGAAAGCTGGAAACATTCGTACATGGTGTTCTAAACATTGTGCAAGTGGAAAAGGCCCGAAACGCTACAAAGATCAAATCGTCAAACGCAGTAAAGAAAAAATCGATACTGATGACGAATAAAAATAGGCGGTTAACAGCCGCCTATCCTAACAAATCGACTTGGAGATTTATTATGTCCTACGAAAACACATCGTTTGCTTTTAGCAAAGCACTTGCTTTGGAAAGTGCTGATCGTGAAAATTTCTCACACGATAAACAAGTTTATGAATTTACTTCAGATCAACTTGTTAATTATGCTGCAATAGTTGCATACAAAACCTTTCATAATGTGAAAGGTGGCGCTGAAATGGATGCAGAATCAGATCCAATTACAGTTAATGACAAACCTGCTAAAGAAGTTTGGGCCAGTCATTACTATTCTGCACATTCTCCAGCGACACAATTTCCAAAACTTTTACCCAACTCAAATGGAACCTTTTCCTTGCAATCTGAAGGTACTCCACTTTCATTAGGTGAAGTAGTTTACAATGCTTATTGTGATGCAACAAACTGGAAGTCAGTTTACTCTGGTGCTGATTTACCTGAATACAATCTTCAACGTCCTGAAGTTATTGCTGCGTGGGAAGCTGGTGCAATGGCACTGTTGAAAATGTTTTCAAATCTTCCTGTTCCTCCATCTACTTCTGTTGGTGGATCTGAAGGCCCAATTGGATCAGACGGTTGTTGCGGTGGCCCTCTTGGTGAAAGCGGCCCTGATGGTTACGATCCAACAGCGGATCAAGTTGAAACAAAAGAATCTGTTGCAATTGATTCTTCTCAAGTAGGTTCTGTTGAAAACGCTTTAGGTCTTTCTTCAGAATCTGACGAATCAGCTGGCGACGAAACTTACGCGCTGAAAGCTTAAGGAATTTGAAATGCGTACAGAATTAATTTTAGGTACTTTAGATCCTAAGTTCGATGCTTACCTTGATGAACACATGGCAGAGCATTCTGAAAACTTAGATCCTCGTTTGCCAAACTCTATCATTGTTACACAACACGCTGCTTCGTTTGCCGAACTTTTTAACCCGCTTTATTTATTTGGCGCTTCACGTGAATTGCTGGATGATACAGAAGATCGTTTCACTCCAATTAAGCACAGACACTTTATTCCATATATTCCTGTTGTACATGACGGAAAATTTGCTTTGTACGCACGTACACCAAAAGGAACTGAAGGTCAACTTCACGGCAAATTAAGTATTGGCTTTGGTGGCCATATTGAAATGGCTGAGTGTGCGTATTTTGGCGCTACAGTTAATGTTGATCGCCATGAATACAAAAAAGATTCTTTGGATCTTCCTTCTACTCTTGTGAGCAGTACGCTACGTGAACTTGACGAAGAGTTTGGAATAGATCAACACAACATTGTAGGTTATTCTGAAACCTTGGATCACGATACTTATATGGAGCGCACTTATGGTACTCGTTTGCATACCATAATTACAAGTCGTGCTGTTCCAGTTGATTGTCGTCATCTTGCACTTGTTTATGTTGTTGAGGTTAAGGATGCCGATGTTCTTGAAATTGAAGAACAGTTAAACTTCCTTGGCTGGTTTACTCGTGAAGAACTTAACGAGAAATATTTTGACCAGCTTGAAATGTGGTCTAAAGCTTTAGTGGCCTGTGAAAATCTTTTGAATTTCCCTCGCCTTTTAGTTTAGTGTTGTCGTAGGTAAATCGGACGTCCCAACCGGAACAAGGAGAGTTCCACCTTTATTATAGGAATCTTAAAATGTTGCAACAATTATCTGTTCAAATTGATCGTGCCTCTTTAAATGCAAAGCTGGTGTTGGCTCGTAAACAAGTTTCTGATCTCATTACTTTTGCCGAAGATCATTTTGATCTTAGTTACGATTCTACTATTTCAAATGTTAAAACACGTTTGAAAGAAAGTACGGCAAACTTAAAACTGGATCAATTGGTCGGCTACATTGAAGAGTTGATCCAGCACCGCGATAACATTCTTATCTGCATAGACGAGCGCTCAGAGGAAACTGTAAATCGTATATCAAAGCTGGATAGTTTGTTAGATAATTTCGGATTACCAAAACTGTCGGCTAAAAAGTCATCTTAAAAGTTTTGCTGGTGCGGAAATGTTAGGTAATTTAAACATAACTTACTCAGTTTGTTATTACACTCACAAGGCTTTTGGTTTAGGGGTGAAAGTAGAACATTAAACCTGAACTTCTAGCTTTCCGCACCAGCACTTTATTAAGGTACACTCAAATGAAACCTATAGTTTTAGTAAATAGTAAAAAGTTTTTAGAACAACTTGGTGACGTAAGTGCCAGTTTAAAAGTCAACAAAAATATTTTTACTCACCATGTTCCATCTGATCCAACAAAAGATTTTATTTTGTTGGTTCCACAGAATTATTCATTTCTTACCGTGCAGGCTCACAGTATCAGTGGAGCAACAGATATTTTCTACACAGCTTCTGATATAAAACTTGCAAATATTCCTGATCTTCCGGCTGATGGAGGAATACAGGAAAAATTTATTACAGCCGATTGGATGTTATCTGATCTGCTTACCGGAATTCCAGCTGGTGAAACTAAAATGGAATCCATTGAACATCTTGTAACAGCAGTTAAGATAGTCACAACTGGCGAAGCCCGTATAGTTCTGTCTATCAAAGACAGTATATAAATTTCCCTGACCTGCCAAACTTTGCATGTATTTGTTTGGCAACTAAACTCAGGAACTGGATTGTGTCTGCGCTACATCCTTTCCGATAGTTTGTGTAAGAATTTCTTACGGTCTTTTTTATTTCGGCACTCTAGCGTCCTCTAAGTGCTGTTTCTGGTCGCAAGACTGGTTTTACAAAACAAGCTTATTCGTTTGCATCGACATGCGAGATACGTGAGTAGCTGTCATGAGAAATTCTTTGTTTTGTATTAGCGCCACCGAATCTGATTGGCGATCTGATCACGTTTATCAAAGCATATAAGATAGATGGTTATAGTGTAATGCTTTCCACTAGAAGCTGTTTGTTGAAATTGCTTTTCAGTGACTTTCCATGTTTCAACAGGTAAACATGGTTAATGCGGGTATCGTATAAAGGCTATTACCTCAGCCTTCCAAGCTGATGATGTGGGTTCGATTCCCATTGCCCGCTCCATTTTCAACAGGTAACAAAAATGCTTCCAGATTATTCAGAATTAAAACCCTATCTGCTTTCTCTTGTTTTAGTTTTTGTTATTTTGATTGCGCTTAGTTTTTGATTCCAACACTAAACTTATTTCAGTTAGCTAAGTAACTTAAGATAGTCCTGCACTTAGCCGCGTAGGAGACTATGAAAAGTTTGTGGTTTAAGTGTATCACTGAACAGGAATCTTTATTTGGTAATCATTTATGGAACCAGAGTTTTTAAATTGCCCTGAATTTTATTCTAAACATTTTCTTGAACTTAACAATAAAGAAAAATTCTGCGCTTTTTATTGGAGTCAGATGCGAAGATTTACAACGCTTAAGCAAGCTTTAACTTCTTTACCTGCAAATAGAATACCTTACAGATGCGCTTTAATTGTTTTGCGCGAAAAGAAATGTCGTTGGCCTGAAGTAGAATTCTTGATAGCCCAAACTTCTTACTCAAAAGGTTTGTATTTGAATTACATGAAAATTTTAGTTGAACGAAACCAATTGACTACAGAAGAATTTGAAGATATTTTGAATATGTTAAAGTAGATTCCACTTTAGATCTGCAAGCAGAGACATTTTTTGTCTTAGGTCAGAACAGCCGTTGCTTGTGCGCTGGTATGCAGTGCAAAGTTTATTATGTCAAGCTAGATCCCTTGACTAGACTTTATACGAAGTAGCCTAACTTCGAGATTTTTAGTGGAATCTCCTTTAACATCTTTGTCTGTTCGATCTCCTTTTAGGTACGTGGGGTTCCAAGCAAGTTGTGTCGAACAGGCATTCTAATTTTTCGCGGCATTAGTTTAAGCAGTCCTTGAAAAAGTTTTGTGTGAGGCGGATTCTTCCTTGCCGCTGTGCTGATGAACTTATAGAGGAAAAACAACGAGACAATACTTGCGTCCCTCCAAGTCGGTTAGTATTGTGAGTATCTCACGCACTCATTCGTTATTTCAAAACATGAACGTGCTGACGCGAACTCCCGCTGAGAGTACAAACCTTAATCTAGCATTAAGCAATGTTTAGACTTTGAATTGTTGTAGGTTTTTGGACTTTTTTCCTTGCTCCAATTCTTGGGTCGTGTATTTGAAATGCCGCTATACAGGAATATTCATGGTAACTATATTCATCTTTTTTCTAACGATTTGTATTAACCGCGAAAACAATTTACGGCGGTCATCCGTAGAAAGTTTTCGTATAACAACTAACATTCAACGCATAACAGATTACTTTGACCTTAAAGGTTGGTTAACTGTTCGCGTTGTACAAGTTGAGCATAAACCTGCTCACTATAAGCACTCGTTGATATGATGCTTGGCGATTTGTTATTTACATGACTCCTTATCTTGTTGAGAGGGTAAGAACAAATCTCGGTAGCCGTAATACCGATATTAAATAATCCAGCAGGTGGGTTTGTTGTTCGCATTTTGGACAAGGAAACCAAACCCACCGAATCAAATAGATTTTTGTTCTGACGGTAAGATTCAACTTTCGCACTGGCTTTGTTCGAGCACCAGTACATATTACAGTCTGTTGCGTTTTGCCGTCAGAACAAAAATCTATTAAACACAAGGCCACTTTGCTGTGGCCTTTTTTGATCTTAACTGGGGAAATAACTATGCAAGGTAAATTTTTTGTACTTGAAGGATTGGATGGTGTTGGTAAAAGTGAACAAGCAAAAATATTGACGGCAAATCTTACTAAAATATTTGGCCCGACTATTCAAGTACGCGAACCTGGAGGAACTCCGATTGCAGAACAGATACGTACTGTGGTAAAAGGTAATGCTAATAACTCTGATGAAAAGTTTACTGTAGAAGCAGAAACTCTTTTAATGTTTGCTGCCAGAGCGCAATTGGTTCCTTACGTAAGATCACAACTTGCCGCTGGCGTTAATGTTGTTGCAGATCGTTGGGATTTTTCAACAAGAGCTTTTCAGTGTGGAGGTAAAGGTTTTCCACTTGAGCACTTTTATAACCTGCGTAAAATACTGAGTTTAGATACCTTGGTTCCTGATATGATTTTTTACGGAACTAACTCAGGCAAAGTAAAAGAGCCTGAAGATCGAATTGAGTTTGAGTATTTTGAGTTCAGAGAAAAGATTGGTGCCGAATATGACCGCATGTTTGCTCTTAGCAATATGGATCATACTGTTGCGAAAAGTTTAGTCACTTTCGACATAAATGGAGTTAGTATTGAAGATACTGCGGAAATGATTTTAATGTGTGCGCGTAAAGCTTTTGGTGATGTATGAGAATATTATGCCACTTAAACAGCCCTAGACTCACATTTTCTGGTGTGCGTTGGACAATGGCCGAAGCCTATCGAAAACTTTCTGATTTTGCAGAACTTAGTTCTGCGGATAAAAATCGAATAGTGGCCGAAGCAGGACAAGCTACCGTTCGCGTATTTTCAAGCGTATTCATTGATAAAGATCTTGTTACTGAGATTACTTTCCTACCTACCAATGAAATGACTTTGCAGCAAATTGAAGAATACGAAATTCTATCTGTCGATCTTTCCGATGAAAAATTAAAACCTGCCGAACTCAGTGCTTTGATTGATCGCATATCAAATCCCGATAAAGGCAAGATAATGATTTTATCTGGAACCAAAGTTAAAGAAGCTCCGAGGCTTTCTCCTTCTTTAACACGCGCAATTAAAAAAGCACTGAAAATAAAACATCCAAGTTAGATCAAAAAAGGGAACCTCTTTCGGGGTTCCCTTTTGCATTTATTCTGACAGTTGTTTAAAGCGATCTAAAAATTGACCGTCCTTGGCTTTTTCTGGACTTGCCAATAGTAATGTTGCAAGTCTGTATATTCCACGTTGTTTGTTATCACTGCTATTACGCAATTCAAAATTTTCTGCAATTGACTTTTCAAGATCCTCCAGAGTTTTAGTTCCTTCGATCACTTCTTGAATAACTTCTTTCATAATAATCTCCTTTAGTAGTACCCTTAAATTACTAACAAGTATGACCTTCAAATTTAACAAAAATCGTTGAAAGTTGCTGAACTGATCCAAGTGTGTCAAAAATAGCTATATACATGATCCTACATTTTTGCTATAATAGGCACATTGAAACAGCGAAGAATCTACGAGGTATTAAAATGAAAGTGTCGGTATCAAATAAAAAGTTTGTTAGAAGCTGCGGTGTAGGTTTGACAGAAGTTAAACTGCTGGATTTTATTAAATTAGATGCAGCTTTATTGGGAAAAGATCCTTTACTAGATTCTGAAACATTCTATCAGGTTATATCTATTCAGGAGTTAAATAAAAGTTATATTGAAAGTTTGGATGCTTTTTGTCCACAATCTTTCGTACTCGTTCTTTTAGATAACCATGTTCGCAGAACCGCAAAAGGCTCTTTTGAAAAACTGTGTTTTTCAGTAGAAATAACTGAAGATGAACTTTACAATGTAACAGTTAAGAAGTAAGGAAAAGTTTATGAATGATTTAATTAAAGTAGCACCGGTTGTTGAAGGTGAGTTGATAGTTGATCCTATTGAATACTCGATTACTATTGAACAAATACAATCTTTTTTAGTCAGGACGATGAATCAACCTGTATCTACACGCATCAGATTTTACAATGATGTTATTTTTGAAAAATATTCTTACATTCATTTTGATGAAGAAAACGGATGGCAATTCTATCACGGTCATGATGAAAAGTTTATGCCTTGGTCTTGGGTAGATGACATTGAAGAAATCTATCGTGATTGTGATATTCAAGAAATACTTGATTACAACGATGGTTGGGTATTTTACGATCTTGACGGTGGCCGTAATAAACAACTTGTGTTGGGTGATGTATGATCAAAAAGTTTGTTGATAACCTGCGAAATTACTTTCGGTGGAAAGACGGCAGACAAGGAACCGGATATAAAAAGTTTGAGATTTTAATCAGCAAGCGCTTTAATCTGGATTTTCATATTCTGCGCTATGAAGCCGGAAGCAGCATTCCATACCACTTTGATCGTGTTGGTAAGGATTACGAACACCATAGAATCAACATTGTGATTTTTCCTGCAAAAGTTGGCGGTGAATTTCGTTATGATCAATTCAATAAGTTTGGTCATAAAAACAAGGTTACACACTTCGGCCCGTTAGTTTATTTTCGACCTGATTTAATTGGACACTCTGTTTCTTACATTGAGTCTGGCACTCGTTATGTATTATCAATTGGTTTTCTGAAAAAGGTGAAATAACATGAAAGACTTAACAAACAAAATGGTTGAAGTTTCTCGTTGGTTAGCATTGCAAAGTACATTTTTATCAAGGGGTTTGCGTTCTTTGGCCGATGCTGAAAAGTTGTGGCAAGCTTTTGAAGGCAAGTATGCTGATTCAGAAGATTCCCGTGAAAAACGAATTGAGATCTTGGGTTACGATCCAATCGATTTAACAGCTGAAAAAATCTCTACTGGAAAGAAACCAACTGTAAGTACGGCAGATCGTTTATTACCAAAGACCTGCTATTTTGTCGGTGAGGATGGAGTTATTTTTTCTATTTACCCACGCGATTTTAAAACTAGCGAAGGACGTTACATTATTCGCACCAACTTTGCTGGCTACAACGGATTGATTTACATTCAAGGAAATGAAGTAAACGCGATTGCACCTGCCGATGAAAACGGCCAAAGTTTGATCCTGAATAGTTATCAGCTGTGGACATCATTGCCAGAGTTGGCTGTTGAAATAGATTCTGACAAGACTAAATTGGATGCAAACTTTTTAGCCGAATTCGACAAAATGAAACATGCAATGTATGTTTCAATGGTTGGAAAAGAAATGGCCGATTCTATCTTTGATTTTGAGCAATAACATCAACTAAACCAAGTGTGTCAAAAATAGGGGTGGCTTCGGCTGCCCTTTTTTGGTATAATGTATTCAATGGTTAAGGCAAGAACCATGTCAAATCTTGCCAAACATAAGAGAATCTAGTTATGTCACAAGCACGAATCAATTTGAAAAGTTTAATGCGCGTTACACTGAAAGATCGTAAAGGCACTTTCACTATACTGTCTTTTCGTTTTTCATCGAATCCAACTAAAACCATGATCACTTGCATGGCGGATTCTGACGACGAAATTTGTCATACCACGGAAGAAAATGTCGAAAAAGTTGTTTGCTACGATATTCGCAGCAATGGCTTGCAGGAAAGTACGGTCATGAACTATCTGACTGACGATAAACATTTTGATGTTAATGATCCTGAAGCTGACATCTACGCTGCGGTTTCAGATGCGCTAAGTGCCAAAGGTGCTAACCGAATCAAAGACGAATTCCAGCGCCAAATAAACACACTGGACTACGATTCGATCAAAGAAAAGTTGGTAGCTCTGGCTCAGTAAAATCATTCGGTGGCTTTCGGGCCACCAACTTTTTGGGAGAAAAGTTTATGCGTAAACTTACCACGGAAGTAGTTTTTCAAGTGCTTCATTTGCTGATGCAATCAACTAAGGCTATGCCTGAAGTTTCTTTGCAGGGAAGTCGCGTGTACATTTTCGGCAAACTTTTTGCACAATCAAATGAGGCTCGTGAAATTCTCAGACTGTGTGCAAAGCAATGTCACAGGCAAGAACGAGCTGAACCAACTTTACCGACTGTCGCAAGTAAGTTTTTCATGGATCGTTATGAGAACGATTTTATCAAGACAGTCGTTCAAAATACAGCGACAGGTCGAATTACTGAATTTACTTTGATGGACATTACTATCGGTCTTGCGCCTGAAGCAAGTTATGATGTTTTCGATCAAACGATGGAAGCCAACGCTTTTTCTCAGTACCTGAAGTTTCATGTGACACAAGCTCATACAAAAGTTTGTTTCGCAAAGAATATCGATATGAGAATCAATCATGGTTTACCTATCGGCCTTAGCATTCACCAACTGGTCAACAAAAAAGTTGGTGTTTTTCTCAGTAACGATCTGGTCAATGTTGACGTTCTTTCTTACACAGATTTGAAAGATGTTGCTAAAACTCGTGATGGACGTAAGCAACCTTTTGCCCTCGACATACAAGTTTTGTGTGAAGGCAAAAAACTTTTCATCAAGTCAAATTTAATAAGCAGTTTAGTTGCTGATAAATAACCGGAGAATCTATGAAGTTATTCAAATTAGAATGTAACAAACCACAGAAAAACGGCTCAAGCTTACCTCTGCAAATTTTGTCGCTGGTGAAACGCCTTACTCTTGGTGATGTTTATGATGTGGTAATGAACATAGAAAACATTACCAAAGACGTATCTGATTGTGAACCCGAAAACTATGTTTATCGGATCACACTGCTTTCAGCGCAAAACGAAATTTCTTATGTTGATGGAAATATCGACGAAGTATATTCTGCTTTAAAAGTGGTTGTTGCTGATCTTCGTAAGCTGGAAATGAATTCCACAATTTTTGCAGACTGGATATTAAAAGGCATGGCCGCTGATATTTTATCGCACGATGCGCTTGACGATCTGGACTTGCCGGAAATTGCCAATGAACTTTGTGAAGGTCTTGACCAGCTGGATCTGGATATTAACTTTGATGATATATCCAATCTTGTTAGTATCGAACTGGAAAAGTTTAAGGTATTTGCTTTAGCCGCGATGAAAACAAAATTCGTGTTTTTAGATGAAAACAAAATCGAAGAGTTTTCATCAGCTACCGAAATTGTTGACTTCTTTACCAAAAATAAAAATGTAGGAATGCCTGCATCCATTTACGTAACGAACGATCAATTGAATATTAAAAATTCAACAGCCGCTTTCCGTCAGATCAGTCAGATTCTTACTGATAACTTCGGGCCGACTGCGGTAAAACGTCAGAAGAAAGTTGATAAAGCTTTTATTGTTGCATCTATTGAAGATGCGTTGGCTTCAGCCTTGAATTACGTGCGTTCTTAAAACTAAACTGAGGGGAACAGAAGTTCCCCTACCGCTTGAAAGGAAAATCAAATGCGACAATTATATACCGTACCAAACAAACCTGCTACTGCGGATTTATCAAGCTTAATAAAGATCATGTATGATCAACAAGCGCGGATTAGTATCTCAGGCAGTTATCTTGGTGAGTGTCTTTATGAACCTGACAGTTTAGCAACTTTAATAGTTCGTGGCACTATAAAGATTAGTGTTGAAAAAGTTTATCAGTTGTTCAACGTGACTTCACGAAAAATGTTCGTTGAAGAAAACAAGGTTATCATTATTAATAACTCTTGTCACTTACACGTTGAGCTTATTTGGGATGGTTCGTTTCCGACTATTGACGAAGAACGCATCTACAAAATAAAATGTTTGTTGAACTGTAGTAATTACAGTCCAGACCCAAGTATATCAGTATCGCCACGAGCGGCACTTGATGTACTGAAAGATGATTTAGAAAATTACATAGATCATCTGAATGAAGTTTTAGAGTTTGAAGGCAAATCTTATTCTGCACACACTCTGAAAAACTTTAACTATGATATGCGGTTTGGTCTTAATCTTTTTAGCATTCAAAAAGGATCGCGCATAACATATCTTGACCGTGGCAAGTTGAAATCTGCTACGGTTGTAAATTTCAATCCGGTAAACTTTGCACTGATTAAACAGGAAGGTATGCCGACACGAGATCTTCATTTGATCAACATTGAGTTTAAAGAAGGCGGTTATATGTCTTACAAAACTCTTTACTTAAATCAGATTGTCGCAATAGGAGGCAATAATGAATAGCAAACAAAAAATTATTGCGGATAATCTGGTTATGGTTAAACGCATTGCCAACAGTTTAATTGGCAAACTTTCCGCGAGTATACAGCTGGATGATTTAATCCAAGCTGGTATGCTTGGAATACTGGAGTCGATTGATCGTTATGATTCAAACTCTGGCACTTCTTTTCAAACTTTTGCTGGAATTCGAGTTTACGGTTCAATGTTAGACGAGGCCAGAAAACTAGGTTGGATTCCTAAAAATGTTTGTGCAGAAGCTCGTAAACTAAATGAAGTGCGTTCTGCATTAGAGCAGAAGTTTTTGCGCGTTCCAACAAATATTGAAGTTGCTCATGAACTGAATATTTCTATCGAAGAGTTTAATAAACTCGAACGTGAAACACACAGCATTCATGTGTTACTTGACAGTGAACTCAATGAAAGCAACTTTGACGGTTTTTGCACTGAAGTGGATTTTGTGGATCGTCAGTGCGAGGTCACAAAGTTAGGATCTGCTTTAAAAGTATTCGTATCAAAACTGCCAAAGCAGGAATCTATTGTAGTTAATCTTTACTATATGCGCGATCTTAACATGGAAGAGATTGGAAATCGTATGGAACTTTGTGTGCCTCGCATAAGTAATCTTCATAAACAAGCATTGAAAAGAATGCAATTAAACATGCGTTCTTGGGTATAAGGAAAGTACAATGAAATTTTATCATAACTTAAAGTTTAAAATTCTTGTGTTCTTTAACAACTTAAGCTTCAAACTCAACTTCATTATACACATGAACAGTTTAAGGTTAAGTCTGAACGACGATCTTGTCAATAAATCTGAAGAACAGGATTTGATAGTCGTGTATTCACGCATAGACAGATTCTTGCAAAACAATTTGTTTATAGAAAAACATATAGCAGGTATGGTTGCCACTGATAAACAAGGTCATAAAATGTCTTATCAAGATCGCACCATGCGTTGGCTTCCCATGATTTTCGTATTGATTATGCACTACATGGTTCAAAGCGAAAGTCCTTTCGATAAGACTACTGTAAATCAGATAATGAAACTTATAAACAAAGACGTAAATCAAACTTACGTTGTGGACGTTTCAACTATTGGGTTGCAATCTTTTAACGACCAAATGCTTTGGCATCAGTTTGTTTTGCACTCAAGGATCTTTTATGCACTTGGCTTATTGATGCAGCAATGCGACTTAGTTGACTCTAAATTTCTTGCTGGAACCAGATCTAAATCTATTGTCTGTTCAGAAGAGAATCAGCCAGAACCTGCGGAGTAGTTTATGAACTCTGATAAGTTTAATGCGTACATAGTTTCTGTTACCGAATTCGATCACGGTATGTCTCGTCCAGATGGACACATTGTTTGCTTTGATGTTGAAGAAGGTAAAAAGTTTGCTATTGCAAAACAAGGCTACGTTTACAAAGATGCTGATGTTCGCAGTGAAATATCTGGACAGTTTAAGCGCTGCTTACTTAGTCCTATTGGCATCGAAACCGTTCAAAAATTTAATGGCTTGGTTTGGTCTAACGATATAATCAAGCACGTAATGATCATCGAATAATTGAGGAATTTTTATGAGTACGAATGATGTATTAACCTATTTAATGGCTATGCGTTCTTTTCCAACCGACAATAAACTTCGCACAAATATAGTTAAACACTGCGCCACTGTATTAGGTGAATTAACTTTACCTACTGACGGTGAATCAATAAGAATCAACGATTCTTTTGAAAGCAAAGTTCGCAAAGAAGTATTTGCGGAATTAAAGAAGATGCGTTCTGCTCATTTGGTGACTGCGGTTGTGATGCGTAATTTTTTGCAGTTTGTCGAACTTGTGTCCTTTGATACAGACAAAGTATTGCTGCAAACTTTATTACGCACAGTTTATCTTGATAATACTTTGCCTGATGATAAAATGACAGGTGTGTTTTATCAAATGGTTTTGGCTGATGTCCGAAACAGTTTGAACAAACGCGATGCTACTGCTGGTGCAGTAACAGCTTCTGCGTTACGCTCAATTGTTTTTACTTATCTGTCTTTGGTTGCCGATGATTCTATGGTAGACAGTTTTGAGATTTATCTGAAGTTCTCTGACGCTTTCTCTATAGAACAAAAACGTGCTGGTGAAGCCAGCATTTATTGGAGTCCAAAATGAGTCAACTTGATTTTCCGTTAATTCATCCGGTTCATTTTACAGCCGAAACATTAGAGACAACTTGCCAGCTATTTGCTGAAAGTTTAATCGAAGGCTTTAACGTAGAGCTGGTTGTTGAAGGCCGTGTTTTTCGTAGCTACTTTTTCGATAAGAAATTTTGGCCGCTTTCTGAAATGGAAGTACGTGTTGCTGCAATGCAAACTTTTGTAAGTAACCTCGGCGTGAATATTTTAGCTGGCATACATTTAACGAAGCGCAAAGAATTCGATCTTATTGAATTCAATTTGCATTTGGAGTACGCCCAGTTCAATTTGGAAAATGATCAACGGCCTTATATGTATAATCCAGAAGTGTTAATTTTTGTTTGGATTGTTTACAGACGTATGCCGACAATAACCGCTTCTGAATTTATGAAGTTAATGCAAATTGCGATTGCCAATCTGGTAAGGAAATAAAAATGAACTATCAAATGCTTTCTCTTTTAATCGAAGATTTCCACAAAGAACTGGATCATCAAATTCAATATCTGGTTTCCGGTGAAACAACCGTGGATCAGTATGATTCTGTTGTTAGCGCTGTCTTTGAAATGTTTGAAGATGAAACCAAAATAACTCAGTATGGTTTCTCTAGTTTGTCCAAAGGCGGTCGTATTCTCAAGTACCTCAACACCAGACTTTATGCGTCTGACAGCTTGGCAATGCAACAGTATTATCCTGTTATATCCTGCTACAAATCAAGCTGCCGGATTATCATGGAAGAAAATATGGCGAACAAAAATGCTTTCATGTCTCGCATCCTTTACTTTATTAATAGCGAACATGAAACGCATTCAGCTACTGCTGTAGCCAGTTGTTTTGCTGATGCTCCAAATGCAGCTTGGCTTTTTACCTCAAGGTTAGAAGGCGGTTATTTTTCTGTACGTAACTCTACAGAACTTTGCGTGAAATATTTAAAGAACGAGCTTTATATAAATCCTCGTTTTGGCTTAACTGAGATAATGACTGAGCTTATGGCTTTAAGTGAATTCAGTTTTTTCTTCCAGAACAATCTTAAGATACTGGAAAATAAATGGTACTTTATGTACGTGGTATGTTCTTTCCTTGAAGAATTTATGCCACACATTTATTTACCGAATCGCGCTGTATTAAACTACGAAGATAACTTAGTTGACGCATTGCGTAAGTTTAGTGATGGAGAGTAGAAACTTTATGCAGTTGAATAATCTAAGTAAGTTCACTAGACGCGATCAAATTCAGTGGCTTGAGTCTGAAATTCGTAGACTATCTACGCAAAGAACGCCAGTCAAACTTAAGAAAGAGGCCATGTTAAATGATCTGATCTCTTTAGTTCGCGCCCAAGCTGAACCAGCTTTGCCTTCGATTATTTATTGCGCTCGAATAGTCGAACAGTCTGAAGGTGAAAAAGATCTTCATGGCTGGTTAGTTGCTGTAACACCTGAAAAGTTTGAAGAAGCAGTTTTTCATTTGTTACGTAAAGGAAATGGTAAGCGTTATTATCGACTTGAAAACGAGGAAGCTTTTCAGTTTAAGCCTAAGCTTGAATTGTTTCATCTTAATCCTCGTATTCTTGCCGGAGGTTGGGCCAGAATAAATCAGGAAAATATAGACGCTTATGTTTATGAAAAGTTGTGAGGTATTGGATGGAGTTTATTATCGAGTATCAATTTTTCTTGTATGCTACTTTAGCAGGTTTCATTAGTGCGTTTTTCAGATCCATACAAAGTAAAAACGTACAGGCTAATCTAAAATTCTCGGCCTTTGGTGTAGGCTGGTTTATGGGATTAGCTGATGCAGCTTCGATTGCTATTGTAGCGAATAATGGATTTGTGTTTGGTGTATTCACAGGTCTAGGTATCGGTTTAGGTTACGTTGCTGGCATGGTAACTCATGATCGGCTAATGCGTAAGAGACGTTTGCTGCGTAAGAAAGAAAAACGAGCAAAACTTTATTCTCGAATCAGAAAAGTTGTAAAGCAACTTGATGAAAAAGAAACTAAAGTCGAAACCGTTTATATGGATGACGATCAAATAATTCAAGATATTTTAGCTGACACGAATGAAGAAGATGTCAAAGGTTGGCAAAGTATCTCATTTGATAATCTTGTTAAGTTTCACCACACAACAGGACGCGACATTCGCAATCAGTACAAAATGTGGGATTCGAAAAACCCATATAATCAGGATCGATCATCTGCACGTCGATCTATGGATATAATTAAACGTATCTGGAAAATTCATAATCCAGATAAAACTGAACACGACTGAGTAATGTTTTGCTCAGTCATTAAGAGGTAGATATGAGCAAAGAACTTTTGGAAAAACAAAAGCGTTTGGTCTGGCAGAATAAAGCGAATATGATTCGTGTTCTGCGTCAAATTAAACGTGTGTAATCAACTGATCTGAGTGCGTCAAAAATAGACATAGACGCACTTGGTCATTTTTGGTATAATGGCATCATACAAACAAGGGAAGTGCTGTACTTTCACATGCACAAAAGTTTGTTAGGAGAAGAAGTAAATGCAAACTCAGCGTTGGCAACGTCGATTATTCGGTGCTGTAATTAGTGCCACTTTATTACTTTTATCGTGCGCTCTTTTTGATGTGTACTCGACTAAAGCTGCCGCGTATTTTGTTTATGGTTGTTTAGTAGTATTTTTTACTTTAACAACTTTTGGATTTGTAGTATCAACTGTTTACCACAAAATCAATCGGACTAAAGCTCCAAAGAAATTGTGGAAATAAAAAGTTTATCATTTGAGGATCAATAAATGAGCAAAGTCACTTCATCATTAAGTTTCGTTTTATCTGCAATGGCGTTAGAAATTTGCGCTACTCCAGAAGCTTTTCGCACACAAGCAAAAGCTTCAAAAGTTCCACTGAATTTAATTAACGATGTTTGTGTTCAAGCACAAATTCTCGTTGAGAATTTAACTGAGAAATCTTCACTGGCCAATTCTGAACAAAAAAGTTTGTCAGATACTCTGTCTGGCTTTCGTGCCTTTCATGTTCGTCACTGCCAAGGTAAAGCAGAAATCCGCGAACCTCTTCGCAATTTTTGTGAATCGGCTGTTATTAAACAGACCAATACTGTTCGTAGTTCTAACAACAGCCTTGTTCTTCGCATGGTCGATCTTATTGATCAGTACGGCTTGGTAGGAAAGTTTATTACCACTCAGGAAATGGATAAACTTATGTTTCTTGATAAGATTCCAATGGTGTGTCAGGCATTTGCGGTACATGGTAAAGAAACTCTGATGTATCAAATAAATCGTCTGGATGTTACTTCAGAAATTTCCGACGAATTTGTTGAGGCAGCCATTTGGTTAAATCAGACTTATTACAAGTCTGTGGACATCGGTGAATTAACTGATGCTTCACACATTCATCAGAAAGTTTCTACTATGATCGACTTCATGGCAAACTATGCCAGAAGTAAATCTAAGTTCTATTCTTATATCCTGAACTTTAAATATCGCTATATTAATTCGTATATGGAACATCCAGACGCGAATGAAGCCAAAAAGTACAGAGAGTTATCAGCATTTATTTTAAACAACTTTGCAAAAGCCGAGGCCGCTATGAATGAAGAACAAAAAGCTCCAAGCAGTTCAAGTAAAAAACTTGAATTGGCATCTTTGTTGCGTGAGCCGACTGAAGATAAAAAAGTCTCAGAGCAAAAACAACTTCCACTGGAATCAGATTCCATTCCAGTTGATGAACTTGTTGAAGTTCCAGCAGAAAGTGCTTCTGAAAAAGTTCGGCCTGTTAAAAAGCCAAAAAGAATTAAACTAAATCCAAAGTTCAAAAAAGAAGAAAAGCCTGTTGTAATTCGCGGTGTCGGCCCTGCTTTAATGTCAATGGTTTCCAGCTTTAACGCCACGCATTTAGATACGCCAAGGCTTATGCTTATTGATCTGGATGAAGATACCCAGTCTGATATTATTTCAGTCTTGGGTCAAACTTCACTTTACGGCTTCGTTCTGGATATTCCAGATACTGAATTTTTTGAAGAGCAGAGCTATACTTTTGCAGAATCTTTGGACGGCAAAGTTTATATGTTCGGCATTCATTATGTTTCATCTAAAGGCCGTGTTGGTCTGACAATACAAAACTTTATACAACAAGTTGAAACAGCGGCAGATGCTATCAGAGTTTTCTACAACTATCTGGTTGAAAGTCAGACGCGAATCTCTGGAGAACCTTTGGTTGTAGAAGTTAGCAAACGCACAAAAGTTGGTACTGAAAAACCCGTGTACGAAAATTGTGATGAATACTCAGAAAACTTCATTTTGGAATTTGCTCATTTGGGGCTGATTACTTATGAAGAAGAAGTTGTGAAAACAACTCGTGCTGTTTTCAAAGTACCGGCAACTGTTTCTGTAGAATAAACAAACGTGGCCTCTTAATTGGGGCCGCAAACTTTTGCGTATGGGAATTGTGATATGCAAACTAGATTAGAGATTTTAAAAGACCTTAGACGTTATGGTTGTCGTATAGAAACAACTCATTTGAGCTATGGTCGAACAGAAGATAAAATCTTCTTCCCTTATCCAAAATTAAATCCTGTACACGTTTCAAAATACAATCGCTTTGATCCTAATCCGATTTTGTATACCTATAAGGCGAATGATCAAGAACAGAAAAGTTTGAAGTGTGTTATTACAGGAAGTTCTTGGAACGCATCAAACTCTGAAGCTTTTGTTCGCTACTATGCACATCAAATGAAAATGTGCATCAGCGATCCATTAGTCCTTAAAGATTTGCATTACAAAAACAGAAACTCACTTAGAGATCTGGATTTGTTTTGTTTTCGTAAAGGTTTCTTTTGTATATCAGTCAATAAAGATAAAAGTATTGTAAGGGTAATTCATCATGATCCGGTCAAGCTCGATTATTACAAGTGGAAAAACTTTTCATTTGATCGCCGCACTAACGGCCATTAGTTTATTTTCTTTTTGCCTCGATAAATACTTTAGACAAGTTGGAATTTTATCAGCGGCCCCTATAATTATTTCAACTTTATTTTCAATCGTTAGCCTTTATTTGCTGATAAAAGATTCAGAAGCTAATCCTGATCGCACTGGAATATCCGCGTACAAAAATGATTTGATTTTTGCTCCGCAACTTTTAATACTTCTTTTACTGGTGTAATATGAAAATTGGCTTCGCTTGTAAATACATGCACCCTGACAGATCACTAAAAGCAAGTGAACTTAAAAAGTTGGAAGAACCTTACAATATGAGAACCACAACTGTCAAGTGGTGCAAAGACAATCCTGACCTTTGGCAAGAACGTCTTTGGGAAATAATGGAATTTAATATCAAAGCTATCTACAACATGATCGGCTATGTTAGATCGTTGCCTAAGATTGCACAAATGGTTCGTCTTAGTAGTGATGCTTTTCCTCTTTTTACGCATCCTGATTTTTCTCATTTTTACAAACGTAAAGACGTAGAGCGTTACCTAGAAAAACATTTGGCCAATGTGCGAACTTTTGCTGGTGACGTTAGACTTAGTTTTCATCCAGCGCAATTTTGTGTGCTTGCCAGTGAGAATCCAAATGTTGTTGAAAAGAGTATTGAAGAATTTGAGTATCATGCTTATATCGCAGAACTTATGGGCTATGGTAGAAAGTTTCAAGATTTTAAATGCAACATTCATTTGAATGGTAAAGGTGGTGAATCTGTTTTCAGAAAAACCTACAAAAGATTAAGTGCGGCTGCCCGTAACATAATCACTGTGGAAAATGATGAATACAGTTCTGGCTTGGATGACGTTTTAGCTATAGCCGACTTGGTTCCTATTGTTCTGGATATTCACCATCATTGGATTCATAGCGGCGGTTACATTAAACCTGATTCTAAACGTGCGTTACAAGTTATAGAAAGTTGGAGAGGCGTCAGGCCAGTTATTCACTATGCGTATTCGCGTGAGGAATATCTGGTCAATGAAAAGTTTTCACGTAGACCTACTTTGGCAAAAATGGAGACTGATAGTAGAAAGTTGCGTGAGCACAGTGACCAATATCCAAACTGGCACTCGAATGCTTGGGCGCTAAGTTTTCTACCAAGCTTCGATATTATGTGTGAGGCGAAACATAAAAACATTGCTTCACAGCAATTAATTGATCAATACCTGAAATCTATTTCTGGAGGAAGGAATGTCAATTTATGATGGAAGTGGCCGACCTAGAAAACCACACAAACTTGAAAAAAGTTTGGTTCCCAAAAAGCTAATTAGCACCAAAGAAATATGTGACGCTGTATTTGGTGTTGAATCTAAATTTATAAATGTCGATACGGAGAAATGCCACTACAAAAGAATTCAAAAAAGTGCAAAAACCTTAGAAGAATGTTTGGATAAACTTAACGAGGTTGTCCAACAGAAATTGGATGTGAACAAATACAAGATCTATGTATTACCTTGTTTACTTGCTTTTCATCCTGATTATGTTCGTGTTGAAATCCCATTTTATTATCAAAGGAAGTCGTAATGAAAAAAGCTGGCAATAGAATTCAAATAACAGCAGAAGTTCAATCGGTAGTTCGTAGTGTTGACTCTCAATTATCTAAGGCAGTTGACAAAGGATTTATAACAGGACAACAAAAAACATTGGCCGTTAATCTGATAGGTCGCTCTGCAAATAAAAGGACTAAGAAGAATCTTGGTATTTTACGGCCATTCAAACATGATACAACGAATAAAGAAATGATGGGAGAACGTGATTCTGGAAAAATTGCTTTAAGCTTTCCTTTTGCCTTTGTTGATTGTTACGGAACTTTCTGGCTATGCTGTGATTCAGATACTGGTCTTTATTTAGAATGCAAGATCGATTCTAAATTTGATACTGTTTACACGCAACGCTTTTATTTAAAGGGCAATACAAAAAGTTGTATAAAGAAACTGTGCCGATTCTTAGAATCATCGAACAACTTGGAAACTTCTCTTCGTAATCTGAACTAAACCAAGTGTGTCAAAAACAGCGGTTGTTATGAATGGCCGCTTTTGGTATAATGTCGTCATTGGTAAGGCAAGAGTGTCTACCAAATAACCCACATTTGAGGATCAAGAAATGTATCAAGTAACATTAGTATATGAAAGCAACGTAACTGTAACTTCGCGTAAACCAATAGAACCAAAAAATGGTTTTGTTAAGATCGAAAATCTTTTGGTTCCTGCTCAAAAAGTTGATTGTGTTTTCATGGAAGAATCTGACTACTTAATAACATATCCTATTATTAAAACAGAAGTTCTTTTTGTTGACGCTGTTTCGTTTAACGAAAAAGGTGAATTGCAGGTTGATTCGTTTTGCGCGAACGCTGTTGCAGGTTTCAAACTTTTAGGCCACACGATTTTAGAGGCCAGCCGCCAAACATTATATGAAGGCGAGTTCACTATGCACTCAGATGGCTATCGTGAAATTTCTGAAGAAGCGTACAACAGACTTAATATTATGCGCTGCCTTTATTATGTGGAAGGCTCAAACATTTCAGGATATGCCGATGCCAATAAAGTTGTAGTGCTTTATGCGGATCGTTTAGAACCTCGTTACTTTAAAGTTTAGCGGAGAACTTTATGAAGAAAATAACACGACAAAAAACAACTAAAAGTAAAGCAAAGAAAGAAAAGCCTACTTTAGTTACTCCATTGTTTCCAGCTGCTTACTTTGGTTTTGATCTGGTATCAAAAGCCGCTGGCTATTCTTTTGAAGTAGATTGGGATAATTACGCTGTTGGTTTATCTGGACGGCAAAATCTTTCCGATCTGAAAGAACTGATTAGTCTGCTTGAGCATTTTATTCAAATTGAAAAGACTAATAAGGTTTATCAATATTCAGAATTAGATATTTCCGATTTTGAACTTGAAACTTATGAACCTTTTGAATCTGGTATGTCTCAAACTGCCATAGTCATTGATTGTTCGGTGTATAAAAACAGATACGCTTTATTCTGTACCGCAGACACGATCAACTTTTCCACGCTGAATATTGATTCCTGCGAAGATATTGAAGTTGTTCTGGTGCTGGAATGTAATCACAACCGAGCGCGTATCGTCAGACTTTCTAAGCTATTGCAATCAAAGGCTGTTATGACGCTTGCCGCCCAGTTTGAATATGTTGCTTATGCACCAATTTCTGATAAACAAACTTTGATGGAAAAAGTCTTATACTCTGATACAGAAGAAGTATATTTGGAAAGACTTTCCCGTTTAGAAAAGTAATGTGTGTGATAAATCAAGGACTGGCTGTTATGACCGAATGGCAGCTAGTCCGTTTATTCAAAACTTTGTTCGGTATTGAACTAGATTTAATAACAATACAAACTTTTCGCCATGACATTGAAGCAAAATTGTCGATGCGAATTAAGGATCAAAATGTTTGTTGAATATTGCTTACGGGTAATCGCGCTGATTGCTGTTATTCTTTTAATTGTTTGCGTTTTGCCATTTCCTTTTGTTAAAGCGCATCCGATATTAACGCCGACTATTGGATCAATGTGTGTTATTTATTTAATATACTTTGTATTCTATAGGCCACGGCACTTTTAAACGTAACCACTTGAGGATCTAGAAATGGTTAAGAATGTAATCAACTTTATTTTGCGCTACACAGTCGGATTAGTAATAGCTCTTTTTATCGAATTACTTTTCCGAATTGTCGTAGCTTGTTTACCCTTTTATTCAAAACTGGATAAAAAGTTTGCTGCCAAAGCGAAACACATCGATACAGTGGCTGCCGAACTTAAATCTACTCGTATTACTTTGTGGACAAAAAATAAAATGTGTCAGTCGGAAGAAATGCTCAGCCGATCTATGTGTCGTCGTTTTAACGCGCTGTATCGCTTTATGTCTTTGGACTTTGTAGAAAGCTTGATGTTGAATGATGAAAAATCTACAACTTGGCTGCAACACAGAGAAAAAGCTTTGGATGAATTTTACACTCTTTTGCTTTTGGCTAGAAATGAGCAAAATGATCCTTCTTTTACTCGTGAAAAGTTTGAGATAGAATTACGTAGAACTGCCAGCTATTTTGATGCTTGGTCAACATTGATGAATTTGATGAATGAAATGTTTGGCCGTTTAGGTCTAATTGTTTTGGCGGTCAAACTGGATTTAGTAACTGTAAATCTTAAGGTAAAGTGTAATGACAAAGAATGAAAAGCTTCTCAGGTCTTTGAAACGCAAATTGGCTTTGTTGGATCTTACTGATGCTGAATATGCTTTGTTGGGTTTGGAGCCGCCAAAAAGAAAGCCACCTAAGCGTTTGATCGAAAAGGCAGCTAAACTTGTTCGTGCCTTAAAACGCAAGGCCAAGAAAAAAGCTGATAAGAAAAGTTTAGATCCGGTAATCTGGCATACTAGCTAGGAGAATAAAAATGCAGTTAGTGTCTTATATTTTTAATCACCGTTGGGATTCGGAATGGAAATCTATTCCTGCAACAATGCGTGACGTAATTCGTCCGGCCCAAACTCGCAACGATAAGTTGGATGCTTTCAATAAAGCCAACGATGTTATGTTGCGTAGTATTTTATTGAATAATGAAAATCCAATATTGGATTTTAGTTTGAATCGTGAAATCGTTGTTCCTGAGAAAAAGTCTGAGCAAAGCAGCGTGTGGTATTTACGTGCTTTACCTTTGAACCAAAGTCAGCCGATTGATGCGGATTATTTGCTGGATCTTCAGGAAACTATATCAGCGTACCGCAAAAAGACTGTGGAAAACTCTGACTGCGCTTTTTGTTTACCTCAAAGCGAGAACAACGATTTACGTAATGTTGTTTGGTTTGATCTGGACTCCGGTACTTTTCTTACCTACAACAAAAATTTCTGCACTCGCATTCAAAGACACTTTCATGATTTGGCGAAACGCCATGTTATGGATTATATCTCAGATGCGGGTGAAGAACTCCAGAAGCTTTACTCTGCTTCTGTTTATAGCTCACGTTAAATATGTGTGCTTGTTTAGGTTGTGAATCAAAACGCAAGCTCAACAAACGTCTTAAGCAAAAGCTCGTAGAGCACAAACGCTTGATGAAATTGTATGAGCGCAAGTTAATGGCTTTGGGTGTAGATCCTAAAAGCCTTGAATCAAAGAGAGAATCTAAATGAAAGAACCTAAGAAACTTGCAAAGAAACCTTTGGCTAAAAAGCCTTCGCTTCCATTGAAGAAGTCTTTTATTAAGTCTCAGGCCGAGCAAAAATCTGTTCCTGCTAAAGCAGAGAAAAAAGAACCTGTCACTTTAACTTACAACAGCCAGATTGAAAAGTTGGAATGGTTATCAAACTTTCAACCTTGTCTGATCGTTGTGGTTATTGATCGTACTACTGGCGAAACATTAAAGTTTAGCAGTGTAGAACAAGGCTTCCATTACTTCAAAACTCGCAGTCCTGAATTCCGCCAAAAGATTTACAACTGCGTCAAAGCAAAAGACGCTCGTTATCATGGCAGTGAAAAATCTGGTTGCCCTATGCGACCTGACTGGAAAGAAATTCGCAAGAGCGTGATGAAAAATCTTCTTCTTGCAAAATACGGCCAAAACTTGATTTTGAAAAAGTGGCTTCTTGCTACTGAAGATGCTAAGTTGGTTGAACTTGCACCTTGGGACAAAGAAAAGTTTTGGGGTGTTGACGAACAAGGGAACGGATCAAACAATTCTGGTTTACTTACAGAAGAAGTTCGTGAAATTCTGGCCGATAAATCAATCACAACTGTTTATATGGATCGTTACTTATGACACAGTTAACTGATGCAAAACTCGATACAATGGTTTCTGCCGTCCAACAATTCGTTGCTCGTACAGTCGTTGACGATTTAGTTATTGCTTTGACGACCGAACAGCTTTTAAAATTGATCGCAGTTAATTCTGCTGATCTGAAAGCTGATCCTTCTGCGATTTTAAAGTTGCAGGAAATGCTGATGTTAAGCGGTGTATGTTTGGTTAGCTTACCGACAGAACAGCGTGAATCAGCCACTGAAGGCAAGGCCAAAAAGTTGTATTACATTTTCCGTGATACAAATACTTTCCTGACAGATGCTGAAAAATATTCAATGGATGATTTTGATGATCTGTTAAATAGTAAACAAGTTTTGTTTGCAGATATTCAAAATCTGAAGCGTTTAAATTTACCGGAAGATAAAGTTGCTTCCGTTGTATGTGAAGCCGTTGGCCACAGTCGTTTGTCTATTCGACAGACAGGTAAATGCTCTCGCTGCGGATCTAAAATCCCTGCAACTTCTTTTACAGTCCTTATTACGGATAAAGGAAATGTTGGCATTGTGCCAACTAAGTTCCGTCCGATAGATCGCTTGGATTGGAAAGATTTGATATTTGTTCCTGAGAAAACTTTGCAAATTTTGGCACGTAGTAAAAAGTTTAAGACTGTTGTTGATGTGAATAACAGTTACGATCTTGTTGTGCCGAAACAGGACAAATCTGAATTAATGTCCGACGACGATAAGCTTGAGATACATAAAATAGTCGCAAGCAAGTTGGAAGGTAAGGACAAAAAATCTCACGATAAGAAATCTCGTGAAAAAGATAAGAAGTAGATTTTACTTCGTTAAATAGTATTGCCAGATAAACTGGCCGAATCAAATATAACAACAGAGAATTAATTATGACACAGCAAAATACCGCGCAAGTTTGTGACTCAACTGAAGTTGTTGAATTTAGTACAAGCACCTCGGAAATAGTTGATGTTTTACACGATGCTGCCACGCGAACTTATTGGCAGCGTTACTTTGAAGCTGATTGTCAATATCCAGAACTTACTGACGAAAAACTTAAAGAGTATATCGAAAATCTTAGTTTCTATAAAAATGAAGATGACGAATATTCTTTTGAATTGTTCGGTGAAGGTTTTGTCGTTAAATTAAATTTCTTAGATTAATGTAAAGGAAACTTTATGAAAAGTATCACAGTTCGTATTACTCACCTTATTGCTGTTGGTGAACTTTTTCAATCTCAAACAAACAAAGCTATGGCCGCTATCATCCCAAAAGATGATGCTTTGCCAACTTACAAAATTGAAACCGATGATTACAGACTGATTGAACAACTTTCTGGCGCTGTACTTTTGGTTCCTAAAAATCCGATTGATGCTGATTGCTCAAGTACAATTCAGCTGACCGAAATGGAAGTTGGTTATGGTGACTCTATCTATCCGGTTTATTCTGCGGTTACGCATGACAAAAAATCTGGAAAAACTCGTCCAATCTTTTTTATTGCGGGTATGGTTCAAACAATTTATGGTAGTTCTTTGTTCTTGCCGACTTTGACCGTACCGGCTGATGAAGTTGATATTGCGGCTTTGGTAAAAGATCCTGAAGAATCTGCAACAGGATTTGAAAAGCCACAGGCTTCATCTTTAGAGTTTATTCCAACAGACGAAGGCGCAAAAGTTGTTGCGCCTGAACCCGTTGTCGAAAACAGCGAGTCCAATGTAGAACCTGAAGAAGTTGAGTTTGATTTGATTCCAACAACTTCAGCTTTACTCGAAACTGATGCTACTCAATTGAATAAAGATGCTTTTGATGCCGCTGTTGAAAATTCAGGCTACGCGCATTTGTTTTCTTTGGATAGTTACAAAGTTTACGCGAATATTCAAAACGCTGAGTTTATCCAACAGTTAACAGAATCTTTAAGAGAAAGCGGTGATGTCAGCGCTTTCATTTATGAAGCTTTTGTTGGCCTTACAACAGACGATACAAGTTTAGTTTGGGATCAGGAATTTTGCGCCAACTATTTGGCCCCTGTTCTGTCACACTTGACCGCTTTGGCTGAAGGCCAGACGCGCGTTATTAAAGTTAGTAGTCAGTTTGATTGTACTTCGTTTGAAAGTTTTTGTGCTGCCTTACGAATCATAAAACATTTAAGTCTGCCGTTTGAATCGTCGCTTGATGCTCCAACAGTTGAAGCTTTCTTGCTTGATACAGCTTATGTAACAAACGAAGTTTTGGGCGCAATCCTAAACATTTATGTTGCGATCAATGAAGGTAAAACTACAACAGCTTGGTCTAAGCGCGGTAAAGCGTGTATTGTTTTAAGCTTGCTCGGCTTTATTGATGTGAATCCAGAAACACGATTCACAGAAGATGGTGCATTGTATGCTGTTGACCTGATCCGAACTTATTACACAACAGAAGATCAGTTTGAAGATAGCGGCTGCACTAATTTACTTCGCTATGTTCCTGAAGTTATTGACCAACTTTTCGAAGCTTTAAAAGTTCGCAAGCTGGTTGACAATCGCTGTTTATCCGAAACATCTATCGAGAAACGCGCTAAAATTGTTCGCGCTGTTTTGAATGATGTTATTACAGTGAACGCTTTATCTTCGTGCGTACCAGACGTTTACGAAGCTTTATGTAAAGTTGAAAAACGTCTGTCTGATACTGGAGTTATTGTTGTCGGTGATTCATGGTTAGCTCAACTCGAAGCCGCCTTACTTGCGGCTGATGATCTGGATATTGAATTCGCAGAGTATTCCACAAAGACTTTTCCGGTGGCACTGTCAGTTTGTTCAATCCTTCATCCTGAAATTGAAGTAACTTCTATTAATAGTGTTGATAGCAAAGAACAGCGCGTTAAAAATCTTATTGATGCACTGTTGACCTAAACTTTTCTAGGTGTGTCAAAAATGAGTGTTGCCTATTATAGTCTGTTTTGATATAATAGGCACATTCAAACAAAGGAGAAAACATGCAAGCTAATATACTTAGCGTTAATAATGGGTTCCCATTCAATATGACTGTTGAGCAATTAAAGCCAAACGCAGTTGTAGAAATTCATATTAACGGACGCCAACAAAATTGTTTGATTATTTCCGTTGAAAAAGTTAAACAAGGTTTTAAAGGCGAAAGATTTTTTATGGCAATGACTCAACAAGGTGATCAATTTAGAGCAAGCCAGTTGAGCATTATTCGTTTAGTGAATCACAGCTTGACCTACGGGTGATATATGAAAAAAGAAATTGTTGGAATTCCGGCACTTCAAACATACGCCGAGAAGTTCTTTGCTAAAGTTCCTGATGCTGACTTTCAAACACTCAGGTTATATGCTGAAAAACGTCCGGCCTTTGCTGAGAACTTAATAACAGCTGGAAAAAGTTTGCGCTATTCATCAAAAGATTACGCAATCACTTTGACTCGCATCAGTGAAAAAGTTTATCAATTACTTTTGGATCGTATTGATTCCGAAGGTAACTCGCAAAAAGATTTATACAGACTTACGCCATTCTATGCAATGCGTTTGTTTGCAAGTTTTGCTATGGCTTGTGTTCCACGCAAATCACGCGATCTTGAATTGGTTCTTGATCGTCACCAAGCTAGACGAATTGATCCAAGCGTGTCAAAAACAGTGGTTGATCGACACTAAGCTTTTTGGTAAAATACAGTCATTGGTTAAGGCAATAAGGCCACCAGTTAAACATATTATGATGGGAATCTAGATCATGAAAAGTGTACAAGAGTTAAACAACGCTAGTATGTCAGACCTTTTAACTTTCGCGGAAGAAAAAGGTTTAACCATTCCTGAACAAATGCGTTCAACAAAATATCAAAAAGCTGTTGTTGAGTATTTGACCCGAAATGCAATCTACGCAAACAAAGCACCTGTTCAGGTTGTTATCGACACTACTCAGGAATGCAAACTTTTGGTTTCAAGCGAATGTGTTGATGCTTATGTAGAATTTTTAGCACAAACAGCTGCAAAAGGTCGTGCGCCTGACTTTATGAATTCAGGTTATGAAATTCGTGAAGATCTTGGTGTGGTTACTGATGCACGTTTGCTGTTTAACTACGGCATGGTAAAACGTGTTGAAAAGTTTATTCAGTTACCTAAACTTGGGCTGCATATTAATTCTTTGAAAGATAAGTTTTCCGTTTTTGTTGTTGACGTTCCGTACAGGGTTGAATTTTCATTTGCCGACGAATTCAAAATTCAACCTATAACCCCAAATTCAATAATGGTTGACGGCCAACTTTTTACAAATTGCAGTTACAGCGTTCGTATTCTTCGTGAAGATGAAGAAGATATGGAAGAAGATGATGCTGATTTACCTGTAGAAAACTTTGTCGATTTTCAGGAAATGAGTTTGCCAGCTTTGCAGCGTTACGCTCGTGAAAATCTGCCGGATAAAGGTGCAAGTATTGATCACGGTATTTTCACCAGCCAAAGTTTCCTGCAAGAATATTTGGATGCTGTTATAAACGGAATTGATATAGAATAAAGTTTTGGCAAAGGTGATTTTATCAAGTCGCCTTTTACGCAAGCTTTAGCAAAAGGATATTTATATGAGAAAAGAATTAGTTGGTGCAATCGTCGCTTCTCAATTTAATCAGATTGCGATAGCCGAGGATATTAGTGAAGCCGAAGTTAAGCGTATTGTTAAAAGTTTAAAAGAAGATTACAGTGAGCCGCAGCAAGATTCTTGGCACGATGAAGGTATAGCTACTCGTTATCGTGCAACAAAAAAGTTGATTCCAAAAAGTTTACGTAGAGCAAAACGTGCTGTACAAAAGAAGGCACGTAAAGCTCAACGATAATCAACTGATCGAGGTGTGTCAAAAATAGTGGTTGTTATGAGCTACCACTTTTGATATAATTACACCATCGAAACAACAGAGAAAGTTTGTCTGAAGTTTCGTTCCCGATAAAAAGTTTGTTACTAAACAAAGTGTGTCAAAAATAGTGGTTGTTATGAGCTGCCACTTTTAGTATAATGTATACATTGGTTAGGCAATAAAGCTCAGCCAAAGTAAAAAGTTTATCAATCATTTGAGGATCTCGACCATGATTAAAAAGTTTCCAAAGAAAGGTGAAAACAAAGCTCCAGTAAGTGTAAAACCTTCTGGTAAAGTTAAACCAAGTGCTAAATTTCCTGCAAAAGATACTCCGGTTAAAAAACCAAAAGCAAGTATTCCTGTTGCGGTAAGGTCAACTTTAAAAAGTGCTGGCATCGAAGTAAACAACATCGACAACTTAGATGCAAAATCATTAACTCGTGTTCTTTCTGCCGTAGATCAACTTTCAACTTTGATAAAAGAAAAGTTGGTTGATCTGAAAGGTTCTGGTACTGCCAAAACTGTAAATAAAACAGTGACTGGCAAAGCAAGTAAAAAGCAAGCGGTAGCGCAGTTCGTTGCTCCATCCACAGAGTTACGAAAGGTTTATCGTGAAGCAGGTTTGAGCGAAACTAAAGATTCGTTCAAGGCGAATTTAGCCAAAGCTAAAGAATTCGGCGTTGCATTATCAATGTTCAACAAGTCGATATTCGTAGATGATCAGGAACTTCTGGTTTACGGTGTTTCAGTGCGTGGTGGCGTTTGCCGCTTAATCTGTAAAAATGCCAAAGGCAAGGATGTTCGCGTTGAGTCAGATACTGTAATCAGTTTCTAACAAAAAGTTTGTTTGATTAATGTGTGGGGCAATCCTGCCCCGACCGTTCTGTAAATATTTATTTGAATCCAATGTAAGGAAAGTTGAAATGAAAGTAACTCCTAATGAAGCTTTAGTCGGTAAAAAAATTACTCTGTTAGATGGTTCGCGTGACACTATCACAGAGACAACTAAAACTGGTTACAAACTGCAAGGTCGTCGTAAAGGCGTTGCCGCAAATTGTGTTGTACGTGATGGTCAAAAGTTTGAAGAAATCGATCAGCCTGTTGACGGTGCAAAAGTTGGTTCTGGTTATGTGACTTTGCCAAAAGTTAAAAAAGCTCCGGCCAAAGCCGACAAAAAAGCTCCAGCAAAAGCTCCGGCCAAAGCCGACAAAAAACCAGCTGGCAAAAAAGTTGCTGAAACAAAACCTGCACGTAAGTCTGCCGCCAAAGTTGTGGAAGAACTGGAAGAAGTTGACGCCATTACTATCGAAAATGTTACTGAACAGTCAGGTGAAATTCGTTCAGCGGTTGAAGAAATTCTGCGCGAACATTTGCCAAAACGCTTTGACAATTTCGTTAGCGTAAACACTGGCGCACAGATCGAAGAAGAAGGTGGCGATCCGACCGTTATTCTTTGCATGTCAGATTTAACTTTTGACATTCCTGAAGAAGAGGAAGAGTTAGAAGAAGAACTAGAAGAACTGGAAGAAGAGGAAGAAGCTGTAGAATTTAACTTCAGCGAAGAAACTTTATCTCTGGTTGAAGAAGGTCTGTGGGAAAGTCAGGTTGCCGCGAATTCAAAAGTTGCTCAACGTGTGTTTGCCGCACTGCAACTGGACGAAGAAGAAATGGAAGAGTTTGTCATCGGTTCACGCTTAGTTGACGAAGATGGTAAAACTTACTACTTTGCTGGTATGCAACGTGATCCAGTTCGTTTGATTCTGGAAGATGAAAACGGTGAACCAAAAGATGTTGGTTCAAAAGACTTTGAAAGTTTAGACTTTGTTCCTTTCTCTGAAGAAGAGGAAACAGAAGTTGATGAACTGGAGGAAGAAGAAGTTGATGAACTGGACGAGCTGGACGAAGCCGAAGAAGAGGAAGAAGAATCTGAAGATGATTCAAATCTTTTAGAAGGCTGTGAATCTGCTGAAGAAGCCGCTGACGCACTGGCCGATTACTCTGAATCAGAAATCCGCACTTTCATCTTTGGTGCTGTTGATTTAGGTGAAGAAGGTAGCGAAGATTACGAAGCTACTGTTGATTACATCGAAGGTTTGGATAAAGAAGAACTGATCGAATACGTGGTCAGCCTGTTCTTTGAAGAAACTGACGAAGAGGAAGAGGAAGAAGAAGTTGAGGAAGGCATTACTGCCGAGGAAATCAACGAAATCCGCGACTTCGATTCTTTACTGGAAATTGCAAAACAATACAGCGATAAAGTTGGTAAAGTTTCGCAGAACATCCGTCACTTCCGTAAAATCAAAGCGTTGAAAGCTTTACTGATTGAAAAGTTGGTTGACGCTGAAGAAACTACTGGCGAAGAGGACTTCGAGTTCGAGAGCGAGTAATTCTCTAGCTTAAGAGGAAGATGAAGAAGAGGAAGAATCTTTAACCAAGTAAATTGGCGGTAGGAATTCCTACCGCCTAATCTGGAAAATTTATGAATCAGCACACAAAGTTGATCTATTCAAGCATTTTGCATGAACAAGCGCCAAACGCTTTAACAAATTGTTTGATTACTACTGCTGTGCCTTTGTCTGGTGATCGTTGGGTAGCGCGAGGTAGCGCAAGCAGCGAACATCATTTCATGTTGCGTATATCACGTTCGCACCTTATTAATTTGTACAATCAAATTTGTCGTGGTAGTTATGTTGCTTGTGAAAAAGTTGCATTACTTTACGAATGCGGTTTAGCTTTGCCCCAAAGCAATATAAATAAAATGCTTTGGAATGAAGTCGCTGGTTATGATGCGGTTCAGTTGCCTGATTCCGTATTAACGAAAAAAGATCTAAGATCAGTTTTAAAAGAACACATGCGCTCCGCTTTAGATTGCAGTGTGACTTATGTTCCTTCTGATCACTATTTAAAATTGATGAAGAGCATTTCTCAGTTCAAAATAGTAGATGGGCCAGCAAAATCTTGTTTAGGTAAAAGTTTTGTTCGTGTTCAAACTGACGCTTATGATATGTACTGCGTTTATAAAAAAGTTGCTGGTCAGACTAAGTTAGTTTCTGCTTTTCTGAATTACGTAGACTCCAAACAAAAAGAAAAGTTTGTTGATTTTACGTATCAAGCTTCAAACATTGTTCCACCGAATTTACCTGACGGTGCTTTTGGTAAAAGTGAGCAGTATTATGTTGTTTACGGCAAACTTGAGCGCAACGAATACGATCCTGAAATGGATTATGCTTCGGTGATTCATGAATGGATTATTCACGATGTTGATCGTTTAGCTGAGATATATCGTGAACGTGCGGATCGAAAAAGTCCATATATTGGATTCTTAGATAAGTATCGTGAAAAGAAAGCAAAGGCAGTGCTTTATCTTTCAGAGTTCAATCAAATAAAACGGCCAACAAGACGCCAGATTAATTTGGCTGAAGCCGCTAAAAAGTTGATTGATGCTTTTGAAGAAAAGCGAGAAGCCAATCGTGAATTGCGTAAAAAAGCTCGTGAAGTTGCGAAAGCAAATGACCCAGTGAATTTATTTTGTTTTAAAGCATTAGATTTATTTCTTTGCTCAAATTCAAATGAGATCACATGCACTCCACCGAGCGTTAAACACCCTCAGATTATGAGCAAACTAAAAAGTTTGGGTTTTGTTTGTTGTGATTCAAAAACAGCTCAGAGTTCCAGCCTCGAAAGCAGAAAGGGCAAAAATGGAACTCAGCCAGTTGTGAGAATTTCAAAACCTAAAATGTACTGGCAAAAAGCCTAGAGGACATTATGCTAAAACCAAAACATAAGTTGTTGCCTAAAGTTAGTGCAGCTGCCGCTGCTTCTATGCAACAATCTAAAGTAGTGCCGAACTCAGCGCCTGTTGTGGCTGAACCAAAAACAAATGTTGGAGAAACCGCAATGTACGTTAACGAAGTTAAAATTCCTGCTCCAGAGAAAAAGCAATTCAATCCATCTGTTGATTACACTAATCCGGTGAATCTTGAAGAGTTAAGTTTGAAAGGCCACAAAGATCTGTTGAACCATTTAGGTGGTAATGCGGAAGCTTTGTTGAAAGGTATTAAAAACGGTGCTGAATCTCGCAACAAACTTCGTGCCGAAATTGATCCGTTATTGGCCGCTTTATCTGGCGGAAATCCAGCAAACTCTACTTTTGATGAAGCTGATTTTGCCGAATTCGATCCGATGGTCGATTACTCAGACGCTTCAAAAGTTGAACAACTTTCTGATGACGGTCTGGCCGATCTGCTTATTCACTTAGGCGGTTATGCCGATGAAGCTACAGAAAACGCTGAAACTTCAGACGAAGCTCGTCAAATGTTGATTGCAGCAATCAACAAAATTTATGCTGAAGATTCAGATGAAAGCACAACTGTAGTTGTTGATGCTGTGCCGACTGCCAGCGATTTTGAAGCCGAAGAGTCGAGCGAATTTGATTTTGCAGAAAACGAAACTGTTTCAACAGCGCAGGTTATGCAGGAAATCACCGGAACTGAAAAAGTTGATGATTCAGATTTTGATGAACTTCTGGAACATGCTACCAACGGTGACGAAGATAAATTTCTGGAAGTTTTGGACTCTATGGATCGCAAAGCCTTGCTTTCTCATTTTGAACAGCACATTAGCTTAACAGCTGATCAGCTTTCAGAAATTTCTGACTTAGGTACTTCAGAAATTCGTGAAGAATTACGCGGTCAGTATTCTGACGTTCTGGCCGTTGCTGAAAACAAAGCTTTGGCTGAAGTAGAAGCCGAAGATGATTCAGAAACTTCTGACGAAACTGACGACTTTGAAACTCATGAAGAAGAAGTCGAAGAAGTTGAACGCGACGATCCTGAAAACTATGTTTCTGATGAAGATGAAGAAGATGGTGTTCAGATTGAATTCACCGAAGAACAATTGGCTGAAATGGATGCCGAAATCGAAGCAGAAATGCAAGCTGAGGCTGAAGCTGAAGCTTTGAATGCCGAAGTGATTCGTCACTTAGAAGAAGTAGATTATTTAGGTTCAGAAGTTCCGCACTTTGAACTTACAACTTCTTCTCGCATTATTCTGGTTTTATCGGCTGGCACACAGCAAACTCGTGAAATCGATCAGGAAGAACTGGCCGCAATTTACATTGGCGAAAATGCAATGTGTGCCAATCATCCGTTACGCCGTCGTGAAACCGATGACAAAAACATGGGCTGGTTTGTAGATCCAATGCAATCATTATCGCAAATGGTTGCAGAGTTTAACATGAAGCAGCGCGTTTACTGCGGCCCAACAATTGCTGTTCATCAAACCGTTTATGGTATTTGTGAGAACCTGCAAAAAGTTGCAAAAGCTTTGGTCTACGGTTTAACCGATGACAACGTATTACCAGAAGGTATCGATTTAAGCGACTTAGCTTCTATCAATGTTCAACCTTCAGTCGGTGATACTGAAAATGAAATCGTGTACAACTTTTTCGTATCTCTGAACGTCCCAATGTTGGGCCGTAGCCGTGATTCAGAAAAGTTGCGCGGAAATCTGACGGCACTAAAAAAATCTGCTCAAGCAATTGCTGATGAAGCGACAGAAGAGTCGATTGAAATCATGGTTACTTTTGCAGCCGATTTAGATCTGCTGTTAAAATCTCGTGCTGTTGTTGATCTGTTTAACAAAACAGGCTACTATAGCCGCGAACAGTTAGTTGAATATGTTCGTGAAAAAGCAGAACAGGCCGCTGAAATGCAGGACTCTGAATTTGAATTCGATGGTGAATTGGATGAAGAGTACGAAAGCGAAGAAGTTGAAGAAACAGAAGAAGAAATTGATTCAGAAGAAGAAACTGAGTCAGAAGTCGAAACCGACATTGTTCACACTCTGTTATCTGATTTTGATTCAATTTCTTACCTGTTGCCGTGGTCTGCAAACTCAATGATTGTCATTGAGTAAGCTGCTGGTCTGCTAAAACTGTAAATACATAGGCAGGTCGGGAGGAATTTTAGAATTCTGACCTGCCGATGATAATGTAATAACTGTCGCTTTTGACTAAAATCGCAAAGGAAATTTATAGCTATGTCAAACCAAAAGAAACTGCCTTTAACCAAAGGCAAAGCCCCTGTAAAAGCTGCCGGTAAAGTACCTGCCAAAGCTCCTGCTACAAAAGTTAAGAAAGCTGGCCAGCCTTCAATGCTTGATAAGTTTGAAAGCAAACTTTCCAAAATTTCTTTACGCAAGCACAACCCTAAAATGGAATTACGTGTTCGTATTGTTGCGAAACGCACTGCCCAACACCTGCAAGGTTATTTGCTGAAAATCGAAGGTGAATCTTTTGTTTTCTCACACACAAAACCTCGTTCTTCCAAGCAAACAGTTTCAATCTTTCCAGCGAAAGATGTAATCATGTACACTGGTGCTGTAGGTGAACGCGCTCAAATCACCGTGATGTCACAAGAAGTTGTTCGTGAAATCAAACGTGCCAATGTTGAAACTCGCGGTTCTGCCAATGTTATCACAAATCTGGACACTGGTGACGTTACTGTTTTTAATACGTCAAATACTGACGGCTTTGAAATGCAGACCGAACTGGCCGAGTAATTCTTTTCAAGTATTCCCTTAGTTTAGTCTGCTTTGGGAATACTGTAAATTCTTTAGTATACCTAAATGGTATAAACAATTTTTTATAACAGTAGAACATTGGGAAAATATCATGTCAAAGAAAAAGACCGCCGGAAAAACAGTTGCTTCTGCGTTACTGGAATTGCTGACAGTTTGTGTTGAAGAAGGTGTTATCGAAGCTGATGACGTTGTTGCCGCTGTAGGCGCTCCTGCCGGTAAATCCTCCAAAGGCAAAAAATCCAAAAAGGATGAAGAAGTCGAAGAGGAAGAAGAGGAAGAAGAGTCTGATGAACCAGACTTTGAAGAAATGAATCTGAAGCAGCTGAAAAAGTTTGCTAAAGACAACGAAATCGAGATCCCTAAAAAGATCAAAGATGAAGATGACCTGCGCGAGTTTTTAGCTGAGCAGTATTCCGAAGAGGAAGAGGAAGAAGAGGAAGAAGAGGAAGAAGAATCTGATTCTCCTGACTTCGAGGACATGGATCACAAAGCACTGAAAAAGTTTGTGAAAGAAAATGATCTGGAAGTTCCTGCCAAAGTTCTGAAAGACGAAGATGACCTGCGCGAGTGGTTGGAAGAAAACTATTCCTCTGACGAAGAAGAGGAAGAAGAGGAAGAAGAGTCTGAAGAACCAGACTTTGAAGAAATGGATTTAAAAGAAATGAAGGCTTTCGCAAAAGAAAACGATCTTGAGCCGCCTAAGAAGGCGCTGAAGAACGAAGATACTCTGCGTGAGTGGCTGGAAGAAAACTATTCCTCTGACGAAGAAGAGGAAGAGGAAGAAGAGGAAGAAGAGGAAGAGTGGGAAGAAGATTAATCCCTGACCTCTAACTAACCTTCTTTAAAATTTAAAGCGATGTGTATTGCATCGCTTTCCTTTAATTCGCAATAAGAGAAATTGAAAAATGAGTAAACAAGCTATTTCCGCACTGAACAAAAGTGCAACTGCTTCTACAAAGCAAGCCGCTGCTTTACGCAAACAAGCAGAAGCTTTAGTTAAAGCCGCTGAACAAGCAGAAGCAGTTGCTGCCGCTACAAAACAGCAAGCCGAAGCTTTAGCAGGTAATCCAGCTCCTGCCGCAAAAGCTCCTGCCAAAGCTGACAAAAAAGCTCCGGTAGCCGATAAGAAAGCTCCGGCCAAAGCGGATAAGAAAGCTGACAAAAAAGCTGACAAAAAAGCTCCGGCCAAAGCGGATAAGAAAGCTGATAAAAAGTCTGCTGACAAAAAAGCTCCGGCCAAGTCAGACAAGAAAGCTGACAAAAAGCCAGCTGATAAAAAGTCTGCTGACAAAAAAGCTCCGGCCAAGTCAGACAAGAAAGCTGACAAAAAGCCTTCTACAAAAAAGAAAAATAACGACTTCGATTTTGAATAATAAATTTTAGTCGTTATAAAACAAAAGCCGCTTCTTGCGGCTTTTTTCGTAAAAGTTCTCTAGCGAATGGAATTGAGAAATGAACACGAGTTTGGCTCATGTAACCAATAATCTGCTTCACATAAAAGATCCTGTTGAGCTTTATGCTTACATGGTTTCTTACCGCACTTCGCTTCGCCTCAACTTACTTGAGCTAGAGCAACAAAAAACTGAACAAACAAACTTAGTTGCAAAGGGAAATAGAATCCTTACTAAAAACAAGGACAATCTAGATCCAGAAGATATTGCAATTTGGGAAGGTTCAGTATCTTGCGCCAAAGCCTCTTTGGAAATTCTAAAAGTTAGTCTGATGGAAACCTCTATGGTTCTTGATGCTGTTAATGCAAATATTTCCTTGCTAGGGAAACATTATAATCTCAGCGAAGAAAAGATTTTATCTACTCAGATTGATAGCATTAACGAATATTTCCGAAAATGTTTGGGGATAACTTTAAATGCCGAGCATTAAAAAGCGCTTGACTTCTTTGCAGAATCAAGGAACTTCGTGGTTTGAAAAGTTTGAGGCTAAGGTTGATGTTTTCCGGCAAGATGTTTTCCGAGCTTTTATTTTGGATGGTTATATTTTCCTGATAACAGCTACAGGTAACTCAATCACAGCACCTATTGAAATTGTCGCCACCGTTCTTGACGAAAATTTTTCTCAGATACCAGTCAAGTTGGATTCTTCTGATCTGAAATTGGTTAATGCTTATGTAAAAGTTCTTAACCTTATTTCTTCTGGAAGATTACCAGATGCTGATCCAGATCTGACTTCAAAAATAATTCAAGTGTTGGAGTCTCGTTATTTCAATACAAATAACAATACGCCTTAAGGAAAGATCCCAATGGCTAAAGCAAAAGCAAAATCTGCAAATACTTATGATGAAGATAGTATTCAGGTTCACAAAGGTTTAGCTGGTGTTAGATTAAACGCTGGCATGTACATGGGTGAGCTTGGCGATTCAATGATGTATCGCATGGGCAAAGAAGCTGTTGAAAACAGCCGCGATGAATACGAAGCTGGACGCAACAACGCAATCTATGTAGCCTTTAATAACAAAACAAGTGAATACGTTTTTGCCGACTGCGCTCAAGGTATTCCTGTTGGAATGAAAACAGTTGAAGGTAAAAAAGTAAGCGCATTAACAGTAATTCTTACTGAACTTCATGCTGGCGGAAAATTTGATGTAAAAGCTTATCAGACTTCAGGTGGTACGCACGGTGTTGGTATTTCTGCGGTCAATGCTTTATCAAAAGAACTTGAGGTCTGGACTTGTCGTGAAGATCAGTGGTACTACCAAAGTTTTTCATGCGGAAAAGAAACCAGTCCTGTTAAAAAGGTTCCAGACACTTTCCTCAAGAAAAAGTTTGGTTATCTTTTGCCGCTCAAGAAAAAGTTTAAGCGACTTGGCACTATCATTCGCTTGGTTCCAGATCAAAGCGTGATAAGCGTTGATGCTAGTCGTACCTCAAAACTTAAAACATATACCCAAGCTGTTTTGGAAGAACAAAAGTTTGCTGATTATTTAAAGTTCATGAGTACCATGAATAGCAAGCTTTATATCGGTTTCCTAAACCTTGAAACAAACAAAGAACAGGTTTTCTACAATGATAAAGGTTTGGGTGCTGTAGTCAGTTCAATAATTTCTGATCATGATTTAGAGCCTTTGGGTAAGCCATTCGAGTTCGATGGCTCAAGCCTGAAAGTTGCTATTCAATGGTCTAATCACTATGACAGTGATCTGTTCAGAAGTTATGTAAATAGTAGTCCAACAATAGATCATGGTACGCATGTAAATGGTTTCCGTGCGGCCATGTCAAAAGCTTTGAAAAACTATCTGCCCAAAAAAGCAGGTAAGTTTAAGCCAGAAGATCTTTATGTTGGCGCAGTTGCTATTATCAACTGGAAAATGAACAGCGCTCAATTTAGTGGTCAGGTAAAAGATAAACTGGTATCTAAAATCGATAACGAAGTTTGTGATTTACTGACTCAACCATTAACCGATTTTTTTGCAAAGAACAAAACATTAGCCAAGCAGATTATAAAACGCGCAAGTGATGTTGCGGCTTCCCGTGAAGATCTTGCTAAAACAATGAAAGGCATGAGCGAAGTTAAAAAAGGTGGAAGTAAGCTGCCGATAAAACTTTATGAAGCTCCAGATTGTAAACCGCATGAGCGTGAGCTGTATTTTGTCGAAGGCGATTCGGCTGGCGGTACTGCCAAAAATGCTCGTGGCTTTAATCAGGAAGTTTTAAAACTTGGCGGTAAAATTCCAAACGCATTGAATGTTAGTCTAAGTGCCTTACTTTCAAATGACCGCATTCAAGATATGCTGAACAGTTTGGGAGTTGACATAAAAAGTTTGGATGTTAAAGCTGATAATCCTACATTCAGTACAAAGAATCTGCGAGTTGCTGTTGCAATGTTGCTTGCTGATGCTGATGCTGATGGATCTCACATTAACGTACTTATCACCGCATTTTTCTATAAACTTATGCCCGACTTTATTAAAGAAGGTCGTTTGTTTGTTGTTGACGCTCAATTGTACAACGCACTCGTTAATGGTGTGCATTACAGCGGAAACACAATGGAAGAGTGTTTAGCTAAGTTACCAAAAAATGCTCCGAAGGGAAGTGTGTTCCGTGCAAAAGGTTGGGGAGAGACAGATGCAGATTTACTTGAAGCCATAGCATTTGATATTAACAACAGAAAGTTGATTCAAATTGAATATGGCAAAGTTCAAGAAGATCTTGCGTTTTACAGATCAGTTGTAGGTGAAGATGCCTCTGCCAGACGGCAATTGTTGGGGTTAAGTTCCAACGATTAAGAGGATCGTGAAATGGGACAACGCTACTATGCTCTAATGGACTTAAGCTTTATTCCAATAAAGATGAATCCAGATCACATGCGAAATAATAGTTTGACTGTGTTTTGGGTTCGACTTTCATTTATCAACACAAAGATTAAACGGGCCGCTTTGATTGTACTTAGTAATGATGGTACAATCGTAAAAAGTGTTTGGCCCACAAAATCGAAAACAATATCTTCAGTTATATTGAATGTGTTTGAGAGAACTTCTCTTGATGGTGACGATTGGAATTGGGACGAGCTTTTAAAAATAAGTCTGGCGCGAAAGCGTATGATTCAGTATTATGGATCAAGAGAGTCTTATCGCAGACGTATTGCTTTGCTTCCAGTTACGCAAAATAGTTTGCATAATATTTGTTGAGGAAATTGCATGATTAAAAAACAAATTGTATTCATGTATATGGCTCAAGGTGTAGTCGAAGAAAGTTGTCGATGGATAAAAGCTGAACTTGAAGTCAACGACAATCCTAAAAAATTGTTGGAAACTCGATTGCAGTGTATGGCCTTAGCTATTGTGGATGCGAACGGATTTTTCATAAAACGCCCTCCACAAAATATTATTGGTAGCGTTTCCCGTGTTTACACTACAGGTCTTTATTGGTTGGGTAAGAATAGTAAATTCCTGACAGACACGTTGCTTAATGAATTGAGTGAAAAGAAAACTCTTTCAACATTAGGACTGGACTCTGTGAGAGCATATGTTTCTTATTTGAGTTCAAATAATCCGTATGATCAAGTTCAATTCACTTCATTCCTGAAAGAAGTGTTACCTAAAGGAACACCATCTTTAGTATGAACTGATCCAAGTGTGTCAAAAATCAGGGGTTTATTTCAATACCTTATTTTGGTATAATCCGGCCTGTTCGCTTACACAAAAAGTTGGTAAACTAAACAATGAAATCAAAAAAGCCGCCAGCAAAAACAAAGAAAGTTTCTAAGACTGAGTTGGGAGATATTAAACAACATAAAAAGTCGAAGAAAAATTTACCCGCAGTTGTTGAACCTAATCAATTCAAACTGCCTTCCACTGTACTGATGAAAACTATTGTCAAAGAAGATTTGGCAAACTTTGCAAAAAGAAATTTAACTCATTACGGTGAATACGTTGTACAAGATCGTGCTGTTCCAGAATTCCGTGATGGATTAAAGCCAGTTCACCGCCACATTATTTATGCAATGTCTCAGCTGAATTTATTCGGTTCTGACTTTAAAAAGTGTGCGCGTATTGTTGGTGATACAATTGGTAAGTATCATCCTCACGGTGACTCTGCAACGTATGGTGCATTAGTTACGTTAGCCAATACAATTCCAAAACTTATTCAAGGTCGAGGAAATTTTGGCAGTCCACTCGATATGGCGGCAGCTCAGCGTTATACTGAAGCGCGTTTGAGTGATTACAGCAAACTTTTTCTTTTGGATAAAGGTTATCTTGAAGTTGTTCCGCGTATAAACAACTTTGATGACAGCGAAAAAATTCCGTTGTATTTGCCTTCGCTTCTTCCAACAATGCTGTTGATTGGAAATGCTGGTGGTATTGCCTACGGTGTTCGTGCTTGTAATCCTGCTTTTGAAATTGAAGGCGTTACAAAACTTATTCAAATTGTATTGGAAAAAGGCGATTTGAAATCTTCTGATTGTGTAAAGCATTTAAAAATTCAAGCTCCTTTTGGATCTGATTGCGTTAGCACACCAGAAGAACTTGCAAGCTTTATTGAAACAGGTAGAGCAAAGGCAATAAAATATTGTCCGAAAGTTCAAGTTGATTACAAAAATAAAATCGTTGAAATTGTTTCTTATTCTCCCGGTTTCGCATCTGAAGATGGCGTTGCTAAAAAACGTGATAAGATTTTAGAATTACCCGAAGTTAGTCGTTGGGTAAGTGACTGTGGTGATAAACGTCCGAACGCTGGCCCTTATGGTGCATATTATTATGTTGTACCAAAACGTGGAATGTCAGATGACGGCCTTTTTGATTTAGCTGAAAAAATTCGTAAGATGTTGACTGGCAGTGAGTTCTATAACTTAGGACTTACAATAAACAACGTCGATGGAACTGCTAAATTCCTTTACTGTAACTTTGCGACCTATATTAAAAACTGGGTTCGCTATCGTGTGGAATTGGAAAAGCGTTATCTGGAAAACATTATTGCAAAACGCGAACGCGATTTGTGGGAATACAACGTATTGTCCTACGCTGTTATCAACAAGAATAAAATCTTGGAAGTAATGAAAAAAGCTTTGGACAAAGATGATCCAGATACTTACACTGCAAAAACATTGAAGATTCCTCAAGATGAAGCTACTTTCATTTTGGAATTGAAAATGCGTAGGCTGGCAAAACTTGAACTGAAAGCGCTACAGGACAAGATTAAAATTGCTACTGCCGACATTAAAGGATGGAAACGCGATCACAAAGATCCTAATCCTCGTATCGCTTCTTCCTTGACCGAATCTGTAAATAAGTATGTACGGATGGTAAATGCTTCAATCGCAGACACTAAAAAGTCTGAGAAGAAGCGCAAGAAAAAAGCAGACTGACGCTGCTTTAGGATAAAGGCAAGAGGATTATAATTTATAATCCTCAACACCTTTCGGGCCTAGCCCATTATAACAAACAGAAAATTAGGGAAATTAACACAATGTCAGAAGTCCTTTACGCGACGGTACTTCAATCATTGATGTCGAGCATTAGCTCAACAGACAATTTGATTAAAAAGGCTGCAACACCTAAAAAGTTTGCTAAAGCTAGTGAAACACTGGCTGACCTATCATCTACTATAGATGCTTTAGCTGACTTCGATTCTAGCTCAAAGCGGGATCGTAAATTTACCGCACAGCGAAAACCTGCTCGGTATTTAGCTAACACTATACGTTCTTTAAAGGATGCGTTGGAAAATCGTGAGATTAATCTCACTAGATTTTGTGAATTGATCAGAACAGAAATGTCTGACAGATTGCAAGATCTAAAAGATTCTTCGCAGACCCATATAAAAAGGATCGAGCAAAATCCAGATCTTTTAATGGAAGTAAGTGACGACGAAGTTGGCCATGCCATTTTTGTTGAATCCTACAAAAAAGTTTCTGGTGCTTCAAAATCCAAGGCAGAACCTGTCGAGGAGTACGAAGAGATTGCCGATTTTTCTCAAGCTCAATATGAATTTGTGACAAACAGATTGGCTGTTCATAGTCAAGCTGTACACAAAGCATTAGTCAGCAAAATAAAATCTGATAAATTAAATTTCTCCAGAAGTGCTGTAATACCAACGCAGTGCCCTGTTACAGTTAACTTTGAAAATGTTGCTTTACGCAGCACAAAACTTTTACGTCACATATTTACTGGTGTCGATGCGCTTGGCTTTGCTGGCCCTGATAGCAGTGATGTTGCTTTAATTTTACCTAATCAAATTCTTTTGCAGTTTAGCAAAAGTCAAAGCGAATTGTTGATTGCTACAAAACACGACGATTCAAAGTTTGCCGATGCCGTAACAAAAAACAAGTCTGCAATGAAAGCGGAAAAAAGTTTGTTACGTAAACTTCTGACCGAACGTGAAAAACTAAATAACAGAAAAGAAGGGGCAAAGCGTACTGGAACTCTGGACTCTGAATTACGTAAAAAACTTGAAGCCGAACTGAAATCGGTTCAAGTTAAAATAGATACTTCTGAAAAGATGATCTCTATTTTGAAACGTCATGGAGTAGAAGCTAAAAGTATCTATGATTCCAAGGCTCGATTCCTTGACAAGAAAACCTCAAATGTTTATTTTGAGCGCGTTAATCAATTTCTTGATGACGCTAGATCTCGCGGCCATGAATATAGTTTAATGTCAAATGATTTTGCTACCAGTCCTACTAATAGCGATATTTCCTTGGCATGGATCGTACCAACAGCCGTCTATAAAAAGTTGTATGCTCAAACAAAAGGCAATATCAAAGTTTTGTCATGGGGACTTCCACTTTCAAATAAAAGTTTAGGAGTTTCAAATGGAAAACAAACTGCCAGTGGTAAAAAGAGCCGACGGCTGTGAGTTATGTTGTATTTGTATGAATTGGTTTGCCAATATACATTGGCACCACACTATTCCAAGATCGTTAGGTGGTAGTGATAGTTTGCAAATTCCTATCGATGGAGCTTGCCATACAACACTTCATGCTCATGCAGATGCTATAGTTGCACGTATTGGTGCTAAAAACCCAAAACCCTTAAGGAAATTTTGGGCTGACCCTGAGACAGAACTTAGAGCTAAAACTTGGTTAGAAATTTTGGTCAAGGCATTATTGAGTCCTCCAGTTTCTTCCAATGCTAAAATGACTTTACTTCCTATGGTACATGCCGATCCAGCAACTCGGCAAGGATTAGAGTTACTCAAAAAAGATCTTCCGGGGATAACCAATATGGAGCAGACGATCTTATATTGTATCAATCACACGTTGAGATCCAAAGGATTAAAAAATGACAACAAAAAGACAGACATCAGTAAACAAAGCGCAGATAAAGATAAAAGTCATAACAGAAGAAAAACTAACTTGTGGTGAGTGCATTGGACTCACACGAGAACGGTTGATTGCTGGTGACGATACGCCTTGCATTAAACAAGGTCGCTTTGAATACTCTTCGAGCTGTGAAAATTTTAAACCCAACAGTGTGGCTCTGGCCGAGAGCATCGAGAAAAATGGCAGTTCACTTTATGAGCTTGCCGATATTATGCGTGAATTTGATAATGGACAGCTAAGACTTTTTGGTGCAGCTATTTTAAACGAACATATTACTCGCAAACAAGGATATACATTCTTACAAAAAGTTTATGTTCGTTTCCGTGGAACTTTGGCTTCGGATTATTTATCAAATTTCATGACAGCACGTATTCTTTCAGCTGATAAAGATTATGTGCGTGTGTGCAGTGATGATGGAAAGATTGTACTGACTTTCCAAAATCTAGGAAAAGAGAAGAATATATTTACGGTTTCTCAGTTTTCTATTTTCCGCCGTCAGATGGAATTCAAAGGTCGAGTTGTAGATCCTAAGTTGGACAGACCGACCGCTAAAAATGTAAAAGCTCTTGAACTTCCATTTGAATTAAAATTGAATACCAATGGAGTCATGGGTTACATTGATGACATAGGATCTTTGGCTAAACGCAACAAAATTAAACGTGAAAGCTCTGATCAGCAAGTTTACAGCCTTGTTGATATTGCTCGTGATATTGACCGTGGTTATGCAAAAGCTCATAAAGAAACGGATGAAGATCATTACGAACTGGATGAACTTGACTACAAGCGTGAAACCACGATTGAAGATATTCAGGAAATGGAAGAAGCGCAACTTCTGAAGTTTGCCAAAAAGAACAAAATTCGTATACCTCGTGATATTAAAGAAAGCGATGACGTCGATGACTTAAGACAACATTTGTCAACAGCTTATCTTGAAAAATTGGAACTGGAATTGGCAGAGGCTCAGGCCGAAACGAAAAACTCTGGTAAGAAACGAAGTCTTAAAGGCGGTAAGATCAAAACTGAACTTGGCGATATGGCAGACTAACCTTCTTATTCAGGGATTTAAAAATGCAAATAGAGTCCAGATCTATAGTAAGCGTTTTTCAAAAAGTTTTGGGTGTTGAATATGATACTCAGCAATGCAAAGATTTGTTTAATTATGTTGTTGAACACTTTTGTATGCAAACAAACATCGCGGATTTCCATAAAAAGATTTCCTCTGTTGTAAATTTTAATGATACGGAACTTTCTGCCAGCCAGTTTAGATTACTGCTTTCTGAAACAGGTTATGTTGTTTTGAATTTGCGTTACTATGCAACATTCTTGTCTGGTTATCGTGGTTTGAACAGTATGGTGGCCGAAGAAAACTATGCGCGATTTGATTTATGCCGTTGTGATGCTGTGCGAGTATTTCACGCAGTTAAAATACACAGAACGGCAATAAACAAATTTTTGGTTAAACGTAAGCAAACAAGCAAACTTTTTTGCCCAAGTGAATTTGAGCAGGTTCGTAATGGCTTTGCTCAGTATGCCGAGCCGATTCAACGCTTTATACGTTATAAGACTAAAAGCAAACTGAAATTTGTTTATCAGTCTAACAATATTGATAAGAAGGATTTTCACTCTGAACTTACTATAGCTGCTTTAAGAGCATACTATAAAAGACAGCCGTGCAATTTAAGTTATGACCACATGCTGAATTATTTAAGAGCCAGTGTTCGTAATACAACTTGCAATCTTATCGATAAGTACACAACTGAAAAACGTCAAACACTTATTGGTGATGGTGAAGGAGCAGATCGTCGTTATCGGTTGAACGTAGAAGCTATGAGTCAAATAACTCCACGTTACAATGGTGACGGTGAAGAAATTTCAATCGAAGATCGTTTCGATGAATCTGCTCACACTAAATCTGGAAGTGATTTTGATTTCAGCGTAGATCGTATGCTTGATCGTTTACGCAACACCAAAAAAGGATTCATCCTTGCTGTTTATGTTGGACGGGAAGTAGCCAAGTTTACACAGTGGCTCCGTGAGAAAAGATACATTCGTACAGAAGATAAAAGTTGTCAAGATTTTTTAGCTGAGCGCGGTTTTGATGAAACTGCAAGTGTTGTAGCTAAATTTATGGGATCTGATGTCGATTACGTTCATAAAAAACTACGGGAAGTTGCGTTAGAACTTGGCGTCATGAATTAGGTAAGTAAAATGACAACTACATCAAATTTGTTATTAAAAAGTAGTAAAGTGGACGGTGACTTATTGATAAAAAGGTCACTATTGTTTGGGTTGGTTTCTGAGGGCTTGTTCGAGGAAAAGAACAATCTGCTTTATGTTGTACTCAAAACGCTTAAGCGCTATCCGAGTATATCTAATAGCATGTTGTCCTACAATCTGTCTAAGCGTTTTCCATTTTCAGAAAAAGTTATTATGCAAATGGTAGATGCTTTAACAACGGATGCAGCTGGCACACCTCCTTTAGTGTGGAGTCGCAAGAATACTCAGGATGCTAAACGCCCTGAAAAAGTTTTTTACTCTATCCAAAATGCAGAACTTGCTGACCAGTGGTTATCTGCTTTAGAGTTGGAAAATTCGGCTTTGAAATTGGTTAACGTAGTAATCGGTGCGCTTGAACAAAAAAGCAAAGGGAGTTAACCAGTGTCTAAGAAATTGTTTTCGCCACTAGCGGAAATGACTTTGTTAAAGACGATAACCGACACTGACGTTCCAGAAAAACAAAGAACAATGTTGCTTGCAAAAACTGATGCAAGTCTTTTTCATACACCTGCAACAAAGAAAGCTTTCTTGCGTGTGAAAAAATTGACTGAAGCAAAGCAACGTGTTCCTGTTTGGGATGATATAGTTGATGATCCTACGTTCGATGCAAAAGTCCGAGAATTTTTAGCGGACTCAGATGCTAAGCCTGTAAAAAGTAAAATAAAGGCAAGGACTCTAATTGAGCGTTTAGATCGTTACCGCAAATTACGCGGTCTATTTGATATGGGAAAGGATATTATTTCCTATTTCGATTTACAGGATTCTTTAGATCCTGAAGAACTTGCAGATAAGTTAGCGCTTCAACTAGCCAATAACCGTAAAGAGTTTGGAAAGCAACAAGAAATACACACGTTTGGTGTTGGTGGATCTATTCGTGCTTTGGTACGCAGAACTTTGCATAAACCAACAGAACGAATGTACAAAACTGGTTACGCAGATTACGATAGGCGTAATGGTGGATTGCCGACAACTGGAGTTATGTTACTTGCTGGTACAACGAGCGGTGGTAAATCCGTTCTCGCATCAAACTTGGAACATAATCTAACTTCTTTAAATTCTGGACTTTCAGCTATCAAGATAACTCTTGAAATGACGGCAGAGCAAGAAACCAACAGGGTTCTTTCAATGCTTACTGGAATTCCATTATGGAAGTTCAAACAAAATAAGCTTACTAAACAGGAGAAGAAAAGAATAGAACGTGCTGCCTTAAAGCACGATAAGAAACTGAAAAAACTTGGCAGCAAATTTAGTTATTCGAGTCCTGATGGTTCAATGACGATAGATGATGTCATTAACATGGTCAAACCTTTTGGTTACAATGTTGTTATTCTCGACTACATTAGTTTGCTTGAAGGTGTTGACGATGATAACCAGTGGCGTATGCTAAGCGCTATTTGTCGTAAAGCAAAAGTTTATGCAACAGAATTCAAAGTGTTGTTTATAATTCTTGCTCAGTTAGATAGCGATAGTAACAATCTGAGATATTCTCGTGGTATGAAAGAACACGCTGACATTGTGTGGACTTGGAACTATAGTAAACCTGAAGTTCGTGCTACGAAGATATTACCAATCGATGTTGTTAAAGCGCGTGACGGTGAATTATTCCGTCTTGAGTTGCAAGAGACATTTGAAACAATGCGTGTTTCAAACTTACCCGGAGTTGCAGGTTCTCAATTTGGAGCAAGCGCTGCTGGCGGGTCTGACGTTGATGAAGATGATGAAGATGCTGGTCTTAATGCTTTATCGTAAACTTAGATAAGAGGCACATTTTGTGCCTCTATTCTTTGGGGAAATAAAAAATATGTTTAGTTCACCAGAAAATAGTCCTTATGGAGTGTTGCCAGAACATACAATACCTTTGGTTGAAATAGAAGAATCTTTGTGTGAACCTTATATTCATGGTCAAACAGTAAAAGTCAAAAAGCTTCCAAGGTTTCAACCAGTATGTCACATTATAATTCGCCCACCTGAAGCCAAACAAGTTGTTGTAGAAGAAAGTTTCGAGCAAGATTTTATTCAACAAAAATACACAACTGTAGATCTCAGCAAACTTTCTCGCTACAAAAGAACAGCCGAACAAAAAGAAGTCATGCAGGAAGTTGACATCGAAGTTGATATTTCTCCACCTGACAATCTGATACGTTTAAAAACTGCCCATATAAAAAACTTTCCTAAAATACTTCAAACTAAATCAGGTTTGATAAAAGATGTTTTTATAAAAGAATATCTTCCTCAAATTTTAGGTATTGATGAAGCTTCTGCTTATGTAGAGGCATTCGCAAAAGACGGACTCGGCTTATCTGAATTTGAGATAAGCGTTGATATGATTCCATATATTCATAACGCGATCAAGACTGATTTCGTTAGCCTTATCCTAAAACAATTGACTAACCTAAGTGAAGAAACCCGACAAGCTTATATTATAGGTTATGTAACTGATGCTCTTGCATCTGCGCGTTATCTAGCTAAAAATAATCTTGCGGCTCAACAGCACAGACGTTACCAAGAAAGACTGGACAATCCTGCCGGATATGTTGCTGGCGTTGGAATGAAAAAATCTAAGGTAATTCGTGATGGTAAAGCAGATAAAGAAAAAGAAGCCAATAGGTAAAGCCAAAAAACCTAGTGCAATTAAACCATTAGATGATTTATTCAATTTGTTGGGTGAAGATGACGATGAAAGCGTCACAATAGTACATGACGACGATGACGACGATGATGGCCATCATTTTAAGCATGATTTAGAAGATGGCCATGAAGTCTTAGATCTCGAACAACTTATATATGATGAACTGGATAATGCTAGGCCGATCTCTAAAGATTTGCGTATAGACGACAGTTCTATGCCGATAGCAAAAAACTTCTTACAGTTTGCTAATGATGAAAGTTTTCTTAGTTCCACGCCTTATCTCGAACAGGCCATAATAGGTATCAAACTTTTTGCTGAGTATTGTCCAAGACCTGAATGTTCTGATTTAAAATGGTTTTCTGATGATGGACATTCGGCAGATGAACCATTAGCAACACTTTCCAGAAAAGTGTCTCTTTTACATCATGGTGTTTGTCCAAAGTGTGGCGCACGTAAATCCGAACTTATTGCAAGTGGTGAACTAAATTTCTATAACGAACTTGTAGTTGTTGCTGGACAGCGTTGTGTTACTGGCGATACTCATATTTTCACTGGAAAAGGTATTGAAAGAATTGGAGATCTTGTTCCGCGCAATGCTAAACAAGGTTACAATGATTTTAAATATCCTGTATTCAACGGTGAAAAGCTTGAGACAACAAAAGAATTTTATATAACGAAAGCCGAACACGTTTACACACTACAGCTGGATAATGGATCTACTTTAAGTGGAACTCTTGACCATCCTGTTCGTGTTGAAAAGTTTGGTTATCGTGCTTTGCACCAAATAAAAGCTGGTGAGCAAGTTGTTGTACAAACCGGACAAAATTGTTGGGGAAATTTAAACTGCCCTTATACAGTTGATGAATTACGCTCTATAGGATCTGATATTACAAATCGACTAGACTTGTTGGTTGATACAGTAGCTGGTAAAGGCTTACATCCAGATCTTTTAAAATACAGTATGAAAAATTGTCGAGAATTTCTACGTGGAGTATTCGACAACAACACAACGCAATATCCTGTTGCTTACCACCAATTAGTAAAAGATGTTTATGCCTTGCTGCTAAACATTGGCATTCTGCCTACAATTCAAAATACCTCAGAAACAATCTCCATTTCTATCTCAAACGAAAACCGAAATATATTATTTGATGATCACAGATCCGTCAAAAGAAATCGGCATCTTTTATCCGTTGTTAGCTGCGGAGTTACAGATAGAACTGAAGTCATGTACGATGTTACAATGCCTATCACACAACATTTTATTACCAATGGCATTGATTCACATAACAGCGGCAAGTCTGCGGTTGTTACCATGATAAGTGCTTATATAGTGCATTTGTTTTTGATGTGTGGTAAGCCCACTGAACTTTTCAATATTCGTAATAACGAAATATTGCATGGAACTTTCCTTGCGCTTACACTTGGACAAGCAACACAAAACTTATGGGAACCTTTTCTCGGTTACATAAATAATAGTCCTTGGTTTAAAGCTTATCACTTAATGCTTCGTCGTTATGAAAAGAAATACGGAGAAGTTCTACTAAAGCTAAAAGATACCTTTATTGATTATCGTCATAGAAACCTTAAACTTTATCCGGCAACTCCAGACAAACGTGTACTTCGTGGTCGTACTCGTATACTCGGAGCCCTGGATGAACTTGGGTGGTTTGATTCTAATCGTGATAGTAAAAAAGTTAAGGATAACGCGCACGAAGTTTATAAAGCAATGTCAAACAGTTTGGCTACTGCCAGACAAAGTGAAAAGCGTTTAGTCGAACAAGGCTTTGATCAATTCATGTTAACCGGATATATGTTGAACGTAAGTTCTCCAAATAATATCCGTGACAAAATCATGGAACTTTATAAACAAAGTTTGGGCAGTCGTAAGATGCTTGGCCTTCATCGTCCAACATGGAAAATGAATCCACATATTCCATTTGATGGTGAATTGATACGTGAAGAATATCGTAAAGATCCTATTGGAGCTGCACGAGACTTTGGAGCCGAGCCAAGTTTATCAAGTAATCCGTTTATGAGTAATCACAGATTACTTGAAGAGACTGTTAGAACTAGCGGTAAAAATTGGGTTAAATATGCGCTCAAAACTATTCGTATCAGTCGAGACGAAAAGCACAGAACCGTTGAGTTACTTAACGTCAAACAAAATGGCTCTAGGAGTGTTATGGCTATTGATGCTGGATTCTCTAACAACTGTTTTGCCATAGTCTGTGGATCTTTGCATGATGGTATTCCTCACATGGATTGCCTTTTAGAAATAAATGCTCTTCCTGGTATTCCAATAAGTTTCACTTCTGTTTTTGCAGATGCTGTACTTCCACTTATTGAACAGCGCAATTGCAGTATTCTTTTGGCAGACCGTTGGAATAGTATCAAGTTATTGCAAGATGCTCAAGCCACCTATGATAGTTTAAAAGTGTCAGGTCAATATAGCTTACGCTACAACGATATGTACGAAGTTAAAACAGCTATTGAAATGGGTCAATTCAAAATACCAAACATTGAAGATCCTAGCATTAAAAATATCCTTGCTAGTAACCTCGATGATTATCCAGCGTGTTTTGAAGGTAGACCTGTACATCATTTGCTGCTGCAACTTGCAACCGTTGTTGATGTTGGTAAGAAATCTGTTGAAAAAGGAAATGGATTCACCGATGATCTTTGGAGAGCAGCCGCGCTTTGTTATTTTGGTTTAACTAATCCAGATTATCAAGAGCATTTGGTTGGTGAGGTTGAAAGTAAAAAAGTTCAACCACCGTTAGCCCTGTTGAAGAAACTCACGGGCGGAATGAATGCGCTTACTGTTACAACCGGAAACAAAACGTATTCGGGTTCGACAAAATTCATCGGTGTAAAACGAACAGGAAAATAAATTGATTAGGGGATAAACTTTATCCCCTATCAGGAGAAACCTATGTCAAATCAATATGTCTATAGTGCTAAGCAGCACTCAGACTTTCTGCAAAAACATAATGTACTTAAAGCCGCAAATTTTCTTGAGTTTGTCTCTGCCCCTCAGTTTTTAGGGCAATCTGTTATTTGGGAAAAGATGTCTACTGCAAGTGTAATGGACTACGCACACAAAATTACATTTTTTCAAAATAGTGTAATGGGTGATGTTAACTATTATGAAGCATTATTTTTATATGCGATACATACTCAAATAACAACACTCAATTTTCACGAACACAACGCACAACCTAAACACCTTTATTTGTGTCGTACTGAACGTGCATATATGTTCAATCGATTCAAAGATATTTTCCGAGATAGTCCTTGGTTCTCAAATTTACTTAAATCATTGGCTGAATACAATAGCAATTCTTTTAAAGCCCTAACAATTAAAGACTGTGACATGGAATTCTCTTTGTGTGGGAATTTAGTTATTCGATTTGTTGGAGCTATTAACACAGATAATGATCTAAGATTGATGCGCGGTAAATTCATTGTAGGTATTCTGAACTTCCAAAGTTCGCTATTTCCTAGTGTGAAATTGCCTTATGAAAAACCTCGCCTTATCTATGATAAGTTTTTGTCCGAAAATGTAGATCCTGCTGATTTGCCGTATTTGCCATACATAAACGCTTGTTTAGAATAAGTAGGGTACATGCTCTAATTCGATAATTTAAGGGTATAAACACAAGGAAACTGATCATGAACCAAACTCAAAGAAAAAAGCCTTTAGATCCATTCGCACTTGTTAAACAGCAAAAGCTTTCAAGTGAAAGTAGTGCGATTAAGAGTGAAAGTAGTGTAGATAACACTCGTGCTGGTGTGTGTCCAAAGTGTGGTGTTCCTATGGATATAGTTAAAGCTAACACACATAGCATGAGCACAGTGGATGCTTATATGTGCGCTCCATGTTGCGTGGTTACACCTATTCCTGCGTAACATCCACTAAATCTGTAAATACAATTACAGATATGGAGAATACATAATGTTCAGTTTTAAGAAAACAATTCCTTCCACTTCTCGAAGTCGAGATCAAGAAGGGTTAGGTACGTCATCTAAAGATCGTGTTAGTGTTCGCAAAGCTGCTGAGGCAGAACAAAAGAAAACACGATCCGAACAACAAGGCTTCAGATCTGAAAGTAACGCTTCAGCTGGCGCACGTATGAGTAGTTTAGACGTAAACTTAGATACCTCTTTATTGTTAGAAGGTATGGACAGTGATTTAAAAGATCAGCAACTGTTCAGAGTTTATCGTGATATGTACTGGCACGATCCTGTTTGTGGATCTTGTGCAGATTTATACTCAACACTTCCTTTTTCTGAATTTAGTTTGGCCGGAGCTTCGGACAAATATTTAGATCAATACAGAGAAGTAGTTGAACTCTTGAATCTGCGTACAGCAATGCCTCGTATTAGTATTGACCATCAAGTTACTGGCGCATTCACTGCAACTATTTTGTACAACAGCCAGAAAAAGCAATTCATTGATTTGATGTGTCACAAATATGAAAACCTTACCGTACACTCTTTGCCATTATTTGGTCAAGATCCAATAATGTACTTGCAGCTTGATGCTGATATGAAACGTACTTTGGGTTTGCCTTCAAAACGCATAGAGCAAATACGTCAAAGTCTTGGTATAGAATTTTTTAACAAACTACTCAACGATCAAATTGAATTAGATCCAGTAGGTACTTTGTATGTTCCACGTAAAACTTTCTCTTATGGTGAAGGTGTTAGTTACTTTAAACGAGTGCTTCCACTTTGGTTGATTGAGAAAAATTTATATCGCGGAACACTGATTGAAAGTGGACGTAGACAACGAGCCATACTTCACTTAATGTTAGGTGAAGAAGGTTGGGAACCTACACCACAAGATTACGAACAAGCAACTGATTTATTTCTTGATGCTGATGCTGATCCTATAGGTGCTGTTGTCGCAACACGTTTAGGTATTAGCGTTAGCGAGTTAAGACCAGGTGGTGACTTTTGGAAAGTTACTGACATTTGGGATCAAACAACTCCAGCAAAAATGAGAGCGCTTGGAATAAGTGAAGCTTTCTTGAGTGGTGACGCAAGTTATCAAACAATGGAAGGCTCAATGACTGTTTTCACTGAAACAATGAGAGCATATCGTGATATGCAAACTCGTTGCATTTTCTACGATAAAGTATTTCCGTTAGTTTCTATGATGCACGGTAATACAATTCGTAAAGGTAAGATTGTTAAACGTGAAGGCTTGATGTCTGGAACTACAGAAGAACGCTTACGTTTAATGCAAGATGGTTCAAAACTTTTAATTCCAAATGTACATTGGGCAAAAAGTTTAAAGCCTGAGCAAGATCAATCTTATATGGAAATTCTTGATCGTATGACTGCTGCTGGAATTCCAGTTCCAATACGAATGATGGCTGCTGCTGGTGGATTTAACTTGGATCAGCTGTTATTAAATCAAGATGAAGATTTTGCTATTCAACGTCAACTTCTTGATTACAAAAAACGTGTTGCCGATATGACCGCTAAATATGCTGCTGCCGAAGGCGGTGGCGCTGAAGGCGGTGGCGGAGGAATGGGATCTTTCAGTTCTTCAAGTTCTGATCGTTATTTCAATCCAGATCGTTATCTCGATAAAGTAACTGCACAGCCACGGGGATTCAGTAATATTCTTGGAGGTGCTTCGCAAAATCTTTTACGTCACGATTTTGGTGAAGGAAGCGAGTTATATACTCACGATCATAGCGGTAAGAAAAAGCATGTATTTAATCAGACTGCGAAAAACAAGATGATCAATGCCAAAATTACAAAAGCCTTAGTTGCTATGAGTAAGAGTGGTAATGCACCATTGTTAACGCACGAAACAACGACAAATTTAAAGCCAACGCAAAGAGAAATGCAACGGCTTCTTGGAGTAGTTAAATGAAGTTAGTCCGTGACCTTTTTTATAAAGGAACTGCGGCAATATCTGACTGGCTTGTATTCCACCGATTCATTCGTCAGCCATTATCTTTCTTTGAGGATAATCTGAGGAAAGGAATTTTGTCTGAAGTAAAAGCAATTGAAGATATTCTCTTTGCTTTTACTTCAGAACATTCCGCTTGGTTTACAGACAGACACTTCAATCAATACGGTGCATTTATGTGCCGTGATTTGATAAACAAAGAACTTTTCGATATAAATGATTATGTAGCTACGGATCTATATGATGCTGTGGCGCGGTCATCCATCAAAAGTAATTTTTCAGTTGAAGTGCAAAAGATGGTTGCTGAGCTTTCTAAGAAATTTTCAGAAGATCCTCGTTTCCAAAACACAACAACTGAAACTTATTTGAATTTATTTCACAGAACGCTACCTTTATTGTTTTTGAGATTTTTTGCACCAAAAGATTTGGTGAATTTCTCTAACAATTTCTTATATGCTATCGCAGCATTAGTAGCGTTTGATCGTAAAGGCTACTCAGAGTTTACCTCACCTGAAGCCATAAAAACAAAAACCTTTCTTGAGGATTTTTTGTTTGAAGTTGTCAACGATAGCTTTCACATATACAGCTACAATTTTTATATGGTTGTGCGTCGTATGTTTCCTGAAAGAATGTCTAACAGAATGGCAACCGTGCAATTCAAATTCAAATCCCTTCAAAGTGATAATTACATATATGCGCCAAAACGCATGGTTAGTGATGTTGCCCTGTTCAGGAGAAAATGATGGAACTTTCTTGGTCAGAATTTCTGAAGAAATTTGAGGAAAAAGAATCTGGATCGAACATACGCTTGCTTATTCAAGATGTGAATTTACCTGCGTTTTGTGTTGGGATTATTTTTAGAAGCAATCAAGGAGTGCTAGAACCTATTGTTAGATTCTTCACTACAAAAGACGCGACTGATGCACTACAAGCAAATGCCGAGAATCTCGTTTCTTTAAATTCGTGCTATGTAATTCCACACGTTCTTTACTATCCGGCTGGTTTGCTGGTTAATCGTGTAATGGCTTGGATGTCAGGATCTACAACTCTTGCTGGTGTTCCGTTTAATTCAATGCAATACAAAACAACATTGACATACAGGGATCATAAACAAGATGAATAATGAAGAGTTAAATGCCGCTTGGTCAGAACTTACAAAACAGCCTGTTAAAGCTTGGGCAGAAGATCAGGTTAAACTTGATTTAAGCTTTATAACCGATCTTGAGTTGCAAGTTAAGATTGCAACAAGCTTTAGCGGATCTGTTTCTGAACAATTTTATAAGTTGCCTTCTAGTCAACAAGATGCTTACTTGTTTTATTTTATGATGGCAACCATACCGAACAAACTGCTTATGCAAGCAGTTTTATCTCAACTTAAAAAGTAAAGGAAGTAATGATGGAAACTTTGTTTGATTTTTCTCAGGTTGATTTGAGTTCTGCCCCTGCACTGGTTATATTACCTGTTGGAAATTTCAATGGGGAAGATCTGGAAACCTTAAAACGCTTTGAACAAGAGTACGATAAATACGTAAATCTTGGTGAGATCGTTAACTACGAAACAGCTGAAATTTTAGTGGATGCTTTTGGTGAATTTCAGGAAGAAAACGAATTGTATGTTGGTGACGAATCTTCAGCTGAAGAAGATGGTGTTGAAAACATTGCAATGATTTCAGGCGTTACGTTATTAGCGCTTGGTACTCGTCAAACCATTTTGATTACAATCATACCGTCCTTTGAAGATGCTGAATCTGAAGAAGATGACTTTGAATAACAGTTAACCCAAGGAAGGGCGGCCCAGTGTCGCCCTTTTTTATTAGGAATTTCATTATGAATATTCAACTTGTACATTCCTCAGTTTTAACCGTTAATCATTTTGTACGCAATCAAATGGCAGGAGAACTTACTGTTGTTTTATGTGATACAAGCGATACACTAGAAGCCCAGCGCTATATGGAAACCTTCAAAAAGAAAGTCCAACAGGTAATGCCGCTTATGGTTCCAGATAAGTTAAGTTGCTACTGCTATACAAATGGCCGCCTTAATTGCAGAAAGCTACACAGGAATCTTTCTACCTTTATTCAAAATCATCCAGACCAGAAATTAATTAATCAACGAGCCGAGTGGCATTAGTAAAACTGTAAATCTTTCTTTAGTAACAGGAGAGATTTATGATATGCACTTTATATTCGTGTGGTTGCAGTAACACAGCTAAAAAGCAAGGGCCAGATTTCTGTGACATACATGGAAGGCAGTATATAATCAGAGGCAGCTGGCCGAATCCTTTAAAGAAAAGAAAGTTTGTGCGCGATAAGTATTCTGTTTATTTATGTGCTAATCCAGAAGATGTGCCGTTCAAACCTGTGATAACAGATCTTGTTGTCATAAACAATATGTATGACTTAACAGTCGAAAACATAAAGCATTTCTTTGGTGGAAATAAAGTTCTTTGTTTGCTCTTAGAAAACATGAAAGCAGAATCTGACATAAGATCTTTTATTTTTGCTGGCGTCCCTATGAACATGGGTACTGTAGGAAAAAGTTTCCAGTTTGTGGACATACATACAGTAGAAAATGGATCTATTATTTCAGAATACAAAACGCTTTCTGGAATACTCGCTCCGAAAAAGCTTGAAGAATTTGCTGAGTGTCATCGCAGCGTTGGTTGCTTTTTTGAAAAGTGGCTTATTACACAAGTTAAGCCAAAACGAGTTGTTCACGTAAATGCTAAATCTTTACGTTGGTTAAAAGCAGCTAAAGAAACTGAAACTCCTTACACAGCGCAAACTGTAAATCCATTAGTATACAATCTAATGGTCGATTCGGATAAATTGGAAAGAATTCAATTATCCGAACATGGGATAATCAAATGAATAAAATCAAACCTAATCCGGTTATAGATATTATTGACGGCCACAACTGGCTTAATCGAGCATATTACTCCAGTTTAAAGAACAAGGGAATGACGTTAAAGGACGGAACACCTACCGGAGCAGCTAAAACTTTTTGCGTTATGCTAAATGCTCTTATTCGCAGAAGATTAGCGTCACGAGGTCAAGTTATTTTAGCTGTTGTATTTGACCACAAAAAAGGTTCGGACAAGCGCAAGAAAATAATGCGCGATTTCATGGAAAAGCGTTTACGCGGAGAAGATGCTGCTAAATTTCCAGAAAAATATTTAAGTGGTTATAAAGGTAATCGTTTTTCTGACGGTGACGATGCTAAAAGTATTGCACTTCGCCCACAATTAAAAATGATTATTGATATTTTGACTGCGCGTGGAATTCACCCTATAACTTCTGTTCACGGTGAGGCCGACGATATTATAGGAAGCTTGTGTTTCCAACTAAAATGTCGTAAATATATTTGGAGTCGTGACGGTGATTTCGCTCAGTTATTAAAACCTGATACAAGGTTACGTTTACCAAAACAAGACAACAGTGAAGAACAAGATATTACATATCAAAGTTGTCTTGAAAAGTATGGCGTTATTCCTCCAATGTTTGTGGATCTTTTGGCACTGACAGGAGATCAGAGCGATAACATTCCAGGCATTCCAGGCGTCGGAGATAAAACAGCTATCGAATTGTTGATGCAGTATGAAGATCTTGATTCTATATTCCAAGCAGAACATAAAGGCGCTTTGGGAAAAAAACTCAAAGATCCATTTTATCAAGATCTTTGTTTTATGTGCAGAGATTTAGTTGAGATCAAGAAAGACTTAAAGGTAGATACACGATTATCGACCTATCTGTTGGAACCTTGGTCTAAAAAAGTCGAACGAAAAGTTCGTTCTGTAGAAAAACAGTTTGAGTTCAAAGAAACATTCAACTGTTAGCGAGGGGAAATATTATGACAACATTAGAACAAAGACTTCAACAGCTGGTTAAAGGTGGCTTGGGCTGCAAAACAAATTCAGTTAACTATATGATAACCGATCATTTCTTGGACGCTATAGTACACAGCGTAAGAAATAATTTTTCTGATTTGGTTGTTGCCTCAAATACGTCCCATGTTCCTAAAGGTCTTGTGGGTTCTTTGCATAAGTTTATACCTGAACTTATTAAAGCAGAAGCTGCTTGCAAATTCACCGGACGTACTGCACTAGGAAAGCATTTTAAATATTCTTGCTATCCGGCTTCAGAGTTACCTAACATAGTTGACCAGAGAAATGCCGGACGCAAACTCGATATTACTACAATATTCGTGCAAAATACTTTTGGACACAAAGTTCCAGATAATAAAGTTCACCACGTTGATCTGGATTCTGTAGAATCTGGCTTTAATCAATTGTTGGAAGATTTTGATAAACCGACCAACATCGGACTTTATTTTTTCGGTAACGATTCTTCTTATGGTACACCTTGGGAAGAAATAGAAGATGCTTTAAATCGGTCTTTTGATGGTACTCGCCACAACTTAACAGTTTTCCTTCCTGCATCTGTTGTTCGAGATCATAATTTTTTCAAAAGACTGAGTTTGACTTCAGTTCCTAAGTATTACAGCAAAGTCAAAAACAAAAACTAAAAAGTTTGGGGGCTTAGGCTCCCAACCTGTTAGTTCTGATAACAGGTGAATCATGATCACTCAATTTTCAGCTAATGAAGCTGTTCGTTGTTTTATAAGTCAAGAGTCCTCAGACTTGTCTTTGTTAGAAGATAATTCGGAGGCTTTAGAGAGACTCACAACAAAATACAATCGTACTTATATCTTCAAGGTAACTAAAGATCGTATTGATTGCTTTAGTACAAGCATGACACGAGTTATGAATGCCGTGCTTTATCATGGATATGATATTCCTTGCTATTTGGTTCCTGCTTCCTCAAATTCTTTAACTGACAGGCTGGCTAGACTTATCGAGCATAGTGAATTAATAAATACATTGAGAAGCAATTTTACAGAAAGCTTTGTTACCGTTACAAAAATAGAAGATACTTGGTATTTCAAATATGGCCATAAAGATTCTATTTCTGATAAAGCGTTAACATCTTTTGGATTTCCAATTTGTTCAAAGTTAAATCGCTTAATTGATTCTCAGCTTGATGTGTCGGGCATAGGTAAAATTTTTCTGATAAAAGATCAGACTCTTATGTTGAACGTACAGTCTTTGCTTGAAATGAAATATTCATTTGATTTAATTGAAAGCAGAGCCGAAAACAAATCCACCTCTGACGAAATGGATATTTGGCGTTTGACATCTTGGATGAATGAATATGCTCTTTTCATATACAGAACTTACGACCTTGATATTTGCACTAGCTTGAGCGGTAAATATTTTGGATTAAATCACGACAGAGTTTGCATTAAGTCTATTGACGGGCATTTACGCATTGTAAGTAATTCAAGCCCAAGACATCACGACTTGCATTATCTTCATATTTTAAATCAAGTAGAAGCCATAATGGAGGCTTAGTTTTGCAGATACAACCTTATTCAAGTACAACTTGGTGGCGTGATATTTTAAATCAATCGCTGCCTTCCCATCTTTTGCTTGTCGATGTTCAGTTGACAGAGTTTCCTGTAAGTACATCCAAGCATTGGGGTAAGCTTGAGTTGATTCAAGATCCTGAAGATCAAGAGTCGCAGAGTTACAATGAGTATCTTCAATCTTTTATAGATGAAGGAAATATTTTTAATTATGGTGCAGAACGTCTTGAAGATTGCACTTTGTTTATGACAGTAGCTACTGTGATAATGGAAAAACAAGACGGCGAATTATTTGCTCAAATTGAAATTCCTCTTGTTATTGATCAGACTACAGTAAGTCCTGATGTAGTTGGTATAAGAAAAACTGTTCTTACCACTGTCAAAACGCAGTTAGATGAATTGTTATCTGATATTCCAGAATTTATTCCTCACAGGCTAAACTAAGATGAAAGCAAAACAACTATTAGCTGAGTACGGAAAGTGTTACAGCATTGTTCACCGCACAGCAAACTCAAAATTCAATACAACGATGGGTGTTGTTTGTGAGTGCGAAAAACGACTTGAATCTATTACAAATGAATTGATTAAGTTACCTGAAAAATCTCAGTACGCAAGTCCTTATGTTCGTATTCGTTATGGAAATCGGTTATGCACTATTGATGAACTTGCTTCTGCTTTTGATTGTTCACCAGTTTATATAGCTGCATATTATGGAATTTATGGTGCTGATATTAAAGGTATGTTACGCGATCTTGGTCGTGACTACATTGAATACCACGGCCACCACTATGATCTTTTAGAGATAGGGAATAGAATAAATGTTCCTTGGTCGCTAATGAAAGACATTGAAGATCCAGAAGTTTTGTACAAGCTGCATGATCACTATCTGAGAATTTTATTCATAGATAAAAATGTTTCTCACGGCAAACCAAATAAAGAACCTTCTGAGAAAATTAAAAAGGAATACGATATTATACTGAAGAAAATTCTTCAGGCATTTAATACACTTCCTAAGCTTGAAAGTTACTTGGCGGATAAAGCAAAATGTAATTCTGCCGCGCAAGCACGTAGCGTTAAACGTAGGGCAAAACCTGCCGATATTTTTGATAACATTGATAGAGGATAATTCATGTTTTTCACAAACTCAAATCCGTATATGACCGCTACTGAAGCCAAAGTGAACTTGAATCCAAAGGGATTTATTTTGGTTGAACAGCAGGTAAGTGCCGAAGAAGTACATCAAACTCTTTTAGATCGTTACCGTGATAAAGATGGTGATGGTTACTTAGATATTAATCCTGACGAACTTTTAAGCGACAACTTTAAATATAAAGAGTTGATTCGTAGTGATAACGCCACTAAGTATGGCCTTGAAAATCGTGTACCTGCCAACATGATTCACATTGTTGAAAATGCACGTTACACAGCTAAAACTTGTTTGGAAGTTATTCGTAATAAGTTTGGCGGCTTCACACCTAACAGTTGGTATCGCGGCCCTGAAGTTGAGTACATGGCTACCTATAAAGACGGCTTTAGTAAATACGTTACAAAGTCTTATCGTCGCAGCAACAACAGTGAGCCTACAGCCGCTGAATTAGTTACCATAATTAATTCAACTATGTATCATCGTGATTTAGTTCGGAATGCACTGAATTCAAAAACTCACACGTATGCGATTATTTTAGAACTTTGGGATCGCTATTACGCTGGCAAGCAGCATCCGTTAGGTGAAGCTGTTGATCTTGAAGTTACTAAGAGTGGAAGTAATGGCTCATTGTTTAACTGGATCAAAAACGACAGTAAGATTCAGTACGATCAGTTGATTCTGGAATTTCACAAACCAAATATGGGTGCATTTACTGGTTGGGTTCATATTAGCACAACGGAAACCGCACGTACTGGTAAAAAGAATCGGTTGAGCGCATTCAGCATTTAATATACGAGGCCGCAGCCTCGTTTCCTATTGGAGATTCTTATGTTTGAGTATCAAACTCCTCAATTGTTTCAAGCCGATGATATTCGGGACTCTGAAACGCAAACACAAATTACTCGTCAGGGTGCAAGTTGTTGGACTGCTTCTCGTCCATTATCGCTTCCAAGTTTACGTACTCGTTTAAGTTTAGCTTGGAAAGTATTTACTGGACAAGCTGATGCTTTAGTGTGGCGTGGAGATCAGGGAAAACAAACAAAATGATGTATATGAAAAAGATGAATCCTTTTATTCGTGCTGTACTTATTTACATTGCAAGTACAATTGTAGTATCTACTTTACTCGTGGCAAGCAACGCACTCAGTTATGTAGCAAAAGAACTAGATTAAAGGTTACGGCACTCTATGACTTCAGATCAATTTTGGACAATTTACAACATGATCAAGGCCAAGCCTGTAATAAGTAAAAGTGTACATGCTGTGCATGACGTCTTGTGTGGTAGCCTGTCTGTTAGTGAATCCGCTGCTAAATATGGTGTGAGTATTCCAGTTGTTTTTGATGGTGTAAAGCGCTACACTAAATATCACGCTGATTTATGTATAGCCTATGGTTATTCGGATCGTGAGATAATTCAGTTACGTATTGCTTCATCTTCGCGTGATTGGATTTTAATGCAACGTCCGTTTGCTGCACGTAATTATAAATTTGTTGCTGAGCTTGCGTTAAAATCTGATCCAAACGCGAAAACGGCAATGATAGACAACTTTATTGCAAGCGTGATTAAACTTGTTAAACAAAACAAGTGCATTCAACCTGATGTGAAGTTAAGGGCTTTAGTTTACAGTTGGCACAGCATTCCAGCAATGGATGCGTTAAACTCTTTGGAATTGAAACCTCAACCGCAGCAATTAGTCTGTTAAAGGAATTAATTTAATGTCAACAAGCTCTAATGTTCCACCGCATCCAGAAATTAAATATTTCCCCACTGGAAATTCACGATTGCGCCCTCACACTTTAGAAGATGGCACTGTTTTGCTTGTATATCAAATTGAGTTGGCTTCAAATATGAATCAAGTTAAAATATATCGTGACGCCACTGTGCAAGATTTATCTCTTAATATTCCTCTTGTAAAAAACTAGAAAAGGAAATCAATTATGAAAATTTTGGTATCTTTAAATAAAAATAAACCTAAGTCTTTTCCTCAGAAAAGTGCTCAAGTAATTTGCGGCTTTCCTGGAATTGGTAAAACTCATTTCTTCAATCGCCAGCAAGAGTTGGGATTTACTGTTATGGACAGCGATAGTTCAAAATTCCCTAAAGATGATTTTCCGGCAAATTACATTAAACACATTGAAGAAGCTCGTTACCAGTGCGATTATTTACTCGTTAGTTCGCATGATGCTGTACGCCAAGCTTTGGTAGATGCTGGAATTGAATTCACTTTGATTTATCCAGAAAAGAATTTAAAAGTAGAGTACATGCAGCGTTATGCTAAGCGTGGATCTCCAAAAGAATTCTTAACCATGATGAACAAGAACTGGGCAAATTTTTTAACCAGTTGTGTTGATCAACAAGGTTGCACTCATGTTGTGTTAAAAGCAAAACAATTTATGTCGGATGTGATTGGCACACAGGAGAAAGTTGATGAATTTACAACAGATGAAAGTCAGGGTTAGAAACTGGCTTACTAATTGTTTTGGTGTTGAACACACAAATGACAAAAGTGAACGCAGTTTTCGTTTTGCAGAAGAATGTGTAGAATTGTGTCAGGCTATAGGTTTATCGCGTGACCAAATGAATAGTATTTTAGATCACGTTTATAGCCGACCAAAAGGTGAAGTAGATCAGGAAGCAGCAGGTACACTGATCACATTATTATCAGTGTGTGATTTGCATAGCGTTTCACTTGAATCAATTTTTAAAAGTGAAATGAATCGCGCTGAAAATAATATTGAGGCTATTCGTGCTAAGCATAATACAAAACCTGCACATTTGGCCAAACATATTTCTTATTCACAAAATCAAGAAATTTTAAATCGATCAAAGATAAAGCACGTTACTAAGAAATTGTGTGATTTCTTTAACGCACCTATTTCCTTTGCTTTTCACATGGGAACCGCATCTTCGGAATATTTCGCAATAAGTGTTAAATCTATTTCAGCAGTTATTCAGGCAGATCCTACATTGCTGGACATAAGGGTATATAAAGAGTGGCGCGAAAAACAACCAAAACTGTTTTTCTTGGATTCTTATACCACTATAGAAAGAATCACCGGCATCTTTGAAGGCATTAAACTTGATAAGAAACAGACTAAATTTTGGGTAACTCGCATTGCACCAAACTCAAAAGATTTGAATAATATAGTAGAGCTTACGGAAGCTCTGGACTTGGACTCAATTGGTTTTTGCTTACAAGGAATTGCATTTCCAAAGGTTGTTCAGTGTGAGTTCGGTAGCCCTGTTCCATCAGACAATGAATACTTATTTATATTCAATAAACAAATATTGAATGACTGAGGGTAAATTATGCAATCTTTTTTCCAATTTTGTACAAAATACCATGATGGAATGTGGCCTGATTTAATTTTGATCGGAAGTCAGATATTCGGTCAAGTTAAGCCTGATGAATTCTTAAAAAGAGACGGTATAAACATTCCGAAACCTTGCACTTATTTAGATGTTGGTAACTTGCAGTTAGATGCTAGTTACTACAGGGAACAGGCTTTGACATCTAGCCTTCTTATAGGTCAAAGATCCGGTAAATCTTATTTGTTAAGAGCTTTAGTGAGCTATATATCTAGCTTCTCAGAAGAATTTAATTTAGGTCAGAATTCTACACAGTCAAAAGATTATTTTCATATTGATGTGCCGAATGCAAATGTTGAAGATCATGTAAGAAGTATATGTGAAACTTTAACAGCCTTTAAAGCAGCCTTTACTGTGGAAATGTTTGAATCAGGAAATCAGACAGCTGCACGAATTCTAATGAATTCTGGATTCACCGTGGTTTTGTGTGATGGTATTCCAAATTCAGGAAACGCTGATTATTTTGAACTTGGAAGATGTATTGGTTATATATCTGAAGAGTTAGCTTGGAGATATAAAGCAGTAAAAAATAAATCAATGAATCCAATTGACCGACTTAATTCTTTAAAGATGTCGAGCATTGCACATAATGCACCTCTCTTTATTTCGATAAGTTCGGTTTTCGATGATGATACCTTTTTAAAATGTCGCGTTAATTTATTCATACGTCGCGCTACTTGGGAAGTCAACCCAAATATAAAAGGATCTTTACTTGGAGAGTTATTCATCGCAGATCCTACAGGAGCCATGCGTGATTTTGGATCACGAGTTTAAATTTACTTGTTGAAAAAAGAAAAGGGAACCGTAATGGCTCCCCTTTCTCATATTGCTACGACTAATGCAAGTGCAGTAATTATTTTCAGTGTTATGCTTTCAATACTATTCCGCAATTGTTCTTCCCTTCTGCTTTCCCTTTCATCATTCAAAACAACTTCCATTTTCAATGCTCTGTATTCTTCCAGCTCAGCAAGTTCACGTATTAAGTTTGCGCGTTGGACAGTTAATTCTAAAATTAAATTGGCCTGTTCCACAAGTGCTGCATTAGATTCAGCACTGATATAAGCTTGCTCTACTTTTACTAAGTCGTCAGGATCTACAAGTGCCCATGTTTTTCCATTTGCATCTTTATAACTTCCTACATCATGCGTGAAGGCTTCTGGAATACTCACAGGAGTTACTTCTTTGTGTACGAATTCTGCAATCTTTTTGGTCTGTATTTCTCTCGGCTCTGGCGCACTAGCACATCCAAAAAGAAACATTGATAAAACAATTAGAGCGTATTTCATTTCATTCCCCTGTTTTCTTCCCAAGCACGAAATCCAACTAAACGAAGTGCATTGTACATTGCCCAAGATTTTCTGTCGGTTACGCCTTCAACAATTAAACCTATTTTAAAAATTAAGTCCGCATCTTTCTGCGTGTAAAATTGCCCTGATGGAGAAGGAATATCATTTCTATAAAGTAGATCATGAATAACCGATGCCTTTAGTCCACTACCAAATGGAGGAAACAGCGACCATAGAAATCGAGGACTACTAATAAGATCAGATTCAAAACCTTCTCTTGCTGTTAGCGTTACGATCTTAAACTTACGCAACTTATTAGCTGTTGGAAGTATAGGGCAATTATTTTCTATGTCCCAACAAAAATCCATACTAAAATCTTCAAGTAAATTAAACTTGTAGCCGCCATCATGTGCTTGAATTTTCAAACTATCGTGAAATTTCGCAGAGAAGGCATTGGCTACAGAAATTTGCTCTGAATGTTTTACCAAGTAATTTTCTGTAGCCATTAACTATCTCCGTTTTTTCATGCTTTCATTAAAATCAGCAATCTTTTGATCGTCCGTTTTATTAACTGCTTGATCTGCAACAGAATCGAAAGCAGCTTGCCCTTCAACTTTAATTTGTTGCATATCCGTTTGCTCAGCCTCTATTTCTTTCCCTACTGTGTTCGCATCAACAATTTTATTCTCAATAATATCTCTGTCGATTTCATCAAGTTTATCGGTTGTATCAGTAGGATTTTTTGAACGCGCTGCATAAGCATACGCGCCCAGTGTAAGTACGGCAAGCAATCCCATAAGAATATACTTGCCCCACTTTTTATACCATACTTCTTTAACTTCAGTAACTTGGTTCGTCTGGAGTTCTGACATTTGGATTCACCTTTGGGCCACCATCCCTGTTTAATATGCTATCAGCCATATAACTAATACCGATAAACGTCATTAAATTTGGATTTGGATCAATAATCAAAGTGGTAAAATAACCAGCTGTTGTAGTTAAGACAACTAAAATACTGCTTTGTTTGTTGCAAGTCCAGTATTTCACAAAATCCAGTTTATCCTGCACACATTTTTTAACCCAGTGTATTGCTACACCAAGCAAAGTAAATGCGTAGGCTAAGATAAGATAATCCCATGAATATTTCATCAGTGGGCCGAGTAGTTGAGTTGCTGTTACTTGCTCCATTTTATTTCCTTATGTTATAAATTAAGTTCAAACAATTGTTTGTTTACAATGCAATTTGGTCTGATATAATGTTCAGATCTTCCATTGAATTCTATATCAGCGCCGCTTGCTGGATCACCTATTGTAACCAAGGCTAAAGGTAATTTTCTTTCGGTTAAGGCCGAAGCAGTTGGATCTGGTGTTGGCACTAAAATACCCCAAGTAAAAGGATTTCTCGTGTTATCACTTAAGTCAGATTCTAATTCCCAATCTTTAAGACCTGCCGTAAAGTAAGTTGCATAGAATCTGGCTTGGGTTGAACTAAAAGTTTGATGTGTTGTTGCCAAACGTAAACCCTTTATCAAAGTTTTTGCAAAGTTTAACACGTAACTTATATTTTGTGTTGCCGTGAATGTAGGCAATTCCACTATCGAATTATTTGGCAAAATTAAAGATACGTTTGAAAAAGTTCTTGTAGCCACGTTATTCTGGCAAAGCATTCTGAATAAAAGAAAATCCGCTTGAACTGGTTCGTCGAACACGATAGCCATGTGTGCTCTGTGACTATCGTTAGTAACACCTGCTGTTGTAGATCCTCTACGACCTAAATAAGTCCCATAGGAATCCAATTGTTCAAATGTACGTATTTTTTGACCAGATTGGCAATTTATTCCAGTCATCTGCAATAATGAATTTACTGAATCCAGTGGAGGTAACACCGGAGGAATAACGAGCGCAGGTAAGCCCGTTCCCGCTTGCCAATCTGCCCAAGCATTATTGAATCTATATAAGACACAATCACCTAAAGCTCTATTTCCAGAAGTATTAAGATCAAATACTTGTTGTGAAATATCTGGAATATAAGCTCCTTTCTTTGTGCCAATTTTTTCTCTTATTCCACCAAAATCACCGCTTGCTATATTGGCCTTTATTTTCAAACCATCTGATTTATCCAGAACTATATTTGGAAAACATACACCATCGGCGCTTTGAAGTAGCGACTTGAGATTTTCTGTCAAGGAACCTACATTCAAATCTAATGATTCAAGACTTGGTGGAACTGAACCGCTAAACATATACAAAACACTTTGATGTGTTATGGAATTAATTGTTGCAGTGTTAATTAATGTTCTTACTAAGTTTTCATTTAATCCTGCGGTCAGCATAAATTTTTCCTTAAGTAGAGGGGCCGAAGCCCCAAATACTTATATAGATTTAATTTCAAAGTCTGTAGTTTTATATAGTTTATCAGATTCAATCATTGAACCTAATAATTCCATATCGACTCCAGTTTCACCTATGTCACCAACTTTACCGATGAAACATTGATAAATCTTGGCGTCTGTTGTGTAGTTCGGTTCGTTGATGTTAGTTTGCACATACATAAAAACAAACCAATCGGCAGCACCAGGTGAGTTAACTGTGAAAGTTTCACCGCGTTGACTTAATAACCAACTTACTAGGTTTATTCCGGTACGTAATGGAACAACAGTGGCTGGATATGTAACACTTAATCTTAAAGTACCTAATGCTTTTAATGCGTTACTACTTATTGAACCATCAGCCTGAACTAATGCAGCAATTTGAGCTTGAGTTGGCATAGTGCCTCCCATAACCCACATTACTTTTTTAGCCACAGATGCTTGCTCGTACTTTGCACCAAGTAGTGCTTTCATGCTAGTGGATAATCCAATCATAATTAAATCTCCACTACTTGAGGACGAATTTGACAGTGCATTACAACAACATCTTCGCCAGATTGCTTTGTTCCTATGTCTAAACGCATTTCCGTTGTTGCATTTGTTCCACCAGAAGATATTACCATGAAAGGATAATCTGCACCTACTGGTAATAAACTGCCGGTTACACTTACTGGACGTAACAGAGCAAAATTAATTGATACTGCTGAATGTCCATTAATATTATCTGTCATGATCTTAATAGATTTTAGATCAAAAGCTGGTTGTCCGGCTGTAAACTCGATAATAACTTTAGTTACATCTGTTCTTGTGTTATTGAACATGAAACGATTGTTCGCTACTTTAGTAACAACGTGTTCAAGCTCTACTCCATTAGCCACGGTTTTGATATTGAAGTTTGGAACAACAGAACCAAAATCCATGTCAATAAAATTTATCTTTTGCGCGGAACAGTCTAATTCTATTTTATGACCTAATGCTGTTTGAGCAAAAGTCACATAAGTTGATTGTCTACCAAGTAGCGCACATTTCTCAGCAAAAGTAAATTGAGTTCTGTCTCCTGTACTCCAAACATTTAAAATGCGGCCTTGATAAAGGGGATCATTGCCGTATCTTGGATTGGAAACATCTGGCCCCATTTTTCTCATAGGAATTAATGAAGATGCGTGATTAAATACCAAGTTTCCATTAACAACACTTGAGGTCAGTAATGATACTGCTCGACAGTTATTAATCAACGCATCTACATCGTGCGGATTGAATTTTAAAAACTCTTCCGTCAATTCCTCAAAACTAACTGGAAGAGTTAAACCCAAATCCGCTGCCGAAAAGAAAAATGAATGCCATCCAGAAGCACCGAAATAGTCTTGAATACTATTAGGTGCGTTAACTCCTGAATGGAATATCATGGTTATACTCCGTCAAAAGTGAATATTTGATCATTCATTTTAACTGCGCGTGTGTTATCAATTGCGCCGCCGAACAAAATCATATCAGCACCACTTCCAGAAGCACCAACAGTACCGATACCTACCCAGTGAACTGCACCGTTAGTTGTTGGAGCAACAACTGTACTGGCAACAACTGCCAGAATAAAATAAGTTACATTACCAATCGCAGATTTAATCAATTCTTCTGGACGTTCGGATAATGGAAAACGCAATTTGTTTGCACCTTGCATCTGAAGTGCAAAGTTTGTTGGGTAGTTTACATAACCGCGTAATATTCCGCCTTTTGCAAGGGCAAGATTGTGAATAAGATCTTGACGATAAAGACCGCGAGTTGTACTTGCAATACCTGATCCTGAAGTAGTGGAATATAAAGCAGCTTCCAAATCTTCTTTTGTTGGCATGGTGCCATCATACAGAGTAAGCATTTTGCGGTTTGTTACACCTAAAATTGGTGATTGATTCAACAGTGGAATCATCGCATCAGTTGCTAATAACATTATGCTACCTCCGTGACTACAGCAGTTTTAAGTTTAAGACTGATAACACTAAAAATATCTTCGATTGTTCCGCTACTGCGATTTAATAGGCCCACGCCACCGTCAGCTGGCCCACCTAATGTAAAAATAAATGCGGGTACACGTTGAGCAAACAAACTTTCATAGATAGAAGCTACTGGAGCTGCCGGAACTAAAATACCCCAAGTTACAGGAATATTTTCTTTTGACATTACATTACTTGGTACTGCCGAAGCAAAGAAACGAATGTAGTTATACACTAATGTATTTGCCGCAACAGTTCCTGTGTTATCCAGAAAACGCACTCTCCAACGACGAGCACTGATTGGAGCAAAAGTTGATTCAATACCGGCAGCATTATAAGTTTTAACAGCGATGCCTGTGGCTGCTACAACCCAAGCACTTCCGTTCCAATATTCAATCGCCATTGTGCTTGGATTTCTTGTGGTAGTAACAAAATTTCCGTATACAACACGGTTCACACTAACAGCATCACCAAAATCATATTCAATCCAACCATCAGTTGTTATGTGAGTTGTGGCTGTTGCTGGAGCCAGTGCCATAGTCTCCAATCCATTCACAAAACCAGCTGGTTTTTCCAGTCCTTGAATGTTTGAATCGATAGATTGTGGTAACAGTTGAATGCCAGCCAGACCATTAGTAGATCTTGCACCGTGCATTTTAAGTGTGAACAGTTGAGCTACGTTTTCAAATGCAGCTAATTCTGTTCCGTATGTTGTACTGTTTACAGACAGTAAACGTAAACCTGCAATGGCATTTGCATAAATGCCTTTCATATCTGACAAGCCGATTTCTGTATGAACTTCATTTACTGAAGTTGGAACATCACCAGTCATCAGAAAAAGATTCCATTGTGTGCCAGCTTGCGCTTGCATACTTACCATATTCGCATTTTCTGCTGCAAAATACATAACTGCGCCCTTATATCAAAGTTGAGGTTAATGTAGATTCATTCATCAGATTGTACTGCACAAATGCAGTAGCATTAAAATCTAAATCAGGATCTTGAGGCAATAACACACTAACTGTATGCAGAGAATTCTGTACAAATACTTGTCCAAAATTTGATTTAACCTCCACTACAGTGTATGGTATTTGCAATTCATTTATTGAACTACTTAGCAAGTATGAACTTGCTTGTGGAACTAAAGGTCGTTCAACTGTAGTCGCTACTTGATCGAAAAATACTTCTGGCATGTTCAGGTAAGTTAGACTCAAGAAACTTAAAAAGCTTTGACCTATATTGTACTGACCTCTTTGTGCCAATGAAGGATTTCCGTCTGACAAAAAAACTTGATCGCCATCAATCGTGACCGTTTCAGGAAACAATGTATCTGGATCAAATCTGTTTGCGTAGTATGCCGCGACATATACACTAGGCATCAGATGTCTCCTATTAAATGCAGAACATACTGCGTTTCATTTTCCCAGTTTTATTTTATTCTTCTGTCATTACAGTTTCGCATATTCTGTGAGACTGTGTAGTAGGTTGAGTATCCACAACAGATCCTCTTGAAAATCTGGCTCGGATTGCAGAAGCTTCTGGTTCCGCCACTATAACACCATTTAAACGAAGTGGCAAAATGACGGCACCTGTTGCATCGTTAGTGACCCAATAGTATCCGTCAAAAAACCATTCGTTTTGTCTAGGATTTACCGATGTATAAAAGTTTACGTAACGTCTTGGTGAATTTAGACTATAGTAGCATGTGGTCACTGGAACTAACGTGGCTTCTTTTGAGTGACTGTGTACGTATATATTTGCCATTACATTGCCTTAATTCGTTGAATATGTTTTAATGCACACCGCATGTATAGCAGCACCTGTTCCTGAGATATAAGTTCCCAAAGAAGTCAGATTTAAAATATAGTTACGAAGCTCTACATTAGTTGAAGGTAAACCCGCTACTGAAAATTCACTTAAATATCCAGAAGCTCCAGGAGTATCTGTCCTACTTCTCCATCTGTACGTTATATTATCTACTTGGATATTGAACAAGGTTGTTCCGTTTAAGTAAGGTTCTGGTTGGTAGTTTTCGTATTTTACTGCTTGGTGCGTAGTTTGAACATACGAGCAGTAAATGCTTTCTGTATAATCATCATACTCAACTCTTTCAAATAAAGTGTAGTAAATGGGATTGTTATTTATATTCCTATTCGGCCCTATAAAGTATTTAGATTGTAACAAGGCAAAAGTCTGCGCTTGATCCGCAACTACTACACCATTTAATCTAACAGATCCATATTGAGTTCCGTCTGGATTGTATGCCCATTCGTAACCACCAACAAAACCAAATCTTACATTCGGTGTTCCTGACTGCGGGTACGACATAAAATAACGTAACTCACCGTTATTTACTAAGTTATTAAAAGAAGGCTTGAATAAAATAACTGGTGTAGACTCTACGCGATTTGTATTATGTAAATAAGTATTTCCCATAATCCTAACCTAACAAGTTTTGAATTGTAAACTTGAAGTCGTTTATTTTGTAACGCTGTCCAGTTACTATTGGGCCATTGTGTTCAAATTCAGCACCTGAACCTACGTTACCTACTGAACACAACATTAACATTCTGCAAATATTTCCTGCTGTGTAAGCAGCTGCACCACCATGCAGAGAAATCATTGCAAGTGTTGGCGATCCATTAGCTAATCCAGTCATTTCTTCTGTGCGTTGTGTGAACATCCAAATGCGTTCATGTACACTTCCACCTATTTTCTTTTGAGTAAAAGTAGGTAAAAACAGTTGACCAAGTTCAGTACGTGTTGAAATTAAATTTGTTCTGGCTAAACTGTGACTAATCAAACCTGTCGCAGCTGCTGTAACAGTAGCACTGTTTATATAATCTTCTTCAGGTTGAGTTAGTGGGCCACCAGTAAACAAACTAACTGAAACAGCCGTAGTATTTGCAAGATCGTTTCTGTGCAAAGCGTATGTACTTGCTAATAAAGCACCAGTATTCATTTTCATTGTGTGACGCCTCTATTACCAGCCCATTTCAAGACTTGGGAAATTAAATTGGAAATTAATGTCAGTAGCTTTAACCTTACTTTGCATAGTAATGGATGTTGATTCAATTTTTACATCAGCACTGCTTGCATTATTTCCTACTGAACCGTTGAAAATAATTCGACTCGCATTTGCCGCCGCTGAAGTCCAACCTGTCCAACTTGAACCTACAATTGCGAGAGTGAAAGATCCAGCTGTACCTGCTGACAGTACAGTCATTAAGCTATCGATTTTGGATAAAGCAAATTTCTTGCGTAGACCAGTAGTTCCGCTATTGTCAGATCTTTGTGAAAAAGCCGGAACATATAATCGAGCTAATTCAACTCTTCCATTTGGCCCCATTAAAGTAGCTGGCCAATTTCCTGCAATAATTCCATTTGCGTCTGTGAATGTGTCCCTAATGACATTCATTTCAGTCTGAGAAAGTTCTGATCCACTCCACAAACTAAATACTATGCCTGTTCCCAAAGTTAAATTGGAATTTGCGTAGCGTTCTCCAAATAAAAGTAGCATTTGATCTGCAAAAGATTTATTAATTTTCATGCGTCCACTTCCAAAAGTTTTTGACCATCAACAAAGAAGTTGCTTGGTATGAAATACTGACTTTGATTATTTATCTTAAGTTCAGCCGCTGATTCTGGAGTACCTACATTACACATGAGGACGGGAACTGTTTTTCCTTGCACACCAAGTAGTAGGTTACTTTCTACGTTTGGAATAACAACGGCTTTTGTCCACTCCGGTCTGGCTGTGTTTGCGTATGTCGCATTTGCACTCGGATCTTTTAATCCGGCAGTAAACTGTCTTATATAGAATGAGGACTGTCCTGAAGTTGTGGAGGTAGCATGTGAAATACACGCAACACCTTTTATCATTCGCTTTGTAAAATTAAAGCGATAAGTAGTGTTCACGTTTATTGAAGTACCTGCCGCTATTCCTATACTCACTAAAGCATTATTTTCATCTACAATATAAAGTGCGCCAATTTGCTGGTTATTAAATGCACCAGTATCAGAGCGAATTATATGTAGTAAAAGAAAATCAGCTTCAACAGTTTCCTCAAATAAAAAACAACTAAAATCCCTTCTGCGTAAAGTACCGTCACCACCAGCTCTACGTCCAAAATCTACAGCAAAGTAAAGTGGGCCACCTAAAGTTTTGGCTGCTATACTATTTAAGTGCCAAGCACCGCCGTCAGATGCACCACCCAAAGCATAATACTGATCTTCCGTTGTCAGTGCTGGAACAGCTTGAGAAGGTGCGGCATTTGAGCTGCCTCCATTTCTATTTACATAAGTTCTTGCTGTAAATAAAACACAATTCCCTATGTTTTGGTTTGCGGCTGCTTGCCAATCATAGACCTGATCAGTTATGTTTACTGGCTTAAACCAACAACCATCCCGTTCTTTGTACGTAGCATAATTTCCGTTTGAAAGTTGTAAACTTACTTTTCCACTTGCACGGACAACATTCAACTGAGCTGTGGTCATGCCATCTGCTGCTAGTGCAACTGAACTTACCCAATTGTTATCTCTTGATTCAATTCCTGTGTTAAGATCTTCTATATTTTCTGCCGTAGACTCTCTGAATAAAAATACTTGACAGTTATAACTTATATTTCCAGACGGAGTTATGTAATCAAAATCTAAAGATCTTAGTGCTGTGTCCATCAAACCAGTAGAGCGCATAGCAACTCCTAGATAATCTGCCCAACTACTAAATAGTAGTTGTATTTGTTGTATTCGTCTGTTGTAGGTGCGTTCATTTTCATGTAAACGCTTTGGCTTGGCAGACCTGCACTGCACATTATAAGATGTTCAGTATTTTGATTACGGTTTCCATAAGTGTCGTTTTGTTTTGATAACAAGTTTGTGTAGGTAGCCGCACTAATATGCTCTGGAACAATAATGGCGTATTGTGGAACAGCTACGTTCTTACGAATGTCACCAGCATTGAATCCAAACTTACCAAAATAAGCGAAAGCTAAATCGATATTCGCTGCTGTCCCAGTTGTACTTACTTTACGAATTCTGAAACGAGTAGCTGTTACCTCAGCAAATTTAACTATCCAATAACCAATTTGATTTATTGGACTTGTATCAATCAATGTCCAAGCAGATCCATTCCAGTATTCAATGTGAAATTGATACATCACTTGCGCGGCTGTTGTACTTTGCTTGATACCAAAACAGTTTACTGCTCTTGGTGTATCATATTCGAATTCGATAGTTTCATCATTTTCTGTTGTACGAGCAATGAAAGTATCTAATCCGTCAAAGCCATAATCACCTTGCATCTTATACATGACAGACATAAAAGTGTTGTGATCTCTGTAGTCATTTTTGCAGGTGATTTTTCTTGGATAGTAAATCAAATGATCATCAAAAGCTGTTGGATTACTTGCTCCGTCTTTAACTGACACAACTTCACCGCGATATACAGCAACCAAATCGCCAGACTTTATTAATGATCCTGCGTTCACAAAATTTACATTGCGGTTATCTGTGAAATAGCTTGTGATAACACAAGCGTTCTTACAGTTTTCAATTAAACCTGCTGCTGTTTGCGGAAAACCTAATGAATTAAAATCCGCTGGCATTGTACCATCAAAGAAATACGCAAGATTTCTTGTTGGCATAATGTTCTTAAATGACTCAACTAAAGTTGGATTCATTCCAAAAGTTTTCATTTCATACCCCTATCTGAAGTGTAAAGAAAGCAGCATTCATTACATTTAAAGTTGGCAATGTAGTTGCTTCAAAATTTATGATGGCTGTGTACGTTTGAAATACAACATTCGAGTTAAGCTGCGTAGCCACAAAAGGCATATCAATGAACTGAGGTTGTACAAAAATAGAAATACTTGGCAATCCAGCAGAGTAAATTAATCCAACATTTATAACAGGATGAATTAAATTTACTATTTCTGGAGTCGGCACATAATCAACTTGAGGGTTGTTACCTTGAATTACATTAGTGCCGTTTAAAGATAGATCCCAAGTGATTTGTTTTGGAAAAAACACAAATTTATTCTGATCGAAATTCTTGTCGAAGTAATTGACGTCTTTGATTAAATTATTCATGACCTACCTGCCTTATTTTGCAGTTTGTCATTTCATAAATTTCACCAACTGTCATGTTGCGATTTCCAACACGCAAATCACCGTCACCTGAAAAATCTGTTATGCTGCCACGTATTAAAAAGTTTGACGCACCATTAGCATTGTAAGCTACGTTTGTTGTTCTTGGATAAATCAAAAACCAATCAGGTTGACCTGAAACCATAACAGTTGGAGCTACTTTACTCCAATCAAAATCTAATAAGCTAGGAAAGTTTGCTTTCATTGCTGGATTTTGCGTTGTTATTAATTCTGCTTGTGCTAACACAGCACCGCCACGCGAACCTATCTGAGTTATCAAGGTTGCTATATTGGTAAAGATTCCGTTTGTTGCATTGAACAGTGTATCTAACTCTGTCGTCGTGTGTGTATTACCGCGAACAAAAATCATGTGATACCGTAAAGCAGTAGTACCTAAGTTTCTTTGGTACAATAAACTAGCAGCGGCTTTATTCATTTTCATGTTAATGTGGCCCTTGCTTCCATACGACCTGCAATCAAATTCATTTCAATGAAACGATTTGTTTGAAGTGTATTCAATTTGATTTCACTTAAATCGTAAGAAAATATTCTTACGCTACTTGGTTCCCAAGTTGCAGGTGAAGTGTGTCCAGCTATAGGCATAGGGCAAACAATTAAAGATTCAACTGTTTCCTCCAATATATAATCGGAATCTGTCTCAAATGTTAGATAACTAAATTGCCAACCTATTTTGCTTCCTGAATTTATAGTACCTATTTTAATTGCAGTACATTCAGGAATATCAAAGACTTTATTTACTATGTTCGTGTTGGCATCTGTTAAAGTAATGGTATCAGCAGAAAACCATTGATCGCCAACTTTGTATTGAACTGAAAGACCTAAAGGTCTTGAGTTTGCCGCACTTCCTGCAAAGTGAGCGTAAGCAATGTTCTTTATAGTTGTTGGGTTCTGAAATTCGTAGATAACAAAAGCAGTGATCGGAATACTAACTCGCTGTAATCGAGAAGTTCCGGCCAGAAGTGTTGGGGTATAAAACGGGGTAAGTGTAGCATTCCATTGCGAATCAGTTACACCTTCAAAATAAATACGAGTTGGTATTGCGCGTCTTAAGTTTGAACCTGAAATATCCAGCGTACCTCTGTGGTGAAATAATCTTCCGCTATCTGCAAAAATTAAATCAGCGTAAGGATTTACCGCTGGATATATATTACGCAAGCTAATTAATCTACTTGCAATACAATTTTGTGACATGAATTCAAAAGAAGAAAGCGAGACAGGATCTTCTAGCAGCAAGTCCGTCTGCGCTGTATTTAGGTAGCCAAATAGCCAATCAGTATTTCCATTTGTGTTACCCGTCAAATTTGTAAGTGCTGACTTTTCCCACTGTATAAGATCCATACTAACCTCAGACGAATAAAAGTCCTGCCATTGTAATAGCAATTGTTGACAGTGTTGTATCACGAGTGGCCGGAGCTACAATCGTTAATTCATCACCTACACCAAAGATAATAGAGTTTGCACCAGCTAAACTCGCATAAACACCAACAGTTGCACCAGCTGCAAAAGTTAAGGTTCCTATTTGAGTTGTTACGCCACTACGAACAGCATTAATAGTAAATACTGTTTGTGCTGTTGCAGCTACGTTTGCTCTTGCAGAACATCCAGCCAATCCAGCCTTTAGATAAAAAGTTCTTGCTGCTAAATGTCTGACCACAACATCACTGCTACGTGGACGATCAAAAATGCTCGAACTAATATCATAGCTGTTAAAGGCTACGTTTGTTACCAGAATCCAAGTTGACAAAAATGCGGAGTACACATAATTGCCTGCACCTGTTCCAGTTTTCTTAAAGCGTTTGCCGTCAGTTGGTGACGCTGGAAAACTTGCACCTTCTTCAACAGGTGAAATTTCCAGCGTACTTCCATCAAGCAAAGAAGCGCCATCTAATAACATTTAATTTCTCCTACAATGCGCGAACATTGCCAGTCATCGGAACAGAGAAATGAATCTTGGTAATATTACCAGATTGTTGCTCTATAGATTTTGGCTGAATTTTTTGCAGAATGCCTTGGTGATTTACAAACACTTCCAACAATGGAACACGACCTAAATTGTGCTCAACCAACCACATTGTACTTGGAGTTTGTTGCGTGTGAGTATAGCCACCTTGACCTACCAAACGAACTGATGCCATAACTTACTCCTTATAAACAGTAAACTGTTCCAGTTGAAGAAGTTGTAAACGTCAGCACACTTTGATTCACTGAAGGACTGGATAATTCGTAATTCAAAATTTCCATTCCGTAAGCGTTCAGAACGCGAATTGCTGGATCATAACCTAAGTTGTGATTTACCGTAACAGTTGTTTGACTGGTGAACGGTTGCTCATAACGAATATCTGGTTTAGCTAAACCATCAATGTTACCAACCATAATTGTTGCAACACCAGAAACTGCTACGTTAAATGTAATCTGAACTGTGTCAGCATCTAATGTAATAATTTCTTGCGCTGTAGCAACTTCACCATCCGGCCAAGGCTGCACAATTAAACGTGTACTGTTCATATTGTGTTGCACTGTCCAAACTGTCGATGGAGTTTGTTGTTCGTGCGTATAAGTATTTTTCTCTTGCAGAAGTTGCACCCAACCTAAAGAAGTTGTTTGACCATCAACAATAGTTACACCCATAAGCAGACGACCTTGGACACGCACTATTCGACCTTCACCTGCAAATTCGACACCATCGTCGTCAGCACTAAAGGCCAAATTTTTTACGGCGTTTCCCATGAAGTTTGTTCTACCTAAGACTTTCATAGGTTTCCTCATTAAAGAAAATGATAAAAAATTGGGGCAGTCAAATGCCGCCCCAATTGTTATTAGCCGTAAAAATTAAACTAAAGGTGCAGCACCGACAGCGATAACACGGATTTTACTTGCAGGAATTACGTCAACAGTAAAGCTGTTTGCATCAACGAAAGTAATTTCGTCAACACCAACTACGTTGTCGAATTCATCTACAACAGTTACACCAACATATTTCTGGCCCATACCGTGTGTTACAGTGTGGGTAGAAGCAGCTGTTGCAGTACCATCATAAACGAAGTAACCAGCAGAAATGCGCGTGTTCACATCGTTGATTGCGCCACTTAATTCTGTATCTAAGTTATCCAGATCCAGTTTACGAGCAGGGTTTGCATCAACAGTCGGAGCTTGAACTGTAACAGCACCAGTGAAATCCGCACCATCTAAACGTGCATACAGACCATCTAAGAAAGTTTCGTCAACACTTACACCAGAACCATCAACAGTGATACCATCACCAGCAGTAACAGAAATCGCAACACCGTTACCACCAGCTAAACCGTTACCAACAACTGCACCTAACATTGCAGCAGTAACGCCTTGCGAAGCGATTTGTACGCCACCATCGACACCGAAACTTAAACCACCAGCAGACTGTAATAAAACAGCTAAAGCAGCAGAAGTATCAGTAGAAGCAGTTGAACCATCAACAGTTAAGAATAAACCGCTGTTAGCGCGAACATCAATACCAACTTCATCAGTAGGTAACTGAGAAATACCAGCACCCATGTTTACGTTGAAAGTATTTCCGCTACGAACTAAACCGATACCCGCAACGATTGAATCGACACCTTCAAAACGTGCCCAAGCGCCGTTGTAACGATAGAATGAACCATCATCTAAGTTGGTAGCAAAAGTACCAGCGGCATTTGCACCAGCTGTAGAAATATCGTAGGCAACTACGAAAGATCCATCCATATATTCAACGATGTCGTTGTCACCAACACCAGCGATAGTTCCGAAACCTGCATTCAGATTCGCGACATCAGTAACGATATAGCGAGCACCTTCAACAGTCTGTGGAACTAATGTGTTATCAACTTGAATTGCTAACACATCATCTTGCCAGTTCAGATTTGCAATGGCAGTTTCTAAATCGATTTTACGAGCGACATCAGTTGCATTCAACGGCGCACCAACACCACTAATGCGATTGTCGTTCATTGCTAACTGACCAGTCATGCTGTCGCCAGCACGATTTACTGGAGTGTAGCCTAAATCAGCTTGTTTTCCATCCAATTGAGTTTGGATTGGGCCAGTAACTCCACCGACATAACCTAATTCAGTAGTCGTTACAGAAGAAACTCCAACTTTACCAAAAGCATCTGCAACCAAAACACGATCAGATGTTAAATCGGCGGTAGTGATTGAAGTGGCAGCACCAGTGATAGTGTTTTGTTTGGTAGCTAATTGAGTATCTAAGTGACCTTTACTGATTGCAGTTAAATCAGTAGCAGCACTTTGATCATCGCTGTCTAACAGCAAAGCACCTAACATTGCCAGTGAACCGTCACGACGTAAATAATCGTCCAGTGAACCACCTTCGGCAAATTGTTTTACTTCGCCATCTAAATAAAAGCGAATAACATTGTCAGTTGTGTTTGTCCATACACGACCTTCCCACAAACCTGCGCCAGCTGGATCAGCTACCAGTTTCTCAGGTGTGAAATTTTTGATTTGGCCTTGGCCCATAAAAGTTAAAGAACCATATTGTTTAGACATGAAAACTTACCTCGGTAATGTGATTAAAGAATACAAACAATTTCAAACCCGCACTTCTTTATTTCCTCTAGTGTCAACTCGTAAGTATCGTTGAGCGTTTGATCACTTTCCAACCGCTCAGCGTTTAAATACGATTTCACACAAAGAAATTTGTCTCTCAAAAGTCCATTGTCCTTATAGAATTTCAATCTTTCTACAACAAATGTTTTATCTATATCTCTTGTGAATATGAGATCTAAATAATCAAGTGTGATAAAAGGATCAAAATTTTCTTGAGATTTACAAAAAACCAGATAGTCGATTTCACTTAAAATAAAACCAACATGGTTTAAAACGCTACACAAAAAGTTTGCGGTTTCTGTGTAGCTTGCTTCTCGGCTAGACTGTATCAAAGAATTGACACGTTCCGCCACGACCCTTATGTACTTTTGCTTTATGTTCAAGTACACAAGACGCAATTTTGGATCTAACTCAGACCTAGATTTTAAGCTTGCAATTTGATATGTCATTGCTCTTTGCAGATCATTGATGATATTTACTCTCGCAGCCTCTATGTCTAAATTATTTAGAAATTCGTTTTCCATGCAACGAATTGTTTCACTGAGTAAATCTATTTCAGACTCAAGTACAAACAAACTTGTTTCCGAAAATTTATATCTTTGACTGTTTAAAAACATTGTAATCAAATGATGTTTCTTTTGTTCAACATGGCTATTTGCTAAACTGACAATGGCTTTAAATGCAAGATCTTTCATTTGAGATCCTTTACGTCGTTCCCCATTAAATCAGATAGCGCAGACCTCTGTTGATTTCCGATCAACAAACCAGTTATTGTTGCTAATCGGTAACTTACTGCACTGACTTGTTGGGTTATAAGCCTGAGTTCGGCATCTAGTCCTTCTACCCTTCGCAATAATGTGCTATCACTGCTTGCCGAAACTTCTTTCAATGTACCGATAAGTTTATCCAGTTTACCTGCCAATTCAACAAACTCTTTATCAGTTTCTACTACTAAGCTAGATACCATTTCGTGAGTTGCTTGGCATGTTTTTATTAGATCTAACAGAAGTTGTTCTGTCGAATCTTGCGTTACGTGGTTTTTAATAACCTCATTTAATTCATCTTTTTCTTTCTGCCACTTTTCCCGTTCTTCCTCGAACGTCTTTTGGTTTTGAATAGCAGGTAAGCCGTGGCTATACAAATACCAACCACAGGCAACAAGTAATACTGCAAGTATCACTGTGCTTGGGGCTGAACTTGATAAATACTCAAAAAAGCCGCCCATCCGTCAACCCTTTATCTAGTTGTGTACTGAGCATTCATTACCAGTCTCAATGATTAACCTTTTAGCATCACGTTCAACAGAATCTTCAGCCACAACAACACGAGCAATAACAGGAGCCATTTCTACACACTGTTGCCCAACTTTTTTATTTAAGCATACAGCGCTGACACAAAGTACGAATTCTTCTCGTATTGCTTTTTGTTTGTCATCTTCTCGGTTTAAATAAAAATCACCGAACACAACACCGAGAACAAATAAAAGCAATATAAGGAAAATCCACTTAACTTGTTTTTGGCTAAAGTTAGTCATTTGTTAGTGCATCCACATTATGAAGGCCGCGAAGATAGTTATCTTTAAAGCCAAGTTCATTCATGCGCTTTGCATTTAATGTGACTCTAAATTTAACAGTACCACTGAGTTTAGTTTTGGTTCCTAAAACACTATTCGCAAAATAATCACCAGCCGTTTTTGTGTCAATTGAAAATATTAGCGCTTCGTTTTCTTCAGGGCTTAGATAACCATTTACATCAATGTGTTTTCGGTTAATGCGTACAACAATGTTTTTTAGATCGACCGCATAACTAAACTTACTTAGTTCCTGATCCTTTAGAACATACATCGCATTTATAATAATTCCGTGCGGCTCTGCATTTAAAGATCTTAGCTTCAATTCCAGTTGTTTGACATTCTCAAATTTATGAATCTCAACCAAATTTTCCTTTATGCCTTGATTTAATAACAGAGTTTTGTAAAGTCTAGCATTGCGCCCACTTTGATTTGTTTGATCTGTTAAGATATGAACCCTGCCGTATTCATAATCAAATTCAGATAAAACGTGTAGCAATTTAGCTATAGGATTCTCAATAACAATATCTGTGTTGGAAGATACTATAGAAAAATCAGCTACAATAAATTTATTTCCTAGCTCTCGCTTCAAATCAGCAGCTATTCCAGAATTGTACACAAATACATAAGCTGGCTTAACATTTTGCACATCACGAACTACAATATCCAGTAAATACTTTGCGTTAGATCTTGAACCTCCAACATCCATTTGCATATAGTATGCAAGAACTTGATGGCTCTTGAATCTGGATGCTAAATAACTGGCTATTGGATCTCCATAATGTGTGCTGATTGGATTTTGAGTTACGTAATAAATGATAGGTTTTTCAGTAGACAACAAAGGGTTGGCAAAAGTCTGAAACGCTAAAAATAATGCACCTATCAAATAACGCATGATCTTATTCCTCTGGAACTACTTCTAACCCTGCTTCCAACAACACAACTATTCCTGTTGCTGGTATCGTATGATCAATTAAAACAAAATTGTCATTTACTATAACAACTTGTTCTGCTCCAGCCAATTCCAATTTTATTCCATCAGGTGTAGTAATATGAACCCAATGTTGTACAATTAAGAATTGAGTACCTAGATTGTGATTTATAATCCAAGTAGGCTCTGCTTCTGCTTGCTCATGTACATAAGTACGTGGAACAAGATTTGGATCTATTTGGCCACCACCAGTTGTCTCTAAAGCTGTAATTCTTTGAGCTAACTGAGCGTTAGTTGTTTCTACTGCACCTATTCTATTGAACAACTGCATTAGAATAGTGTAAAAGCCTTGAGTCTGGCTATTAAGGCTATCTGTCATTTTTTGCAGAGGAATAAATTCTTCTGGTTGTAGTGGAACAGATCTCCAATTTGCTCTGGCTCTTAAAACGCCAAGCATTGTATCGCCATTTATATTAACTGCTCCAATTTGAGTTGGAGTAGCAGCATGAGCATTCCCTACAGAATATCTATGATTTTCTAGTGCAGGGCGAATAAAACCGTCAACAGCATCATACACAGGAAATGTATTTATTACGTTTGCGTATACCGTTGGATATTCGTAAGTATTTTGGTAAGGAAAGTTTGCAGTCTTTGAAGTTCTTCTCAGAATCTTCTGATAATCTGCACTGTTAGAATCTGAAACTATCCACATAAAATTTAGTGGAAGTTCTGGCCCAGTGGGTTCAACAGCACTGACATAAATCAAAGCTGTTTCGTTTTGTGTAGATCCTACAGCTAAAACTATTTTATTGGATGCCGTCAGTCCCAAAGCTACAGCTTTACTCAAACACTCACTAACTAGCCCTATTAATAGTGTGTCCATTGATCTACCCTATTACAAAGTTTCGTAAGCACCTGAACTGATAGATTCACGGCGATCATTAATAGCAGTAGCTAGTCGCACTAAATCTTCGTATGTATGATCTCGGAATATCCAAGTATCTGATTCCACAACTTTACACGGCAAACTTACCGTTTTATTTTTATCATGAATACATAAATGTAGACCTAGTGCTGTGTTTAGTTGCAAAGTCATATCTGGAATATATACAAATTTTGCATCACCGTGCTCTATTTCTAAAGGACTTGTGATTGTTGTTTTTGTTATTTCTTTTTCTGTCTGCATTCTTTGGACAGTTGAAATGTTTGGCTGATTAATCTTTTCCAACTTACCAAGTGTAACTCTGAATCCATTTGGGTTTTTTCTAAATTGCTCTACTTCAAGAGCTGTGACAAGAATATGATTTTTTCCAGCCAGTTCTTTTGTTGAATATTGACCGCGAATATTCGGGCCAGTTTCAACAGTTGGATCGTAACTAAGGTACTTAGATTGTTGCATGATTAATCGCCCATTACAAACCACCAGAACTGCCAAGGCTCAAGCTGTGCAGGTGGAGTTCCTTTAAGAGTTATTGTTACACCACCAATTTCTAAATCATCGTAGAAATATTCACCTATTTCATAATTCAGAGCTTGGTAGCTACTTGGATTCTTAAAGAACAATACAATACTTACAACACCGTTTATTAAATTTCTCGGAAACAGTAAAGTTATTGTTCTGTCTTGCAGAGCATTTTCGAAGAAGCCACTTTGAATTGTTCCACCGCTTCTTTGTAAATAAATAGATGCTCCACGACTTGTCTTTACATATTCTGGTTCAAGGCCGTCAATACCTGCATCACCTTTGTCACCTTTGTCACCTTTGTCACCTTTGGGGCCGATTTCTCCTTGCGGCCCTCGTGGGCCTTCTGGCCCAATTGGGCCTCTTAAGCCACGATCACCTTTTACTCCAGGACAACCTTGTTCTCCAGGACGACCATCACGACCATTTCTTCCTGCTACTCCAGAAATACCTTGTTTACCTTCTGGCCCACGTTGTCCAGTTGGTAAACTTCTTATTGTTGGAAAGCCAGAAATTAAAACTATCGAATTATCAGCATTGACTATTGTGACTGTTCCACTATCCGCATCATACGTTCCTTGTATAACAGCAGGTTGAACAGTTGCCGACGGATCTTGTGCGGCTAATATTCCCGGCTGAACAACCGTAACATTTTGTCCTGCTAAACTTGTTGATCCAGCGTTGATCATTGCTAAAGGTAGTCTAGTTATCATTCTGATACCACCTGTGTATATAACGGAAATTCAGTATCATCTGGTGCGTGTACAGTTGGATCATGATCTGGATTTTTAATCAGAGTATTTTCTGGAACCATTCTGATCCATTTATTTTCATGACGAACACGCCAGCCACCTAAATGAAAATTCTTTACGTGAAAAGGATCAAGGACGTTTTTAACGTCCCTGACTCTCAAAACAACTGCCTTTGGCATTTTAAGCTCCCAGTACACAAACTTCTTCTGAATACAATGAAACAGAAGAAGTTTTGTCTATAACTTTAAATTAGCAGGTTTTGCCATTTTAAAAACACTACTGTTGTATTGTAGTATCTTTGTTGTGTACAAGAACTCCACCAGCAAAATAAGTATCTAACGATTCAACATCAAGACGTACAGTTTTAATGTTTCCGTATATCAATTGATTCGACAGAACTTTTATTTGACGACCGTTTGAATCTAAAACAGTATCACCTGCTTTAAGATAACGAGCGTAATCAAATACCCAATCATTTCTATCAGAAAACTTAACTAAGAATGGATGTTCCGCAGTGACCCTTATAGGATCTATTTTGCCTTCTATCCAAATCTTATGATGTAGATTAGTTTCGTGATAAGAAACTGATGTTACTATGGCAGTAGATTCTTTTATTTGCAGATCATAAGTTGACCAAGTTAAATAATCAACAGGATTTTCAGCATTTGCATCAGTTAATCCTTCTATGGAAAAAGTTTTAACTGTTTCTCCAATAACAATATCTTCGATTTCTTTTTCAAAACCGTCAGACATAGTTATCAAAGTTCCGTATGCAAAACAATCTGCACTTCCGCCACCTACACTTGTTCCACCAATTACAGGATCGCAAGGGAATTGTATTGGAACGTAACCAACTGTATCTGCCGCCGGACTAACATAACTTGTTACTGTTTGTGTGCAAATCACATTATCATTTTGATCTAAAAGATCTATGCTGTATGGAAGTGCTGGAGCGCGAAACACTGGCGCACCGTTACTATTACAGTAATGCCAATCCATCATGTTGAAACCTATTATATCCGTCATTTGAGATAAACGAATTAATAAGTACGCATCATTTGTGAATGGGCCATAGTAATCCTTGTGTGAACACTGTATTCCATCTTGATAGCCATTTATCGCCTGTTTTGGCTTATAGCTATTTAGATATTGGACAGGTTGGCCTTCTGTATATCCATGCTCAAAAGTACAATTTACGTAATTGTCTTGTATGACATTACCGAAATCATAAATAGATCTATCTGATTTTATAAAATCAATATAACCTATTGCAATTGCTCCTGCCCCAGGTGCTGGATCTAAATTTCTGAATTTTATTCCAGCAATTGTCACGGCTGGTGGAGGTGGTGCTTCTGCTGGAACAGGACAATCTAAATTGTAATTCCATGCAGTTCCGTTTGGCCCAGTCATTCGGATCATTATTGTTGAAGGTTTATTTGGCGGCCCTTCATAGTAAAATGAAAGAGTACCAGAACCACTTACTTCTGTTGGCAAATCTTTATTACCATTAGGTAGATTGTAATAGCGACCAGATCCATCATACGGATTACTTAAATCTTTACTTGTGGCCGCAACACGTACACCATCATAAAAGATTTCCATCATATCTGGAACACCAAACATATCAAAACCAACTGTCACTTGGCCTGATTCAGATCCCATATTGTGAACTGTTTCTGTAACACCAGTACCACCAGATCCTGTCGTAACACCGCAAGGTTGAGCGTCATCATCTTGAAGTGTGACACGACCAACATTTTTTACTATTTGACCTCGACTATTGTTAGAGATCATTATTTCAAAATATTCGTCGTTTTCAATTGTAGTGTCCCCAACAATAGTAACTTCAATTATTTTGTGTTGTTCACCTACACCAAAAACTAAAGTTCCTCTACCACTTATATAATCAGGTTCACTATCAATAGCATCAACGTAAGATTCAGAGTCACCTGCGTCAATGGCTCCACTCAAGCCAGCCCACAATGGATGATTACCTAAAGTAGATTTTGCGTTTTCTACTGTAAGTACCATAGAGCTTCGATCAATATTTCCTTTTAAGCCTATTCCAAAAGCATCAATTAAAACTTCGTTCACACCTTTAAAGTAACCAAATCCATTTATATCTTCAACGCCATGATCTGATATGAATGCTGCACCTATTCCACTTAAATGGCTATCAACTAAAGCATTGATAAACTCTGGTGTGTTAACTTGAGATCCTGATTCAAAACTTCCAACATAAATAATGCAATCGAATTGATCGAAATATGCTTTAGTGGCCGGAACCTGAGAAGTGTAACCAGTAACCAAAGTTCTTCCAGATGCAATTGCAGCCGCATTAAACATATTAAAGAAGTCTGCATCATGACTTCCAGCTACATTGTAAGGTGAATCCAATTTGTCACCTAACAACAAAACTTGACCGCCAGTTTTAGATTTAGATAACCAGTTTATTATGTTTATTGTAAATAAGTAAGAAGTTTGGTATTTTGCTACAGTATCTTTTGCAGCAAAACTCATGTTATACCATTTTGGAAAACAGCCATCTATATAAGTTCTGACTTTACTGTCTAAACTTTCTATGACGGTTATAAATGGATTACCTAAATCATCTTTAGCAAGTGTTTTAACACTAAGATCGCCTTTTGCCGTACCGTCACGAGTTTGCCAATCGACTGTTAATGCTTCGGCTGTTGCAGGTTCAGATAATGAAACTGTAACTTGTATTACATGATTAACGTCTTGCTCAAGTACAGTAATATCTTCAATGCTTATGTCTGGTTGGTTAGCCACAACAATACAAGGTAATTCAAATTCGATAATTGCTGTATCGCTATCTTGTACACCAGCTGAAGCATAATCCATATCATATACTGTAACAGCTACATTGATAGGGAACATTATTCCATCGTCAGTTGGTTCCAACATTTTTACAAAGCGAATTTTTGCAATTCGCCCTTTAGCCTCGGTTCCAACTAATTCAACAGAACCATTTCCAATATCGCCGCCCCATTCGTAACGATAGTTTCGTAATTGCCAATCATCAGGCTTAACAAAACGAACTTCAATACTCGCTGTTTGTTCCCACAAAACTCCTGCTGGTACGCAAGCGCGACAATCAATTACAGGATCGACTGGCGGTGGAGGTTCTGGCGGTGGAACATCCAATGTAGGTAATTTCTCCCACGCTGCATAAATTCTGCCATCACTTGAACGAATATGTTTTGTTCCGCGATTTTGCCAAATAGGTTTCAACAACTCTATATAATGATCATAACCCGCATCATACAATAAACCGCGTTCACGCCAATTTATTTGAGTTGTATTCTGAATGTTTGAATCTGTGAAATAATAAGAAGTAGCCATTTCTGTGCTACCTTTAGGATCTTGTGATACTACCATTATTTCAGTATCATCAGGCCAAGCATAAGGTTTAGCATCACGCCAATTTCCACCAGCTTGTATGCCATTAGGAAGTGCAAACGTGTGTTGCTTCCAACTATTAAATTCAGTTGTTGCTTTGGTATCAGTTCTAAATTTTCTGCGAAGTATATACGCTATTAAACCATCACCTTTGTCGAATCTACGAATATGTCTGCCAGTTGGACTAGAAAACCGACCACGATACATCATTACACCTGACGCACCTTCAATCGGTTTTAAATAACCACCGCCATTTATATCACTCGCATTCATTGCTGCCGGACAAAAGAAGTGAGCGCATATAGACCACTTAAGATCTGGATAGCGACCAGGAGGCTCTGTTGCGTGAACAAAGATAACGTATTCATAATCATCAGGCCAGTCAATATTTAATTGTACAACTCCAGGGCCTGAATAATAAACTTCCCAATTTTCTGAAGTAAAGTCCGATACGCCAACTGTAATCGGGCGCTCTAAAACTTTTAAAATTGGACAAGCATCACCTTTACGTGATTCGCTTTTAATCTGCATTGTTTGACGATCAAGAACAATCCATGCGTCAACCGTTACAGCTAAAAATCCACGATCAATAGCTCGAAGAGAAGCCGCATGTGTATTTATATAAACAACACCTACTTCATCATCTGCGTTTCTTTCAATCGTGTAGATAATGTATTCATGGTCAAACTTCCACGAAATTCCAGGAACAGTTGTCGCATTAGATCCTAAATTTTCGTAAACAGTTGTGAATGGAGTTCCTGCCATAAAATTCTTCTTCTTGGTGAAAGGGGCCGAAGCCCCATTTGATTACGGAATGTTTCCACCTGCAAAAATTGGATCACTAACAATATTGATTGTAACCAAGTTACTTTTCATTTCAACACCATTACTTGCTTTGATCCATAATATTGCCTCTACAACAAGCGAGTAACCTGATCCGCTATGTTCTTCGTTCGATTGATTCACAGCAAACGATGTTATTCTGTTCATTACATCGTAAGTAGTTGCTATCGACGGAACAGTAAGCTTTCTATTTCCATCATTAAATTTAACTGAGTATTCCCACTTATAAACATAAGTAAGTGCAGGATCATACGGATAATCACCAGCAGTATAGTATTTATTAAGTTGAGCTTGCGTACCCATACCACCATTTGCTTCAACAACAGCAATTTTTCCAGGCTGTTCTATGCCACCTGGATTTGTTTGGGTAGGAAAGCCGGAATAATCTATTGCAAACGCAACTGCACTTCCGTAAACTCTGACACCAGAGTTGTCCCAAGTATTTTTACTGTGTGAAGTAAAATAAGATGGAGCAAAGTTCAAATCACCTACGGGTGTAGGTGAAGTGTTGGAGTTAGCAAAAGTTGCAATACCTTGAGCATCTACAATTGTACCGCTGTCAGTTCCAGTTAAGTTCAAATAGAAATTTTTTCCAATCGGACTTGCTTTTGGATCTAAAGTTGTTACCTTAACTTGAGCTGAAGTTGCCCCAGTTGGTATAGTAACTATTTCAGATTTCGCAACGTAATCAGGATCAACTGTTGTCGGTGCTGGAATATAAAGAACATCCAATACAGTAAAATCTGAATCAGCTTTTGCTTCAGAAATACCTGTCAACAATGGAGTATCAGGATATTGAGCAAGATGACGACCAAGCGTAACATCAGCATTAGTCGGATTTTTTGTCAGCTGCTCGTTCCAGTAAAACTTTACACCAACAAAACAATTCATTACATCACGAATTAAAATGTTTTGGGCAAGACGTTGGTTTGTCGCTCTAAAATAACAATGAAGCACTCGATTTTGTTTAACTTGATCTGCAATGGCAATACCAACAGGACTTTTATATCCTTGAAGTACCCGCGCCATATAATGCACACCAGCCGCACTGAATTGACCAACTTCACCCCAACGTCTACTATTCGCAATCGTAATAATATCATATGGTGTAAAATTTTGAGTTGTATAATCATCACGCACAACATGAACATTCATGCCATAAATGTTTATCATGCTTTGAATAAAGTTGGAACATATTTCAGAAAAATCACCAGCAGGATCTGCACTATCCGTTAAGATAATCCAACTTTTGCCATTTAAGTTCCCTAAACGATGTTTCCAAGCATTCACAACTAATTTTGCATCAGGCGAAAGATTAGCGAATGAACTTGTTTCCAAGTTTTGCCAGTAGTTGGTGTTTCTTCCCATTATATGAGAAGGATCATTTGTAGCCGCAGCATTTTTATGTTCAGGGTTTGCCAAATTTCCCCAACCATTATCAAATACAACACTAGCATTCGGCCAATTCTGTACACCAAAACGCAATGTCTTGCTGTCGAAATTTGCGGTTTCTGTAGGTGAATCATTATCCTGAAAAATACCATAAATGTCCGGTAATCCAGCATAATCAGATCCTGCACCGCCAGAACTTTTCGCAGTTCCGTCTTGCGTTGAAACACTTACATGCACATCATTTGGAACCGGTAAACTTGATGTGACTGTGAATGTAGCAAAATCACTTTTCACACACTGAACATCATTAACAGTGATCTCAAATTCATCGTTACAAACTGGAATTGTTTTATCATCCAACTCAATATCAAGTAATTCTACTGGACATCCTACAAAGTAAGTCCAAGAACTTCCGATTGGCGCATCAATACGTACAGCAATGCGTTTACGAGTATCACCATGTTCAGCCGCTTTAATAAAAAATTGAGTAAATGTAGTTCTCTTACCTTCAGTGTACGCAACAAGTTTTCCGTCAATATCAAAAACAGTTACAGTATAAGTAAAATCTCCGTAACCTGTTGCTTTAATACTGACTACTCCGTTTTCAACACCATTATCCATGTCATAGTTATCTTCGGTGCTACCGTGACCCATGCTACTTAAACCAGCAACAGGAGTTTCACAGTCCCAAGGATTTTCTCTGTATCCAGGAGTGTTTTGACAGAATAATGTGTAGTACCAACTCATAATATCTTCGCCGTATTGACGAACATCAGCACTCACACGAATCATTAAATCTGGAACGGGAATACTAAAACGATTTGGTTCCCATAAAAATTGAATCATTCCCAACAAACTTTTTGGATCCATTGTGCTACCGATACGCAAGCCTCCGTGATAAACTTCAAATTTATCAAGGTTCATCCAACTTGTGTAATCAATAACCATTAAGGCAAGTTCGTTTGGATCTGCATTTTCACCTACATAGTGGTGAAATTCGTAAAACCATTTGCCATCATTTGTTTTGTAGTCACGAGGAAAAACTGTTGCGTGGCACGGTGCAGGAAATAAAGGAGTTCCACTATATTCATCAGTTCTTATTAAAACCTGATGCAGTGGATCTTCTAAATCTAAATCATAAACACTGAGCATTTGTTTTGGCCCAGTTACCATGTATGTCCAACGTGTACTTTCTTGACCACGAACACGAATCATTACACGACTTTCACCTTCGCCAGCAAGTGCATCAAAAAAGAATTCAATTTTGTAACGATCTTTAATGCGACCACACGTTGTTGCAATACGTTGACCTAAATAATAAACGTCAACACTAATACCTACATCGTCGTATGAAGCAAATATTACTTCGTACCATCCAGCAACTTGACCAAGATCATAAATTGTTTCAGTGATTTGAGCGCCACCACTAAAAGTAGTTGCCCACAAATAGTTTGGGTTCGCATAATTGCCACGACCTAGATTACTTGTAACACCTTCTGGATCGTAATATTCAAGAGCATAGTTTAATGCAGGTCTTTTAAGTGCAAAACCGCGAGGACTTCCTATCGCACGTTCTA